CTGTTGGTGTTGTCGATGACGTCAACACCGCTCAGGCTGTTGAAGACCAGGCCGTCGTTGGTGTTGGCGAAGAAGGGGACGCCAGCTGCGCCGACCTTGAAGTAACCGGGAGCGGAAACCTTGTAGTAGGCACCAACGGTCACGTCGGCCGACGTCGACATGTCGAAGGCAGCACCAGCGTCAGCACCGCCAGCAACGGTACCGACGTACAGGAAGGCGTTGGCCAGCGAAGTGATAGCAGCTTGCAGCTGGCTATAGTTCACTGCATCCGAACCAACCGTGCCATTGGCAACGTTGACGACCTTGTTGCCGCCAGCATTCACATCGCCAGTGAAGGCAACGGAACCGTCCTTGTTGATGTAGCTGCCTTCAACGGCAGTGACGCGAGCGCCCAGAGCGGCGATGGCTGCAACAGCAGCAGCAACGTCGGCACCAGTGGCGACCACTTGCACAACGATGGCGCCGCCAGCGTCGAGCGAGCTGAACTTCAGGCCCTTGTCGGAAGTGTTGTACCAGATGCGACCGGCACCCAGGGGCGTCGGGTCAGCAGCCAGGTTCTCCACAACTGCGTTGCTGATCCAGCTGTTCGCTGCCAGGGCAATACCGTGAAACTTTGGGAACATGAGAAAAACTCCTAAGGGAGGTGGTGAAGATAAGACAAGCGAAATGCCGGTCTAGTTGGGGAGATCAGGAACGAACAATCACGCGATGACTGTTCGTTTCAATTGGGTACGCGAAATCAATCCTAACATCGTTCGGACCCGTTCGAACGACGCCAGCGTACACATCAGCACCGGTACTCAGTTCATAAACTGTGACGCTTATGTCCAGGGTATTCAGCGCGTGATGAAGGGTGAAGCTATCGGCAACAGAATCGCCGATAGTTCGTTTGTAGACAGAACCACTTGGACCAGGCCCTGGCCCAGGCGATGCAATGTCAGTGATGTTCCACAGATCAGTCTGAACAGACTGAACGGTAAAACCTGGTGGTAACTCAGAGTAAAGGGCGTCAGCTGGCGCATATCCGTACTTTGAAGACGGACTTGCCTGACTCAAACCACAACCGGCGCCGTTAGTTGGGACTTCTAAACCTTCTTGGCCGAGTTCATCCCAAATCATCGTGCCACTAATGTGGCTACTGTCTACAACAGTAACAGTTGTTAACTTATAACGATGAACAACGCCGGTAAGAGACCCGCCGGTGTTGAAGTTCGTGGCAGGTACGTAAAGTACAAAATCTACCTGAACGTCGTAAGCACCATTACCAGTTTGGTCAGCCTGGTTGTTGTAGAACGCATTGTCAAACGTGTACTCGCCGGGATTTCCAGTAGGCGTGAAAGCGTCTACTAAAAGCGATGCGTTGATGGGACGAGTATCCACTTTCGCTCCTTAGAAGTTAGCGAGGATGTGAATACCCGTTGTAGCGGCTGGCAGAGCGCCAAACGTATACACGCCCCAATCTCCACCTACGTTGCACGCAATGGTGTTACCCACTGCCGGTAGCGCAATGCTGTCTTGACGAATCTGCTGCACTGGAATAGACATGTCGTCCAGACCGGTTTGGCCGCCTGCGCCGTTCACGTTACCCTTTGGAACTGTGAGTTGCCAAGTGGTAGTAGCACGAGTATTCGCAGCCATGTGGATACGAATACTCAGCAACACGCAATCGGATCCAGGAGGAGCGCTGACGACGCCGCCAGTTTTTGCGTTTGCTGGGCCAACATAGGCAAATGTGAAGCCCATCGAATAGGCCGCAGCTGTACCACTGGTTGGACCAGTGTCAGCACAAGTGACATCGAAAGTGTCGGCGGTTAGGGTGAGCGTAAGTGTGTCAAACACAGGTACGTTGGTATTTCTCAGAATGACGCGCTGACCCGACAACCGATTGTGTCCAGGATCTACGATGGTCATCGTAGATCCTACGCGTGACCAAGAAATACCTGTTTTAACCGAGGCTGAGGAAACAATCGTCACGCCTTCACCGGCCGTGGTAATTGCCTGATACCTGGACGTAGTCGAGTAGACGGTAGAGCTACCGCCTCCACCACCAGATCCCGAAGGACCCGTCAAGTTGCCTTGCAAGACCCAAGCACCTACCTGCTTCTGGTAGTAGTCACCATTGGTCTTGTTGATGTAGTAGTCGTTGTCTACGCCGGTACCGGCCGAAGGAACAGTGGTGCCGTTGTACCACGAAGAACCAGCAGTACCGTTGGTACCATCAGTTCCCTTCTTACCAGCGATGTTCACCGTCCATGACGAAAAAGAGCCACTTCCGAGCTGGTATTCGTTTGCAAATACCAAGCTGCCAGTCGCGGGGTCATAGGATTGAACAGTGCCACCCATATAGCGGGTTGCGTTATTTGTTACCACGACAGATTGGCCTGTCGAATACGACAGATCTGGCTCGATAACCACGGTCTTTGGAGTGACCGCATCAATTGTCAGGTTGCTTGTGGAAGTAGCTTTGTACTTATCACCAGCAGCCACTGTGCTCCAGGTCGCAGGCAGACCAGGACCTTGAGAGGTCAGCACATAACCGGCTGTGCCGGCATTACCGAAGCTGAGTTGTCCTTGAACGTGAAGGTTGCTGTTCGCACGAACATCACCAATCACAGACAGTTTGTTCGTCACCAGCAAAGTCGCGGGATCAGCGGTCTGGATATAGCGGCTCAAAGCGCTCACACGAGTGACGGCGTCAAGAAGGCTTGGTCGCGCGAGCAACGGTGAGTCTAGATCATTGTCTAGATTTTCTGTACTGATATCTGACATCGAAACCTCTGCAGAGTTTATGGCGAATGAAGAACACTTCTCTTTAAGAGTAGTAAATCCCTGATGATCGACATGCTTACGTAAATAAACCTTGTCAGATCCAATAACTGTTGTCAAATCATTTCGGGTAAAAAACTACCTTAAAGGAAAGCGGTCGCCAACCGCTTCCTTCTTTATGTCCTTTTACGTAGTTGTCGTGGTACGACGGAATGCGCGCCAGCTGACGCCGCCGTCATCTGTCATGAACTCAAAAATGTCATTACCGCCGTTGGTGTTGGATAGGACCGGCACAGCACCACCAGACCATTTGACACTTGACGGCCATGTTTGAGCAGCGGCAGAACCACTGCGAGTGATGCGCAGGATGAAGCTGTAGAAGACGCCCGCTGGGACGTTGATGAACGACCAGGTTTGTGCACTGGTGTACGTTCTCTTGAAGTAGTTGCCTTTTGAACAATCCACAACAGGCGAGGTTAACGTATTGATAATGCTAACCACTGGCCCAGATTGCGTAATTACGCCGGAAGGTGAAACTGACAAACGTTCCAGACCACCTGTAGCAATACCGACTCCGCCAACCGTACTACCTTCGTACACGCCGTACGCCGGCGGAGTGTTAGAAGTTGGAATGAACACCGTGCCGGTGACGTCGCCAGTCGTCAACGATCCAGCAACTGACAATGAACCACCAATGCTTGCGGAACCATTAGCGGTGAAACCAGCGCTGAAGCTTGCGTTTGAATTTACAGTCAAACTCGCAAGAGTCGTTGTTGAATTCACGGACAACGTACTCAGCGTTGTGGCGCCATTAACCGACAAGCTACCAAAAGTTCCCATTCCACTACTGTTAACAGTAGTTACTGAGATATCTCCAGAAGCTGAAGGAACGGCCCAGAAACCATCGCCGCGTAGGAACGTTTGGTTATTAGCGGTGCCTGACGCCAAACGCGCAGTCGGTACGGTACCTGATGCCAAGTTAGACGCATTCAATGCGGTCAAACCCGTACCCGAACCGCTGAACGACGTGCCGCTGACTGCGGCATTCATTGTCACAGTTGTGGCCGCAAAAGCAATATTAGTAACCGTCAGAGCGCTACGAGTGAACGTAACGCCAACAGTATTCGAAGCACCATCATCACTCAAGGTACCTAGGAACAAATTCCCGGATGGCGTTGTCCACATCTGCCACGATTTTCCGTTCGTAGCTGAAGCAGAGCTGATCCATGTCACACCAGCGGTAGCGGCATAAGTACCGACCGCTACCGATGAACCCATCGCTGCATTCGTATTAGCCAAGCCTGAGCCTTGCAATGCAATAGCAACAACAGAATTCCAAGTACCGTCTCCTCGCAAGAAGAAGGCAGAGCTTGGTGTACCTGTACCCAGTCGAGCTGGATTAATGAGGCCGCTGGAAACGTTAGTACCATTCAGAGAAGTCAGGCTAGCGCCAGAACCACTGAAAGAAGCTGCCGTCACACTTCCTGCTGTATTGATACTGGTGGGCGTGATGGCGCCCAGAGTCAATGTGATTGCTGGAGTGGTACCTTGGGTTGCAATAGAACCTGAGATACCGTTAGCAGCTACAACGGTTACTGCCGTAACTACACTGCTCCAGCTATTGTCACCCCGCAGGAACGTGGTAGCACCTGCTACACCACTTGTGCCGAGTCGAGCAATTGGTACAGTACCTGATTCTAAGTTGGATGCATTCAGTGCAGACAACGAGGTGCCAATACCGCTAAATGAAGTTCCAGTTACAGGACCAGAAACAATCAGTGAGGTGCCAACGACTGCCGTGCCTTGAATATTTGCGCTTGCCAAAGTAGCGAGCCCGGTCGTAACCAGTGTGGCTGCTCCAATTGGTCCGATAACCGTGAGAGAGTTTCTCACGACTACCGGTTTTTGAATAGGATCACTCATCGATTGTCCTTTTAACTTTTATCAAAACCCTGACAGGGGTCTGGCTAACACTACACCAGACCCCTTCTTCATAAATCACTTCCCCTTTTCCTGCAGCAACAAGTTAACCAGTTCTCGCAGCTCAGCGATATCTGCATCTTGTTGTGCAACGCGCTTACGCAGCGATTGAACTTCCTTAGCGACCACGGGCACAAGTCTCGTAGCGTCAATACCCCAAATCTTTGAATCGGGACCGATGTCCAAACTCGTGTCGCCAGCGATAACAGCCGTTGGATAAACGGTGTATAGCTTTTGCGCAACGAAACCAAACGGGATGTAATAACCGTCTGCTTTCATGTTGTATTGAACGATCTCCAAGGCATCAATGATCTCGCCACTGTCCTCTGAGGGTTTGACGTTTTCCTTGATACGAGCATCTGACGATGTTCCGTACGCCGTCGTCGTTGCTGACGGATGCGTGATCGATCCTGCAATGTTCCCGCTGACTACGAAAGTCATTGAGTAACCGGAGGTGTTGTTTCTCATGGAAACAAAGTTCGAAGCGTTGTTGGGCGCGTCGTTCATGTCTACACGAACACCATCTACGTTGCGACCTTCGTTATAAATGTACAACCGCGCAAGGTCTTGTGTAACCGTGTTACCCAATGTCAAGTTACCAGAGCTCCGAATCACCAGACGTGTAGTGGCAGTGCTGTTAGCAATACCTTTTGTCGCCATCGTGATCATGCCGGCTGGCGAGCTTGACTCATGCAAGTCATCGGTGGAGGCACCAATGTTCGCGACACGCGCTGTTCCGTCGCTGTTGATACCTGGAAGAACGAACGAAACTCCGCCGATTGCGCTGCTTGCTTGAGTCGTATTGCCTACGCCTAAAAAGATGTGGGCCTGGGCGTTCAGCGTTGTGTCTGGGTTATAGACACTCAATACACGAGCTGTCCCGCTGTGACTGTATGTATTCCCAAGGTTTGCTACGCTTGGTGCAAACAAGCCAACACTGCGCATGTTCGACGACACAGCAATCGGTCCAACAGCTGGATCAGCTGCGCCATTACCGCCCAAATGGAAAGAGCCATCGAGCTTCGAAGTGATCCAATGAGCTGCGCCGTTACTGGTATTGCTCTGCAAGATAACGCTGCTATTGGAAGCAGCAGCTCCTCGCACTGTAAGAGCAGTGGCAGAACCGCCGTTAACGATGAAGCTGTTGTTGCTTGTTGTGGTACTTTGTCCGACAACAAACTTCTGCGTCCATACGTTACTAACGTAGTTCCAGATCTCAACACTGTTTCCAGCAGCACCGATTGCAGCAGAGTTGTTTCCAGCGAACGCAGCATCGGTCGAATCAAATTGCAGCCAAGGCATCTTTCCCTGTAGGCTACTGACGGCGCCGTTACGACTGATCACAATGTCCGCAGACGAAGTCGCTCCGCTCTTACCGATGACGGTAATGCCTGGAGAGGCGTAACTGGTTTCTTGCTCGACAACGAGCTTACCGCTGCCGTTGGAAGTACCTGCACCAACAACCACTTGCTGCAGACCACCGGAAGGTTGCAACAACAGACGAGGCGTCAGGCTCTTTGAAGCCTCCAGTCGAATCAACGCCATATCGGACTGGTTGCTAACACCGTTACTCGCATCACCAGGTCGAGTCGTGATGTCAAAATACTCAATGCCGCCTGAAGTAGCGTGACGGGCGCCTAGTTTGAATTTCAAACCAGAATAGATGCCAGCAGCGCCGTTACCGGAATCAGCAATGGTCAGACCAGTATTCAACGGTTGCGTGGCAGCGATGATTCTGCCTTCAATCGCGGTGTTACCTGTTCCGCCGGATGCCAAACTTGTTCCAACTGCCAGGAGGCCGTTGTTCTCCAACAACATTGCGTCCACGGGCGTGACGTCACCAACAGACCACACATGGCGTTTTGCTGCGGTAGCTAGTTGAGTAAACACGCTGGTGCTGCGATTACGAGTTGAAATTCCAACAGAAGCGGCGCTCGTTTGAAGTTCGTACCCGTTAACACCGGTGCCATAAGCTACAGTGAACTGTGCCGGTGGTGCAGTGGTGTTAAAGCCAGCGTAACCGTTATGGTCCAACCACAAGCTTAATTGCGACAACGTTGTACCGTTTGGTACCGTAGTAAACTGCATTGCAGAACCAGCTGCGCTGGTGGACCAGTTCTGCGTTGCAAACATTTGAATAGTTGCGCCAACCGCATAATTCAACGAAACACCAGTTGAACCGTGTGTGTTGAAAAAGCCAAGTGTGTCACCGCTTTGAATAGCGGTAGGAGCAGCATACGTGCCATTGGTACGGCGCGCTGTGAAACCCGCCATATCGGCGTTGGATTCAGCAATCACGCGGCCGCGAACCCCGGTAGGAGCGCGGACGTGAAGCATGCTGGCCGCACCTTCAATACCGGTGTTGATACCTAAGAAACCTCCTGGATACCAACGTCCTACTTCAGGAGACGGTGCTCCGCCGGTATTTGTACCAGCGCGGAATACCAGGTGACCCGAGCCACCGGCAAAACTTCCGGAGTTGAAATCGATCTGGGCACCACGAGCACTATTAAGCGCATTGTTGCCGCCACAGACTTGCAGCGAGCCGCCGTTTGTACCTGTGATCAAAGCAGGTACGTTTGCGGGATCACTTGACTGCGCAAACATTACGGCTTCGCCACCGTTCACAGCAGTACCACCGATAATCATCAGTTTGCCAACGACAGAGTTGGTGTCACCAAGAACCATCTCGCCGGTGGTATTGAAACGAACAATTGACCGATTAACGTTATTGTTAGTCGCATCAATTTTCAAAGCGGTCTCGGTGAGTTTGTGCCTAATGCGAAACTCGACAGTCGTGTCGGCTTTGCAAAACTCAATTGCATTGAAATAAGAGCTACTGGCACCAGAGGCCTGCAGACTCATTACGGCGCTATTATTAACACTGGAAATAGAGATTTGCGCCTTATCAGAAATTGTCCCAGTGCTATTGGTGTTGGACACCGAGAAGTTACGACCAACAGTTGAATAGACCAAAGGAACATTTCCCAGACTCATATTCCCGTCTGTAGAAATCTGCAACGCGTCTGGCGCCACTGCGCTATCAGGCGTCTTAATCGTGTACGCCATGCGGTTAAGCACTTGCGTGATCGACATCAACGAAGCCTTTGCCAGCTTCGGTGTACTGTCGCCAGCGGAAAGATCGTCGATTTGAGACATTTGTTATCCTCAGAATTAGATGCAAAGTACACAAAATTCGCAATAAAAAAGAACAGCATAAAGAGAGACCCTAATGGGTCTCTCTTTTTACCCCACCTTCTTCTTCAGATCACGGAGTTCGGATTGAAGAACGGAGATCATTTCCAACGCATCTTTCAATGCATTGGTCGTACTTTCAAGCGCTTCGATCGTTTCTTGCTGAGACTTAACCAGCAGAGGAACGATCTTTGAGTTATCAACCTGCCACACGTCACCAGCTTCCTCGATCTCACCTTCATTACCAGGTGTGACCGCTTGTTTGATGACGGCGTTGAGTTGCTGAGCAGCAAAGCCGTACTCGACATGTGTCTTTGTATCTTTGAGATCATACTCGATGACTTCAATGGCTTTGATCTTGCTAGTGGCCCAAGCAGCAGGCTTGACGTTTTCCTTGATACGCAAATCAGACGTTTGGTTGTAGGAAACCGTGTTGTTCAAGATACTGATGCTACCTTGCAATGTTCCTGGTGACACGTCGGTACCACCGGTACAGAACATGATGGCAGCCGTTGCGTTGATGGATGAGCTATTCAGAGTGATACCGTGCTGTGAACCATCACCGGAATAAGAGATTGTCAACTTCGCTGAACGTCCGGAGACAATACCGACGGCGCCCATACTGACAGAGCCATCGAAATACGTACGTGCACCACGAATGTAGTTATAGCACGTCTTAGCGGCACTTGCGTCAATCAAATAGCCAAAATGAGTGCGACCATCACCTTGCCCTGTAGCGTAGGACGGCGTACTGAACCACGTATCACCAACGTTAGTCGGAGCAACTGTAGCGCGCATTCCAAACCCAGTGGGTGTCGCATAATCTGTACTGGTTGTCATCGGCGAGATATTGCCAGAGTGCCAGACGCGATTACCTAAGGTTGGATACGAGTCAAAATTTGACTGGGAGTCACGGGCGACGCGAAAATACATCTCATCGCCAGATGCTGGTTGTCCTGGATTGTTCCCGTACCAGAAGACTTGCTGAACACGTGATGCGGAGCCGCCAATGTCTGAAAACTCCAAAACACCAAACGAAGCAGTATTTCCAACGTTCTGCATTTGATACAAGCCTGATGGCCGATACAAATCAGCATCAGCGATAGGAAATGTCGCACGGTACGTCATTGCGCCTGGGTTGAATCCTTCGTGATAAATCTTCTTAGCTGAAGCACCAAGAGATCCACCACCTACTTTGAATTCACCGTCGGCATCCATACCTGCCGAGAACAGCTTACTGCCGTCCTTGTTCATGTAAGTGATGAAAGCACCGTCTACACCCAGCACACCTGATTGATTGGTCTGCACAACCAAGCCAGCAGTAGTCGCTGCTGACTGATCTTTGATCTGACCTAGTGTCGAATTGGATTGAGCCTTGATCTGGAAATGAATACCAGTCGAAGGAACAATCATCATCCATGGTGCGCTGTATGTCGGACCAATACTGATGTAGCTAAACGTATTTCCGCCGCCAACACCAGCAATGGTGGCAACTTGCGTTCCATCATTGCTTAACCATACTGGACCCATAGCCCAGCCGCCTGGATCACCTTTGAATGAAATCGTTCCATTTGAGGTGCTGATTGCAACAGGTCTTGCTCCGGTTGAACCAAAAGCGGTGTAAGGACTACCGCTAACGATAGATGTATCGACACAGTTGACGCCGTTCAGCGTCATTCTTAGATTCGTCGATGCGATTCCGGAACCAACTGCGAACAGTCCTGTATCGCCATCAGTTCCGAAAGCATAACCCGTGACGCCGTTGTCACCGGATGATAGACCTTGGTTGGCTCTGAAGGACGTAGCGGTGATTGTGTTTGTAACAACCAAGGCAGGAGTGATCTTGACTTGGTTGCTATAAAAGACAGCTGCTTCAGCCAAAGCACCGCCGTCAGCCTTAGCAAGGATGCGAGCGTAACCGCCTCTGTTATTTGCAGTGGTACCAACTGTACCCATGTCAAACGCTGCGGCACGTTTGTCACTGAGTACTGTATTGCCAATGTCTGACAAGCAGACAACACCGCGAACACCAAGCGTTGCATCGGCTACGCTTGATGCGAATTCAAGAACGCCTGGACCAGACGGGCCTTGAACCGTCAAGTAACGAGCGCCAGAATAAAGGACGCTTGCTGGACCATTGGAGTTCAGACCAAGGTCACCAGTGGATGTCAGAAATGTTTGGTTCCCACCACTACCAGTGAAGACCAGATGCTTAGTAGTACCACCAGGGCCACTACCATAACGGAAGTTTGTGGAACCAACCGCCGCTTCTTGAGTGATGGAAGCAAAGCTTTGGCTTCCTGCAGATGTTTGAGCATAAATTGCGAGTGCGTTATTTGTGTTGTTAGAAGCGCTACCAATTGACAGCTTCTCAGCTGCTGACATTCCGATACCCAAGCCGGTAGCACTGACTTGCGCAATCTCCGCGCTACTTACGCGCAGAGACAATGGATAACCCAATGCAGATTCCAAGTAAACCAAATTAGATGCAGCTGGACTACGCAGTGCTGCGATCTTGGTACCTGTGGTGTCTTGCAATTCGAAGCCACGTTGGTCAGTTGCTGTGTTACGAGACACAGTGTTACCGATAGTCAACGTGGCTTTGTTGAACTGGAGAGGAGTGGTAAAGTCATTTGTGAGTTCGACGAACTTATACCACAGATTTAGCGCGGTAGCAGAATCGATCAAAGAACTCTTATCGAGCTTCGGTGACGAGTCACCTGCACTAATATCTTTCATAATTCTCTTTCATGTGAAAACTGCGATGTCAAAGAATTCCGGTCATAAAGAGGAGGGATCTACCCTCCTCTTTATTATTCCGTCAAGTCTTCAACGGAATGCAATGGCCGCCACGTGGATCAAAGTAGTCCAGCAGTTTGCTGCAGATGTACTTGGCAGCGCGGTAACGCCAACCATACACATCTCCGCCACCGATCAGGTATCGACGCAGGCGATCCGTCACCAAGAGTTCTTGCGGAAGCTCCACAAAGACAATGGTAAAGATGGTGAACTGAGCAAGAACGTCAACCAATCCAGCCAGGATCAGCAACGGGTAGCCCAGGATGTAACCTACCTTGGTCATCGTCTTATCCAGATGCGCTCTGTACAAAGCCGTCACGACGACGTACAGTGCAAAAAACGCATGCAGGAAAGCACCTGTTGCGACGATGGTCGCAAAGACAGGATTACGTTCAGCCCAAGTGCAGACATCAGTCACCAGCTCAACAACGAATGATAGATCGAGATACATGAAAAGAATCCTTAAATCGGTAAACGAGCTTTGATGTACGCTTCGAGTTGAGCGATCTTCTGGGCTTGAGACAGGATCGTTTGTTCAGCCAAGAGTAGCTTTGAATAATCCGTCTGCCGCTCGATGATCGCTGATTGGCGCGCTGCTTCGATTGCTCCGTGATCAGCTGCGGTCTTCGTCACCACCTCAGAGATCACTGCTTGTTGAATTGACGGCGTAATCCCGTAGTACCCCTGAACGACATCAGAGATCTTCTGGCGAATTACTGACAAGTCAGCGTGATTTGGAACTGCACCCAGATTCACACCCAGGACCATAACAGCGTAAGGAATGCCGGATTGGTTAGGGTATGATTGAATGTAAGACGTAGGTACGTAGATGAATTGCCCGCCTGCGCTTCGCAGAGTGACGATGCATTCTCCGTACTGACTGTCTCGCTGATAGTCCGCAACATTCAAAGACTTCGGTGCGTAATAAAGCGTGAATGGATCCTCGCCTTTACGGATGATGTCTACGAACTTACGGACGGCAACGCACGTGTATGGAGTATTGGGAACAACGTCCTGGCTCCACGGCCCCGAAAGGCTGTAAATACCAGCTACGTTGATTGGAGGGACTAGAGACATTGCTTAGCCTCTCAATCGTACACCAGTCCAAGGAGGTCGTACACCGAACGCTTTGTAGCGATCAGGTACTGGATCTTCCCGATGGTCTTGACAATATAGAGAATTCCATCACGTGTCACCTTCATGTAGCCTTGCGGCAACGTGGTGTACTTGTTCATGGTTTCAGCCAAGATGATCATCTCTGCCAAGGCCAAGGCCCACAACTGTGTCTCAGGCGCCATGCGGTTGAACTCAATGCTCGTTGTGGAGACATTGATGTAGTCAGGGAAGATCTGACTGATCCGATACTTCGCATCGCGGTTATCGATCCCGCCAATTGCCATCAGATTCAACGACCGATACGGATGACCCAGCAAGCAAGCGTTCGCGTCAACATGCGTCGCCACGTAAGCTGGAGCCACACGTTTGATGTATGTCGCCATCTCAGTAAGTAAACCGATTGGCGAATATACACCGGCAGCTTGTGTGCGATTGGCAATCGCATAATTCTGCCACACAGGCGCAAGGATGAACTCAGTACGCTTGAAGATGTCTGGGAAGATCTGCGTCCAAGCAGCCCGATCGTACGAACTGTGGGCCAGGATGTACTCGATCAATGCGTCCTTGATCGCATCGATGTTGTTGCCAGCAGGTCCGTAGATCAGAACAGGCCAGTTCACATTTTTGCGAATAGTGCTGTTCAGCGCGAAGATGTATTCGTACTCATCCGAACGATAAGTCGTCTCAGGATGACCTCCACGAAACACGTTCATTCGGTCAATGATTTGTGGGAAACTGATGGCGTTGATCATGTTGACAACGCTAGCACCTGTTCCAAAAAACAAATCCAAATTGTCGATGGGAGGAACCACGACGATTTGATACTCGCTGTATTGTGTCTCAAAAGCAGCGCTCGACAACCAGACGGTGTTCTCGTTATCAATGACTGCTCCGCCGGCTGTAAGAGCCAGGGAATCCATTTTGAACTTTACCCAATCTGGGCACCAGACTTGATCGTGCTTGACGATCGCGCCCAGAGTGATCTCGCTGATACCGTTTTGAGCGCCGTATGTTACCAGTGCTTGAAGCAGTTCATCAACGTAAACCTGACCAGGAGCTGCGGTGATGGTGTTGACCAAAAACCGCATGAACGCAATCGATTTGCTGACAAGGCTGCCGGGAACAACTACCGGACCACCACCTTGACCATCGGTAGCGCTCTTGAAGTTGTACAAGGTGAAGCCAGCGATGGTTGGGTCTTCGTAGATCCCAACTTCCCGAGAGAAGGTCAGTCCATCAGGAGTAATTTCGCCAATTGGCGAGTTGGTACCTGGAACGTTGGACATGAACTGCCCGACGTTGCAAAAACTTTTGGAAGCGTACATTGAAAATCTCCAAACCGGAGTTGGCGTTATTTGGGAGTCAACACGAGGTGCACAGCTGCACTCTAGTGATGATTAAGAGCGCGGGTATACGCGCAAAAATCACAACAAATGTGATTTACACACACAGGATTAAGGATGTCATATGTTTGACCTCATAAAGGCAATCTGGCCTTTTGTAAGTGAGATGTTCTTTGCAGGCAAAAGTCTTAAAGAAGTCGTACTTTCAAACAAGCTCCTGTCGGCATTGATCTTGATGCTAACCTTGTCCCTATTGTTGAACTACTTCTCACTTGGGAAGATTTACGATATGGCGTCAAAAAGGCGAGAAGAAAGCATTAAGCAAGGAACCGTTGTTAAACCTACACCGGGTAAGCCAGCTCGCGCTGAACAACCCGTAATGTCTTCCAGCGCAGCTTCGGCACCAGATTCGATCTCTAATCAAGAAGAGAATCACAAGAAACTTAAGGACGTCTTCAAGGACTAATCATGAACAACTTCTTTACACGACTATCGATGATGCTTTTCTGCATCACTTGTCTCGCTAGTTGCACGGTTTACAAAGACCCTGTTTCTTACTCTTACGTGGATATCAATACTGGCGTCAAAGTTGGTCGCGATCTCGACATAAGCGTAGGACAACCTAACGTTCCGAGCGGTTCAAAGATCACCGCTGACAACCTGAGTAAGCTGAAGAACGCCATGAACGATGATGAGCAGACTGACGTCGTCAAGCCGGTCGCGGCGGCTGCTTCGGTTCAAAAGGTTGAAATGTGCGCAAGACTGATACCGCCTAAGCACGGGCCTTTACCGCGTTTGACAGAAGCACAGATGGAAGAGATGGCTAAACTCTCTCCTGATCGCTTTAACAGCGCTTTGCTGACGATGATGAAGAAGATGTATCAGTATTCCAAGATTGAGCAAGCGCAAGATGCTGAGGCTTATAGGAAGCACGTAGCCACCTGTCGCATGGTTGTAGTTCAATAAGGCTCTTAATTACGCATTAAAGTCATTCTTTGACTACAGTTATTGCGCAGGAGAATAATCAACATGAGTGATGCCGTTCAAGAACAATTGGTGGATGCACCAGTTGCTAAAAAAGAAAAGATCAAGAAAGAAGATCGCAATACTGCCAGTGTTCGTGGTATGGTGATCTATGCCGACGGCGGTGCTCGTCCTACAAATCCTGGCTTCGGCGGCACAGGCTTGCACGGATACATTGCTGACACTGCTGGCACTGTGAAGGGATGCGGTCTTGGATCGATTGTGACTTCCACGTTCGGTTACATCTCCAAGACTGAAACTCAATCGCCGGAAGGTCGCGATGAGGCTTGGTTTCTCAAGCGAATTCAAAATGGCGATCCAGTCATGGTCATGCCTGAATCCTACATCGACATCATCGCTGTAGCTGGTTTGAGTGTTACCAATAACGCTGCCGAAATGACTGGTGCTTTGTTGGCACTGGAGCATTTCGAAGAAGAGTTGAAGAAGTCTGAACCAGGACGTGAACTGCGCTACTTGCAGATTCGTTCCGACTCTCAATATACTTGTAAAGGTATTGATGGCTGGATGGATCGCTGGGCAAAGAACAACTGGCTCAAGCCCGATGGTTCATCCATTTCCAATGTTCCGTTGTGGCAAAAGATCCGTGAGGTCTACCATCGTCTCAAAGACGCAGGTATTATCCTGAAGGTGGATTGGGTTCGTGGCCACAGCGGTGATGTTGGTAACGAGCGTACGGACAAGCTGGCTACGCTCGGTGTGTTCAAAGCGATGCATTCCAAAGATGAAAACTTCAAAGACGTCCGCACCACAAATGCTGACGGGTATTGGAAGATTGACAATGAACGACATCCGTTCTTAGCTCACCGCTATGTCTACTTCAATACGTTGCCAGGTGCAAGCATCAACGGCATCTATTATCTGGGCAACCACGGTAAGGACGAAGAGCTCTTGGGCAACCGGATGAGCGACGGCTCGTTCGCTGTGGTGCGCATGGAAGAGTTCGATAAGACAATCGACGATATCCGTACATTGCAGGCAAAATACTCCAAGGGTTCAGATTCCTTGTTCTCCGTGAACTTGTCCAATTTGTTCAATCCGGAAGTGACTTACTTCCTGAATACCTATGGAGAGCTGGGCATTCAACCGCCCAACGGATATCGGATGGATCTGTCTTTTGTGGGTGATACACCCTTGACTCGTGATTACCAGCCTGCGAGGATTTCGATGCGTGCGGTTGATGCGCTGACAGCGCTTGACCATAACTTGTCTGATTTCTTGGAAGGCAAGGAACACATTAAGTCCACCGACATTACGTCGCTGCTCTACGAGGTTACGCCGAAGAAGGAAAAGGGCGTGGAAGTACCATTCCACAAACTGCGTCCAGAAATCAGCGTCGGCCTCGCAGTGCTCGAGGTTGATATTGCACATCCGCTCAAAGATGGGTCTGAGCCCTACAAGCTTAAACTCACCATTGGTTCGGATTTGCTTGCTCGGAATTCCCTGAAGCGGCTTGATGGTCAGAAACCAGAAGTCTACGTTATTACGTGGGCTGAAAGTGAAAAGGCCTTCCGGTACGCAACAGTGATCAAGGCACAGGGATGTGTGGGTATCTGGGCGGGTTACTATAGCAACCTCAGATTGATCGCCTGATACTCTTTTGTTCAACTACGAGGTAGACGCTTAAGTGAGAGTGATCTCATGTACGCGTCTTTGTAACCATGAGTGAAAAGAACTTTCAAGAGGCCGGAACAAAAGCACATCGCTCACGTTTTGGCATTTCGGCACTTCTGAGTCGGATCCTTCCGACTCGAACGAAGCGCTTGATCTTGTTCGCCTCGCTCTCAGCGAGATTCTGCGGCGACAAGAGCAAGTTCAACTCAACAACGCTGCACAAACTCAACTCCGTCATGGCGTTGAGCAGTGAAGACCAAGCTCTGGCACTACCCGTGCACTTGAGCAAGGTCATCTGGAAAACAGATGCTGGGAACGTGATGCTCTACCCGACACCACAATCCGACGCAGCGCCTGCTGAAGATCTCGTCAACACAATTCTGAACGAAATCCCTTCATGGTTGAAGTACTCCAATCGGAAGGGGATGCGCGAAGACTTGATCCAGTTGATGAAGAATCAGGAACTGATCGTCTCCTGAACGACGGCATAAAGACCTGTGCGGGTGATCCCTGCACAGGTCCCATATGCTTTTTTATTCCGTCTACTCTCATGCAGCAAGATGAGCAGGCAGATCGGGAAGTTCCACCACCTGATTACGGAATGCATGAGTGCAATCGCTGCAGTAGTGGAGGTATCCGCTTATCAGTCGGTAATGACAGCAATAAGCAGGGATCACATCGGATGGATCATCAGTGCTTTGAGGACTATTGATGTTCATCGATGGATCAAAGGACGGGTGGTCGTGACAATAGTCGTACGTCCAGGTTGGCCTGGTTTCAAAAGGAATGCGTTCCCGAAAGAAATGCGTCGTGTTGCAAGCAGGGCACCAATGAACGTACCCGCCTTCAACTTTCCGGATCTTACTGCTCAAGGCGGACATGTCATTCTCCTTTACTTGAGAGCTTTCTTGAGGAACTCTGTGTTCTGACCCATCACGGTAAGCAAGACGCCGATCTGATAGTTCACCAGAGAGAAGAACTCAACTTCACGAGCGACTTCCAGCGTGCCGTCGCCCAGCGTGCGCAGCGTTTGTGGAGAGATGTCACGCAGGCCGCTTTCGCGTGTGCAATTGCTCAGCTCATCCAGAAGCATCGAGCTGTCGTCAACGGAGTTGTTGAGCTGCTTCACGAGCTTGGGATCAAAGTCGTTGTTGATGATCTTCAGTGTTTCGCGCAGCGGCTTCCAGTCACTATTGCTAGTGACAGCGTCCCCGAGCTTGCAAGTCGATGCAGTGGAACCGGGTTGGAAGTACTCGCCTAACTGAGCTTTCAAGAATTCACGAGCTTGCTTGATTTTGCCCAGATTGATCATTTGCAGACGTGTGTCCTTGACTGCAATCGGGTTTGTCAGCAGCTTGCTGATGAAGATGTTGTACGGAACAACGACGTCAGCCGCAGTGGCGCTGACGTGCTTTTGAGCGTTCTGCAAAGCTACTGCATAAGCAGTGATGTTTCCCTTGAAACCTTCAGGGATATAGAAACGCAGATCCATCAAATTGGTGTACTTGTGGCCTTCCAGCGTACGGACCAGGCTTTCGAACTCGGCCTCGCTGTAGTTGAAGTTCGACACACCGCGCTGATTGGCAAAAACGGCCTTGGAATTTGCAGCGAACGTCTTGAGCGAAGACGACAGCGATGGAACGATGCGGCGGACTGTTTCAGAGAACGACTCCAAAGCCGTGCTCTCCAGCGCCAGGCGGGAGTTAATCAGCTCCAAAGTACGGAATTCAGGATTAGAAGTTGTGTGATTCATTTTCTTACACCGTAAAGATCAAAGATGAACGATGCTGAGAAAATCAACATCAGTTGTAGCACAGCATTGATATTCTTTCATAACTTATAGATGCATTTTCTTACGTGAATCATGGATTTTCTGACAGATAATCTTTCTCTGGGATCAAGATGCAATTTACTAACACTTTCACTCCAGCACCCGTTATCAAAATCATGATTAACGTCGGTGCCTGCATGGACATCCCTACTGGCTCGTACCAGAAGGGCGTTCGCGGCGAACACATCCTCAACGGTGGCCTGGGTTCCTTGACTGGCGTTGTGGGTATTGGTAACAACTTCAAGTCAACGCTGATGCATTACATGATGCTCGCAGCGATGTCCCGGTTCAACAACTCGATTGCTCGTACGTACGACACCGAGATCAACATTCATGAATGGCACTTGAAGAACTATCAAGTGTACAAGGACTTGTTCGGTGGCGTTGACATTTTGGATTCAAGCAATCCGGAAGTTCAAGCTCGCTGGACCATCACCGACAAGACCATCTATACCGGTGACGAGTTCTACGACAAGTACAAGGAATTCTTGCAGCTCAAGCGCAAGGAAGAAAAGAAGTTCAAGGTCACCACGCCTTTCGTGGACCGTGACGGCAAGTCCAACATGGTCGTGACCCTGCCTACTTTCACTGAGGTGGACAGCTTCAGTGAGTTCGTGACACAAGACGTGATCACGATGCAAGACGAGAACAGCTTGGGTGAGGCTGGTGCCAACATGGTTTCGATGCGTCAAGGTATGCAGAAGAACCGTTTCCTCATGGAAATCCCTGGCCTGGCCAACGGCGCGTACGACTTCGTGCTGATGTCGACTCACTTGGGTGACGAGTTCAACATGGATCCTCGCAATCCAAAGCCCAAGAAGTTGCAGCACATGCCTCAAGGCATGAAGATCAAGGGTGCACCTGAGAAGTTCACCTTCGTGATGAACAACTGCTGGCATTGTCACAACGCAGCTCCTTTGAAGAATGATTCAACAAAGGCGCCTGAGTATCCTCGTGATACGGATGACAGCTTGAAGAACGATACCGACTTGTGCGTTGTGACCGTCAAGCAGCTGCGCAGCAAGTCGGGTCCTTCTGGCATGGCATTCCCAATCGTCGTGTCGCAAGAAGAAGGTGTGTTGGCTTCGTTGACTGAATTCCACCACATCAAGGAAAACGGCCGCTACGGTCTGGAAGGTAACAACCTCAACTACTCGTTGGCTTTGTGTCCTGAGATCAAGCTGTCGCGCACTGTGGTTCGCGGCAAGATCGATCGTCATCCAGAACTGCGTCGTGCTCTGAACATCACGTCCGAGATGTGTCAGATGAACGACCTGTGGCACCACCTGCGTCCTGGTTTGCTGTGCACTCCAAAAGAGCTGTACGACGATCTGATCAAGATCGGCTACGACTGGAACGTTCTTCTGAACACCCGTTACTACTGGGTACCAATGGAAGACGAGAAAGATCATCTCCCATTCTTGTCCACCATGGATCTGCTGTTGATGCGCGAAGGTTCGTACGTTCCTTTCTGGTTCACTGAAGAACAGAAGGCAAAACTGAAGCTCCCGACTCCGGCACTTCCTATCGGCTAAATAGAACTAGACCATCATGACACAACAACCTCAACAACTCGCTCCGGTCATTGATGCTTTCTTTGACCCTGTTCAAGACGTGACCAATGCACTGGCTGCTTCTGGTCATCCGAACCCAACTGCCTGGCAAGCTGAACTCCAAGTTCAATGCCCTGGTGCTTTCGACAAGGCTTCTTCCGGCACTTGGCGTCGGATGATGGTCAATCGGTGCTTGCACTTGATCATTGCTGAAACGAATGATCCGAAGGCAGACATGACTCGTTACCTTCTCGTCGATCAAGGGACTCATGAAGAATGGAAAACTCTGATCGACGAGAACGTAGCTCCGTTCTTGGCCCGTACCGCAAACGTGCCGAAATAAATAAAGAAGATGACCAGGATCTCCTGGTCAGCCGCGACGATGTGTTTGCTTTCGAGCAACGCATTGTTGCGGCAGGTAGTCGTAGTTACAACAACTATGATGAATTTGACTTTATGATGCGAAAGCTAACTGACAAGTTAGATAAGTCAAATTGTGTGATCATTAGTGGCGATGCACTAGATGGACCTGACGCCATGGTTATTCACTGGGCTAAAGTGAATAGGTGGAAATACTCCAGATTCCCCGCGGACTGGGATAAATTCAAAAAGGCGGCCGGTTTCATTCGCAACGTTGATATGAAAAAACATGCAACACGTGTTATTGTCTTCTGGGATCTTGTATCTCGTGGAGCTGAACACATGTTCACTATCAGTAACGCAGATAAGAGTATTCAAACAACTCTCATCATTGTGTTTGCTGACAACACACCTTACGCATAAGAGGAAACATCATGGCTGGTAATCGCGCAGCAGTTCAAAGCTTTATCATTGAGCATGTGGAGAAAATCCTCCCAGGCGGTGGAAACAAGGAAGCTTACGAAAGCCTCTTTGCCGGCATGGACGATGAAGCGTTCGGTATCTGGATGAAGAAGCTGGAAACCGGTGAGATTCGTCTTTGCGTTCTTGCTCCGAATCAAAGTCCCAAGAAGCTCGATGTTCAGAACAACTTCAACATCGCTGCATCTCTGGGACACAACTTCTTCGAGCGCGTTTGGATGGACGGTAAAGCCGGTAGTCCTTCCTACCTGTCTAACCCCAAGTACCTGATCGTTGATCTTCCACTGCGTCGTCAAGCACAGCTGCTGGTCAAGAAGATCACCATTCCGGAGAACACATCCTCGGTCGATAACTTGACAGGTCAGCCTGTTGGTTCTTCCAAGGGTTCGAAGATCTCCTACCCAGAGCTTCAAATTCTGGCATCCAAGGGTCTTGACCGAATGATCACTGAGCTGATTAAGTATCGCGGTGGTGATCGTCAAGGCTTCAATGCGATGAATGATTCGATCGCGCGTACCGGTAAGGTCTATCAGGACTCCATCGAGCATTTGTCTTCAGGCGTGGAATCCACGCAAACACTCAAAACCTACTTGATCAGTTGCCACTTGGATAACACCTTGGGTTAAGCTTGATCGAGTACTAAAGGACAAGTATGACTGAGAAAGTAATTCCGTATCAACTGTCATCCCCTGAAAAGACTGTGAACATTCTTCTGAATGAAGCAGTCTCGCAATCACTGGCACGCCTCGGTATTGACAAGAGTTTGTCGGAAGAAGCACAGCTTTTTCTGCTGAGCTTGACAGGTGAGACTTTCCTGTATTCTTTCCTGACAGTCGACGGTATCGACACCTATCATCGCAAGGTGTTCACAAATGCCAACACTCGTGATTTGATCTTCTCAATCTACTCTGCTTTCGTTGCTCGTTACAGCAACAAGCAAGAAGATCTGGAAGCTCTGAACGAACTGATTGCTCGAAGCGGAGCGCTGTTCTGTCAAGAGACCAACTCTTCTTTGATGCCAGAAGAGTTGTCTAGTCGCATGATGACGTACGATGAAATCCTGGAAGTGCTTTCCAGTAATCCCTGGGTAGTCTGCGTCAGTCTGATTCTGATGTATTGGAATCAAGGCATTACCTTGACGCATGCGAGGAACTAAACGTGAGTCAGGAGAAAGCTCCCGCGCCAACGGTCGATAAGATCATGGTTTCTCTGGATGCTCTGCTCGATACACGTTTAGGCGTGATTGCGCAGAAGTATCCAGAGAAATTAGAGAAGCTTCTTGAAGGACGCAGATATTTCGAACGTATTCAAGATCGCTTTGACGGTGTTGATCACGATGAGTTTGTTGAACTCTACAAAAAGCGTGATGTCGAGACATTGAAGTGCTCCATGATGTCTCAGATCACTCTGCTGATGGCGTCCTTCATTAAGTCTGCGGCTGAAGAAGTTTTTGCAGGTGCCGCTCCGACAGCAATGATCTTTGACATCAACATTCATCCTTATCAGATGGATGAAGAAGAGAAGAGTGATCTTGTTGGTGCTTTGGAATTCCATATCGGCGACGCAGCTGAGTTCAATGTCGTCAGTATTCCGAACGAGTTCCTCACTCCAGCGATTTGTAAATCCCAATACGCTGTGTTGGTGATGTACGACTTTCCTGATTGGCTACGAATGCACGGTGAAGCATTCAAGGTCACCAGGATGCCAAACATGATCATCTATGCTCCCAGGCTTTTGGAAAAACTTCCAACACCTGAAGAGAACAAGAAGATGGTTGAAATGCAACTTGATCCTTTTGAAGCAGCTCGACTGGCAGCTTCTCCGGGATTCTCGATTCGTTTTCTAACCATCGACATGTTCTGCATTCGTGACGCAGTTGATGATGTTAGGCGATTGCAGATGAAGCACAGTAGCATCAGTGATGAAGAGCTGATGGAACTATAGACGTCATACAGGGTACTGGGTCAATACGACCCAGTACCCTGTATATGTTACTGCTCAGCTTTAGCTGGCTGTGCGCGGCCTGCTACGAACGAATCGTAATCCAACTGACCAGCGTTGATCTCTGTTTCACCTGGGACCAAGACTGGGTCCGGGATGTCGTCGCCGAGTCGAGGAATTTCTCGACCAGAGTCAACAACGTCGGCCAAGCTATAGTTCGTTTTGGATTGACGAAGCAGTGCGGCAACCAAACCAACTGCGTGAGAAACACCGCTGCTCGATTCTTTATCGGCATCGATGCGCTTGCGAGTCAGTGCCACTTTATCCAAGCCGTCCATCGCTTTGAAAAGCGCTTCGCGTTCTTCTTGATCACCTGGCAAACCACCGGGTGTTTTGTTCACCAAGTTCTTAACGATCCTGACGCGAGTCTGTTGAGTGAGTGCAAGAATTTGGTCGTCCGTCATCGACCCTGCGTCGATGCATGGATCAACAACTACCGTACCAGCTTCCATGATTAGCTCCAAAGATAGGATGAAATTACTTTCAGCTACATATCACTTATGTGACTATGCGTGAGTAATACCTCATACACATAAGTCATAAAACAAGTCGTGCGCTCAGTGCGTGTGACTTCTAATCCAAAAGGAAACAACCAAAATGTACGGAAGACTCATCCGTTATATCAAGGCTTGTGTCGAAAGATTCAAAGCTACCCTACGTTTTAATCAGCGACCTGTCGTAATTTCAACCAACGAAAAGGTCGTTGAAGCCTGCCAGAATATGGTAGACCAAGTAGAAGAAAAACTCCACCTGAAGTACAGTCCGTTGGAAGCCAGGTTGGTCTTTGTGAAAACAACTCACAACGACATTTTGGAGTTTCTCAAATTCATGAGAAAGATCAATGAAGAATTGGGGGCACCAAAACCTCAGCTCTTATCCAGCGAGTTTCCGTTCAACCAAATAGAAATTCAGCTGGACTCGTTCTTCATCTCGGCTTCTGGAAACTACATTCCTCAAAGTACCATTGGGGAATTGGTGATAGAAGCAAAAACAATGCTAGGATTCGCAAGAGTCCTAGCCAAAGCGGAAGCTGGTATTGAAGAGTATCACTTCAGAATGTTGCTGAGAACACTTGGCAACCTAACTAGCATTCACAGTGCCATTTCCACTGTGCTTGCGGATTGAAAGGTAGAAATGATGCAAAGAAAAGGATCGTATTACCAAAAACCTGGTAACGGTAGCAAACCACGGACACCACCGGCTACCGGCATTACTGGCGTACTCACCAACCTGTTTCGAATCATCCAGTTCGATATGGGTATCAACGGGTATCGTTGGAACAGCTTGATGGAGGAGTACCTTCGTTTTGAGATTGCTGGTGCTGAGCGTCGTCGACGTGAAAAGGACAGTCGTAATACTGATCCCAACAAGCCTCCGATTGATCACGTTGAGTTGAACCGCCGTGATCGCACAAGCATTCGAGGGAACTTGCACAAAGAGTTCAATCGAAGCAGCATGACCTGGAAGGTGTTTTGCAAGACCTTGATGTTCTTGCAGTGGAAACGATTTCAAATCGTGATCATTGCTGAGCACCGTAATGGCATGCAGTCTGAGCATCGTGGACCGACGGTGACTTTGGATTACAACCAAGGTTTGGATGAATTGAATGAGGGTGATGATGACCAACACGAACCCTCTCAGCCGCTTGGTCCTTTGACCAGCAGCTCCATCACCATCCCTGAAGATACCCCTGCCGATCAAGCATAGGAGGTAATAAATGGCAAGAAGGAAAAGAAAACCATCGCCGTACGGTCCTGAGAATGACGGTTTCAGCCACATCAACATCTTGGCCGGTAAAGCCATGACGTTAATTGGTAAGAGACTGTCCCACTTTGCGCATTCGCCTTTCATTCATCCGTATTACGGTTCCTTCCAGTCTATGGAAGGATACTGGCACTACGTCAGTACAGGCTTTTGTCACGAAGAGCTTCGTCACTTGATTGGATTGAAGGCTAAGCAGCACGCGAGCAATCTTCACACTCGTTGGTACGAGCATTTCTGTGAAGACATCATGGCCGGCAATTACCAGAAGATCATCCAGGATCGCAATCTTTCAGACATGATCATGGAGTCCGAACTTCCCTTCAAGCATTACTACTTGTTCCCGGATCGCTCTGATCCAGAGAAGTACGTAACTGTTACGCCGCGCGAAAGCGCTTGGCTTACTGCAGGGTTCGAAGAGATTCGAGCTGCCTTGAAGAACGGTACCGTCCCTAAAAGCTGGAAAGCAGCGGCCCTTCGTTACGCTCAGAACGTTGCGAATGGCAATCCTCCCCAGGGTTGCCGGGATCAGCGAGAAGAGTGATGCATGATGGAGTCTTGATAACTCGAAAGGGTTATCAAGACTCCTTATGATGTAGTACATTCTTTTTTTGTTAAAACGGAGAAAAAATAATGAATCCGTTGGCTTCAACCACGTTTTCCTCTGGACCGTCAGACACATTGGCGGCTGTCGACGTTTACTCTGCCAGTGGTAAGAACGTCGTTAACAGCATTATCGATAAAAAAGACACTGGCTTAGGATTTGATATCTCTAAGCTACTGGCTAATGGCGGTAAAGGTGCTATTGGCTCAGCAGGTAGTTTGCTGTCCATGACCAAGACTGGTGGTCTTGGTTTAAACACCAGTGACATTACTGGACGTTTGCTCAAAGCGGCACCCGGTATTGGTTCTAGTTTGAGGGATATGTCTGATAAAGCCAAATCTGGCATTATGGACAAGTTCAAAGATTCTGGAACGATGGACTTCAAGATGGGTGCGGACAGCTTTAAAGTCCCGTCTGCCAATTTTGGAGACATGACTGCTTTCAGCAGCTATGCTACTGATGTCAATGCGTACTCGTTCAATCTCACATCTCTGAATGCAAGCACTGATGGGATGTGTTATGCGTACGACGTTGATGCGCATGCGGCCATGCTGTCCGGAGGCATCACACAGGGTAGTGATCTCGGTATTCCAAAGTCATACGACTTCTTCACCAAAGCTTCCTCGGCAGTTACTGATAACAAAGAACTGCTCACTAAGGTTGCAGCAGCCGCTGGACCTGTTCTGGTCAAGAACGGTGATCTTGGTAATTTGTCTCAGTTGACGCAAGGTCAGGGTGGGCAAATACTTAGTGCTGTTTTGCCTAACTATGCTGGTCAAATCAAGCAGAGTTACCGTTATGACAACTACGGCCGTAACACTGGTGCCCAGGTTAATGATTATGCTAATTTGATTGGTATCTTTACAAACACCGATTCAAAATGGAACGTCATTGACCGGATTGGCGATGCCACTGGAACGACCGGTACAACCACCTTTAACTTGCTTCGCGTTCTTGGTGGTAGTCGTGAGTTTCAAGAGCTGATTGCTATCGGTGTCAAGAGCTTGGTGGAAGGTGATCGAAATAAGGTGCAAGGCCTTGCTTTGATGTTTGGTGAAACAACTGTTGACGCTCAGTTGAAGATTAACTTCCCGCGTCTGTGGCAAGAGTCTTACAACCAACCATCTGTTACCAAGAAAAACAGAACACTCGATCCTCGAGTGGTCGGAACCATTGGTCAAGTTGCTGGGTTCTTTTCAAATAAGAACAACAATAACAACCAAGGTAACCAAGATAATAGCTGGCTTACCAACAGCGGTGGTTTTGGTTCGTGACGACATAATACAGGAGGGGAGAACCCCCTCCTGTATGCCGTCTCTTTAACGGTTGACTTGACCAGGGTAGAAAGCACTGATCAGTTGCATTGGGCCAAGGTCAGTAACCCATTGCGCAAAGTGAGCTGATGAGAACCATGTTTTCACGTTGGACATGTTCCTGGTCAAACGCAAGCGCAGTCTCTCCAGAGGATAGATTTGCTCGTTGACCGTCAGCGATCCCAAGATCGCCATGTAGTCAGAGAAAACTGTTTCATCATCAAACAAACCAGCTCCTGGCGAGAAGCCTTGAACCAGAGGCATGTGCATGACTGAACTCAAGTCCTGGATACTGAACGAAATGTCAATACCCATGGCATTGCCAGCATTATTGAATCCCAGATGTGTCGTTCCGCGGGTGATCGACAAGGAATCAATAATACCAAGACGCGTTTGAGCACGCCCGCGATCAAACAACTGCACAAGGAAAGGACTTGTGTAGGATTGCTTACCTGTGGACAACGGCAACGCTGCTGCCAAGATCATGCAAAGCGGAACGTACATGAACATCATCTGCGACAACTTGTTTCCATACGGCGAAACAAGTGAGAGCGAGTAGTTCATGCGCGGCAGATTAGCTGTTGAGCTAGTCCAGTGTTTGGGAATGTCCACAAATGCTGCGCCGCCAAGAGCAGCAATACCGCTAACATTCAGTCCATCAGCAATACCGCCGATAAACTGAGTCACCATCTGCGCGGCTTCGCCAGCTACCTTGCCGAGCAATCCGTCACTGATATTGCCACCAGCCAGATTGAACGTTGTTTCTCGCGATTGACCAGAGATGGAGTTGATCTTCATCGCAATCTCGGATTCACCCGTTTGATTGCTGAAGGACTCTTGAGCCGATGATTCGTTATCCACGCGGAACGAGATGAATTGCGATCCATCATCAAGCTCAGCTTCCAAGAAATTCAGGAAGCCCTTGATGTCGGAATCTTCCTTTGGCGTAGATTCAGTATCTGCAGACACAGTCGTGTTGTTAGAAGCTCCAGCATCTGTAGACGCAGGCGCTGAGCCCTTCTGAGATTGCTCCGTTTGCTTTGGTGTACCTGATGACGTAGTAATCCACTTCTTCAAGTACATTGACAAAGACGGATTCTCTCGGGTACCTAGATCGACACGGTGTTTATACAAATCTTCCACCATGCCGTACGTGTCCAGATAACCCGTCTCGTTCATGTATTTCTTTTGCATGTATCCATAGAACTTACGAGCTTGACGCTGATAGCGCGTTGCCATGGCGTAGACGTTGATCTGTCCACCTTCCATGTAAATGTCGCCCATAAGTCTGGAAACATGCTCCATGTCATCCTTCTTGAACGGAAAGCGACCATCCAAGTTATTGGTGGAGTCTTCGTCCAGGATGCGCGGAATAATGCCTTTGTTAACTGCAATGTTGTTCACCAGGGCAGTGACTGCATTCCAGTAAAGAGGCATCGTGGGCTTCAGGTAGTAATACTTACTACGTGGTTTGTTCATGAAGAACTTAATCAGGTCACCACCCAAGTTGATGACCATCAGCGGCCACACTACCAGGGAAGCGACGAAACCTGTTGCCATACCCAATGCATACATTGCACCAGTGGCACGTCCAGTGCGCGCCATCAAACCAGCGTTGTAGTTGTAGAAGCCAGTGAAGAACGAACTCAGCGAGTTGAAAGCTGGAACTCCCATACGCATGCTGATGATGCGGGAATTATCGTCAACGGCTTCACTGTAATAACGACCAAGTGTGCCTTGGTTTTCTCTGCTCAACGGCTGGTCGGCTTTATCGCGCAACATGTGCACGCCTGGGACACGTCGATCAGCATTCGGTGTATATTGCGGAGGTGGGTTGATCGCCATTGAACCACCTAGGGAGGTATTGGCGAACTTGAATCTTGCTGTTGAAAAAGCGGCATTACGTTTGTCGATGTCGTCGACCAGTGGGCTATTCCCCTTGGTTGGGACCAAGAAGACTTGCCGCAGCCAACTGGAATCGCGGATTTTTGCACTCAAAGTAGCCATGGCTGTAACCTTCTAATTTACTCATAGAAAAAGGTAGGGTGGGGATAATCCCCACCCTTATTCCTTTTAGTAGTCCCTACCCATACTCACCGGAGCCTTAGCGGCGCGTTGAGCATTAGGGGAAGTCGGTGTGTTAGCCACCGGGGTCTTTGGCTTTTCAGGTTCTTTAGAAGCACCTGAAAGACCGTTCTTAGCAATGACATTGATGCCGTCGAGAATCTTCTTCTGAACATCCAAAGAATCATCCAAGATCTTACCAATGCTAACAATGCCGTCAGCCATTGCTTTACGATTTGCATCGCCTTGAGCACTGATTTCCGTACCCGTCGGACGAGGTTGTGGCGAGAAGCCAGCGAAATCAGGAACAGGACGAATCGGAGGTCGAGGCGCATCTGCAGCAGGCATTGAAGGTGCTGTGTATGCGCCACCGGAACCACCGACTTGAGTCGTTGTGGGTGGTGTTTGAACAGGAACAACAGGTGTCACGTTAGAAGCTACAGCGCTTGTAGGAGCCGGAGCACTGTTCGCCGCAGCCAAAGCCGCAGTGCCAGAGTTCTTAGCTGCACTAGCACTTGGTGCTGCCACGTTACCACCACCAGCACGATCTCCGGCTGCCGGTGTGACTGATGCTGGAGCGCCTGTCGTTTTATCGCCAGTCACTGTGGGTGCGACAGCGGACGATGACGAGCCACTACCGACGCCTGCTTTCTTTGATTCACGATCCATCTTCTGGTTGAAGAGTTTGTAAATCTCAGCGAATGTGCGAGCCCTACCGTTTCCTTTGTTCTCGTAGAAAACAGGACGGTTGGCAGCAACAGCGTCTCTCATGGATTTAGACGTTACTTGATCTCCAGTCATGTTGGGATCGCTATTGAGAAACTCAGTAGCGCCACCGGCACCCAAGAAGTGAGCCATGTAGACGTCGGTATTCGTGATATCCTTACCCTTGAGTTTGGATTTCAGATAACCGATATTCTCTTTAATGAACTCTGCTCCCATCAAAGCACTAGCGCGTGCATCGGTTCGAGGTGTGTTCGGCGCAATGCCGTACTTAGAACCATACTTCTGGATCATTCCGTTCCAAGTCTTGTTGACGAATTGGAACAAACCAGCGGCACTGGAGGTACCTGCTTGGGCAGTTGGGTTGAAGCTGGATTCGATAGCAGCCATTGCAGCAAGCGTACTTGCATCAACACCTGTTATCTTTCCGACTGCTTCGAGCATTGCTTTCATGCCTGGCCAATTGTTTCCAGTTGGTTCAGGAATTGAATTGATGTCACCACCCGTACCCTTACCAGGGTGTTTGATCGCCTCACCCTTAATGTAGTCGCCCATACCGCGCACACCGGTACCGTCGCTATTCAAAGGAGCAGGTTGAACGTAACCGTTCTTCTCCGCCATGGCTTCACGATCCTTCTTCAGACTGTAAGGGTCCTTAGGGATAGCGAGTTGACCAACCGGAGTATTCACGCGCCACTTCGTATCGGCTGCTTCTCCACGAGAGATGGCGGCCGATTCATTGGCAGCGGCTTCTTTTTTCTTTTCTGCTGATTTCTGCTCACCAGCCTTGACGGCCTTGACGGCTTCAGTCAAGAACTTGATGTTCAGCTCAGTAGAGGCCGAATCCGTATTCATCGGATAATCGGTCCAAGGCGTATACGTGATGTCCCAGACAGGAACCTTACGACCGCGATCGATACCGGTCGTAGTGATCAGCGCGTTAGCCACGTCCAACTGCTGGTCGGGCTTGAGCATCATTCCGCCAACAACACCGTCTTCTTTACCAGTTGCTTTTTGAATCAACGTTCTGTAATTCAAATAGACGGGCAGGAAACGGCAGCGGAACCAATTGACCCATTCACGACCTTCTGGACTTTCCGGACCAACAATACCGAACTTGCTCTTGACTCGAGACAGCAGGTCACGAACATCTTCTTCGTAAGTGGCGCTATCCTTGGTAAAGATAACATCCTTGCTGACTTGTTTTTCAAGGAAAGCCAGATCTTTGATCTTGGGCACTTCCATCTCTGTCAAACCGTACGCCTTAAAGCGGATGGAAGACAAAGCGTCGATGGTTCCCTTTTGCCCAGTGAACAAGAAGTCACCAGGAACGTTGCTGGAGCCACTGACAGACAAGCCAGCTTGCACGCTGGACTCCATACCGGCAGCACCTATGCCTGCGGCAGCTTTGAGCTCATCACTAGCCTCATCACTTGTACCTGACGGAGGTGCATTGCCGTTACTGACGCTGGTGCCATCGCCACCACTCTTAAGCAGAGCTGCGCCTGTAGCGGCAGCGCCTGCCTTCTTAGCAGCGGAAGAAGTAGCATCACTCTTCACGGCTTTTTGAAGCTCATCTCGCGCCAGTTCAATTGCAGCTTTTACGCCGCTAGAACTAACCGAGAGTTGTTTCATGTCTTGGAACGGTGATTCCAAAATGTCGTAAGGACCATCAGGCATCGAACTCGCATCCAAGTATTTCAGCTTCTCATCCGACTTGAGCTTGCTATCCACATCAGCAAGTGCAATTTCAGGATTGATACCCTTCAGTGCAGCGACGTGTCCAAGGAAGATTGGTTTAAAACGACGTTCAAACCAAAGCATCCATTGGGGAGCAAAACTAGATCCTTGACTGACTTCGAAAGGCTTCATCATCTCGTTTGCATCAATCTTTTCAGAATTGATGTATGCCTTGTCCTTATCGAACTTGACATTCTTCATCAAGTATTGTTCCAGACCAAAGACGATAGCTAGCTTCTCTTTATCTTGTTCAGCAAAACCATATTGAGCAAAGCGAACTTTGTTCAGTGTGGTGAGTTGAGCACGAGTCAGGTACTTGTAACCGTAGTAGCCAGCTGTGGCCACTGCAGCGACGCCTAAGGCTGTCAGGAGAACAGGCGCTGTCAGTATGGCGCCAAGCGCTGTTCCAGCAGCAGCGAGGCCTGTTCCAGCAGCACCTAGAGCGGCACCGCCAGCACTAGCAGCACCTGAAGCAAGACCACCAAGGCCCAGACCGCCCAGACCAGCCATGCTAAGAGCAGCACCTCCGGCCCACTTAGTAGCGCCCCAAAGGCCGCCACCCAAGCGAGCAAGCCTGCCGCCTTTCCCAAGCCACTTAGAAGACTTTGCAGCTTTACCAGCATCCTTACCGGCATCACCTGGAGCTTTTCCGTCGCCGCCTCCACCAAGAGTAATGTTGGTGTCACCACCTTCATCTTCTTCGCCCTTGTTCTTTTTACCGAACAATCCGGCGAGCATACCCAAGATGCCTTTTCCACCAGCAGGTTGATTCTTAATCTCGGTGGAGTTTTGATCAGCAGCTTTTTGCTTCTCCGCTTCAGCGGCTTGACGCCTGATGTCTTCAGCTGATCCATTACGAACCCCATCTCCGTCGTAATCGCCTTTGACTTTATTGCCAGAGGTAGGAAGACGTTCAACCAAAACCTTAAGGATTTCGCGCTGAACATCGAGTTGACTTCTACTGGTTTCCAAGTACTCACCGCGCAGACCAAAGATACCAGAGAACATATCTTTGAACGCTTGACCGATGCCTACCAGGAATTCCTTACCCATGCCGGCAATGCCCTTGAGGGCTTTGAAGCCAGCACCGAGTACGTTCTTGACTTTGCCCAGCAAGCGCGCAGCTTTGTTGGTAACTGTCAAGCCGTTCTTGTCAACAAGTCCTGTCCGGATGTCGTCTTCAGTAACCAGATAGTTACCGTCCTTGTCCATCACCGGACCATCGATCTCTCGAGGATGGGAGAGAGTCTTTTCAGATTTCTGAGAGATGTACAAGCCACCTTTGAAACCACCCACGGTAAGAACAGGCTTCTCCTGTCCCTTGACATACACGTCGTACGGTGGCAGCAGTTTCAAACCAGCCTTAAAGGCCTTCAATCCGACGTTGACCAATCCGCCGTAGAAGGTACCAAGACCCTTTACAGCCATCGATCCGGCGGCACCAATCCAACCGGCTCCAGTGGTGGCGATCTCTTTCAGAGCGCGAATCTTCGAGCCCTTAACGTAGGACTTCTCGAGTTCATCAGCGCTCAAGATCTCCATGCCTTCTTCATCAAGAACAGCGCCCTTGATGTTAGCAAGAGAGGTAAGGACTTTTTTGCTACCTTTGTCGAAGTACTTACCAGCCTTCATCTTTGCACGAGTCAAGCGTGGTTCGGTTTCACCTTCAACAAAGACGTCGCCGAAATAGTCGGCAACTTTATCAGCCGTCTTACCAGCTTTATTCAAGACAGTGCTAGCGACAGACCCAGCCATCTTGGCGCCTTTGACACCAATGCTGCCAAGCTTACTCGCCATGTCGAGTCCAAAGCTTCCGATCGATTTTGCGGCACCAAGACCAGCGTCTGCAACGTCGCCCAAAGTTGTCTCACGGAAAGACTTAACCTTGTCTTTGACTCTACTGGTTGCCCTACGCGCAGCATCAGCAGTCCTTCGCGCAGCATTAGCTGCTGCATCACGAGCTGAGCCAGCAGCGCCTTTGACACGTTGCCCTGCGCGGCTTGCGCGATCACGGAAGCGATCACGAGCTTCGGGACCCAGGAAGTCTTCGGCAAGGGAGTAGGTATTGATACCGCCTTCCAAGCGACTGTCCATCGAACGCAGCACTTCGATCACGGTCAGCAGGTTTGCGTTGGGATCAATCTTCTTGATCTCTGCAATTTGTTCCTGCATCATCCTTTCGAGAGCTGCAGTGTCAACCATGGCTTCAACTGTTTGCTTCAGAGCTTCAGCACCAACAACTGGTGTCGGCTCCACTGGCGCTTGTTGAGGAATAGCGCCGGCCGCCTGATTACGAGGCGTCATCGCTTCTTGCATGCGACGACGACGTTCTTGAGCAGCAAGGCGAGCGTCCTTCTGAATGTTCCGGCGAGGCCTATTCAAGGAATCGCGAGAGGAGCCTTCAACAAGAGTCGGGTTCCTGTTTTCACCAGCTTGCAAGATTGTATCGTCTTCGCCACCCAAAAGGCCCTGATTGATTTTATCCAAATCAAAGCTATTCTTCTCGGTGTTATAGAGACCTGTCCCGGAGAGCACATCAAGTTGACCAAGGTTGGCCATAGCTTGAGCGTCTGCGCGAGGGTCTTCGAAGAAACGAGTCAATCGATCAATCTGCTTTGACAATACGCGCTGACGCCTGATCGCTTGCAAAGAGTCCGGATCACGCTTACCGACGGAATCGGTTTTCAAGTACTTCTGGAAGAACTTAGCAATTGCTTCGCCTTCCTCATCCATACCCCAATTCAACTTGGACGCAATGTGTTTGGAATCAGTAGACATGCCCTTGGACTTTTTGTCCATGAACTGTTTCTTGATTCGTTCACGCTTGCTTTCGTCCAGCTCTCCGTCTTTGTCGATGAGTTTGAACATCTCATCGAAGCGTTTCTTCACGTCTTCTTGCTTATCCTTACCCGTGAAAGCGGCGCGCAGATCTGACGTCAACTTCTCAACGGTAGAGAACTTGTTGGCCTTGTAGTCGTACGAGATCAGTGGAGCATCTTTACCTGTGCGAGTAATGACGAGTTCGCGCTGAATACGTGCGAGCAAACCAGGGATGACTTCGATGATAGACTTCTGAGTCGCATTGGTGAAATGCGCTTGCTCATTAGACTTATGCAAAGATGCCACATCCATCGTGACGTCAACGCCAGTCTTAGGCAGCATCGATGTCAGGTATTCCCGGAAAGGCTCCAGAGGTCCAAGCTTATTGTTGCGATCATTGAGATAATCGTTCAACAAGGGGCCGGCATTCTCCATGCCGTAACCAAGTTTGGCTCCTAGCTTCTGTACAGCAGGAATCTTGCCAACGTGTTTCTTCAGCTTACCTTGCAGCTTGTTAGCCAAGTAATCACCAAGGAAACTACCAGCCATGTCGCCAGCCATGCCTTTGGCCGACATACCTACGTCAGCGCCCATGCTTCCCATGGAAGCCATCATGTTGATCTGGCTAAGCAGATCGTTACCTGACGAGGTGGCGCCGGTGAGCTTCTTGCTCAGGTCATCATGAATGTTTCCGACGTAGTCCCTGGCAAAGCCCTGGGCTGCGCCGAACAAACCTTTCTTGGCACCGTCCAAGAACTTGTTCTTGAAAGAGCCCTTATTCGTAGTTTCAACAGCACCTGCCGAAATACCGGTGTTGCGAACAACGCCTTCAAGCTGTGCTGTTTTCTTGATGTTGGCAATCTTGGTTTCACGCAGCAACTCAGTGACTGCATAAAACTGACGAAGCTGTACTTGCAGTGATTTCTTGTAAACCGCTGTAGTGACGTCTTCGTTAAAACCAACGAGGCGTGATGTGTTCTGAGCGATTTCACTCAGACGCCCCATTTCGTCGCGATGACGCAACTGCTCGACACCATCCTTGATTTGATCGCTTCGACGATTAGCTTCTTCTCGACGATCAGTATCTTTCGCCTGAGCTTCGAAAATAGAACCGAGTTCAACAGCGAGCGCCATTTCGCGCATACGCTCTTCACTCAGCTCACCGCTCTTCTCTTCTCGACTCCAGTCCTTGAGCTTCTCTTGAATATTCTTCGAGAGAATTCCTTCCGTTTTGGGAAGAACTTGCTGGGTCAGTTGCTTGAGCTGACCGACCGCAGGTTTCAGCTCTTTGACCGCTTGATTGTATAGCGATCGGGCTGAACCCAAGCTAGCTTGACCGAGGTCTAGAGCACTGCCGTATTCTCGCGGCAGTACGTTGCGGATAGTGGTTTCGATGAAGCCAGGCTTTACGAAGGAAGAGCCAACACCTTTGGCAAAACTTCCAAGCACTTCCTTCACCGGACCTTCGTCCTTCATCTGCTTGCTGAAGCCGCTTTCGAAAGATTCGAAATCAAACTCAGGAATGTCGAGGCCTGGATCGATGTCTAGACTGTTACCAGTCTTATGTTTGGTGGTTTTTGTGGCCATTAAAACCTCGAATGTAAAAATACAGAAAAGCTAATATACATTAGTGCTTCTGCGTTTGGTTTCCTCATAATTTTTGTGATTTTATTTAGGAGTAGGCGATGAAACGCGCTGAAATTCCGTTCAACATCAAAATTCTGGCTTTGACACCAGACCGATTGAAAGCCATTCGTCCTGTCTCGGCATTGGACATCATGGAAGGTAGTTCTGAGAACTTCCATCCTAATGGCTTGTTCTCCACAGAGATCTTTGGACGTGTTGGTGACCAACGGCGTAACCGTCGTTTCTCATACGTCGATGTGAAGGTGCCTGTTTTCCATCCAGTGGTTTACAACATCTTGATCAAGCTCAAGCGTATCTACGCCGACATCATGGCCGGCACGCTCTATGCGACTTGGGACGAGAATCTGAAAGACTTCGTCAAGTCGAACGCAGCACAGGGTGACACGGGATTTGAATTCTTCGTTTCACACTGGCAAGACATTGCGTTCTCTGAATCCAAGTCCGCCGTTCGTGAGCAGAGTATCGCTTTGCTTCGCAAGTACAAAGACGTTGCGTTGACAACCAACATCATCGTGATGCCTGCTGGCTTGCGTGATCTTGAGATCGATCAGCACAACCGGAAGTCTGAAGACGAAATCAACCAGATGTACCGGACTCTGATCAAGTTGTCGAACACAATTCTGGATGCTTCTGTCCGTAAGGACGTAGCGGCTTTGAACGTACCCCGCTATCAGATTCAGATTTGTTTTAATCAAATCTACGAATACATCTCTTCGTTGATCGAAGGGAAGAAGAAATTGCTGCTGGGCCGCTGGGCTTCTCGCAACATTTTCAACGGTACTCGGAACGTGATTACCGCGATCGATACGTCGGTTAAGGTGCTTGGTGCCAAAGGTAACCTTGACTTCAATTCAACGGTCATTGGTCTGTACCAATACATGAAGGCCACGCTGCCGGTCACAACGCAACAGCTGCGTGAGTTGGTGGCGCCAGTGTTCCCTGATGTTAATCAAGCGTCTCGTCTGATTAACAAGCAAACACTTCAATCCGAAGAAGTCATGTTGGCCAGCTTGTGGTACGATCGTTGGGCAACCAACGAAGGTATTGCGCGTGAGATTACGAAGTACCAAGAAGAAAGTATTCGTAATCGCTTCATGGAAATTGAAGGTCGTTATATGTTCCTGATCTACAAAGGTCCGGACATGACTTTCCGTCTGATGTCAGACATTCGTGAATTGCCGTCAGATCGGGATCCTCAACACGTCAGTCCCATCACGTTCACTGAACTGATGTACTTGGCTGTGTACAAGGATTCAAGTCGCTACCCTGTTCTCGTGACGCGTTACCCTGTGTCGGGCGTTGGTTCTATTTACCCCAGCTCCACTCACATGCGCGTGACGATTGAAAGCGAACGTCGTACACGTTTGGATGAAAATTGGCAGCCATTGCCTGAGGAATTTGATGCACTCGAATTCCCGGTAAAAGGCAGTGCCTTCATGAACTCCTTGGTGCCACACAGCTCAAGGCTTGGAGGTCTCGGTGCTGACTTTGACGGTGATACTTGTTCTGCCAACATTGCCTATTCTGAAGAATCAGTGGCGGAGTACAAAGAGTTCATCAACTCACGACGTGCGTACGTTGGTACGGACGGCAAATTGATCCACAACACCGGTGTGTCGACAATACAACTTGTATTGCGCAACATGACTGGATTCCGGAAATAGCCATGGCTTTGATTCAATACAACAACTTTTACCGAATGTACGGCATTCGGCGAATGGCACAGTTGGTTTCACCACCACTGCCTTTGCTGAGTCGTCTGTCCATGCCCGCCAACTCTTACTACCACTACGTGGGAGAAGGCCCGTTGGATGATGGTCCGACTGAAGACACCACGGCGCTTCAGAACAACAAGAATCGTCCATTCCCATTGACGACCATCAAGGCACTGTCAGGTACGGAAGGTATGCCTCGCCTGCTTCCGATCATGCCTGACAAGATTGCGCGTTCACATCTGACGCGTAATCCTCGCTTCCGGATCATGCGCGATCTGTCTGCCGTGGAGCGCGATCAGCAAACGGTTGGTGTGTTCAACTATTCGTTGCTGCACCGGATGTATCGTTATCCGCGAAACATCTACTCCAACTACTATCGCTGGAAAAATATCCACGATACTGTCTGGACCAAGATTGCTGAGATTGCGAGCGCTTCACCGCGTAATCAATTCATCGAGTTCAATCTGCCGCGCGTGCTCCCAAGCGTCTCTATGTTTAACGTTATGGAAACTTCCATGACGCAAAAACTGGCAGCCGTTTTCTCATACAGCGAAACTTTGATTTTGCTGGAGCTGTGGAAATGGTTGGGGCCGAATCGTGAGAAGTCTTTGATCGCCAAGATCGATCCCAAGTTCTACTCTCGCGTCAACATCGTGTTCTGTGAAGGTAATCGCTGGTTTGTGATTAACCTGGGTCAGCTCGATGAATGGCGGCTGCCGACAAAGCGCGAGGTTGAAGAGAATCCTGCTTTGGCGGGTCGTAAGGGTAACGAAGCTACTCGCATGCAGCGTTACATGCTTCGGTTGGCAATGGCGCTGACTGCTGCTCGTGACGAGAGCGTTCCCGAGAATCTGGGCAATGAGTCTGAAGACAAGAAGTCTGACGTCTTGGCTGCAAATCAGCTACCCACTGGTTCCGTGCCCGAAGTCGTGACCGTTTCGCCAGCAGGCAAGACTCTTAAGGAGAAGATCTCTCCTGAGAAGATTGACGCTGTCCCGGAGCCTGAAGTATCTGACTTTGTTGACGAGATTGAACGCGAAGAGCAGGAAGAAAAGCAGCTCGACGCGCAAGCTCAAGTTATCGATCATGAACCGGTGTTGACGAAGGAAGAAGTCTTCAATACCAGTATCGATGCAGACTTGGAATCATTGGCGACTATTGCGGATAACGCATACGGCGACGATGAGACTGAAGGCCCAGACGCTGTCTTCGTTGAATACGCTCCTCCGGAAGCTAAGACGCCGGAAGAAGCAATCGTCGCACATGCGAACGCGCTTGCCGACGCTGGTGGATGGCCTGCGACTGAATATCGCCGTGCTCTCGAGAACGCTGGTCGCTACAAGCAAATTACAGCGCCCGACGGAACGACGCTGGGTGAATTCACTCAGATCAAACCTGAGATGACTGCGCTGACGGAAATCAGTAAGGTCCCGGATCGCCAAACCATCATCGATAAAACGATGACGCAGTCGTCCTTGCTCGACTTTGATCGACGTTACGTTAAGGACGTGATGCAGCGCGATATTGCCAACATGGCAATTAGCTTGCAAAATGCTGGCGTGATGGTTACTGACTACCGTGTCAACGAAATCGAAAACGTCACTGGCGGCGTGATGGATTACGTTGTTAAGGTTAAGCCTTTGCAAGGCATCCCTAGCACGCTTCGATTCAAGATCCCTCGCGTCGAAGAAGATGGTTCTTACCGCATCAATGGCGTTGTTTACCGCACACGTAAGCAACGCGGCGACATGCCGATTCGAAAGCTGACTCCAACACGTGTGGCTTTGACTAGCTATTACGGTAAGGCTTTCATTGAGCGGTCTGCAAAGAAGGTTAACGATTACGGTCGTTGGCTGCGGGACCACATCGTTCGAATGGCTTTGGCTGACAATCAGAAGTTGGTTACATACATCGAGCAAGGCGATGCGTTTGATCCCTCGTTTGAAGCACCGCGCCTTTACACGACGATTGCGCAAGGCATTCGTGCGTTCAATCTGACCGTGAATCGCGAAGGTCAAGACGTCCAGTGGAAACTGTTGTTCGACCACACGCGTGTCAAGAACATGTTTGGCGGACAAGAAGCCACGATTGCTAAGCTTGAGCAAAACGGCAAGTTCGTAATCATCGGTATGGTTGAGAACGGTCGCGTCTTGTTGATGGATAAGCAAAACGCCATCTACGAAGTCAATTCTCAAGGCAGTATCATTCCGATGCCTGCTTTGGATGAACTGCTTGGCTTGGCCGGCCTTCGCTGCCCTGTTGAGTTTGCAGAACTTCGTGTGTTTGGTAAGATGATCCCTGTTGGTGTCGTCTTGTCTTACCTGATGGGTCTGGATGAGCTTTGCAAACGCCTCAGCGTGAAACCTCGTGTTGTTCCTGCTGGTCAGCGTGCTAGCTTGGGTCCTGGAGAATGGACGATCGTCTTCCAAGATGAAACATGGGTGTTCAATCGCGACGATGTTGTTGCTACGTTGGTGCTGGGTGGGTGGCGAGATTATCGCGAAACCACGTTGAACTATGGTCATCACGAATTCAATCGCCGTGACGTGTACCTTAACGTTCTTGAAGAGAACGGTTTGAGTGTTCGTTACTTGCGCGAATTGGACTTGATGGCACAGATGTTCATCGACCCGATCACCAAGGAACTCTTGGCTGAGATGAAGGAGCCGCAAGTTTGGACTGAGTTGCTGGTTAGGGCTGCTGCGCTGCTCACCACTGATCAGCACCCGCACGAGCTGGACGCTACTTACTTGCGCATTAAGGGTTACGAGCGTTTCTCCGGTTTGCTGTACGCTGAACTGATTCGTTCTTTGCGGGTCCACAACGCCAAGGGATCCAAGGCGATGCACCCGTTGGAAATGAATCCTTACGCTGTTTGGATTGCCATCAGTGAAGATCCTGCTAAGGACCAGTCGCTGGAAATCAATCCGATCAAAGAGCTTAAGGAAATCGAAGCAGTCACGTACGCAGGTACTGGCGGCCGCTCTGGACGCTCTATGGTGAAGCGCACACGTGCCTACCATCCTTCTGACGCAGGTGTGATCTCTGAAGCAACGTCGGACTCTTCTGACGTCGGCATCAATACGTTCTTGACGGCTGACCCCAAGTTCAAGAATCTGCGCGGTATGGCAGAGCCTTACGTACCAGGTCAATCTGGAGCAACTTCAGGATTGTCTACGACAGCATTGGCCTCGCCTGCGTTGGATCGTGACGACATGAAGCGTGCTAACTTTGCAAGCATTCAGCAAGCTCACGGTATGGCGTGCGGTGGTTACCATCAAGCGCAAGTTCGTACCGGTTACGAGCAAGTGATTCCTTATCGTGTTGGACCGACTTATACCGTGATGGCCAAGAAGAATGGTCAGGTGACGTCGCTCAATGCAACAGGCATCATCGTCACTTACGCTGACGGCGAAACGCTTGGTGTTGAGATTGGTCGTAAGTACGGCAACGCTGCTGGCCTTACTATCCCTCACGAAATCGTCACTACGCTCAAGCTTGGTGACACTTTCAACGCAGGTGATCCAATCGCTTACAACTCCGGTTTCTTCGAGCCTGACTTCTTCAATCCTAAACAGATTGTTTGGAAGTGCAGCACGAACTCCAAGACTGCTTTGTTGGAATCAACGGACACTTTGGAAGACTCGTGCGCTATCAGCGTGAGATTGTCGAACAAGTTGCGCACCAAGATCACCAAGCTTCGCACCATTGTGGTGAACTTTGATCAACAGGTTCACCGTGTCGCGAAGGTCGGCGATAAAGTCGAGTACGACTCTATTCTGTGTATGATCGAAGACGCCGTGACTGCGAGTTCCGGGGTTCTCGATGAATCGACAATCGACACGCTTCGAGTCCTGACGGCACAAGCTCCTCAAGCCAAGATCCTTGGTACTGTGGAACGTGTGGAAGTTTTCTATCACGGTGAGAAGGAAGACATGTCACCGACTCTGCGTGCGTTGGCTACCGAATCTGACCATAAGCTGACTGCGCGTCTGCGTAGTCAAGGTAAGAAGGTATTCAACGGCAGCGTGGATGAAAACTTCCGTGTTGAAAACGATGCATTGCAGCTCGATAGCGCTGCGATCAACATCTATATCTCCACGGAAGTTGCGGCTGGTGTTGGCGATAAGGGTGTTTTCGGTAATCAGCTGAAAACAGTTTTTGGTCGTGTGTTCTCTGAGAACGTACGTACTGAAACAGGCACCCCGATCGATAGCATCTTCGGTGCCATCAGTGTCGACAACCGTATTGTGATGAGTCCGTACCTTATCGGCACAACAGCAACCCTGTTGAACGTGATCGCCAAAAAAGCGGTCGAGATGTACGACGCATCCTGAGTGTGAAGGAGTACTGGGCTTCATTGCCCAGTACTCCCTAGTTTTTAACCGCTTTCTTTTCAGAGGCAAAAATGAAACACAAACAATCGGTCACCACAGCGGTGACACTCGCTGCAGGCGGCGAGCTGGTTGCCGCAATTGCCGAGCAAGTCCTCGGGCAAGAAGTGGCAGACACAGTGGGTGGCACTCCACTGACCAAAGAAATGATGCTCAACATGGCTCAATCGGGTTTTGAAAAGAACCTGTCTGAGAAGAATCTGGGGGTCTAAGAAATGTTGTCCGCACAAGCAATCTCTACCGCGATCGACCAAGTCGCCAATTTCGAAGCACGCGGCGTTATCGTCAGCGCTTTGCCTGGCTCACTGCTGGAATCGACCGTGCGTGCGTGCCATCCCGGCATGATCTCGTCTTTTGAAGACAACGCCGGTCAACACGTGCTGAGCAGCTCGAGCATCGAGTACGCTGCGAATTCGACTGACGGCATTACTGGCAGTTGCGAACACACGCTGACTCAATCCGAGCTGGTGGCTCTGATCGCTCCCAAGGTGACAGGTTATCTGGCTCACGCCCGTACTGTCGTTGCTCCTGCTGTCGAAGAATTTGTTCGTCATTTGGATGAAGCTGTGTCTGTTTATCGCGGAATTATTGCGCACGATTTTGAAATCGTGACGCAAGCTCTGCCAGCGCCTTTGGCTGACAGCAGCATTCTGGATTCAATCAAGAAGGGTGAGACCGTTCTGTCTCGCGATTTCGAGATGCCTTTGATGGGTCTCCCTTCGGTCAGCACTGAAGGCATGCTGCAGATGCTGCGCACTGGCGCACCAGCTCTGGATGCCGTCATCGATGCATGGGCTGATGCCAAAGGCATTACGTTCATCGCAGAAGTCTGGGAGCGTCTGTTCTCGGATGGCATGAATGCGCCGACCACAACGGCCAGCGCCTTTTTCCAGCAAACCGGAGAAGGCACTGAGCGCTTGCTGGCTGCTTTCCTGTTCTGCCGCACGATGTGGGACAACCCCGCAGAAGGCACGCAAGTGTCGCTGAGCAAGTACAACGACACGATCGCTGAACTGCGTCTGCAAGTGGCAAGCCGTTTGAACCAGCGCATCAACAACGCTGAGCGCGGTGAGAAAGCCGGCAACCTCGTGCTGTCGAGCTACAACCGCAAGATCGTGGTGAACCAATCGGTCTACGTGAAGTGGCTGCAATCGGGTGGTTCGAACGAAGTGTTGTTCGGCAACGCTTTGAAGTCGAGCCCTGCGCTGACCGTCAAGGACATCGACGCAGATGCGGAAAGCAGCAAGGCAGCGTGGTCTCGTTACGCCGCCATGAATGCGTTGAACTTCAACAACCGCATGTTCACCAAGTACAAGGAAGCCGCTGCTGCGGAGTTCTGCCGCTTGATGGCTGACTCCACTCACAGCGAGATGCCGTTGAATGATCGCGAGATCATCCTGCGTCGTTTCAACACTGCCTTGGAACAAAGCCGCATCGAAGAAACTCGCAACTTGTTTGCTTGGAGCTTGCGTTTGCTGGGCACCAGCTGGTTCTACGATACGGATGCGTACCGCATTCTGAAGTCGATCAGCGATGTGCGTGAAGCCAATCCGGATCTGGATGTGCGTGAAGCGGCAGCCATTGCGGCTATCGATTACATCACCTACTGGGTTTCTGGCCAGCTGTTGTTGACGCGCGTCAACTGATCCTGACCTGAGCATCTGAGAAAGAACTCCTGTGAAACATAAGAGTTTTGTCAAAGATGTTGCGCGAGTGCATGGATCGCTCACGGAAGTTGTTGATGCAAAGACTGGGAATGAAAGTCTGGTAGCTCTCAAGAGTTGCAAGATCTACATCCCAGTCCGCTTCTCTGAGCGTGGTTTGGCAAGTGTAGGTGTGGAAACCACTATCGTGGGACTCTTCGCTGTCGTTGTGGAAGATAAGTATTACGCGGTGATGATTGTCAACGCGTTGATGCGTATCGACCCAATCGCAACCAACAAGGTTGTGTTCGATGGCGATGAGTATTACGAGTTCAGCTTTAACGCAGGGTCAACCGTCATTCCGACGCTGTCTCTGGTGAAGCAGAACACTTTGGTTTACCGCATCTACGACGAGTTCATCAGTAAAGGACGTGTGCCTTGGTACATGGGTTATCCTGAACTGGCGAAACTCTTTGATACGGCGAAGAAGCATGCCAATGCAAATATTGGTGGAGACCATGAAGTCACTGAACTGATTATCTCCATGATTGCTCGCAATCCGAACGACCGTTCGCAGTATTATCGGCAGTTCATTCAAAGTCCCGAAGATCTCGTGAACCATCCTCCTGCGTTCATTCCGCTGAAGAGCGTGATGTACTCCGCAACAAACACAACCAACAAGCTTGGTGGTTCTTACATGCAAGACGGCATTGTGTCAGCTCTGGTTTCACCATCTGAACGTGTCGAACGCATTGAAGGCCTCCTGCTGCATTGAACAAGATCGAGTAGGTCGTGTATGAATAGCGTTTTCTTTTCGTGCACTGCATTGCAGGGCACAAACAAGGTCGGCAAGCTCAAGCAGCTTGACAACGGCTACTATCGAATGGTCGTTGGTGCGCTGAATATGTTCAATTCGGCAGGTCATTTCTACACCTACGAGCAAGCCAAGCAAGTCTTCGAAGAAAGCAGTGCTTTGATGCGCCGTGTTCGTCGCGGTGCTTTGCGTGGTGAATACGGTCATCCTCGTCAAGGCAATATGTCTACCGAGATGTTTGCACGTCGCGTGCTGGACATTGACGAGAAGAGCGTCTGCTGCCATCACCGCAACATCGAACTCGTGTTTGATGAAATGACGGATGATCGTGGCAATCCCGTAATTGCTATCTTCTCCGAAGTTGCACCAGCTGGTCCTTTTGGTCCGGCATTGGCTAAGCAGCTGGAGAACCCGTCTGAGAACGTGTGCTTCTCGATTCGTGCTTTCACCAAGGACTACCAAGTCATGGGTGTGAAGAATCGTGATCTGCGTACCGTCGTGACGTTCGACTACGTTAACGAGCCTGGTATGTCGGTTGCTGAGAAGTTCAAGAACCCTGCTTTGGAATCTGAATCCGAAACAGTGTTCTCTCGTGCTCAAATGGAGTACGCGGTCAACACAAGCGCCGGGGCAGGTATCGCTCAAGAATCTGCAGCTATCCTGACTGGTCGTGAGCTCTTCAGCTCGATGGGTTGGACCGACGCTACGGCGCTGGAACGTCTCTTCAAGAAGGAAGCACCGTGGTGCGGTTGGTAATAGCTCTAGAACGCGTTTAACGGCTCGTAGAGCGCATAACGCAGCATAGTGGGACAGTGGGGTCACCCACTGTCCTTTATGCCGTGTATTGAAAATAGTTATAACCACATATCACCAATTTGGAGTATTGGGTTAACCTTCTAATATTTCATGCAGCAAAGCTGGAAGTTTTTTACAGCGCTCGCGTAAATCAGATGCGAGTGACAACCACACCAACCAAGTCGAGGAACATGACACCAACTAAGCAACCCAAGCGCACTCACCTGACAATCTGTGAAAAGACTGTTAGTTTCAGCGCTTTGACCAAAAGCATTTCTTCTGCTCCAGAGATCGCTCTGCAGTTGGAAGACTTGAAAGCCGCTCAACGTGGCTTGTGGACTGCAACTGAAGATGACAACGAAGTGACTGCACACATGTCGGTTTGCGTGCACCCACAAAGTGGCCACTACGTTGTCTTGTGCAACTGGGGTCGGGTTCAGAAGTTTCTGGACGACAATGCGGAATTGCCAGCGGGTCAGAAGCCTGGTGTCTTGAAAGTGCGCCTCATCAGCAAGCAGTTGATGAAACACATCTCGACCATCACGGTTCCTGCTGACAAGCAGAACGCGGTTGCTGACAAGGTTGAACGCGAAATCCAAGCTGGCTTCCAAGAGCAGTTTGATCAGCGTCCGCGCTACGGTGATCGCCCGCAACGTCCGTACCAGCAACGTGACGACGGCGGTTATCGCCAACAATCTGATCGACCGACATTCAATCGTCGTCCAGGTTAAGAAGTAATGACATCGTTCATGCCGAGAATAGAGGAGCTCGGCGTGGATGGTTCAGGATCGTAATGCAACCAAACTTTACGATCTTGCTATTCACAAAGAACTCCTCTGATATCAACCAAAATCCAAAAGGATGTTTCCCATGTCTGCAACAAAGACCCCTGAAGTCAAAGCAATCGTGATCAGCGACGCAACTCGCGAACTGGCTGCCAAGCTGAACATCACCATCGACCCCAAGACCGGCGCCGCCACCCAGGCCGCCACCGTCGAATCGCTGCTGCCTGAAGACGTGAGCGTTGAGCAATACAAGCGCGTGTTCACCTTCGTCGAAGAACTGGCCCAGGCCCAAACTCTGGCCCACGGCGAAGCTGCCATTCCGGTGATGAAGAAGAACCCTGAGCTGGCCTCCTCCGAGCTGGTCGTCAAGGACCCTTCCGGCAACCAGTTCGGCACCGTGTTCTATCGCTCCAAGCTGGTCGGCGCCCCTGGTGCTGAGAAGAGCGACAAGTTCGGCGTGATCATGCCTGAAATCACCCTGCGCGCATCGCGCAAGACCGGTCAGCTCGGCAACATCCGCGCTCACCTGTCGGCCCTGGCCACCAAGCAATTGGCTTCCAAGTAAGTCAACGGCTTTGCCGGTGTTGTAACGTAGAGTAGAGATGGGGGTCACCTCCATCTCTACTTTTGCGTACTTTTATTTTTTGACTCAATAAAAAGAAAGGAATGCGGGTGGACTTCGAACTAACAAATGTCAGGGACAATCCTTACACGCATCAGCGTGTTCGGATCGATAAAGCGATCAACGCGTTTCCTGAAATAAAGATTGCAACACTGGATACGATGTACGAAGGCTACGAGGCAGACATCTTTCGGCGGATTCGCGACAGGTCATTCCAATTGATTGCGGATAGAAAGCTGGATTGTCCTCACCATCGGCGTTTCATTCACAACACCACGTTCATCGGTGACATCCTCGAGGTGAAGTTCCCGCGAGAGATCGAACTAGATTGTGGGTTTACCCAATACGTAAACATCTCTGTCGTCCAACTTCACGGCTCTATGGATGAGTCGCTTGAAGAAGCGAAGATAGATACTCGGCAGGATTGTCTTAACGCTCTGGATAACATATATGCTGAATGCGGGATATCCAAGAACCTGCAAAGCTACTCTTTGATAGAACAGCTGATTACCGGCGCATCTGTCTTGCTCAAGGATAAGAATCCAAAATACAAGATCCTGAGTAATGATAGGTATGGTTTTACTATCAACTACCGCGCTTCGAAAGCGAATGGTACTGAAATGCTGACCTATGTCTTGGCATACAGGCTCAAACGAGGAAGACGTCGTGCTACTGATTAACCACATCTACCACTCCAAACTCCACCGGATCGAACTTGAAGAGATAATGAGCGATGTAGAGATGCTCAAAATGGATGATCGGATTTCTAAGGCCATCCTTGCTTTCTTCAGTTTTGTCAGTTGGACCATGTACGGCATCACTGGTGCAAAATGCATCACGAGCTTTACGGTTGAAGAAGATGTGCTGGTCATTCAGTTCACCATTTGCAATCCGTTAAATGGTGAAGTGTTTCTACTGGCTCAGCTTTGTAGAAACGCTAGCGGCGGATTCAACAGCATGCAGAAGGAATTTGCTGAGTTGAAATACGAAAACGTTTCCAAAACAGTATCTCCTTTGACAACCAGCGTGCTGAGAGTCTTGCCGTTTGATTCAGTTCGCACAGAAACGTTCAGATATCTGAGTAGTCTGAGTGAAGCAAGTGGTGAGCAAGATAACGCTCAAAACTATCTTCACTTGAACGACATCAAGCAAGGTTACTTTAAGGCCTGCAGGTACTTTCCAAAGATAGAAGGCTCTGATGACTTCAATGTCACGATGCAGATTCTGATGAAGCCCACTGTTGAAGGCGGGTGTTCTGAACAGATTCTGGAAGAAGCCCGCGGTGCTGTAGTCAGTTAATGAATAGAAAAAGGATCGTTCATGTCGCAGTTTCCAATTATCAATCCACAAACCGCTTCTGTGTTGGAGATGAAGTATTACGACTTCATTCGAAGAATGGCGGTGACTTCGTCCAATACCTCGCTGTCTATCCAGCCAGATCTGGACGGCGTTAACGGTCGGAAGTACAACCGTTACGTCTTTCAGCAAGGAAAACAAACCATCGTTGCGGAGTTCCGTGTATTCACGGTTTCTGAGTTGCCGCCCAACTTCCGTTACGCAGGTTTGCGTTCTCCTTCCTGCCGTTCCATGATTGCTACTATCAAATCTCTGGGCTGTATGGATTTGATTGCCGCGATCATGACGTGGTTGAATGAAAACATTCAAAACCAATTTGCTGACGACAGTGGTTTGTATTATGCCATGCAAACCAAGGTGAACAATCTGCATTGTTTCTACTATGCAGAAAAGAACACCGAAAACAAAGTCGTCATTCAGGTTCAACTATGAATAAATTCATCCTGGCCACTATGCAAAAACCTCCGGCGTCAGAACCCCAGCCGGAAGTTCAAGTTACGGAAATTACACCCATCACTCCAGTGCAGTCATTCTCACGACCTCATCCCGTGCAGGATCTTTATTTAGACGAGACTGGTGTGGTTCGTTTCCGTCCTAACAAAATCGTAGACGATATGTTGGAGTTCGCAACACCACTAGGGTTCGATTTGAACCATATCGCGAGGTCGAATTACAGCCGTCACGATCAAGTCCAGTTTGCTCAACTCATCGGTTACTCATTGGGTGGCTTCGGTGAATTGCAACGTTACGTCACTGACGAAGACTATGACGTCGCTGAAGCCAAGTTCAAGAGTAACAATAACCTCTCTGAGGTAGAGCAGCTTGAGGTCCGTAACAAGACGCTCAGAACAGCTTTGAAGGACCTACGTCAAGGTGTCACGAAGCTGGCTGACAATATTCCCTGGGATCTGATCGAAGACTGATGAAATAAACGGAGGCCATCAGGCCTCCGTTTATGCTCTCTTTTCTTTTTTGTTTGAAACAGCATAAAAGGAGAGGTTTCCCTCTCCTTTTATTTTCAGACATCAGTTTCCTGTTACCTGATACACCGGCAAGCCAGCCACGGACAATTGAAGATCCGTCGATTGGTTCTTGCTGATGAAGTAGATGATCAAGGTGTCGTTGTCGTTCAGACCGTTGCCCACGATGATCTCGTCGTTCCATGCGTCCACGCTGTACTCGTAGTCCTGCGTACCAACCCGCAACCGGAAGTGAGTAGGCGCCGGCGGCGTCTGCTCTTTGAACTGGTCGATGATTGGCTTGGAGTCGTAGTACAAACGCTTGAGCCATTCCGCCTTGGTTTGAGCACCAGTGCCGAACTTCAACTTGTAGTAGTTGTAGTTCACAAACGTCAGGTCGGCGTGCAGATTCAAACCGTACACCGGGTTCTGATTCTGATCGAACAGAATCGTCCAGTTGGTTGTACGCATCGTACCTTCACCCCAGAGAATCAACTGCTGGGTTTGAGCATGGCGGTAGTTGCGATACGAACCATTGACGTCTTGCAGGTTCACACTAACCACGACGGTCTGCAGGGCACCGTAGAGCTTAGGTTGGAACGGAGCAGCGGCGGGGCTGTGCTGAATCGAATTGGTGACGTCGTAAACAACGTTACGCAGCGCGTTGTACAGGAACCAGCGCAAGGTGTAGCCTGCGACGGAATTCTGCCACACTGGGTAACCGAACAGCTTGACGCTGTATGCGTTGTCTTCCTGAGCAGTCACGATCTTGTACTCTTGCGAGATGAACGGAACTGCACCCACTTGGTTGCCGTACGAGATTTCGTTGGCAGACAACTGGTAACGCAACACAATACCAGCTTGATGGCCGACGATGGTTGTCAGGTACGACTCCATACCCAGCATCTTGAACTTGGTACCGTCCACAGGCAGCTCGTTTGTTGAGCCATCCGAATACGTCACCACACCGATCATGTTCAAACCGGTGAGCAGCACGTTCTGCGGCAAATCGATGCGATGCGGATCGGCAGCCGACAAGAACGGGCACTTCAGCGAGATGCCAACGATGTACTTGGTAGAGATGTTCGCACTGGCAATGAATGCCGAGTTTTCCAAGATCAACTGACGCTTGGAAGTGATGCGATTGTCTGCCGAGTACGACACAAACGTAACACGCTCATCATCTTGGATCTCCCGCATGGTGTATGCGGTCGGCATGACTTTGGTAGCGATGTTCGTCGTGTTGTTGATCTCAGCCAACTCCAGCGGGATTTTGTTCCCGATGATGTTACCAGCACTGTCGTACTGCAAACTGATGATGTTGGCTTCGCTGGAGATATCCGAACCCAAGAACAGACGTGCGTACATATTCTCGCTACCACGAATGTAGCAACGAGCATCGACACGGATTGCGTGCGGAACAACGGATGTGTCCAAATACACGCGATACGTATCGCTGGGCGTACCAGGTCCAGGACCGAGGAGCAGATCCTTGTCGGTAGGATCACCGCCGGATGCTACGGTTTCCAGCTCGTCCAGAGTCGGGATCAATGTAGCAAGATCGATATTGGTCACGCGGTACCAGGTCAAAGGGACCAGTTCGACAACCATGTCATCGATCTTTGGAACGTACCGCTTATCGCCAGGAGCTGTTGGGCCCATGAAGATTTCGTTTTTGTTCCAGATTTGAAAGCGACCATCTGGATCGTAGATCGGCGTGATGCCGTCAGACCCAGTAATGCCTGATGTTGAGATGATTGGATCATTTGCCATTTAGGGCTCCGAATACTCGAGCGGTTGCCCACTCGAGCCCTTTTAAGTTATTGACCGAATTGCTTTACGCGAATCGAGCCAGACAGCGAAATACGGTTGGAGCCGTAGATCAGCGCAACGCGGGTCAAGAACTTGTACTGGTAAACGCCCATGTCGATATAGCCATCCGTGTTGTGCGGATGAACCACAACGAAGTTGGGGTCAAGCAAGTTCTTGTCCGTCACAGGATCCCATGCCAACAGATACTCGTACCTCTGACAAGTTTCCCGAACAAACACATCGCTGTACTGTTCAATAAACTTGGCATCCCACAAAGCGCCGCTATTCAAGTCGTGGACGATCCGATTGAAGAACGGACTCACAACTTGATAGAGTGCTGGAATCGCACTCGGAGGCTGAGGTTTCTTTTCAGGTATCTTCAGCGTCATGTAGTCGGAGATGGCTTTATCAATCGCCATTGACTTCGCGCGCAGAGCAAACGTTGGATCAATCTTCTCATCTGCTTGATGCAGATAATCGTTCATCGGCACAATGATGTCGCGGATGGAATACGGAGAACCATTCATGACGTCCACAACGTGGATGTCAAAATCATCCTCACCGTAGTTCAATTCATCCCAACGATAGAGAGCGCCCCGGATGTTTACACGATTGACCTTGTCGTGACGAATATCGTACTTGTTGTTGTACGACAAAACACCGTACTGAACAAAGCCGATGTCTGGGACATTCGGACGAGTCATGTCGGACTTACAGAAGTTTGAGAAACGAATCCCGAGCTTCTGTGGTTGTGTATCCGGATTGACCAGGTATTCCTTATTGTTGACGACGATGCGTGGGAAGTCAACAATGTAGTCCAAGCCTTCAATCAAGGACTTACCGTTCAAGAAGAGATCCAGCTCGCCCATCGGAACAGCCATGGTGCGGAAGGTTTGCAAGTCTTCACGCCATTCACGAAGAGAGAACGTGATCAAGCCATCGACTGCGAAGTAATCCAGCTCGTAGTAAATGTGCTTCTTGCTTGGCCGCACCAATGTGTACGTCGTATCTGGATTATTCACCCACGTCACGACGCTGTTGATGATCGTGTACTGGCCTGAGCCTGTCACATCCACCCACACGTTATCCAGGATGTTGCCGATCTTACCACAGGTGTAGAACCTGTAGTTCTGATCAGGATCAATCGAATGCGTGCGAACATTCCAGAACGAATTCAGACCGATGTCTGCCGCTCCACTGATTGCTTCACACAACCGTGTAGTTGGGTTTGCACACGTGTAGCTTGTTCCAGAATTGTGAACGCTGTGTCCGACCATGTAGCCATCGGCGTCGTACTCGTAAACAGTACAGTCCATCGCCAAAGCTGATGGAAGCTGAACGCGCTGGAGTGTCGATACCAGCTGAGTGTGCTGAGGAGTATCTGCAATCAAAACACTGATGGCGTTGTAACCATAAGCGTTCTGAACATCGTCAACCGTGATGGCACCGAGGTTCTTGCTCATCAGTCCGATATAGGCGGAGTTCTCAAGATTCTCCACCTTCCACACGTCCACAAGCGCATTGACGCCAAGCATCGCTTGGAGCAAATCTTCATCATCTAGCTTGTAGAGATCACGGACGCGATTTTCCTCGTACACCAGTGGACGATCGTAACCTGAGTTACGAACATGCAGAACTAGCTTCAGTGAATTCAGAGGGGCAAAGATACTGCCTTCCTCAGCGTAGGCTGTCAAGAACTGCACTGGGACTGCGTAGTCTTTGTGCGTAACCATTCGCATGGCTTTGGGATTGTTCTTGTTGTAGTACAGACCTTTATAGCGCTGTCCATCTTCCTTGACTAGGAACAAATCCACATCGTCCATGTAGTCGATGATGTCTGTTTCACCAGCGTAGTGAAGCAAGAATTTGTAGACGTTGTCCAGCGTACTTTCGAATTGCGGCAAAGAACCAATATCGAAAGTGATGATCTTCTTCACAGAGCCGTCAAAAACGAACTCCATGTAATCGCCTGGCTTTGCTGTGATCAAGTCGATAGTGTCGACGAGAAGGCCATTGACAAAGCAGCGAGTAGTGCCAACTTCTTTGGCTTTGTATACGTTCAAGACTTGCTGAATCGCCATGATGTCAGCAGTCGTGACGGCTTGAATGCCTTTGACGTACACAATGTTGTCTTGCGAATTTGCACGAGCGCTCTGGAAGTAAGCATTCGTGTATAGACGCACGTAGATCGTTTCTTGAACAAGATCGATTGGGATGCGATCGTACTCAGGAATTCGGATAGCGAGAATCAAATCGCGTTCGGGAGTAACCTTGTACCAGATCTGACTACGGTGGATTTGATAACCCTTAACCGTATACACATCAGCCATCATCTGCATCTCGATGCATGCGTCGGCCAGCGAGATCCAAACGTTCTTTGAACTTTGCTGTAAGCCGAGCAACAGTGGATGAATCTGACCGATTTGGTAGATGTGAAAGCGCGAGCGTTGATCAGGGAGTTTGTGTTTTGTCCACATCACCCTGAAATCCATCCATGCTCCGTTGAGGTCAGTCAACCGAGCAGGTTTGAAGATCGCTTGCTTGTCTTGATTTGGCGTGCACCATACGTTCTTATACGCATGTTGCTGCAGGAAACCACCCATCACGTCGTAGCTGCTGGGTTGAGCCATGTTTATCTTTCGAGAAAGCTACTAGATGGGATTCGAAATTCTTACTCGCCTTCTCGCAAGGAGATGGTGAATTGACGAACTTCGCGCTTGTACTGGTTTTGCTCCAGCATTTTGGCCAGGGCCGAATGGTAGTAAGACCGAGCAGTGACTGCTTGGTAAACCATCATGATCCAAGTCGGCGGATGCTCCAAAGCAACCGCAGTGATCTCGGCGGAGTTGGCACCATACCAAGTACCGGCCATGATTGGGAACAGCGTGGCGGTATTCAAATTGTTCAGACGAACGTTTTGAATTTCTTCCTTAGCTGCTTCGCAGAACTCGTTGATGTTCGCGATATAAGGATAGCGGTCCACGACCTCCTCGACCACTTGTGGCTTGATGCCGGTGTTCTTTGCCACTTGAGTGACAACGATCACTTTGTCAACGGGTTCATCGCTGAACAAGCTGAGGTAGTAGATACCTGCCAAGATGCAGATCTTGGCTTGCTCGGCAGGACCGAAGTTCAGACGCTTGGTGAGATTGATGGAGATCCAGGCAGGGAATGCCATTGCTGGCAAACGCATGTCGCGCAGAGCTGCTTGACCGCCAGTTGTCCACATCTGCTGAAGACGACCACGAAGAGTCGCTGCGTCGTAAGCGTCTTTATTCGTGATTTCGAAATCAAGCGTGCTGGCGCTTTGCTTGCCGTAAGGACGAACGTCCACATAGACAAACTTCTCGCCAGAAGCTTCGCTGACGACCGGGTGATGGAACGAAGGCACCAGCTCATCCACGTAGCGATCACGGCGCACCAGGTACAAATCGGTGAAGCCTTGCTCGGTTCGAATATAGTTTTCAATACGAGCACGAATCAGTGCTTCCACGAGTTTGCTTGTGACAGTACCAGCACAAGCACTGGTCTGGTAAGCGGTTTGAAACACAGACATTTTGGGTTCCTTAAAAAAGACATCCGCTACCATGGAGCGCCGTTGTGCATTTAATATGAACACGGGCCCTTTTTCACGGGGTTCGACTAGAGTTTAAATAGAGCTCTTATCTGAATGCACTCATTGAAGAGTACTTAAAACTCAAGGAAGCATCAATAAGTGCGTCTGCAAAGACACTGGCTTAAGCCACTTTCCAAGAGCTTGTCACATAACAATCACCTGCGGCCATCGCGTTTGATCAGCTGATTGTGTGTGGCAAGCTATTGCTGTCGCGCCTAAACGCTTATTTGTTCTAGTGGCTTCCAAAAAAGACGCATGAATTAAATAGGCCTAATACAAAGTTCCTTATTGCCCGCAAAGCAGTTTGAGAACTTAGAAAGCTTGAAGTACGTACTGTGATTCGTGGCAACCGGTTAACCGCTTGCAAGTGCCATCTGTTGCTTTACGTATATCCAAAACCCTTTCTTTTACGGAATCAACATGTCCGCTATCGTTAACGCCGCACCGAAAGTGATCAACAATGGCATCAAGGACGAGAGCTTTCGCACTCCCGTCGCTGTGCCTGAAGATCGTCCCACCCACCTGCCGTTGTCTTTCTTCTACGCCAAGAAGGGTCCTCGCGATCCTCAGCTTTGCGTAGGCAACAGCCGTAACGCGTTGTATGGTGACGCTACGTTCGACCCCACGTCGTCGTACTTCAACCATGCTTCGTTGATGAACAACGTCATCAACAGTCAAGGCAATAGCCAGCTGTGTGTCCGTATCGTTCCTGACGATGCAGGTCCTGCAGCGACAATCCGCCTGTCCATGGATGTCTTGGCAACGGCAGTGCCGGTGTACAAGCGCAATCCTGACAATTCGTACCAACTGGACGTCGACGGCTTGCCTGTCAAGGACGGTACGAAAACTGTCCAAGGCTACAAGGTCAAGTGGGTTGCCGACAAGGTGACTCCTGACGTCGACGGAGCCGATACTTTCGGTACTGCTTCTCAAGGCGTTGGTGACCAAGTGGACACCACGACTTCGACTCAGTCGGTTCGCTATCCGATCATGGATCTGCGTGTTCCGAGCGAAGGTGCAGACGGCAACAACGTCGGCCTGCGTCTCTGGGCTCCGACTGTCAACGGCAATGCACCTCTGGACAGCCGCTTGATCGATCAAGCCAAGCTGTACCCGTTCCGCATCGCTTGCGTGACACGCGCCGATGTCTTGAGCACTCCCGTCGTGGTGCAAACCCAAGCCGGCGAGCAGTACTTGGATCTGAGCTTCAAGCCTGGTTCCTTGGATCGCAACACCAGCAAGCTGATGTATGTCGGCGACCGTTTCATCCAGGACTACCAAGATCTGGAAAGCAAGGGCATGCCCAAGCAGTACGGTCCGTTCGGTGAAATGCACACCTACGACGCCAACGTCAAGACCATCTTGGATCTGGTGACTGCTGCTGAACTGCCTTCGGCCCTGACTTCGTGCGACCTGAAGGGTGATGCTGATGAACAGTATCGCTTCAATCTGGTTTCCGGCAAGGACTCGACTGGCGCTCCTTACGTGACGTTCCAACTGCAAACCAGCGGTGGCAATGCGACGCTCCTGAGCGAAGCATCGACAACCTACGCTCGCGGCGGCGCCGACGGCACCATGAACAATGCGGCCTTTGCTCGTTCGGTGAGCGCTTGGATGCAGAAGTTTGCAGATCCCAACAGCGACATGCTGGACGCTGCGCGTTACCCCGTTTCGATCGTCTATGACTCGGGCTTCCCGCTGGCAACCAAGTACGACCTGCTGAAGATCATTGCTCAGCGCAAGGACACGTTCTGCGTGCTGGCCGTGCACGATGTCGACTCGCCGTCGGCTACTGCATCGCAAGAGAACTCGATCGCCATCGCTCTGCGCACTCGTGCTCAGAACTACCCTGAGTCCGAATACTACGGCACTCAAGTGGTGCGTGCCGCCATCATCGGCCGCGACGGCAAGATGTTGGGTTCGCAGTACAACAAGCGCATGCCTCTGACTCCTCAGTTGGCTCGCCGTGCTGCTGCAGCTTGGGGTGCCAGCAATGGCGTGTGGAACAACGAGAACATGTTCGACGTTGCTCCGCTGAACGAAGTGGACATGTTCACTGACGTGAACGTTCGCTACACCTCGGTCGCTGTGCGCAACAAGGACTGGGATGCTGGTTTGAACTGGGTGCAAAGCTCTGGCCGCGAAACTCTGTTCTTCCCTGCGTTGAAGACGGTGTACAGCAACGACACTTCGATCCTGACCAGCTTCATCACGGCCATGGCCTGTGTGGAACTGCAGAAGGTTGGCGAAGCTTCGTGGCGTCAGTTCACCGGTCGTGCTGACCTGTCGAACGAACAGTTCGCCAAGCGCATCGATGAATGGATTTCCGAAAACGTCCGTGGTCGCCTGACCAACCGTTACACCGTCGTGCCGCGTACGTACTACACGGCGGCTGACGAGGCCAATGGTTACAGCTGGCACACCGAAATCAACCTGTACGGTCCGAACATGAAGACCGTGGCAACGTTGAACGTGAACGGCCGTCGTCTCTCGGATCTCGACGCTCAACAAGGCTAAGGCAGCAAAGCCCGGTAGTGTAAAAACTACCGGGTAATGCATTCATCTCTTTCATCCGAGGATAACACAATGTCTCGAGTTACTAACGCACTGTTGCCGAATGGCCAGGCTTACGCAAAGGGCCGAACAGCTCCGATGCTGGATCTGCAATTCGGTGCGCACAACGGCTACGCCCCTGAATACGCTGAATGGGTGAGCAATAAGGCGTACGTCCAGCGCAACATGATTGCGCTGCTCATTGAATCGCCCACTGGTTTCCGCGATCTGGAAAACCCTGAAAAGTGGACGAGCACTCTGCGCGCTCTGGTGGAACGTCACGCCATCCGCATCACTGGCCTGCAATCGACTTTGGAAGTCGAAACCGTGGACAGCTCGCCTGTCGGCGGTGGTGGCGAAATGCATGAAGACTTCACTGATGTGAAGCGTGCACGTTCGCAGCCAGTGTTCAGCTGGGTTGAAAAGGATGGTCGTCCGATCAATGCCTTCTTGGAAGGCTGGATCACCAACCTGATCATGGATCCTGAAACCAAGGTGGCCAACATCTCCACCACGGCCAAGCGTCCTACCGACATGCTGGCTGACCGCTACGCCATGACCGTGCTCTTCATCGAGCCCGACATCACTCACTCGAAGGTGATCAATGCTTGGTTGTCGACCAACATGTTCCCCAAGAGCGCTGGTGATGTGACTGGTCGTCGCGACAAGACTGCCGCTGGTGAAACCGTCACGTACGACATCACCTTCACGGCAATCACCCAGCACAGCCTGGGCGTGATGGCGTTCGCTCAATCGATGCTCGACTCGATCAGCATCACCAATGCGAACCCTTACCTGCGTCCTGCCTTCGTGCAAGCTGTGGATTCCGACACTGCTGCGCAGAACATCGGCTACGCTGCTCAAACGGCAAATCTGGGCAACACGGCTCTGCGCGTGTAAACCACTTCACTACGGTGAACATAAAAGCCCAGGTTCGCCCTGGGCTTTTATTCTGTCACTATCGATAGTAACCTGGTTGCAGCGAAGTCATTTGATAAGGACTTTGCTGGTAGCTGTTAAAGCGTTTCTTCTCAACACGCTTTTCCTTAGCCGTTCTAAGCAGTTCATCGACGCTGTAGATTTCGTCTTCTTTTACGATGACGTATTTCATCAGACTTCGAATCTCTTGCTCCAAACGCTGAGCTACAAACTTGTCACGCTCTTTACCGAGCTCTTCTGTCAGACCTTCGATCTTATCACGCAGAGCGTTTTGGACCTCTTGATCTTGAGTAGGTATTACGCTGGCCGGATTCGACAAGTCTTGATTCTTAGACATCAGTAGTCGTGAATCAATACCGTAGAAACCAACGTTAACTGCTTTAGTCATGAACCAGAAACCAAGCAGCCACGCGATGACCATATCGTCGTGTCCGCCTTGCGGGTGATCGACTCGACCGTTCTTATTGATCAAGGCATTCACCTGGTCAATAAGGGTACTGTCGTAAACATAATCACAACCACGCTTAGCAGCCATCATCAGTGTGCTGGAGTAAAGTCCATTACGACTATACGTACCGTCACCGCCTGAAGTGGAGAAACCAAACGTCTTCTTGAAGCGATCGTAGATACGAGGATCGCGACGATTCATTGGTTTACGAATCTCTTCGAAGTTGTCGTGATTCTCACGGTAGTCTTGCACCACTGTGTTGAACAAGCGCTTGAAGGGATCAATACCAGCTTCGATCATGTAAACGATCAAGTAGTCCATGATCATCCCACCAGTAGAGCGTCGCTCCAACAAACCGGTGATGTTCTCAAAGCGGATGAACCATTGCAACAGCCAACGAGAGAACTTAATCAAGTTGGTTTCGTTGAACGTACCTGACGCAATCACTTCGGTTGTAGCCAGATCGATCAGCAACAAACCAATATCGTCATTGCCGACGGCTTCGCTGGTATCAAGGACTAGGACAAACTTACCGTTCGCCATGCGGCCATGAATCGTATCGGCCGGAATATACCAGCGCGTGATGTAACGGTCTTGACTGGAGATCTCTGTTTCCAAAGGCTCCATGCGTGAGCCAGCAATGCGCTCGAGCAAGTGAATAGGGATCGGGTTGGTCTGAGAGCCGGACGTCCACATGTTGAAGAAGTCTCGGTTAGCAGAATCGCCAGACTGGAAGGAATCCTCCAGAGCTCGCAACATCCATTCATCCGTCTTACCCAGTTGCCGATGATTGAAGACGCAACGAACTCGAACCTTACCTCCTCGGCTATTGGTACGAATAGTTGTTTCAAGATCTACAAGGTTCTTGCAATCCAAGAACTTCTCAGTCCAAGGTGCAGACTCCATCATCTCGCGATAAATGAAAGCGCCGTCCTTGTCATCCTTCTTACCAGCCGTTGTAGTGAAGATAGTTCCATACGGAGCCATTTCACGCTTAGCTGCTTCGATAGCTGCAGTCATAGCAGGCAGAGCTGCTTTCAACGCAATCTCAATGTTCACCTGGAAGGGTGCTTCGTCAACATGCATAACCGCAGTAGTCAAACCCCGGCCCATGTTATCCGCACGCTTTGGAGAGCTTTGTGGAACGTGAGTCGTGTAACGGTTACCCAGCGCGTTGATGGTAATTTCTTCTGTATTGTTCAGATCACTCGGACCCTTCAGGAACAGGTATGGAGGGAGTTCCTCCATCATGTCCTTGATCCGCTGAACGTTGGCACGACGCAGAGTGTCGTCCTTTGTCAGCAAGTTGATCTTTGTAGCAATACAGATGATGTTCAGCAGCAAGATCATCAACGCGTCAACGTTAATAGACTTACCTGTCTGCCGTGGCTGAATTAGAAATTGCGTGATGTGATTGAAGAACAACCAGAACAATGCAATATTGCCTCGATTGGCCTGAAGCCGCATTGCGTCGTTACCGCCCGAAGCAGGGACCTTAGCAATCTCTCGAAAGAAATACCAAGGATTGTGCTTGCATTCCAAACTGATCGCCGCCATCTGCTCAAGCGTCAAATCAGGCGAGTATGGATCAACTCCTTGCAAGTCTGGATTCAGTAGGGCGAGCAAGAACGCATTGTTCTCGATACCCATTGCGCGATAAACCGAAGCCAGTCGAATGAAGGACGTGTTCGTCGTCTTCATGTCGATGATTGCTCTTGGATATTTCTTCCAGTCGTCTAAGAAGAGTATCATTACTTAGTTACTCCAACTTCTCTCTAAGACAAAAATCTTTGAAGTGATGCATAACCTCTCCATTTAATGGCCGCATGGATGCAGCGCATTCACCATAAGCTTGGTGTATATAATAAAAAAAGATAAAGTGACGGAATAAAGCCAACACCTACCCGAGTTAGTTCCCGGATAGGTGTTGGCTTTTTATAATCACTGAAGCAATTGACGCGCAAGCGCCGATGTATCTCACGACTTAACCAGACGTGCTTTGAGCGTAACGCAGTCTGGCATGTAGGAGGTCTAAGAAGGCCTCTATTGCTGCTTCCTTTTGACTGGACGAGTTGGACCACGAGTTCAATAGTCGAGGGAACGTCCTGTCTCTGGCGCAAGCATCGATCAATACGTCAGGTGCTTTCCCAGCGATAGTGGCAAAGACTTCGTAAGTTTTAATCACGAAGTTTGGCACAAACCAACGCTTATACATGCACCTGTATTTTCTTTCCTGACAATGGATAGTCACTGTATACCCTTCAACAGAGTATGCGACTAAGGACTCTATCTGAGCCCTTGCTTCAGTGATTTCAATCAGACTTCTTTCACCTCGAATAGTTTCGATGGCCTTCGGAAGCAGCTGACTAAGTAATCGAAAATGACCCATGGCGAACACACCATTTTAGAAGGAAGTAAATACTCTCTCGATTCATCGCACCAAAGGATTGATGGACGCCTTCATAAACGGTATATTACACGTTGGACCAATGACACATCGTGTATGCACGAGACACGATGTAAAGCAAGACTGCGGTTCGCACAGAAGCAATGACGCTATCTGTGCGTGTATCTACAGACTTACGAACAATGACTTCTGCAAACCGACGAAGATCCATCAAGTCAGGATCCGTAGAACGGGACGATGTGTAAACACCGCGCAAACGCTCCAACAGTTTGGGCAAGTTAATGCCGGCTTGAACTGTTTGACGATTCTTCTCCAAGTACGTGAAGCTGTGAATCATCGTCATCTCGATCAACTTGGCAATATCGTCGGAACGAGATTTCAAGTAATTGTTCGAGATGTATTCAAGTGCACTGACGATGTGCTTGGGTGGGGCAGAAGGGAAGATGTCTTGAACCACTTTCAGCAACTCACCACGAATGAATGAGTTCTTGTCACCCACAACGGAGTTCATGTAGTTGGTGTAAGTTGCCAAGCCTTTACTTCGATCCTTGAGCACTTCCACGCCGTCAAAGTCAACCACACCGGAGCTGGATGTGATTTTCTCACCCGCGTCCTTGATCTGTACGAACTGACCAAAGATGTTCTTGAGCATGTCACGCAGACGACCTTGAATGTCATTGAGCATTCGAACAACGCCCATGTCGTCATCCATACGAGCAATCACATTGAAGTGAGAGCTAGTCTTTGCCGTGATGTCAGAGCAACGTGCTTCCAGGACTTTCAACCAAGTACCGTAGATCTTGATCGAATACTTGTTCGACAACTGCGCGTACGCAGCCTCAGCCGAAGCGCGGTCGGCTGGGAACTTGAAGTGACGGAACAAACGACTGGTCAGGAATTTGAACTGCAAAGCCAGCAAGATGTCTTGGATGGTTTGGGCACGCTCGTCGATGGTGAGATTCGATGCATTGTGGAACTTGTAGCAAAGCCACACGCACGATTGGTTCAAAGCGTCACCAGACACGTGACGCACACCGTCCTTGCCTTGTACGCAAGCCAGCTTGTTGATCTTGTCCTGCAAGTCATGTTCGTTAACGTCCAGGATATCGTCGAACCAGTGGTTCTTGTCCGACTCCACAAACCGCACGACTTGAACACCTGTCAAGTTGCCCCCGAAGAATTGGGAGTGTTCACTGTTGCGGTTGATAAAGTCCACGACATAGCGATGGATCCTCAGGCTCAATGCCTTATCAGCCACAACGTTCCGGCAGACATCGTCGAAGATGTCTCTGATCTTTGCTTCTTGCATTTCGTTCGCCTCAGTAACGTTGTTTCAGGTTGCCGCCACTCATGAACGGCGAAGAGGTGTTGTGAGTACCTCCACAAAGGAAAAGGGAAGTAAAGTCAAAAGCCGCCCCGCCCCGGTTTCGCGGGAGGGGGCTTTGGGGGAGGGTAATCTCTCAAGACTTTGGACGAAGTCCTTTTTCTGGTAGTTGGTCTGTCAATTGGCTAGATTCGTTTAAACCGTCTATACGGCTTTCTTTTCTCTCAGACTCATCGTTGCTCATCTAAGCAACGAAAATAGCTCTAAGACCTCTTAAAACCTTTTCTAAGCCTATAACTTCAAGATCTCATCTTCTCAGCATAAAAGGCTGGGTCTACTACCCAGCCGCTTAACTCTTAAAAAATTTCTCTTTTTAAGAAACCCTCATTATAGAACGCGTGCGCGTATGCGTGCGCATGTGTGCGCGCACGCGCATTATACTCTTTATTATTCTTAGTATACTATCGGGGGTCTGGGGCCCCCCTATTATACTAGGTTTAGTTAAAATAGCTTTAACTATATTAGTAAGCTAGCCAGTATTTTTTGGCATAGTGACCTTTTAAAAAGGCTTGTATTGAACTCAGATTTGGGTAGCTACCTACCCTCGACTTTTCTTTTTTATTTCATCTATGGCCTTTGTAGGGTCCTTAGCAGCGTTTTACAAGTGACAACATAAAGAGAGGTTTTACCCCCTCTTTACTTTTTCAGACTTTTAGTCCTTGATGTCAACCTTGCGAGTACGAATCACCACTTCGATGGATTCAACCACGTAATTGGCATCACTGCTTTGCTCGTTCAAAGCAATCATCTTCTGGGTTTCCCAGTCTTCCTTCACCACGCCGTCAGTCTTAATGCCAACGTCGCGGTAGAAAACGAACTTGGGCTCCAAACCATCCAGGTCGTTGGAGTTGAAGAACTTGATGGTTTCTTCCTGAGTGGCTGGCGCAATCAGCTTTGTACCTGAACCACCGGTTTCCAAGCTTTCAGGAACTTCAGGCTTTACCGGATCCGTAATGTCAATCCGCTCTTCCACCTTGTGAGTGTCTTGGAAGACTCGGCGGGCTGCTGCGGAGAAGTAAGCGTCTTGCGCCTGGCTTTCAGTCGCAACGGCTTCAGCTTGAGTTGTGGCTGCAGGCGTAACGCCATCGAACTCGCCAGTCACCACGTTCTTCTTGGCCAATTGAATATTCAGCGCACGAGTGAAGAGGGTGGACAGCGGCGCATTCATCACGACACTGTCGCGACTCATGGCTTCGAGCTTTTGCTCAACAGCAGCGTCCGTGTTCTCACGACTGATGACGTGAGTGGGAGGGGCTGCTTGTGGAGCAGGTGCAACTGGTTCAGTAGCAGGTGGCAATGCTGCGGGAACGGGTGTCTCCAAACTCTCCAGAGCTTGAGACAAGATTGAGTTTTTCATGAATAGGCTCCAGTGGGCTTGAATGCAGTACGAGTAAATATCGTCATCACATACGATGAAAGCGTATTTTTACTACAACACCTAATTGTGACAAGCCTTGATATGAGCAAGCGCCACGCTGCAAACACAAAAGGCAAGGGAAAAATCGCTATGGATAAGAGAACTTTAATAGTGCTAAGGACCAGCGATATTGCTTTCAACAACACCGAGTTGACTTTCATTCGCAAGTACCTGCACTGCAAGTATCCAAGCGCCATGAGTCGAATGATCGACCAAACTCGTTTGTTGATGAGAGCCATTCAGTCCACAGCAAAACCCAATTCGAAACTGATGTATTCCGCCGAGCGGGCACATCCTGAAAACACCGACCGTTATGTTGTCACAGAGATGCTTTATGACATCAATGAGGCAGGTAACCGTGCAATGATCAGCATCGAACCTATTGCTGATAGGACCAATGAAGTCAAGGATTTGAAAATCGCCGCAAAGACACTGCGGCGCGTTTTCACTGAACTGTCCGATACGACAGCCTTCCCAAAAGATGCGCGTCTTTTGACGTGCGGCGTGATCAACTATCGCTTTGTTCTCCAGCAACTGCTCGAGTATCTGGAAAGCATCAAGCAAGAAATAATTGTTCATGAATATTCTTTTGTTACCCAGCTTGACCAAGAACCTCACCTTTTCTTGGACTTGCGGCACAAACACGGACGAAGCCACCACATCAAAATGCGCTTCGACTTTTTTGAACAAACTGCTCCAGTACAAGCTGAAGAAAAAATCAGTGAAGTTGCTGAGCAGTAAGGAAGGACATCGCAGTGAATCAGTTCTTTAATCAAAATCCGGATACACCGGTTGAAAACCGCATTGCTGACAAAGTGGTGCTTCAATCAATCGTCAAGGTTGTTGAAGAAGACAAACTCGACGAAGGCAATTGCAGCGTTGTGTTTGAACTTCACAACTACATTCCTGAACAAACGCCAGAAGATTTTTCGCCGTCGAACGATTTGGAAGAATTGATGCATTTGAATAAGGCATCGATACTTTCGAGCTTATCGATGCCGTTCAGCTTCAAAGAGCAACAGCTGATTACCGGCCTCGCTGCAAACTTCCCGCATCTTGAAAACTTGTATGACGTTGAGATTTCAACGTACAAAGCTTTTAAGGACGGCACTCCTTATACGTTGATTGAGCTTATCAGTCGCAAGTTGTCGCGCAGTTTGTACATCAAGGTAATTTCGTATCCAAATCCGTAGGGAGAAGTAAGGAGGAAAATGGTTGCAGCAAAACGGGACAAGCAATACCCCGGAGTAGCCTACAGCCACGGTCGCAATGAAGTTGAGGAGTTTAAAGTTATCAAAAATGATGTTTACTCGTTGAACACCAAGGTAACAAACACCAAAGCAAATCTAGCGGCCGACAGTGCTTTCCAACAATACTCGAAAGCACTACAGGACATCGTCAGTCCGAATGAATCAAAACTTTCAGTCTTTGAAGCTTTCTCGAAGCTTGATTTGTCTTCCACACTAGAGACGAGAACTTTGGTCGCTGTGCGCATCCTTACTAACGAGGAGCATACACGCGGCCTTAGAGTTCTTGCTTTCGGGTTAGGCAAAGACCAATGGTACGGTTCAAAGGTAGGCTATAAGAAAGTCCAACTCAATCTCTTCGATTTGAAGGATGAGGAGATCACTCGGGTTTTTGCAGCTGTCACACAACAGCAAGGTTTGGATGTATCGTTTTACGAGAATTCAAAAGCTTTAGTAATGCGTGCTCACGACCCAGGGTCTGGTAACTGTCATCAATGCCAAACCATGACTGAGTATTGCGTGTCAAAAACAAACAACCCAGTGTTTCGTAGGGAGTCTGCCACGGACGAACGATCCAGTTGCAAAGTTACTAAGTCTTCAAGGGCTTGTGACGAAGTAGTGTAAAAAATTACACCTGGACGTCATGTTGTGTAGAGAAGTTCCAAAGAACAAATTGTCAGCTAACGAGCTTATTGCCTTTGTGCGTTCACGGCCAACCTGCTGATTCCGTCGCGTGAAAGCGACTTGTAGACTTTGTTGCATCGAAGCTAGCGTACTCCCGGAGACTTCGGTCTCCGGGTTTATGTTGTCACGTCATAAACAGGAGAGTTACCTCCCCCGTTTATGCTTCGTTTAGCGGTGACCGCCAATGACCATGCGAAGCGTGCGAGTCCACTTCTGCGCATCGTTCATGAGGCTGACCTTCTGCCACACTTCCCTGAGGTATGTCTGGTACAACTCTTCGCTGTCCGAGTAACTGTCGACAATCTCACGGAAACGTCCCAATTGGAAACCACCCATAAGTTCGCCGACATCCACACGGACGACAAGCTTGTTGTAGATGTAGGACTTGATAGCCAGCACGCACAACTGGCTGAATTGACGGAACACACGCAATTGCAAGTGACTCATGTTCTCGTCACTGGCCAACATGCAGCGCAAGAAAGCATTTGCTGGCAGAATTGTTGTGTCACGAACAGACACCACATTTTCACCAATCAACTGCACTTGTGATGTCGACGTAACAGGGATGGTGCCTGCGGAATCAAGCAACCCTTGCGCCGTTGCCATCATCTGCGTGCTCTGACAACCTGTCGCCATACCGTAATAGGCGATGCCTGTCGGATCGTTGAACGTGACGTTTAGAACGCTCAAGATAGAGCGATTTTGCGTCATGGATTTTGGGATGCGATAGATCGACGTGAAGTCATCGGGTCTGGAAGTCATCAAGCCTTCAAGACGAACAAGGATTTCTGTGCCGCCCACAATGTCGCAATCAATGAGAACGCGTGGACGAATCACCACGGCTTTTAAGTTCTCCGTGATTGTGTCGGGTGTAGACCGAATGCTTTTGGTTCGGTCGTAGAAAAGAGCTTGAAGGATTTCATCAGGGATCTGATAACGCGCTTCACTGATCGCTCTGGAAATTGGATTCATGTGTGTAACCTCTATTCGAGTGCTGAAAACAATCAACTTACTTTCAGTCACATATCACTGACTTGGAGGTGTGGCCTAAATCTAAAAAAGAACAGGATGCACCCTTCATATTAGAGGGCTGTTAAAAAGCTCGTCTGATTTGCAACCCTTGAACCATCTGAGGAAGATATGACAATTGAAACACGCAAAGGCAACATCACTCTGTACGCAGCAGGGGGTGCGGGGATCAACGTTGCCAAGTTGATTGAGCCCTTCCGCAACGCACAAGAACTGGGGATGGCAACCATCTCTCCGGTCTACATCGATACCTCGCTGTCCAACAGCAAAGGCCTCCCGCCCGAGTTCACCTGGGTTTTCGAAGGCATGGATGGTTCCGGCAAGGTTCGTGCCGAAAACTACCAAGAGATCAGTCGTCATGTTCGCTCCATCCTCCAGAAGTTCCCACCCGGCGACTTGGCCATCGTTCTGTCTTCGGCCCACGGCGGCTCCGGCAGTGTGATTGCTCCTTCCCTGGTTTCCGAACTGCTGAGCGACGGCATTCCCACCGTGGTCATCACCATCGGCGGCACCGACAGTGCTCTGGAAATCAAGAACACGCTGAACACCCTCAAGTCGTACGAAGGTGTTGCTCAGAAGCGCGAAACGCCTGTGGTCATGGCCTACTTCCAGAACAGCAAGGAAACTCCTCGTGCTGTTGTGGACCGTGCCGCTGTGGAACTGGTCTCCACGTTGATGACTGTTTTCTCTCGCGAGAATACGGAACTCGACAGCATGGACTTGGCCAACTTCTTGCGCTTCGACAAGGTCACCAGCTACAAGCCTCGCGTCGTCGGCCTGGTCCGCTACCTGTCCGACCAAACTGAGAACTTGGACGACATCACCACCGGCAACGTCATCACCGTGGTCTCGGTGCTCAAGCCCGGCGCTACGCTGGACCTGAACTTCACTCCCGAATACGGCTCGATCGGTTACCTGAACGAAAAGGTCAACCGTCAAGTCCTGGACATTGCTCCGCTGTCACTGGTCACGCTGGCAAACACGCCGGCCGTTGTTGCCAAGGACATGAGCGCTCGTCTGGTCGCAATCGAGAAGGCTGTCAAAGCCCGCGTCGATAACGGCCCGATCCTGAGCAACTCCGACAAGCCGACTGATTCCGGCATCGTGCTGTAAACACAGCATAAAGAAACCAGTGTTGCTTAACCCGCAACACTGGTTTTATTCCCTCTTTTTATTTTACCTCTAGAATCCACCAGAATCACCCAGGAGAGGTTTAAAATAAGTGACCAATACCCTGACTGCTTCTAGTGGATTTTTATTCACTCCACCAATTTTTTGAATGATCCTGATAGGAGCTCAGATGGGACATCCCATTAAAGGCGTTGTGTTGCCTCTCGAGCCATTCGCGGTCAAGGTAAGAAAAGAAGCACATCTCAGATCTCTACGAGTCGTAGATGCGAGCATTGTTAACTCGCTAGAACATAAGTTCTTGCTGGAACAATACTTGTACCAACTAACAAAAAGACTAATAGAGAACCGCTTCCTAGTTCAAGTAGTGGCTGGAATTCATTCACCACACCTGACTGAAAGCGAGTACAGATTTGACATAGTTCGTGTATTAGATATCATGGTAACCACAGCGATCTCTGATTACGAACTGTTCTTTTCAACATGCCTTGACTCAGTGATTCGAACGCACGACTTCCCTGAGGTCGTGTATTTAGACAAGCTAGGCGATGCCGTAATCGTTACATGGAAATAGCAAAAATGAATGAATCACAAAAGGTGTTTGTCTTAGGAGTTGCAGAAATACCAACTCTGATTGAGCAAGATTTCGGTGAGATCTTGATCGAACCTGAAGAAGGGTACTATCGCAGTACCGATCTGGAACCTTGCCTGCCTTACCGCAGTCGTTCCGGCATGCCTGCAATCTACTGGTTGCAAGAGCCAAATACGCTTAACAAGCGTGAGGTAACTAACCTCGCGGTTGTGAAAGGTATGGTCTATAGCGATGAAGGAACACGCGTAATGCGCGTCTACCGAGTTGGTGATCTGCAACTGACCCCGCAAATCCCAGTCATCGGTCATCGCATCGTTATGGAATATCTGCAAACGTTCATCGAGATGTCGCGTTGCTGGTATCCGCACACAGAAGACAAGATGTTGGGTACAGGTAACCTGTATCATCGTTTCCACAAGTTCATCAAGTATGAAATCATGGAAACGTACGATCGAACCAAAATGGCTGAAGTTCACGAGCATTTGAACGAAGTCACAATCGAATACATGCGCGGCATCATGCCTGTGCCTGGACAAGACCACGTCTTCGGCGTGTTCCTGAGCCGAATTATTCAGCTCTGCTATTCGATCATTCAGCCAATCGCTGATCACTTGATCTCGCATCCGTGGATGGAATTCGAATTGCAGCGTATGCGCGGCAATGACTTCCTGCTGATCGAGAAAGGTGATTTCCGTATCAACTCTTGGGAAGCTCAGCATCTCAAGAAAACAGGACTGTGAACGAACGATGAACCAAACACGTCCGTCCATGGGAGCATCCCAACTGTACATTCAGTACAAAATCTCCATTGCCGACATTCTCGTTGTAATGCGTGATGAACTCGCGTATGGTCGTGATATCGATTTATCGTGTATCATGATGGAGATGCTGAACAACGTCTTCTTTGATCGAGTCGGTCGTTACGGAAAGTACTCGGGCGTTGTCGGCATTTATCGCCAACTCATACCTCAAGTGATCACTGAAGAACAAGCGTTGCAAGTAGATATCCAGATGCATGATTACATGGGTCTACTTGCTGATGTCTTGTCAAGCACTTTCCCCTCCATGGTGATGCGTCCAACCAACCATTACTTCTTCTATCCACCAGGTGAAACGGATCTTGTCGTCTATGTACCCGTTACAGAGGACTTACCGCCAGAGATTTCATCAAAGGCCATCCCGGAAGAGGCGATACGTAGTGCCATTCGATGAGGCGTATCTCGAACTAGGAGATATGTCTAGAGCGTTCTTTTTCTACCCACGAGGTTTGAAGGACGCTATCGAAATCACATTGGCAACTACGTGCATTCCGGACGACCACTATTTCGTCAGCCCAAATCACATCATCTGTGATCTGGAAAGATGGATAGAAGGTGAGTGTCAGGTGAACACCGGACCGATTGATTTACTCGGTCTATTTACCAACGTGAAGATTGCTACAGAGCTTTTGGAAGAATACGTCCTGAGGCAGATGCGGCAGTTGTTTGGCTCTAGCGACTTGCATGTACATGCTGTTGAACCCATGGTGGGAACGAATATGCATTACATCGTGACGGTAGATTTTTAATCCCAACCCCTGTGTTTATTGATGAACAAATCACCACTGCTTATCGTACCTGTGCAGAATAGCTTAATAGCGTTTAAACGAGCGCTTGATCAACCAGAGCTTCCCTGCATCGATTTCGAAGCAGTGATTGATCTCGTGATTGATTCGGTGTCTTCTGTCAGGGAGGCTGAGGCTGAGTTATTTCATCTCGGAAGAACCATGCTGCGAGATGAATTTTTAGGTAGTCGTAGTGGACCGATGCTATATCCTAGTGATGAGGTCAGCTTCTACGAGTCTCCTGAAGAAAACATACTCGGCCTTGAACACATCGTGGCTCTGGCTAAGAAACTTGGCCAGCAATTAAAACAAGAATTCGAAGGTTATCGCCTCTATACTGACGGCGAGCTTCGATACAGCTATCACGGAATAATCGATGAACACTCAATCATCCTCAGAACTCGATCCAGGAGATGACGTGCAACAAACTGATTCTGCTCCAGGACTACCGACGCGTTTGGTAGTCGATATTGAAGAACCTCTGAAACGCTTCGAAGCCGCGATCAGCAAGTACGAGGAACTCGGTATCGAAATCAAAGCGGCTGTGGCCGATCTGATCGAATGCTTGGCGCAGAAAACTGATGCCGAGCACGAGCTGGCGTACAGTAGTTACGAGATGACGCCTGTGGATGCAGCTATCTGCATGGCTGGAAGAGAAGAGGAGCAAGAACCAATCTCCCAAATGGATCAAGACGTGGTCGATTACATCTCTGCTCGTGAAGAGATGGGTAAAGCTTTGTTGAAAATCTTCAATGATTACAAGCTTTACCATCGCGATCGTTTGTTCTACCAAATCAGTACGATCATCGGAACGGCCCTTGTGCTAGAAAAGATCGGCGTCCCCTTCCTAACCGAAGATCGTGCGAGACAGCGTCATGTCAACAACCTTCAACGACAAGTTACCTTCGTCAGTGGTTTTTCCAATCGACGGGATCATAGCCAGAATGTTTTACCAGGTACGGCAAAATACCTCGATGGCAACGCGACTACGTTCGAGGCTCAACTCCGTGCTATTACAGCTAATTTGGATCGTCCTTGAAGAACGTACTGATTGGGAGAACACGCCGTTAGATGCCATCATCGATGAGGTGGAAGCATTTGACGGTGTAGAGCGCGATACGTTAGTACAGGCATTGTGGACTTTCATGGACGCAATGCTGTCTAATTTCGATACTTACCAAGTTCCTGTTTCAGAAGTGAAACGTCGGCTTGGTAAGGTCGAAGTGTTTGGAGAAGCTGTGTTGTTGGAATTCGTAAAGTCCAATCTTCCTCCAACGCCAAATCTGCGCCCGCTGTATAACGGCTACGTTCCTGTGTCGTATCATCGCTGGCTTGATGAAGCTCTAAATTGACCTTGGTCATTAATCGTGTGTTGCGCAATACACGAACCTATTACCAGAAGGCACCAACATGACTTACCCTGTTGAAGTAGGTAAGGTGTACGACTTTTCAGTCTACCCTTCCACAGTCATCCCGAATGACTACACGAATGTGACCATCCTCGGTATTCTCGATGCCGACTCTGCTCGTCAGATCGCAGACATTGATGCACTGCACGCCGCAGTCTATCCTTATCTGCCGGCCGGAACAATTGATGACGCCACAGCGTATTACTACGTTAAGGTGGCATTGAATAACGGCATCAAAACCGTTCTCGGTATCACGTGGATCAACCAAACCACAATCACGCCGCGCGCTACAACCAGAATCCATGTTCTGATTGAAGACGCTAAGACTACAGACATTGATCGCGTTCGTCAATGCTTGTTGATGAATGGATTCAACAGCGTCACAGTGAGCTTGAATCCAATTCCGATTCCTTAAGGTCGTAAAAAAATATCTATAGGACACTATAGTTTGAGCGAAGACTGGTTATCTTCGAATCACAATCCTGAAAGAGTTTTCGATCCTTTTTCTCGATCAGGATTGGTGAAGCAAAATGAAAACGGTTGTTCCATTTTGCAACACCTGATGGAATTGGTTCCCCTCAGATCTTAAGAGCCCTCGAGCGTGTGCTGCGAGAAGCTCCGAAAGGTCTGAGGGTTTCATCACCTTTTATTTTTTTGCCTATTTTGATGTGAGACTCTGGAGTAATCACATGTGGAGAAGTTTCGTAGCGCGGCTACTAAGTAAATACCAATGGTTCATTAACCCGCTGGTTGATAAGCGTGATCCGTTATTCTTGCTGATGCGTGACCACGGATTTAAGCCAGCAGCGTTCAGAATCAAGAAATTCATCAATCCGTTTTACGACGAAGCACGTTTAGTTGGAATCTTCATCACCAATTATTCGGACAATATCTACCATACGCAGCTTCAATTATGCGTATACAAGAAGCATGAGTTCTATTTTACCAAAGATGGTAAAGAACTTTACTGCTTAGCACACTTGTTTATGCACGGCGGGGGCGATGCAGCTTATCGCTTGGGAAGTCATTACAAGACGGATTTTGTAGAGTTCAAGGACATCCCTAGTTTCTTGAAAGCATCAAGCAAGATGATTGAGACAAGAGCTATGGTTTTCAGAATTCAAGAAGGTTCTAGAAAGATAGCTGTGCCACAGAAAGAAACAACATAAAGCCAGAGGGGAAGTCCCCTCTGGCTAATATGCCGCCTCTTTTTTACAGGAACCAGACATGATTTGTAGAAAAAGGAGAACCATGTCTGCGCACACAAATCCTTTCACGCTTCCGAAGACGGAATACAAGCGAGATCTGCATATCGTTAAGAACTACGCTCTGGATGCCGCGCATTACTTGCACGTCATGACCAAGACACCTCTTGACGAATGTCTGGCTTACGTGATCAAGAACTCAAAGCCAGGTGGTGAGTTTGCTGTTAAGGATCCGACAGTCCGCTACCTGGAACGTGGTGAGAATGGTGACCGTACCGAGAAGACAACAACCTTCTTGGGTTACCTGAACGAATCCATCAAGTCTCGTGAACTGATTGCACCAACGTTCACAACGTACTTGCATCCCAAGGTCAAGAAATCTATCTTGGCTACGTTTATCGGCATTAACGTTAAAGCGCGTAGTGTGGCTAAGAAAGCCATGTATGTTGCTGAAATGGCTGGTAACAAAATTCTGCAGTTGTTCAAGAAGAACGAGCAGAACAACAAGAAACTATCGAACAACTCGATCTCCGGCGCACACGTGTCTAACTCGACACCTCTGTTCAATCGGACATCACATTCGACTCTGACATCGAACTGCCGCACCACTTCTGGTTACGGTAATGCAAATAACGAGAAGATGTTGAGTGGTAATCGCCACTATCACAATCACGAGATCGTGATCAACAACATCGTGGCTGTGACAAATCACACGAATTACGACAACTTGCGTGAAGTCATGCAGCGTTTTGGCATTCGTCACGTCACACACGAAGAAACGATGCAAGTCATTCGTTTCTCCACCGACTTGTATTGGCGCAGTGAGCAACACATGCTCATGATCCGTGAGCTGGTGTATAACTTGACGCCTGAACAATGCAGTGCCTTTGTGTACACGGGTGATCTGTATCACCTGATGAAATTCAACGACGGTACGATGCGTGAATTCCTTGGCAGGTTGTCCAAGAAAGTTACGGGTTCCACAGTTGAAGAACCGAAGAAAGTATTCGACACCTATCGTGAAGAATACCGGCTTCTGGCCGCGCAGTTGTTCCCTATCGAAATGCGTGGTCTACAGATGAAAGAGATCGTGGGTACACAGCTGGAGAAAGATCTTGCTGCCACGATCATCAACATCAACGACACGCTCATGGCGTACGAGTCCTTCATTCGTACGTTCCTGGGAACAACCAACGTACCTGCTTCCCTGGGTTTCTTCCCAGACAGCATTCGTCGTGCTGCTTTGACTTCAGATACTGACTCCACGATTTTCACCGTGCAGGACTGGGTGTTCTGGTATTACGGCGATTCTCCAGGCTTTACAGAAGGTACGTCTGGTCTGGCGGCAACCATGATTTTCTTGGCTGCTGAATCCATTACTCACGTGCTGGCCATGATGTCTGCCAACTTCGGTATCGAAGCTGACCGTATCCATCAGGTGGCCATGAAGAACGAATACAAGTTCGACGTGTTCGTTCCGACTCAAGTAGGTAAACACTACTTTGCGTACATTAGTTCGCAAGAAGGCAATATCTACAAGAAGTACAAGATGGAGATCAAGGGTGTTCACCTGAAGTCTTCCAACGTGCCCAAGAAGATTGTTGCTCAGGCTGAGGACATGATGAAACGCATCATGCAAACAGTACTGGATAACAAGAAGATCAGTCTCATCGCATATCTCAAAGAGGTTGCTGATGTTGAGCGTGAAGTTATGCGTTCAATTATCGCCGGTGAATCCACGTACATGCGTGGCGGACAGATCAAGGGCGCAAGCTCGTACAAGAAAGGTGCGATGGGTTCACCGTATCAGTTCTACGATTTGTGGCAGAAAGTCTTTGCTGACAAATACGGCCCTGCTCCCGCCCCACCATACGCTGCCGCCAAGGTTTGTTTGGACTTGCAATCTGCCGGTCAGGTTCGTCAGTGGGTTGAGAACATCAAGGACAAAGATCTCGCAGCTCGTATGCAAAAGTGGCTTATTGATAACGACAAGACTGGCGCTATCACTTCTCTGCTTTTGCCGCAGTCCAATCTGGAACTCACCGGAATGCCTGCAGAGCTGGTGGATTACTTGGACATGCGTCGCTCCGTTGCCGACATCTCTAAGATCTTCTATCTGATCTTGGAGACACTTGGTTACTACGCAACGACGGATAAAATCACCCACCTGTGTTCTGATTATTACTGATTGACGACATATAGTCATACAGCTCCAGGTAGCAGGTCCCACAGAAGTGGCGACCCTACTAACCTGGTGCTGTATGAGCTAACTCTTTTCGAGTAGAACGTTGAGATCGTACTTAGCATCTGTAAACGCATCGCCCGGAAGGATGTGTTGCAATACTTTCTCAGTCTTGTACAGAGAAAGATTCCACTGAATGCGATTAACCTCGGAAGCATTCACTTCACGAGGCCTTAGCTTTGTGACCTTGAACAAGAATGACAGCATTGTCAATCTAGCCAATGTCAGCGCCCAAACAGCTTGACGTGTAGGGGCTACTTCTGGAAGCTTGGCCAAATCTGCTAAAGTTGGTTCACTAACCAAGGGAATCATCTTCAGCAAAGAGTTGAACCTTCTTGTCGATCCTCTCAGATTGTCCAACTGACGCATCTGGATATCGTTAAGTCGTTTCGTGAAGTCCGTCATGTAAAACGGATGTCTCACTCGTGATTCCCCAAAAGGAATACCGTTGAGCAAGTTGTAGATACGGTTGAAGACACACACGTCAAGGTGTGAACTCAACATGTTCACCAATGGGTAGTTGTAGATGAAATGCGTAATTCCCTTAGGGGAGTCGCCGGTTTTTTCGGCACGCATGTCTTCGATGTACTTCCATTGACGATACTGCAACGCGAGCATGGGAATGTTGATCGCAATGACAGCTGTACCTTTTTCACGACTGGTGATCGTCCCGTCTGGGATGTTCAAAGCAAGATCGCTTTTAGGATGCTTCAGTACCTTGATAGGTTGAAGATCTTGCCAGTTCTCAGCAGCGTCGTCGTAATCAAAAGCGTCATCATGACCAATAATGATCTCGTGAACGCCCTTGCCGTAGAACACGCCGTCAAAAACGTTGCCGTTACTTACAGCACAAGTCATTTTGTTTGCTGAAGCGATTCCTTGAGTCTTCGCTACAGCTGTTGCATAAAACCGATCGATAGACAGAGATCTGGTGACCCCCACGCCATAGATCAGTTTGATCAAGAAGTGAGAGCCATCTACTTTGCCTGCGTATGTTCGGTAGTAAGAGGTCACGGTTTCCAGATTCGCTTGCAGTCCTGAACGCAAGTAGTTCCAGTCTGGGATAAGTGCCGTTCCTTCATTACTTCCCGTTTCGAATCCAAAGAAGCTTTGCATAGCAGCGGATTAATGAAGAGTAGATGATTGACATACCATAGTAACCAGTGCTTACGACGGAATGTCAAAATTTACTAGAGTTAGATGTATAATGTGGAAGAGGCTTCACAGCTGATTCTTTCCAGGCCTGGTTTGCGCTGGGTCTGGGGGTACCCTATGGTGTCTCGCTTTGCCGAATACCTAATTAATGCCCGTGCTTCTGAACTGGATTCGAAAGAATTTCAACCACATATCACTTCCCTGGAGAATAGGGTTAACTGGTTTCTCCCGTCAACATTTCTGCAGGGATGTGGATGTATAGATCGTTACTTGCCCCACATGTAGCGGTCGAAGCAAGAAGTACGAACCGAAAACAAGTCATAAAAGGACGAAGATGCTTCACGTCGACGACGAAGAGCAAGGTTCTCCAGTCAGCGGTGTGCCCACACCAAAGGCTGAGCGCCCTGTCAAGAATGAAACGGCTATGGCCGCTGCGATGCCCAGTGCACTGATCTCGCAAAAGCCCGTCGTTCCTGCTGTTCCCACGAAACCGATGCCGGTCGCCACGGCAAAAGTACCTGCAACAACCAATCAGCTGAAAACAACTATGTCTACCCAAACCTCGAATCTGCTGTCGCTCCTGCGTTCCGGCAACACCGCGCCTCTGTCGTCCGCTCCTGCCGCTGACGCCATCAAGAAGTTCATCGAATCGATTCGCTCGACGCTGGAAGCCAAAGACACCGGCTACAACATCGAGATCGTGCCGATCAACGCCAACGAGTCCGCTACTCGCCTGTTCGCTTCCGCCGTTGTCCTGTGCGTCCGCCTGGCTGATTCCCCGAACGCCGGCGTCGCTTGCCACGTTCTGCTGCTGGCCGACACGGCTGAGCAACTGCCTGTGCAACAACTGACCGCTCCCGGTACCAACGCCATCATCGAACTGCAGCGCGTTGTCGGCGACGCCTACGACGAAGACTACCGCGGCGTGGTGGAAGCAACCCTGACTTCGCTGTACCCCGGCATCAACATCTACGACGCTGAAGCCGAAGTGATCCCTGTGGGCTACAACTACAAGGACCTGAACCTGGTTCAGCGTACCCTGGCCAACGCCTTGACCGCTTGCGGCACGATCTTGAACACAACCGTCAAGACCGACTTCAAGGACCTGGAACTGCCCGAGCTGCTGCAAGCTGCCGGTGGCCGTCTGGACTCCGTCGCCAAGTTGACCTACAACCAGCCCAACGGCAGCGACAGCGTGGGCAACCCCGTTCGTCAAGACGTCGTGGTGAGCTACTCGCTGGTGACCGGCCAACAACAAGGCAAGCGCAATGTGATCCAGTCGCTGAACAGCGGCCAGGTCAACACCGAGATCTTCAAGATCGGCGGCTTCCTGGACCTGATGTGGTGGGAAAACGAGAGCATGATGGGCGCGCAGCAGAACCAGTTCGCTTCGCCGTTCGCCACTCAGGCTCCGCTGCCCAACCAGATGCCCTACAAGTACCTGCCGCGTTTCGTGATCACTGACACATCGTCGAGCGATCTGGCAACGCTGCCTGGCTGGCTGTGGGGTTTGGCTGCCGTCAACATCCTGAAGCGTCAGAACAACTGGATGGGCGCCTTCGCTCGCTCGGCCGGCCTGGACGCCAACCATCACGACATCGGCGCCATCGGCATCGAAGTCAACAATGGCAACGATCCTTCCGGCTTCGGCAAGCCTTTCGACCAGACCCGTTCGAACACCTTCACGCCTCACGATCTGCACAGCTTGCTGTCGGCCTTCGTGCGTCCTGAGCTGGTCATCTCGATCGACGTTGAAGAATGCGGCGCCAGCACTTGGCAGAACTCTGTGTTCGCCAACGCCACCTGCAATCCTCGCGCCAACCAAGACATCATCGACGCGGCCAACCTGCTGACCGGTGGTCACATGGCCAAGTACTTCGCCGACGGCGAGCCGGTGATGGTGAACGACGAGAACCGCATCCACCTGGGTTATTTCACTGACAACAAGGGCCGTACCCTTGACCTGCGTGAAATCGACCAACTGTGCGTGCTGAACGTCCTGGGCGCCACCAATCCTGAGCAAGGCCGTGCCTGGTCGGACACCTTCACTCAGCTGGACTACTCGTGGGAACAGCGTCAGCATGAGCGCCTGAAGATCGCTCGCCAGATCTCTGCTGGTCTGACCGTGACTGGTGCGGCTCGTCGCATGACCTTCCGCAACAAGTTCCTGGATGCCCTGGCAGCAGCAATGGCCGACGCCGGCCTGTCGATCCGTCCGGAAACTCCGTACATGGACATCGTCTCCGGCAGCCGTGGTCAAGCCAGCTTCCTGGCCCAAGCAACCGGCGGCCTCAACGGCGCCAGCAACCTGTTCAATCGCGGTATGCCTACCTCCCAAGGTCCGGCAAACAGCCTGAACACTGGCCTGGGCCGTTGGCGCTAAGCTCTCAGGTAACTGAGAGTAAAGCATAAAAGAGAGCCCGCAGGGGCTCTCTTTTTTTCAACCCAGCTGAAAAAATAGGACAAAACAACAAATGGGGACCTACGCCCAGTTAGTTGATTTCGACAAGCTCTATCGTGAGCGCAGCGGTGGTGAAGCCGTCATCATCAACGATGTACCGTCTTTCTCTGAAGACGATGCGAAGAAGTTGGAAAACCTGATCTTTACTAGATTCTCAGGAGACTTGCTCAGCAATGTCCCGACCTGCGAGTGTGGTGAAGTGACTGGTGAATACAACATCGGCGTGCGTTGCGCACATTGCGGAACATCCGTTAAGCCGATCTTCGATCAGGATCTGGAACCGATCACGTGGTTGCGTGCACCGAAAGGCGTGCGTGCTCTGATCAATCCCCTGATCTGGACTATGATGAAGAACCGTTTCAAATCGGGCTTCGGAAAGTTCAACATCATTCAGTGGTTGTGCGATACCATGTATTCGCCAACAGCAGTTCCGCCTAAAAAGCTGTACATGATCGAACAGATCAAGATCAAGGGGAAACCCATCGATCGTGGTTTGAACTACTTCATCGACAACTTCGATGAAATCATGCATGAGTTATTCGAGCATCCTCTTTTCCGCAAGAACCGCGGTAAAGGCGATAACTTGAGGCGCTTGTTGCAGGTTGAGCGTGACAAGATTTTCTGCCAGTATCTTCCAATCCCGCACCGTTCGCTTTTGGTGCTGGAACAGAATGACCTGGGCTGGTTCGTGGACACAATCACGACTGGCGCAATGGACGCTGTGCATATCCTCGCGGGTATTGACACAGACTCCAACATGTTCCAAACGTACGTTAAGGAAAACCGGACGGTCAAATCGATCAACCAGTTGGCCGAGTACTTTGAACTGACTTACCGTGATACCTTGGCTGGTAAAGAAGGAACCTTCCGCAAACACGTGGTTGCTTCCCGGTCACACTTCAGCTTCCGTGCTGTGGTGTCATCAATTACCAAGGCTCACAATCACCGGGAAATCTACATTCCCTGGGGCGTTGCTACGTCAGTTTTGCGTGAACACTTGAAGAACAAGCTGCTGAAGTTGGACTATACGCCCAATGAAGCTTGCCGGTTCATCGATGAGCATGCTGAGCACTATAATCCTTTCCTGGATTCGTTGTTCAAAGAACTGATCGCAGAAGCTCCAAGCGGTGTCGGTATCAGTTGCACGCTGAATCGAAACCCATCCCTTGGTCGTGGATCTATCCAGCACGTCTATATCTCGCGCGTGAAAACCGACGTGCAAGATCCGACGGTGTCGCTGAGTATTCTTATCGTTAAGGCGCTGAACTGCGACTTTGACGGCGATGCTCTGCAATTCACGCTGGCTGTTGACCAAGTGATCGAAAAGAAACTTGAAACCTTAGCGCCCTACATGAGCGTCTACGGTATCGACTCTGTTCGATCGATGTCCAATTCCGCAAGTCTATCCAAACCAGTGGTAGCTACTACGGCGGAGTGGATTGAATCATTGCAAGAACCTGCTGATCCGGTAAAGCTACAGCGCATGATGGCTTTAGCGGTCTAACCAATCGAAAAAAGGAAACCGAGATGCCCGTATTTATTCAAGGCGGGCATGGGCAGGCAAACTTTGACGCAATCGCGTTTGGTGTGCCAACCCAAGCCAACCTGAATTTCCTTGAAGAAAGACTTACCAGTTTCTCAAATACGATGGCGGCAGCTGGCGAAGCATTCGTCAATCGCGGCCTGCAAGTGTTCGAGAAATACGGTGGATCTGAAGCCATTCGTTTGGCCAAGGCAGCGGTTCGTACGGTCCAGCATGCGTTTGATTCAGATTGTGTTCGTGAACTCAAGACCCTGGGTTCTGTTCAACAAGCTGGCCAAAAGATGCAACGCTGGATTATGGCGAGCCCTGGCGTGCGTGAGTTGTATCATCGTCAACAATGTGATGGCTATTCAAATAGCTACGTTGACGTGGCGCCCGATTCGATCGGCCGTGATCATTACGACTGGCGCTTGGTCAACACTGGACTCGTTGAAGAAACTCCAGACGATCCAGAATACGAATGGCAGTGCGTGAACTATCTGGACGAAAGTGCAGCTGACGTTCAGCTGTCTGTGACGGAAAAGATCGAGATCCTCTCGACCTGGGATTTCATCAAGACCATGATGCTCCCTGGAAAAGAAGATCCGACTTCACCGTTCTGCGGTAAGCTGTGATTCGTAGTTAGTCGACATAAGGAGGAGGGTGTTAGCCCTCCTCCCCCTCTGCTTGAGCACCATTCAATAAAAGGATTGGCTTCGGTCAGTCTATTTTATTGAATGACAGATAAGGTCTCACGGCCTTATTTTTTTGCTTGTTTTCGTACTTTTTCCTCAAGCTTACGAGGGTGTCATGGCCACTATCAATCCAGTACCGACCCTTTCTACAGATGGCTGGGTTCGGTCAAACGCAAAACGAGTAGACTACTTGATGGTTTACTTCTTTGTGTCCGACTACCTGCAATCTACGTTGTATGCAGGCAGCATTTCTAGCTTCCCTTGGATCATGAAAGAGAATCCAAGAGACATGACTGCTGCTGCAGAATCGGTAAGAAAGCAATTAAATATTTACCTGGGCACTTACTATGATTCCGTTGACATCAACGTCACCGTAGCTGATACAGATCCAACTGTTTCCGGCTCAAAGACGACGATGACGATCGACGCAACCGTTACTTTGAATGGTGAAACATTCTCTGTGGCTAAGTTGCTGAGCATCGTGGACGGAAAATTAGCTGAGTTTTCAGATCTCAACAACAACGCTCTATGAACCTTTCAGAGGAACACATGAACCATCACGACCAAAAGCCCCTGGACATGAACGAAGCATTCCGCGGCATCGCTCAAGAAGTTGCCAACGCCAATGTCGGCCTCATCATGGCCAACACAATGATCGCCTCCGGCAACGCTCTGCGCGCCCAGGCTACGGCATGATGAGCAACGTCGATGCTGCTCAACTGATCACCCCTCCTGCCCTGCTGGCCAACGGTTCGTCGCTGTGCCTGGTGCCTTTCTTCCGCCCCAACACCGGCTTCTTCCGCCTGATCGTCTCGCACACTGCTGACGGCCAGCGTACCCTCTGCGCCTTCCTGGAAGACGAGACCAACACCATGCAGACCCGCTTCCTCGAGCTGAGCGAAGAAATGACTGCTGAACTGCTTCGTCAACTGTCGGCCGTCGGCGTGGAAAACAAGGGCCATGTGCAGCTGGGCCTGATGTTGGTCGAGAAGCCTGTTGAAGGCTACCAGTACTTCAAGGCCGCTGAAGTGGCGCCCGAGTCCGTCGACACAGCTCCCGCCGGCGATGCGCCTGCTCCTCAAGAACTGAGCGAAGTCGTCGCCGACGCCGCTCCGGTCTAAAACGGCCAGCTGGTAAACACATAAAGACCAGGAGGGATTCTCCTGGTCTTTATTCCAATCTTAGGAGAATAGCCATGTCGCAACAAAGTATGTATCCCGGCACCGGTGCATTGATCAACCGCATCGCTAGCAGTCTCGCAGCCGCCGAGCAATCGGAACAAGCGGCTATCCCTGAATCTCTGTTCGTAAAGATGTTTTTACCGTTCTTCGCCGGCCAGAATGTGGTGGAAGGCGATGAGCTTCCGGCTAAGTGGATTGCTCTTGCTGGTAACCCGTTCAAGTCCGTGCAAGTCTTCCATGATGAGACTCGAGACATTTTGTACACGGTTCCACCATTCTTTGATGAAGGTGCATTCACCATCTCTGACCGCAAGACTGGCAACATCAGTGACATGGTGAAGAAGGTGGCTGACCTCAGCCTGATCCATCCTGCGCAAGGCCAGAACTACTTCAACAGGTTCATCAATTCGTTGGAAATCCTGCATGACCGCAAGGATGAGGCTCTGCGTCAAACCAAGGTTTGGCTGGACATCTTCAAGCGGTACAACGTGATTCCGAAAGATTTTCAAATGCCGGACGGCGCAGTAGTTCCTGAAATTACTGAAGGCAACGTCAGTTCAGCAGCACAGCTGAACTTCGACGATGCTGACATGCTCTAAAAAGGAGTTAAGCATGGGTTCTGAGATTACAATTACTGTTAGCGGATCGATCGGCTGCGGCAAGACGGCCTTGCTGATTGAAATCGAAGAACTCTTGACGAAGACTCTTGGTCTGAACGTTGTCTTGGAAGATCCAGAAATGGTTCGATCCGAAAAGAACCTGGGGTTTGATAAACCTTCCATGCGTTCGGACGCGTTGCAGATGTACAAACCAACGGTAGTGCTCAAAGAGGTTATCGCCCGTTGAAAAAGAGCATCAAATTCGCATCCCTAAGTGACATTCATTTAGGGCACGATAGAAACAACACTGAGTTCATCATCAGTAATCTGAGGAAAGCGTTACCGGATAATGCCGAGACAGCTTCTTTGGATTTCATCTTTCTAGTGGGCGACGTATTTGACGGCCTTCTAAATAGAGCTGATGATGACTGCATGCCAATCGACATGTGGATCATGGATCTTTTGTGGTTGTGCAAAAAGCACGACATAAAGCTGCGTGTCCTCGAAGGAACACGCAGTCATGATTGGAAACAGTCCGCCTGTTTCACCACATTGAATGACGGTGCAAAGATCGGATGTGATCTTCAGTACGTGGACAAACTTTCGATTGTTTACGAACCGGATTTTGACATCAATATTTTGTATGTACCTGACGAATGGGAGCCCAACCCAGACGACACGTATGCCCAGGTTCTAGAACTGATGAAGGCAAAAGGGATCGATAAGGTCGACTTCGCATTCATGCACGGACAGTTCGAATATCAACTTCCTCCAGTAGTTAAAGCCCCAAAGCATAGCTCTGAAGGTTACTTGAAAATCGTTAAGTACTTGATCTTTATTGGTCACGTGCACATCCATTCAGTACTAGACCGAATTTACGCCCAAGGCTCTTTTGATAGACTCTCTCATGGCGAGGAGCATGCAAAAGGCCATATTCGTGCAACCGTTCATCCTGATGGCGACTACGAAGCTTTGTTTGTTGAGAACAAAGATGCTCGTAAATTCATCACGATTGAATGTGTTGGTATGGATCTGGATGAAACCTTGGATGAGATTCAAACCAAGATTAAGGACTTACCTGTCGATTCTTTCGTACGGGTTTCTTGCTTGGAAGGTAATCCGTTGCTGGAGAACATGCATGAATTGGCGCTTCGCTGGCCTCTTTATACGTGGTCTAAGATCAAGAGGGAGTTAAAAGAAGATACTGCTGAGATCGAAGATAACGAACTCAGTCAGCTTGATTTCATTCCCATCACGATCACACCGGATAACATTGTGAAGCTGGTAACTGATCGCGTTAGACAAAGAGGAGTCTCTTTAGAGATTCTTGAAATGGTCGAACGTACGGTTACGGAACTGAGGTAATTCATTCATGAAGACCAGTGTTCTTTCAGATCGTGTGTTAGGACAATACCCAATCTCAATTGCTACGTCCCTGGCAATTGAAGGTGCGATGGGTATTCATCCTGACAAACCAGACCAGACGAAGAAGTTGTTACCAGGTTACGCTGTGATCTGGGTCAACTTGAAGACGATTTTTCGCAATCTGTACTACTCTGTTGATAAGGAGCAGTTGCAGAATGCGAGTGTCCAGGATTTCATCGATGCTTTCACAAGTGAAATCGATCAACTGAAACACGTAATCTCCGTAGAGACTGCATCCCGAACGGATGTAGTTCTCTACGTGAGTGATTACGCTGGAATGGGTCAAAAATACAAGCATGCGATACTCCGTGGTGACATAACAGCGAATCAGCTGGCGTATACGGCAATGATGGTTGAAACACTATCAGCTTATATCCGCGCACATCCAAACACGGTTAAACGCTACACATTGAAAATCCTAGACGTGGAAGCACGTAAGGCTTTGATGTTGACGCACTTTGCGTACGACCTCTTAGCTAAGGGATTTTCGAACTTACATCTTCTGGAATCCCACACGGGTACCATCAAGAATAAGTTCATGTGGTATACCAAGTATCTGAATGGCAAAGAACTCTCGAGCATCCCTTTTCGAGAAGACATGCTTCAGATCTTTGGTGACAACGAACACTTCCGTCCTTGGCCAATAAAAGCTAGGCGACAGGTTCTAGACTTGGCTGCCAAATACAACTGGAGTCAAGTCACACAGAACGAGAAAGTTCGTTATGGTTTTGGCCAAATCGTGGATCCTTATCTGCGAGACATTCTCCGTGAACTCTGACGCAAGCCAGAATTTACAGATCCAGGCGATCCTTTGTGGTAATAACCCACCACAAAAAGGATCTAGTTTTCAACCGCGTCATAGCGCCCTAACAGTTGGGCAGATGAACGCTATTCTCTTTAGAGGTCAGCATGTCTGATAACAAATTCCGTCCTCCCCCACGCGCCAAGGCGAAACAGTGGCAAGGCCAAAAGTACCAGGTCTGTACGTAATTGCAGATCTGACTGAGCAAATGGCGTACGTTGGAAGTAGTAACGACTTGGATCGTCGGACCTACGATCATCAACGTATGTTGAAAAGAAATGACCATCACAACTGGGGACTCCAGCGCGCTCATCAAAGAGGTAACGAGCTGGTTTGTTTAAGAATACCCACACTTCCTGATGTGAATCCATTAGAAGTTGAACAAGTAGTCTTAAACGAATTGTTTCCAGAAGGTACCTTGTATAATGTTTCTAAAGATACTTCTGCACCAACGTTAGGAATGACATTTGGTCCAGAAACACGTCTAAAAGTTAGTCTCGCAGGAACTGGACGAAAGTGTTCACCTGAGACTATCTTAAAGATGAAGGAAGCGTCTAAAGGCAGAAATGCTGGAAGAACTTTATCTGAAGAACATAAGGCGAAGTTAAGCGCTGCGTTTACTGGGAGAGTAATCTCAGAAAAGCAAAAGCAGCAAATTAGTAATCATTTTAAAGGTAAACCTCTTTCAGAGGAACATCATCAAAAAGTGATTGCTAATGGAAAACTTCAACAAAAACCTGTAGTTTGCGCCGGCCTCCAGTACCCTGGATTTAAAGAAGCGGCTAGAACTTTAGGCATACCTCATTCAACGATTAACAGTCGCTTCGAAAGCAAAAGCGAGAAGTTTAAAGACTGGTATCGTTTACCCGATCAACAGGAATAAATCATGTCTGACAATAAGTTTCGCGCACCTCCTCGTCAAAAGAACGCACTGGACAACTCCAAGCTCAAGCTGTACTCCCCCAACTCCAAGGGCAAGATGGCTTCGCTGGCCATGCAATTGGTGAAGAACAATCCTCGCATGGTGGTGTACACCAATGATCCCGAGGACACCGTCGACTACGGCAAGATCACGGCCAACATGGATATGTTGACCTTCTTCTCTCTGCTACAACTGATCACTACGGCGGCCAATGCTCCTGGCGAGTACCGCGAGAAGATCGACAACAAGAACTTCACCTGGGGCGGCGGCCAGCGTTCCGAAAAGCCCTCGATCGTTTCGAGCACGATCGTCAGCAAGGACGCAGAAGGTGTGGTCTACATCTCGATCAGCGCCCCACGTCGTCCGGTGATCAAGTTCCAGTTCGGCGAGAACGAGTACCACAACTTCATCAAGTCCGACGGTACTCCTCTGTCCAAGGGCGAAGGTTCGCAGCGCGTTGCTCTGGGCTGGGTCAACCTGATGGAAAAGATCATGGCTCACTTGGCCGTGGTTGAGTACGTCGAACCCGAGCAGAAGCCTGCCGGCGGCGGTGGCTTCGGTGGCGGTAACCGCGGCGGTCAAGGCGGTGGTGGCAACAGCTACGGTGGTAACCGTGGCGGCAATGGTGGCGGTGGCAAGCCTGCTGTCGAAGATTCGATGGACGATATCGAAAGCTGGTAAGCAAGTCCTGGTAACTTAAACGTTACTTAATAAAGCCACCGGGTACTCCCCGGTGGCTTTTATGATGTTAATTTTTTACCATATATAGGTAATAAAAAACATATAAATGTTATCTTCTGTACTGTGAGTCAACTGAAAGCTAACTTGTTTCAGTTACATATCACGTACTTGTGGATTAGTGCAATCCGCAAATTCTGATCAAAGGTAATTCGACCTTTGACTTAGCGAACGTGTAAAAAAGGATAAGCATTACATGGAAATTCGCATTTTGTCCCAGGACGCCAGTGGTCTTAATAAGACCGAGCCCGCACTGGTCATTCTGCACAAAGGTGTCGAGCTGCGTTGGAACATTCCTTCTAAGGATTTGGACTTCCAATTCGACATCTTCGAGCAGATCAATGGCTACTGGGCGCAGTGCCAACCGCAAACGCAAGACGAGATCTTTGCAATCTACGACAAGATCTACGCTGTGTTCCAGAACGTTTGGGATATCAGCGTCCGTATTGCGCGCCTTCGTCCACTGATCGCCGACCTGATGGAGTACCATCCTCAGGAAGATGTTTTCATGTGGGCATGGTCTCGAGCCAACATCGTTGTACCCGCAAGCATTCATCGTGCTTTCGATACCAACGGCACAATGGCTGGTACGTTGGAGCGTACTTATCTGGATGAGGATTATCGCTGGTTGGTGGCTCTGTCCATCTCCTTGCGTGCCATGTTCCCCATCTGGCGTCAGTTCACTACCGACACCCGTCGTGAAGCTGGAAACATCTTCAAGGAATATCAGGCTTATCAATTGCTCGCTATGTCCGATGTGGCGCGGTGCAAGGCAATGGATCGCTTGATGGTCTTCATCCGCCACACGATCCCCAAAGATCGGCACAATGATGCGGCCATTCTTCTGGGCATTTCGTCAGAAGACATTCCGAACTGGGTGTTGAGCGTAACCGTAGTGACTCGTTTGTGCTGCGGCGATGTACGGGGAATTAACCAATCTCCTGCAACAACAAACCAGATCACCACGCTGCCTGCATATCTGTACAACTTCATTCTGCAGAAGTTGCGCGGTATCGAAACCAACGTAGGTAACGTGAGTCCTAAGAACTCAGGCTCCTACGCCGGCGATGGTGACAGCAACCTCTCGAAGCTTGAAGGCTTCAAGATCAAGCAACCAACGTCAATCGGTAACATTGAAACCATCAGTGCTTACCTGGAAATCCAAATGGATCGTGCATTGGGCACCGAACCAATTGGTGAGAGATCACTGGTTCGTCGTCTGAGCAGTAATCCCGATTTCCAACGCCTTGTCGCAGAGTCTTATCAAAGTGTTCAGGAACTGAGCGCCGTTCGTTTGACTCGTGAACAAGTCACAATTGCTGGTTGGGTAATGAAGCACTTTGTTCCGGTGCGTTCAATCCCTAGCCTGCAGAAAACAGACCTGTTGAAAATGATTGCGTTCTCTCAAGCTTACTTGTGGGAAAATAATCACTTTCACTTGGCCGCATTGGTCGGCGGTATTGCAATCGACACCATCGATGACAATATTGGCATGATTGCTGACCGTAAAGATGCAATCGAGAAAGAACAGCTCGTCGAGCTGCAAAAGCGCTTCGTGTTCAACAAACGCACGAGCTCTCGCGCTAAGACTGCAAAAAGTCTGAACCCAGTCATTGTCGTAATCGACAGGCTTACCGAAGATTTGGGTAAGTATCAGTGGCGTATCACGCTACCTGAACATTGGGTCAGCAAAGCCGGCTGGAGTCCTCGTAACAAAGTGATGAAGATTCCAACTGACATCCGCACTCGCTTAGCTTTGTTGTTGATTGGCATTGATTCCATTGAACCTTTGCCTAAGATACCAGAGCATTACGCACCTGTGCTGTTGAATCAGCCAGTCCTCACGCCCCCAGAAACCAACTGGGCCTTGATTTAACGATCGCGACAACCAGCTCCTAGGAGTACGCAAAAAATGACAAATAAAAGGATCGAAATTGTTTCCCTGACAATGGCACGTTCCGGAACTTACGGCGATCAGTATCGTCGTCCGTTCACGACCAACGGACAAGGCCAAGTCATCAGCCAATTTCAAGAGCGTTTTGACCAAGTGGGTCATACCGGCGCAAAGGCGTCTCCGCAATTGTTCGCCGGTATCTCCGGTGAATTCATGCGGCCGTCAGCAGCGCCTGAGTCACAGATCTTGATTCCCAACGACTGGAACACCGAGCGTTATTACTACACGATGGAAGTGATCGTGCACAACTACCTCGGCGGTCAAACGCGTGAAGTGATCCAGGGCTACACCAGCTACACGGATCAGTCGCACGGTGGGAACTTCGATCCACGGATGCAGTTCTTCATCAACTCGATCACGACCTTGCGTGATACGCGCATCAACAACGGTCACGGCTGGAACAGTGTTCCCACGATTGTGGATTCGTACCACATCTTGGCGAACAATAACTACTCCGGTCCAGCGTCGGTTATGGGTACCAACCCATACAAGAATCTCTCCATGCGTCCCCAAGACGTCATCGGTGCGATTCAGACGCAGCCAATGATGACCTCCGACTTGGTTGACCTGCGGTCAAGCAATTCGAGTGTGCCCAAGCTCTCGTATCGCGAGAACTCGCTGTCGTCCAACTACACTGGCAAAATGATCGGCAGCTACGCGATGGCTGCCGCCAAGACCCAGAGTGAACAGCCGTCCCAGATCATGTCTGATACCTACGGCATGTTGTCCGGTACGAAGGGCATCAACAGCGACGAGTTCATCCGTACGATTAGCGGCATGAACAACACCAGTGTGTCGAACTTCTTCACCTACCAAGATCTGATGAATATCGACAGGACGCTCGACGAGCGTTGCTTCGTGCTGACATCGGCTCCGGTGGTCAAGATGGCCAATGGCTTGGATGCATCTGTGGACGCATTCAACTTCAATGGCTGGGGTGGTTCGGACATGGAAACAGTGGCTGCAACGATCTTGTCCAACAGCCTCCCCGCGCTGATGGTTGAGTTCGGCCTGCGCCACATGATCGTTCAGGCTACGAACTATTCGGGCCGGGCGTTCATCCAGATCCCGTACGCCACACCGTTGGTGAACGAAATGGTCTTGTCGCCACAAAGCTTGTCGCTGCTTGAGCATCGTATCCAGCAGGAACTGCTGGACGACATCTCAATGCGCAACGGCATTGGTTACGACGTCTTCGCCAACATCGCGTTGACGGAGTTCTCGCAGATCACTATTCAGCTGGACACAGGTCCGCAGGTTTCGTTCTCTGCACCTACGTTTGCTGACGCTTTGAGCGCCCCAGTGCTGACTGCGTACAACGATCACATCCAAGAAGTTGCTTGCGACTTCAGCAACCTGATGGAATCGCTGGTGCAAGTCAAGTCCGTCAACATTGATGAGCTGGCCACTGGCGGCTTTGGTAATATCTAGAAAAAGGAAACCAAATTGGAACTGAATGATATCTATAAAGTCATCTTGGCCAATGCCGGCATGGTTGCAGATGACGAAGGCTTTATCTCGATGGTGGACCAAAACGAACCCGTCTTGCTCAGCGGCAAGCGCTTGGTTCTCCCGGTTCGCAATCAGCTGGCCCAACCCAATCTGGGCAATCGAGTGGTGTTCCATCCGCTTCACGAAAGCCTGATCCGTGGTGAGACGGACATCATGACACGTACGCGTGAAATGATCAACGCTCGCCTGAACATCTCGTTCAGCTACATCACGTTGTGCTTGTTGACGCTCGCAACTTCGCCAGCTCAACACGTCAATCTGACGCCTGACCAAACGTTGTTCATGGATAACCTGAAGGATATCGACGAAGACATCGTCGAAGCCTACTCGAAAATCCTGGAAGCAATGTCGGTCAGCCAAGATGGGAAATGCTTCATGCGTTTCTTCATCAAACGCGGCGGCGAGATTGGTGGACGCACTGTGCAGCGCTTGGCCGTTGTGTCATTCCCGTTCTACGAAGAGCTGTTGAAGCGTCCAGCAACTGGTCAGCCCAACATGATCTACGGCGTCCGCGTGAAGAAGGCGCATCGTGAATGCTTGATCAAGTTGGTCGAGTACATGGTGCCGAACATCGCCATTGCTGGTCATTACAACCGCGGCAGCGACTCCACAGTTGCTCCAACGTTGGATGCCGTGATGCAAGCTACTCGTTCGCTGGGTGGTTTGGTGAACGAAATGACCGAGCTGTTCGGCGAGACGGTGATCCCTGATCGTGATTCCATGCAATACCCGATGGATTGGGTCAGCACCTTCGAGAACCTGTCTGCGATTCAAGCGAAGATCAACCTGGTCCCAGCTCAGCCCGGCAATGAAGGCAAGCTGCCTGGTTCGGATCGGCCGAAGATCGAAGTTCCTGGCAGTATCGTCAAACCAGCGCTGAACCAAGCGCCTTGGGATGGCGAGAATACCTTGTCAACAAGCCAAGCTCCCGCAACTGTCAAGCAAGTCGAAGCTCCGGCTGTTGCTGAAGATCGCAGCAACGACACGATCTTTGGCCCACGTCCTACAGCTCCAGCGCGTCCGCAACCCGTTGTTCAGCGTCCTGCTTATGGGATGCCGGCTAATGTGGTTCACAACGCACCGTTGACCGTGCAACAGCCCATCCAGCAAAACGCAGGTATGGCTCGTGTCGGTGCGACGCCTGGCGTTATTGGGCAAAGCCTGAACAAGTTCTTGCCGAACTACGTTGAACCGGTTCAGCAGATGGGTTACGGCTACGGCGCTCATCCCTTCGCTGGTCAGCAATTGCAGCCGCAACAACGTCCTCCGCATGTTCCGATCTGGGGTCGTTCCGGCGGTCCTGGTTATAGCAACGGCTATGGGAACAACGGCAACAACGGTGGCGGCTTTGCCGGCATCTAAGTGACGTCATAAAAGGGGTCCTTCACGGGACCCCTTTTAGTCTTGCTTTTACTTTTGGATTTTAGAGGTCGTCACGACTGTTTGTTTCAGTCGGTTAATCTCCATCTCATCCGGAACCAGGATGTGAGACAAATCTTCAGGAACCTTGGCAGGTGACACAATGTTGGACATACGCATCACAGTCCAGTGAAGCTCGGGCTTAATCCCAAACTTCCCTAGCAAGCCAAACAAATCGGCTTGGTAACGAACAACGTCGATAGGGTCAACCTCTTGTCTAGTTGTTGACTTCAAACCACGTAAATAAGTCATGTGGTCTTCCAACACGTTATGGAAAGCTTGGGTGTAATAGATGTCGGCACCATCCGACACCATGAGTCCGTCTATTGCTGCCATTGAGAAACCTCGCTAAGTTCTAAGTTGTTTCAGTCACATATCACTAAGGGTGTGACAATCATACAAAAGACCTTGCAAGACAAATAGCCCGTGTAGTACATCAAAAAAGAGGACAATTGATGACAAACCCGCATATCCGAAAACCCAACCAGCTCTCGCAAAAGCTCACAACCGTCCTCGGGTTGACAAGCTTCGACATTTACAACAGTGCGTCGCGAAAGCAAATGTTCTCCAGCCACATCAGCCAAGCTCTGGTGATCAGTGGCTCAACCGAGAAGAGCATTCAAAGCGGCATGGAGCAGGAGTACGGTAAGTACACCTTCTCGAAAACCATGCCGGTCGATGCAGACATCATCCGCATCATCCCTCGTTATCGTCAAACGCTTGATTCCGGTATTAGCCATAACCCGGAAACACTCGTTATCTACGAAAATGCGCATACCAAAGAGATCGGCTGCATTTCGCTCGTGGATTTCCACAGCAATCATCCGTATTTCGGCTTTGCGTTCAAGAACACAACAGATCGCAGTAAAGTTAGTGTCGGCGCTTCTATTGCCGCAGGAACTGTGCTGCAATCTTCGCCAGCTATTGGCAAGCACGGTAACTACATGTACGGCCGTGAGTGCAACATCGCACTCATGTCAGTACCAGGCGTTGCTGAAGACGGTATTGTCGTTAGTCGTAGTTTGTTGAAGCAGTTCTCGTTCAAAACCTACGAGCGTCGTATCGTTGAGTGGGGATCGAAGTTCTATCCGCTGAACAAATACGGTACAGACAAGGTCTACAAGGCTTTCCCAGACATCGGTGAATACGTCGCGCCCGACGGTGTGCTGATGTCTTTGCGCAGCTACGATGAAGATTTCGAACCCGTCGAAATCACTGTCAACTCGACACGTCATCTGGATCACGTCTTTGATCGCAGCACGTACACGTCTGCCGGCGGCAAAATCATCGACATCCGTGTGATGCACGACGCTGAGTCTTCGGTGCCGACAACACCAATCGGCATGGAAGTTCAGGCTGCCAAGTACAACGAAGCAAGCCGTCGTTACTACCGTGAAATCATCACGGAGTACGAGATTTTCAAGCGCAATCGTGGCGACTCGCTTTCGCTCAGCGAAGAATTCCACACGTTGGTCAGGGAAGCTTACACCGTTCTTGGTTTTAAGGGAACTGGTGAAAGCGAATCCTCAGATCGCGTGACGAAGACGTACCGCGGTATTCCGCTGGACGACTGGCGCATGGAATTCGTGATCGAATACGACATCACGCCAAACATCGGCTTCAAGCTCACCGATCAGTACGGCGGTAAGGGTGTGATCTGTCACATTGCTGAAGATGATGAGATGCCGGTGGATTCTGCCGGCAATCGTGCTGACCTGATCATGGATCCGAACGCTCGTTTTGCACGCCAGAATCTTGGCGGTCTGTACGAGTTGTATTTGAACGCAAGTAAACGCGATCTCTTGGTTGAGATTCGGAATGCTTTTGGAATCAAGCCAGACAGCGGTCCAATCAATCAAGAATACCTTCGTACGCACGCAAACATGCAAACGGTGAAAGATCGTCTGCTGCGCTGGTACGAGATCGTGATACCGCACGTACATCAGTGGTTCATTGACGGCACGTACAAACAGCCGTTCGAATACCATCTGAAAGAAATCATCGAGGAAGGTGTCAACCGCATCCATCATCCGCCAGACAACCAAGCGTATGGTCCAGATGTGATTGCGCAACTCGAGAACGAATTCAAGACGGTTTACGGCCCTGTCTCGTATGTCGGCAACTCCGGCATCCGTCGCACGACCAAGAACCCTGTACGAATTGGTTCGATGTACATCATCATTCTGGAAAAGACTGGTGATGACTGGACTGCTGTGTCTTCCGGCAAGTTCCAGAACTTCGGCGTCCTTGCACCAATCACCAGCCGTGATAAGTACACGTCGCCAACACGGAATCAAGCCATCCGTGCTTTCGGCGATGCGGAAGTTCGAATCTTGCTGTCTACGATCGGACCTTTGCCAACGGCAGAGATTCTGGATCGCAACAACAACATCCCGACTCACCGCTCGATTGTTCGCAGTGTTTTGCTGGCTGATAAGCCAACAGATATTGCGTGTGCTGTGGATCGCAATGAAATTCCGCTGGGCAACGCGCGTCCTCTGCAGTTGGTCAAACACTTGGCCTTGTGCGGTGGATGGAAGTTCATGTACAAACCCTACGTCGCCGGCTCTGCTGGTAACCAGATGGAGACTGAAGACAAATGATCATCCCGGCAAGAAACATCGTTAACCTTCCCATCGAAGAATGCTGGGATACGTTGACCGGAGTGTTCACCATTCGTTTTGATGATGGTGATTACGAAGTCAATGAAAAGACCACGTTGTACTCTCGCTATGCGTGGGAGTTCCACCGTGCGTATCCCGGCGCTCCGATCAAGATGTCGCACCATCTGAAGAAGATGTTGAACGGTCGCCGTGTGTCGCCGAGCACGCACCTCAGCCTGATCAAAACAGTGTTGTGGGACGTGTACGACTACCATTGTGAGCTGATACCTAGCGAGCAAGAGCGTCGTCAACTTCGCTTCGATATGGCCAAGATGGCGTACGAAGTGACGAACATGATGTACAACGACATGTCGTATCGGTTGGAAGAATACGTGATCTCCCTGGATGTCGTGGATTTCATCAAGGTCTTGCAAACTCCTGCGATGGTCGAGATGGAATCCAGGCTGGAACCCACAGAAGCTTCGATCACAGGTGCTTACAGCACCATCTCTAGCGTCCTGCGGGACACGCCTGAGATGTTGTTGTCGCCTATCTCCAAGATGATCCGGTCTAACTTGATCAGTGAGAAACAGCTTCACCAGTGCTTGGGGCCGCGTGGCTTCCTGACAGATACCAACTCGGACCGGTTCGCTCATCCGATCCTGTCAGGCTACATTCACGGCATCCGTTCCATCCACGACAACATGATCGAATCACGGTCAGCGTCCAAGTCGATGGAGTTCGCGAAAGAACCGTTGCAGACCGCTGAGTACTTCTCACGTCGTTTGCAGTTCGTCTCGCAGGCTGTGGAAACGTTGCATCACGAAGATTGTGGTTCAACCAAGTACTTGGGCTGGTACGTTCGTGGTCGCGAAGTTGTTGATGGCGAGGTCACCTATGAGGGTGACTTGAGCCAGATCGTCGGCAAGAACTACATGGACGACGACGGCGTGCTGAAGACGGTCAAAGAAACAGACACGCACTTGGTTGGTCGCAAGATCAACATGCGTTCGGTGTTCAACTGTTTCCACCCAGATCCATCCGGTGTGTGTCGTGTTTGCTTCGGCAAGATCTCGGATTCCATCCCGGACAATACCAATCTGGGCCAGTTGTGCGCTACGTACGTCACGCAGCAATCGTCGCAAGCAGTGCTGTCGGTCAAGCACTTGGATGGCACAGCTACGGTTGAGCCAGCCATCTTGACCCAAGAAGATCAGAAGTTCCTGCAAGTGGTCGGAGGTGGAAATTCCTATAAACTCTCTGATCGTTTGAAGGGGAATAAGATTTCCATAATTGTGAAGGCTTCAGAAGTGAAGAACCTGACCGATGTCTTGGAGATCGATGACATCCTGAAGTTGCAGACGCCTCGAGTTACCGAGATCAAAGCTATCAGCGTCCAAGTGACCACCGACAAAATGATCTATGACCAGGAAATCCAGGTCAATGAAAAGCGTCGCTTGTCATCTTTCACTCACGATATGCTTCGGCATGTCCGCGAGAAGAAATGGACGTACGATCAACACGGCAACGTAGTGATCGATATGGATGGTTGGGATTTCGAGAAATCGATTCTTACCCTGCCGCTGCGCACATTCAACATGAGCGATCACTCTCGAGAGATTGCCGTCATGATCGAGTCGTGCGTGGAGGATACGGAAAAGCGCGATAACTTCATGTCCCCGGCATCACTGCTAGTTGATCTGTTTACTTTGGTGAACGAAAAGCTGAACGTGAACCTGGCGATCCTGGAAGTCGTGTTGTACGCAGCAATGATCGTGTCCGCCGAAGAGAACGATTACGCGCTCCCGAAACCGTGGGGCAAACAAGGTATGGGCGTTATGCGTCTGACCATGGACTACCGTAATCTGGCTCCTCGTATGGCTTACGAGCGTCATGGTGAAATCATCACAAACCCCGCAACGTATCTGTTGCCTAACCGCTTTGAGCATATCTTCGATGGCCTCATCATGCCACGCGAAGTAACTCAGTACGGCAGTCGTCAGATGTAAGAGAGTAAGGGGTGGTCTAAACAACCACCCCACACGGAGCCCACTGGATGTATTTGCACCAATACTTCAAGGTTGATGTGTACTCGCACTTTTTCAAACTGTCGCTTTGCTCTCCTCGTGGGCGTGAGGTAGTAACACAGTTTGCGAAGAACTACATTCAGATGGGTCTTGTCCGCGTTGGGCGTAAATACGTCCGCGCTCCGCTGAAAGTGTTTGGTGCGCGTGTACGAGATGGAAGCGAGTTTCGTTTCCATATCAACCAATACGACGCATTCGTCACTCATTTAAACAACATCTCAATCCTGCCTGAGTTCTACCAGGTTACTATCCATGAGCCGCCGAAAGGTGCGCCCGTGGATATCTCCGTTTTGCCGGGATGGACATTGCGAGACTACCAGGAACCGATTGCGGAATACCTGTTGTCCTCGCTCCCGAACACACGGAAGCTGGTTGAAATCCAACCAGGAAAGGGCAAGACGTTCTTGGCAGCAAATAGAGCTGCTGCCACAAAAGCCAGAGTTGTCGTTATCCTTAAACCCCAGTACATGGAGAAATGGGCTAGCGATTTTGAGAAGATTTGTGGTATCCCTAAAAAGGAAACCATCCTGATCAACGGCTCTGCTGCTTTGATGAATTTGATTGCCACAGCCAAGAGCGGTCAGCTCAAGGCAAGAGTAGTAATCATTAGTAATAGAACGCTACAAAACTGGTTTACGTTGTATGAGAGAAAAGGCGATTACAGTCTGAGCCAAGGCTACGATTGTTACCCAGAAGAACTCCTTCCAATTCTGGGCGCTGGTGTTCGAATCATCGACGAGGTTCACCAAGACTTCCATTTGAACTTTAAGATGGACTTGTATTGTCACTGCCCATTGACAATCTCGCTCTCGGCGACCTTGATCAACGATGATCCGTTCCTTTCTCGTATGTACGAGGTCGGTTATCCAAAAGACCATCGCTACGCTGGACTCGCATATGACCGATATATCGAATCCACTGCATTGTTCTATAGTGTCAAAAGGCCTGATTTACTGAAGACGTCGGAGTGGGGCTCCTCGACTTACAGTCACCATGCCTTTGAACAAAGCGTCATCAAGTACCCATTACTCCTGCAGGGGTACATGAACTTGATTGATGTTGCAATTCACGATCACTATTTGAAGGACTACAAACAAGGCAATCGCCTGCTCGTATATTGCGCATCGATTGACTTGTGCACGCTAGTGGCGCAGTACTTGAAGAAAACTTATCCGGGTAAAGATGTTCGGCGTTATGTCGAAGATGACCCGTATGAGAACTTGTTGGATGCAGAGATCGCTGTAAGTACCTTGCAATCGGCCGGCACGGGACACGACATTGATCAACTCTCCACTGTCATCTTAACGACGGCGGTGTCGAGTTCAGCATCCAACATCCAAGGCTTTGGACGATTGAGAAATCTTCCAGTAACAAATCCTGAGAAGTATGCTGACATGAAGCTACGTTTCATCTACTTCGTGTGTACAGACGTGTCTAAACACGTTGATTATCACATGAAGAAGAAAGAGTTGTTGCTGACCAGAGCTTTAGTTTGTGGCTCATCCACTTACGCTATCCCGCTCGGGTAACGTAGGTGTTGCTTGACTAAGGGCTAACCACCCTTAGTCTTCTATTTTTATCACGGGACTCACAATGTCTGAAGAAAACAAAACACCTCTGACTGATGATCAGCGCCGCGCTATCGTCAGCCACATGTTCAAGAAGACTCATGAAGACATGGGTCTGACGATTGCTTTGCTGACGAAGCAACCGACGTTGGAAGGCTACGTCGTTTCGACCGAGACTGTCGGCGAAATCACGGTTCGTTTGACTCGCGCTATGGGAGCGTTGGAAAAGCTGATCCAGATGAACGCTCCGAAAACCGAAGAAGTCAAGCCTGATGCCGGCCTCGTCGGCGGTACTTGGAGCGTGACACCTGCTCCTGCAGACGACGGTAAACCGGTCATGACGCCCGCCGCCCGAGCCGAGATGTCCAGGACCGGCCACGCCATCATGGACAGCATTGAACAGATGAGTGTCGGTCTGGTCAAGGTTGCGCCTACGCCGGCTGAAAAGCCTGCCCCCGGTACCGAAGCTTCGTAAGAAGCAAGGTCACGGAATAAGAGCCAGAGCTGGTCACCCAGCTCTGGCTCTATTACGCCTTATTTTTTTTGTTTAGTTCTTGAACTTCTGATAGGCGGTACGGATCTTCTCATCGTAACCTTGTTGGCCAGGACCGTTGTAAGTCCGTGCAAAAGTCAGATAGTCTTTACCGCGCAAAGACGTGATGAGTTTTTGATCTGCTTGAACAAACTTGCAGAAGTCCTTCAGGTGAGATGTTTCGCTCACGCATGCCAGCTTCACCATTTCTTCAACTGAGCCGTAGCCCAGCGTAGCGAAGTGGTAACCCATGATCTGGAACATACCCCAGCTAGCGGAAGAACGAGCAGCACTCAGGCTGAATTGAGCAGCTTTTTCCAAACGCTTATATTCGGATGCACCACCGATATAACCACCAAGCTTTTCGGAATAGATGTCGCCATGCAAAGACATCATCGTATCGTCCAGCAACGCGATGTTCGGACCAGTCACAGGAACGCCCACGCCCAGAATCTTGGCAACGCTTACTGCCGTTGCCGTCGACGCCTTCATTAGCTTGAGCAATTGCTGACGGAACACATGGCGTTCAAACAGAATCAAAGGCCGCCCATCGGGCAAGAAACCACGGCCACGACCTTCGACTTCGGTCACAGCGCGAATGAGTGCTTCTTCAATTTGCAGCGTTTGAGAAGCACCAGAGAAGTCTTCGTCAGACAAGAACCGCTGGTCAATGTATGGATCAAGTACCGCAGCAGTTGCAGCATCGTACGTGCCTGATGCGCTCAGACCAACTGACTTTTGAAATGCCATCAAGGCATCACGAGTCTTGGGACCAAAACCACCATCGCTTACCAGATAGGCTTTACCAGGCATTTTGCTGGCGTCAACTGGGCCCAACTTTTCGTTGATTGCTTGTTGAATTTTGGAGATGTAGGGATCAGTGTTGCCTACCTGAAAGTTCTTTGACATGAGGGGTCCTTTGTAATAACGTGCTACACAGAATAAAACACTACGAAGCACTTAGGCCTCGTAGTGTTGTTATTTTCTAAAGATCAAAGACCTTAGATACTGCCGTCGAAGTAGCTCAAGACACGCGAGCGACCGGAGTCAGTCATGTTCTTGGCCAACACCTTGGACAGGCTGATCTGCGTTCCGGCTTCCTTGCGGCCTTGAACAGGACCCAGCAAGCGCAAGGCGTCGATCAGGCTGTTGAAGGATTCGCGCTCATCACGATTCAGCGACACGCTTTCCATGAAGCGGAAAGCGTGGCTTGCACGGAAGCAGCCGTCTGCTTCGTTTTCGAACATGCGCAGAACAGCGGTGAAGAGCGGACGGAAGTGCTCGTCTTCCTTGTTGATCAACGCATGCAGCTGACGGTACAAGTTGACTTGATAGCTGGCGCCTTCGGCCGTCGGGATGGGACGACGAGGAGCCATGTCACGAGCGTATTCCACCAGGAAGTGGATGATGCCGTGCTTGCTCTTGGGCACTTCGGCCAGCAGACGATTCACGTTCTCGTGAGGCGTGATGCCAGTGATAGAGCTGCTGGGCAATTCTTGAACCACAGCGGCCACGACAGCCTTGGGTGCATCCGGGGTAGGAGCAATCGAAGGTTGCAACTTTGGCGCTGGAGGCGGCAACACAGCTTGCAGTGCCGGAGCCGGCGCTGGTGTGATCACGACTTCAGGCTCAGGCTGTGATGCTGAGTCCGGATTCGGCGCTTCGTTAGCTTGTTGAGCGTCACCACCGGATTCGGGTTGCGAATTGGCGGCTGCGGATTCACCGGTTGTTGCTGCAGCGCCCGATTGATCATTGATGCCTGCGGCGTTGGCTGCAGATGCATCGTTCCCGCCAGCGACAGCAGCGCCAGCGTCACCAGTGACGAGGGTTTCAGGTTTGTTCTCATTGCTCATTCCAGGCTCCGATTTGAAAGGTTTGTTTCTGTTCTTAACCATAACACATGATCACGTTGGTAAGGTAAAAAAGACCATTAAACAATGGCCGACTTGAAGTCCATCTTCTGCAGCTCCAGCACGTTGCTGTGCATGGCTGACATGAACAATGCCATGAAGGTGTCGCCGTAGTGAGCAACAGCAGTAGACAAGCCCGTAGGTGAGTTTGCCAAGCGGTCACCAATACAAGCTTCGCAGAAGTCAGTCTTGGGCATCTTGCAATACATTGGCGAGCGAATCAAAAGACGCTTACCCATGTATGTTCCGACGTTTGTCTTATCGATCTTGACATTGTCATTACCGATGAGGGCGGTGAATCCAATCAGTTTATGTTCTTCACCGGGAGCAGCAAACATATAGTTACCCATGCGGGAACCACAGTCTTTACCAACCACTGCCAAGTTAGAAGAAGCACGGAACAGCCATTTCACGGCCTCGCCACCCAACTCTGTCTGAGCGCCACGGTTGTAAGAACCAGAGCGTGAGCCAGTGCAAAGTGCAGAGAAGTCTTTCATGTCCCAGCCGTCGTTCAGGGAACGAGTAACCAACTGGAAGCTGTTGTCTTTTTCCAAACTGGCTTCAGCGCCGTTCATCAAGAACAGTTTCTTGCGAACAACGTCGAAAGATTTCTTGCTCAGGAAACCCATGGAAGAATCTCCCTTGAGGTATTCCTTCAAGTAACCAACCAGCTCGGCATCAATCTTGGCAATCACTTCTGGATCGTGCAAGCGTTCCTTGTTCTCAGCCAAGAGACGTTCGCGCAATTCTGCCAATCCGGGAGGAGACGTCATTGATTTCTCGGAACAAGCAGGCACGCACAGTTGTGTAAAAGCACCAAGCGCAAACATTGCGTTGACAAACTTCAAATGCTCATCAACGTAAATCCACTTTGGATTACGACCTTCACCTTCCCATGCAGCAGCTTCTTTATCGTTGGTGCTCTTCAAGCGGTCAACGATCATTTCTTCCAACTTGCTTGTACTGATGTCGCCGTTCTGAAATGGGATTTTATTCCCAAACGGATAGACCAAGCACAAAGCGTTGAACAGCAGATTGCCGTAAGTGGTGTGCGTGTCAGTTGCAATGTTGACCAAAGTACCAGCAGGTACATCGATCTCTTCTTTCATCTCGAAGATGGGTTTGCCCGCAGGAGCATCTTCGATCATGACGAGTTCATCAACGTTGCTAGGGTTGACAAAGAAATGACCAGCCGCATTTTGAACTACCCGGAAAGGATAGTTGGAAGGATCACCAGGCGTGCTGTTTTCCTTCCAGGCATCTGGGTTCTCAGAGATCAAGCTGAAGGCAGAAATCACCCAGGCCGTGCGTAGGTGAACTTCTGCTTTTAAAGCAGCGATGAAGAAATCAAGTCGTTTCATTATTCAGCCTTTCCCATACCCGAGTTCATAAGGGCATGGAACTTGTTCATGATGGAATCGATTTCGACGTAGATAGGAGTAATCGCATCAATGTCGCTGTAGGTCTTTTCCAATTCAGCCATGACCACATTACGCATGTTGGCGTCTTGTGTGTCGCAGGCCACGATGACTGCTGCGCAAAGTTGCACAGCAGTTTTGACTTGACGAAGACGAGGCATCATTGGCGAAGCAAGCTCTTGAGCTTGAATAGCCTGCATGATTTTGACGTGGTAAGTCTTGTACGGTTGATTCAGCGGAACACTGGCAATCAACATGTCGTACATGAACAGCGGTTGACTGTCCATGGCAAGGCGGTAAGCTAGGAACCTTTTCATCAGTTCCGAATTCTTTTCAACATCAACCGCATCGCGATGTTCTGCCACGTAAAGAGCGGCTCTTTCACCAATGCGCTTGATCAAAGAAGAACTGACTTCTTCAAACATAGGCATCAGGCGCTCGGTATCGATACCTGTAACCAAATTCAAGATTTCAGCCAAGCTCTCGATCGTGTCAGTGTTCTCACGACAGACTTGGTGAATCTCGTCATTGAAGTCAGAGGACTCCAATTGCTTCAAAGCTCGCAAAACTGTGTTGCCTTCTGAAACGGAAGCCTCATCAGCCAACTTGATCTGCAACTGACCCAGAATGCTATCTTGCAATTCCTCGGTCAAGGCAATGACGCGTGTCATGACTTCAGAGACTCCTTCGTCTTCCGAGGTCATCAAGATATCTTCGAAACCAACGTCAGGATCCTCGAGGCCGTACTCTTCGAAAATATCAAAGGCATCAGCAATTGCAGCTCGTAGTTCCGGAGTTGTTGACGTTTGTAAATAAACGTTCAATGAATCCAGCATGGGGACACCCTTTTTTCATATATAGAGAATGAATCAAAATATTGCGGAATAATAAGGGAAAAAATACACGTTTCTTTGAATTCTGTAGCGAAGCCGCATCTCGTTCTTAATGAGTGCTTTTAACAATTTATACGATCAGGCCCTGGACTGATTCGTAAGTTGAGGGCTATCCGCCATTCTTAAGTTGATATCCCTCAGGAGAAAATCATGAGCAAAACTAACACTCGAAAAGTCCACGGCATTGAAGTTCCGACCACTGATCCGAAAAAGACGGCCTTGGCCGCAAACATGCTGGCTGGCGGAATGAATCGCGCTCAGCGCCGCGCCACTGGTTTGACCAAGAAAGGCACGACTGTTGCCGACAACTTGATTCAGCCGCCCGAGAACAATAAGGTTTGGGATGACCTGAATCAAATCGCCGGCCGCTGTGGTCAGCTGCTGGCATCTCCTGGCGCCCTGTTGCCGATTCTTCGCAACGCTGAGTTGATGAAGCATGTTGACAACATGGAACATCTCAACCGCACGGCCAGCGTGCTGGCTCGCGACTTGACCGAATTTGCCAAGTTCTATTCCGGCATCCGCGCGCAGCATGCCGAGAACACTGGTGCTTCGAGCAATGCCGACGAGCACCTCAAAGCGATCATGCTGCACAATGACTACTTGGTTTGGACTGAACAGTTCGAAGCCAACGTGCGTCCCATGATCGAGTCGGTGACGGAAATCATCGTTGCTGCTGAAGCAAAGTTGGCCGCTGCCGCCCCGGAAGTCGCCACTGAACTCTCCAAGCAAGTGACTGAGCACATTGCTACTCACTTGCACATGAACGTGGTGGCCGAGGAACCCGGTATGACTCCGGAACAAGATCCGACCGTCATCACTGATGTGGAAGTCAAAGAAACTGTTCACTGATCCAGAAAGAACAAGATGATTACAGATACCAATGAAGCCGCCGGCCTTCCGCCGGAAATGCCTGCAGAACCCCCAGCTCTTGCCGAGCCCGTGGCTGTTGAAGTTGCACAGCCAGTCGAGGAAGTGAAGACTCATGAAGAAGCTCCGGCTTCTGTTGTTCCACCCAAGCTTGATGCTGAAGAACCTGATGCCCGCGCATCGGCAACTCCGGAGATGCTCGGGTTCGTCGACTGCAGCACTGTTCAACAAGACTACGAGGATGTCAAGAAGGGTATTCGTCACCTCGACGGTACTCTGGACACCAGTCTTGAAACAATGGCTTTGCCTGCGGCCACTGCTGCCAATACGGAAGCAAACCTGCGTCACCCTGATGCCAAGGACTTCGCCACCAATATTGGCAAGACCTGGGCAGGCATTCTTGATCAAGGCGAGATCCCTCGCTTGAAACGTGGTCTGCTGGTTCCTGCAATCACTCGTGAAGGTTCGGCTTGGCGTCAAGGCCTGGACACTCCGAATGGTCGTCTTGCTTTCTCGTCGCCGAAGTTTGCCGACAAAGAAGGTCAAAAGCTCACCGGCGAGAACGCGCTGATTCGCATGCGCGCTTTGCTGGGCAGTGGTGGTTTGGTTCAGATCCCTCTGTGGCATTCTGGCTTCCACATCACGCTGAAGACTCCGAAAGACTCTGCGTACCTGGAACTGCGTGAGCGCAACGAGCAAGCTCGTATTGCTCTGGGCCGCGTTACATTCGGTATGGCCTTCTCCAATACCTCGGGCTACTTGGTGGACAACATTGTGGACATGATCATGGATCACGTCTACTCGACCACTCTGAAGGACAGCAAGAATCTGCGCGACAAGATCAGCATTCTTGACTTGCCAATCCTGGTCTGGGGTCTGGCTTGCACCATCTGGCCTAACGGCTTCCAGTTCGCCCGCTCCAGTGTGACTGCTGAAGGCATCGTTAGCAAGAACGTGATCACCGGTTTGATCGATGTGGGCAAGCTGATGTGGGTTGATCAAACAGCCTTCACTGATCGCCAAAAGGCTCACATGAGCAATCGTCAGCCGGAACAAATCACGGATGACATGGTCAAAATCTACCGTGAACAGTTCATCCATTCGTCCGGCCGCACCATCCAACTCAAGGATGATCAAGTCACGATCGGTCTCAAGGTTCCGAGCATTGGCGACTACGTTCGTTCGACCCAAGTGTGGATTGACTCGCTGATCAGCGTGATCGACCGTACCTTCACTGGTGATCGCACCGATGTGGAAGGCCGCAATCGCTCCATCTTGGATCACGCCAATCTGTCGCGTATGCGCCAGTACGGTCATTGGATTGCCAACATCACGATCGACGGCAACAGCTATAACGATGTTGAAACCATCGACAGCATGCTGGAAGTCTTGAGCGGCGTCAAGGAAATCCAGGAAAAGTATTACCCAGCAATTGACTCGTTCATCAACGATTCGACGGCGGCGGTGATTGCGATTCCTGAAACCTCTGGCAAAGAAACCAATCTGCCACGTTTCCCGCATCTGATCCCCATCGACGTGATTGGTGTGTTTTTTTCCCTGCTCATGCATCGAGTCAGTCGGATCGTCCCGACCGACGAATAGCAGGTAGCATTCACGTCTGTGATCCGAAGTTTGAGGAAGGAGTTGATGCGTATAGGGAATTAAACGACCTTATCGCGTCAGCTCCTCAAATGCCGTCCACGTCTGTTCGTTTGTTCTTGTTAGATCGATACGAACAGACCTTTGGCATTCGTAATCACGACGACCCCACGGACGCACATCCGTACGGTCCCATCCTGATGAATGAATGCGAGGACGTATTCACAGACGGTGCGGTGCATGAGCGAATGAAAGAATACAAGTCCAAACGAATATTTGATCACTTCGGCTTATCTTTTACTGAATTTATTGACCAGCCAACACACAGAGTAATCCAAATGTTGAAGCTGGCCGCAACGTCTCAGAAAAAAGAACAGCAGATCGTTGACTCTTTACCCAGGGTGGAATAAAAATGAACCGGGTCGGGGGCCGGAGTTGGGAATCCTTAAAGAGGATGGTCTATGATCTACGGTAGCGACAAGTATGAATGTTTCCAGGACATAACACCGTACGAGTACATGCTTGTTCGGCTAATATTGTCAGCCACCCATGACGGCCGCGAAGATACTGCAATGGGAAGATTTGCAGCCGACGCTCTCCGCCTATTAAATGTCGATATCTTGTTTAAGCAATCTAATTTTGAAGAGATTCGAAATCGGATGCAAGAGATGTTGGCATTCTTTCCACCAGAAGGAACACCACCTTACATTCCGAAAGATGAACCTGTTTTCTTGCTGCGATCCACAGACCCAGCCGCCCCAAAGGTAATCGAGACGTGGATTGAAACGGCCACAAAGCTTGGTGTGAGCGGATGCCGCATCAAGTCAGCAAGTGAACAGCTGTTGCGCGTCAAAGCGTACAGTTCAAAGTTGAACCCTGGCAAACAAGAGGAATGACGTATTCGCTTACATTTATATGTGAGCTCACATGTCATTAACTTGCCGATGCATTGTCTCAACTGCGAGTCATCACGGAACCATGACCTTGTTTGAGGTCTGACTAAGCAAGCGTTTCAGCAAATAGCCACTACTGTTTGTTGCTACACTTTTGCGGGTAGCTGAGCTACACTTTGTTCTTTTGTATTAACCACGATATGTTCACGCTTCTTGGGAAAGGTGCGTGAAAACAATTGTGATCAGATGTCGGAGTCTGGGCTAAAGCAGGTGGGGGAAACCTCACCTGCTTTATGCTGTCTATTTACTTTCAACCACATATCACCTACTTGTGATGCTGGGAACAATCCCGTTAGACATCATAAAGGAGAAATGAAATGTCAGTTGAACAATCAACTAAAAACGAAGATACAGGTAAGACCTTCGCGCTGATCAAGCATCAGTCTTGGGATGAAATCAAAGAAACAATAAAAGGCGATTCCATACGCAGTGATGTCGTCGTGGTCCATCCGCTCGACGCATGGTTCGACATGACTAACGGTTACCCGCTCAAGGCCTGTGAATGGTTCGAACGTCAGATCGCTAACGGCGCTGCCATTTCGGATTTGATGTTCTACTCTCAGTATTTGATGAAGGTCGAGGATCATGGCACGAAAGCTACCTTCCGGCATTTGTACCGTCCGGTGAGCCTGCATCTCTGGTGCAGAGACAAAGATCCGGAAGATATCGTGATTCGTGTTATCTTCCAAGGCGGCTTCGAAGCCTTCGGAGATTCGACCATCTTTACTATCAACAACCAAGATGGTCGCCCGGTTGAGCGTTTCTTCCCTATCCCTGATGAAGTTGATGAGAACGGCTGTAAAAAGTGGTATCGTCAAATGAAAGAGGTCACCAAGACCTTGAAGTTTGATCCACCAACCAAGTGATAAATCAACCAAGGAGATATAGTCATGACTAGCAAGACTAGAGAAACAATCTACCGTAGTGTTGAGCTTCGGTTGGAAAAACTCCTGGAAGAAACCAAGGGTATTCGTAATCGTCGAATCGTTGGCGATAAGCAAATGATCTTCACGACCAGTGGTCTTTACCTTATTTCGGCCGCGAGAATGACTGATAGCGAATCCTCGCTTAAGGTGGCGGGCGAAGACGTTTATAACAGCGAGATAACCAACAAGCAGGCTAAGTACAAGAACAAAATCCCTAAGGCTAGAATCGATGAGATTAAAGAGAACATCACCTTCTTGATCAATCTCATCAAGGAAGAGCTTAAAGATGGTTCTCCTGGTACTGCAATGATGATGCGCAAGAAGACTTACCGCATGCCTCAGCTGAAGCTGACGTGTCGTAAAACAAAGTCGCCGTTCACCTGAACTAGACCGCATAAAGAGAGGAGGCCTAGGCCTCCTCTCTATGCTACTTCTTTTTTTGTTTAATTCTAGTTAAACAAACCCTTGTCTTGCTTGAACTTGTGTAACAGATCAGGCAAGGCAGGAAGGCCAAGAACATTCGTACAGATCTCCACAGCGTTCGTGTGTCCTCCCGACAAGTTCACGCCCTGCATTCGACGCTGGTATTCACTGACGCCTTCGATGTCAATGATTTCCTTAGACGTCGTGTGCTTAGAGATGTTGAACACCTCACCACCGTTTGGATAACTAGCACTCACGTCCAAGTCACCCACGTCTCTGCGAATGTTGCTGCGCAGATGCGGAATCTCTTCGATGATCTGAATACCGTTGTCAGCAACCTGGTGGGCAGGAAGCATCACAATCCAACCCTTAAGATCGACTGTGAGTTCATCCAACTCATCGTTCATCTCATCGGACGTAGTGCCAATGACGTGACCGTACTTCTGCATAAACGTGTGAAGCATGTCCACCGTACGACGAGGCTGAGACTTGACGTTATCAAACTCAGAGCAACCAGTCATCATGGGAAGCGCAATGGACAAGTCATTGATCTTCTCATCGAGCTTCTCACCACAGATGCAGTCACCACCGTTATAGATGATGTATTCCAATTGGAACTTGGTTTGCATCAAGCGGTGCCAAGCCAAACCGTCGACGTGTTTTGCTTCCTCGATGTCCAGCTTATTGATACCGACCTCTTCAGCCGTCAGGATGGCGTCCAAACCGTACGAGGATTGCTCAGGCTGGCCTGTACGGACTTTCTTGTACGCACACATGCCGTCGATGACATAGAACTTTGCAGGGGCGTACAGCGTGTGCCAGCGGTCAGCGGGTTTAATCGGTGTAGCCTTACCGGAAGCTGTAACCTTCTGGCTTGGACCCTGTTTGTACTTGAAGAAACGGAACTCAGGCGGGATAGATGGATCGCACAGAACTTGAGCAGGATCAATGCCCACCTTCTCCAACGCTTTGATCATGCGTGGGATGTCGAAGTCGATGTTCCAGATGGCCAGGAAGTCAGGACCCCATTCGTGCGCTTTCTCAAACGTCTTGATCACCACCTCGGCTTCGCTGTTGGCGATAACGAATTCCCACTTGAGGTTACGTTCCCTGATCACGTCACCCATGAGCTTTTCAGCCATAGCGTGCAAGCGAGGAATAACGTTGGAGAAACCCTTAACGAAGTCGGCCTGGATAACGGTGTAAGCCTTATCCTTCCAACTCACCGTAGCCATGAGGATTTCCTCGTGACCAATCACCACATCTGTTTCCGTATCAGCGTAGCAGACTGAGAAAGGCGTATTGATGTCAGGCCACTTGTCGATATAACCCTGCTTGATCAGAGCAGCTGCCGTGATGTCGGCACCATACACGTAGGGGCTGCGACAAATACGACGCATACCGCCCTGCATGCCTGGATTATCCAACGCCATAGCGATACGCCGTGTCAAATCAGTTTGGGTGCAACGGAATTCTTGGAGACGCGAGATCTCTTCAGATTCTTTTTTGTCCTTGTGATTCTGATAACCCTTCTTGGTGATCCAGAAGGGGCGTTGATAATTGGAGACCTTGCGCAGGTTAGGAACAATACGTCCGTCCTTCAGGTGCAAGATTTCCTTGATGACGTGCAAGTCACCACGACCGTTGTCTTTCGGAGGACAATAGGTGACGTGACGACATTCTCGTCCGACAATGTCCTCGGGTTTGAAATCGAGCATTGCGTTTTTACTCATGTCAGTCCTTTTATGAGCAATGAATCTAATTTATGTGATTGCAGTACCTTAACACAGGAAAGATTGTTCCTGTAAAAACACATCTTTTGCTTTAAGGGTTGGTATGAACAAGATAATCTGGGATAGTCTTCTCGTTGATCCAAAGACTTCTCTTACTGAGCTTTGCACTGAGTCGTACACAAACGACCTCAATGAGCTCGTGGCCGGCTTCAGTGAATCTCTGCAGCGTTCTGCCGAACTCAGCGCCTTTAAGCGTCAGTTGACCGAAGCCAACGACGCTAGTGGTTCGCTCGTTATGGAAAGCTACGGCGCGGCTTGTGCCGTACTCGGTACAAACAAGCGTCAAGTTGGTATCCTGAGTAAAGAGCAAAAGTACGCCTTGGCTCTGGAAGCCGTTGAAGGCGCGCAGGCCAGCGTGATGGACAAGATCAAAGAGTTCATCAAGAAGATCATCGCGTTTGCTGTTGACATGTTCAACCGCATCAAGAACTACGTGATGCATATCCTCAGTTCAGAAGAGCAGAACAAGCGCTCCTTGAATGAAACGCAGCGCTTACTGGATCTGGCTAAAAGCCAGCCCGATAGTCCTTCCGTCGCTACTGAAGGATACTCAACGGGTTCAATCCCTATCCAGATTCCAAGCTTCTTGCATCTCGAGTACTCGAAGATCATCGCTGAGACTGAGAAGTTGGAGCAGTTGGCAGCTAGCTACATCAAGGACACCGTGGCATTGTTGACTTTGCAGTTCCGTCATTGCAAGTTCGTCATCGAAGCTTACAACAAGCTGATGAATGCGCCGGATGCAAATCTGCAAGTCTTTGATGAAACCTGCAGACACGTAGTTGAAGAAGGTGAGCGCAGGGCTCGTCACTTCGCTACTGAGCTGAAGGTTTTCAACTGCATTCACATCCTGGAAGAAATCAAAGACAACCAGTATGCAGGCGTGTTGAAGTATCGTGCTTCGATCAAACCTCCAGCCAAGGATGACTTGGCATTGGGCCGCGTGACGATCACGACAAACTTGATGAAAGCTCAAGATCTTCAAGATCGCTTGGTGGCTCTGAACGACGAGATCGTCAAGTACGCCAACCAGATCAAGAATTTCTTCGCGACTAACTCCAAGGTCTTCTTGGATGCTTTGAACAAACTCAACGACTCAGCTGTCAAGAGTCCGACAGGTACGTTCGACGCGCATTCCGAGTATGTGACGCAAGTCCACAGCTTCTTGGTTCGCGGGAACTTGATTCAAGTGGTCTTGGGCTTGAACGTTTTGAACACGGTCTGGAAGTCTGTCCATGATCTGAATACGCGTGTGGTCAAGGAATTCATTAATTCCCGGTAACAGACGTAAGTAGCATAAAGAGGGAGGTCTACCCTCCCTCTTTATGCGTATGTCAATCATTACGCTAATTTATGTGATTACAGTACTGACAACATAAAAGGCAAAACCATGTCCACCGAAAAGAATCTGTCAATTGCGACAGAAGCTATACATTTTCAAGGTGACGGTTTCTTCAAAGATCTGTTAGCTGACCTGGCTACTTTTCCGACTGATCAACGCGCTGCGGCTTCGAACGCCGAGTGGGAAAACCTGGAGAAGAGGTTGAGTAAGACAGTGCTTGATCGCACTGGCTTGATCATCAACTTTGATCTAGCGGTCGGAGCCACTGGTTCTATCTTCTTCACGCGTTTGGATTGGAGTCACATCTTCAATTCCTACGACTTTGTTGCCATCGATAATAACGATGAAATTATCAAGTCAATCAATGCGTTCAAGAAGGAACTCAGCGTCAGTCTCGATTTGAAGAAATGTGTCGCAACAGGAAGCATCTCCAAGACAATTCATGGCGAACTCAGCATGAGTCGAGAGATGTTGTACAAGGAAGCATTCGGTGCCAAGTTCACCGATGAAGAATACTGCTCTTTGCTTTTGCACGAGATCGGTCACTTCTGGACATCGCTGGAATTCCTGGATCGTTCAGTCTCCACCAATCAAGTATTGGCTGAGCTGCAACGCGATCTTCTGAATGTGAAAGAACCAAGCAAGCGCGCGACGATTATCAGGACTGCCGGTAAGGATCTTGGCATTGATCGTAACGTCGTTCAGTCCATTGAAAACGCTGAAGACATGGTGGTGAGCACTGTGCTTTTGAGCAATGGCATGAAAGCAATCCGGACACAATCCGGCCATAGCTTTTACGACATGAACACCTTTGAAATGTTAGCCGATCAATACGCGGCTCGACATGGTGCTGGCGCTCATTTGTTCTCAGCTTTGAATAAGCTGATGAAATGGAATCCGGACTATTCGATGCAAGATCGCGCCACGCTCTACTACACTCAAGCTGCGCGTTTCGTCGGCGGTCTTGTTGCAACCGTACTAGGTGGTGGCTTGGTCGCTACTGGTGCCCCGTTCATGGTCATCATCGGTATCGTGGCCGCAATCCTAGGCGTTGGTCTCATCTCTAAAGAAGATGTGAGTCCTTTCGAACCTATGTACGATAGCAACCACGGTCGTTTGGTCAGACTGCGTAACCAGCAGGTGCAGGCAATTAAAGTTGCTCTGGCTCGCGGTAACACCAAGTTTAACGCTGCGTACGTTAAACAACTGAACGAAGAACTTGCCTTCATGGATAAGGTGCTCAAGCTCGGTTCTTCTGAGCCCACGCTCGTCTCGAAGGTTTTTGCTTTCTTCAACGCCAACGCGGCTAACCGTCAAGCCAACGTAACCTTCCAAAGGCAACTGGAAGGTCTCGCCCACAATGATCTGTACGCCAAGGCGGCAGCTCTCAAATCCATCTGAACTGAAAGAGAATTATGAAAACCGATTACATCAAGTTTCTGAGCAACGTTTCCACCATTCGCCTGACCGGCCCTGATCGCACCTTCGCTATTGCTGCCGCTGTTGCTAGCAGCGTGGCTGACTTCATTGCCGTGCCGGCCGCTAAGGTGGACAGCGCTGTTTCCGAATTCGCTCGTTCCGGCGCGATGATTGCTCGTGACCACGTTGGTGCTTTCAATGAAGTTGCTCCTTTCGATGTGCGTCTGTCGCTGGAACTGGTTCGCAAGTTCTGGATGATGCGCTACGAAACCATCCACGTTCGTCGTGTTCACACAACAACTCCGGACGACTACTTCTGCGGCTACTTCAATGTTGCTCGCAACTTCTCTCGTGAAGAGATGGACGCCTTGAACCGCATGGCCACTCACATCGGCGCCTTGGAAATCGGCATCCGCGACATCTTGCAAAAGCTCAAGGATGCTCAAGAAGCCAAGAACGCTGAAGTGGCAGCCAACAACGGTGAAGCCATCGCGACTGTCTCGCCAATTTCGGCGCCCGTCTGCTAAGGACTAAACCATGTCAAGCCTTAACGAAGGTGTTGAGCTCGATAATGAAGTCATCGAGCCGGCAAAGGAAGCGGCTAAGGAATTTGACCAAGCCGTCTTCCAAGAAGTTGTGCCAGGTGAAGTTCCTGAGCTGAATGAAGATTTGGACATCAGTGCCTTGATGACGAAACAACGCGGCCTGGATTACCTCCAAGCTACGTTGGAAAACCTTGGCGGCATGAATCAACAGCTGGCCATGGAATCAATGAGCTTGGTTCCAAGCCTTGTCACTGCTGATTGTCCCTTGGGCTTTTACAGTCAAGACATCACGAAGACTCGCTACAGCTTTGCTCTCGAAGCAGTAGAGGAAGAAAGAAAGAGTATCCTTACGAGGATGTGGGAGAAATTCAAGGAATGGATGGGTAAGATCATTCACGCCATCAAGCGTTTCTTGGATCCAGAAGTGAAAGAGAAGACCTTGGCGCAAGCCAACAAATTCTCAAACGCCCACGACGCCGTTCTTCATTTTGTCGTGCAATATCAAGAAATGTTGGCCGATAACTACAAGTACGCTGAATCTTTGGTGCAGTATGTGCATGGGATTTCTGAGAGTGAATCTCAGGTGTTTGTTGACAAGTTTGCTCGTGATTCAGTCTGGTACGCCAGAAAGCCAATTTCCAGATTTGGTTTGAGGTTGTCCTTTTTGCGCTATTTAAAAGCTCATCCTGAAACTCTTAAACAGTTTCACAAAGCTTTTGAAGTTGCACACAAGCTGCAAGATGAAATTAAAGACTTCATTAGAAACTCGGATAACGTCAGACATAGCGTTTTCTTCACAAATAAAGAATTGGTGAGCGAGTTAAACTCACTTGCTAATTCGATCCTTGAAAAAAGACTTCATTCTGAAAGCAGCGGCGAGAAAACTCTCACGCCGAATGAGCTTGTTGAATTGCTCTTTTTTGCGAAAGAGAACAAGAAAGTACTTGCTTTCTTCGGTGATTTTTCAAGTAGCGCGTCTGGTTTAGTCTTGTTCAAGATTGACATGAGTGGCAAAGTCAGTGATGACGAAATGCGCAACATCGATGAGAACATGAAAGCCATCCTCACTGCGCAAAAATCAATCTCGCGATTGACAGAGTCCTGCAAGAACTTCATTTATGAGTTCAAGTACCTTGTTGATGCTATTGAGGATTCTTTACGCGGGTATGAATGGATCGCTAAGACGGCTATGAGTAAAGCACAATCGTTCAAACCAAAAAACGAACACATCGATTGTGACGAGCTGGCAAAACATCTCGACATTGAGGGCGTGCAAAGACTTTATGTCTGAAGCAGCATAAATGCAGGAGTGCTGATACCGCACCAATTCCGGAATAAAAAACACCTGAGGTAACAACATGAATGGTTTTAAAGAAGACGCGGAATTGGGCGCGGTATCTCTCGAAGAAATCGCTCCAGATCCAAGCGTCGGTACGTTGGTAACCAAGCTTCGCGGCTTGGACTCTCTGCGAAACAGCCTCCAAGCAATCGGTGGTATGAACCAGAAGATCGCTATGGAATCAATGGACTTGGTTCCTGGCATGGTTACTGACGATTGCCCTCTGGGCTTCTACAGTCAAGCTGTAACGAAGACTCGTTACAGCTTTGCCCTTGAGGCAGTTGACGGTGAGAAGAAATCCGTTTTCAAGGAAATCATCCAGAAGATCATTTCCTTCTTCAAAGCTGTTATCGCAAAACTTGCAGAATGGTTCCGTGCCTGCAAGGCATTGATCCTCAAATTCTTTAAGGGCAAGGATGTTGTTCCGAAAGATGTCGGAAATCGCTTTGCCTTGATTGCAAGTTCTGTCACCAGCAAAGGCAATAAGCTTATTGATGAAATGTCAGAAAAAGATCGAACCATTTTTTCTGAATTCATTGATAAGGAAAATGTCGCAGCCTTTATGGCGATTTGTGAAGACTGTGTTCGGATCAGCACTCTGGCTGCTAACCTGGACAAGTTCATTGAAAATAAGCAATTCTTCAAGTCCCTCAAGGATAAGGTCGATAGCTTTAAATCAATGGCCCTCGACGCTCACGAAAAAGCTGATAAGCTTGTGAGTGAAAATCTCCACACTGACGATGCCGCTAAGAAGATTGAACAAATCGTCAATATTTTTAACAGCATTAACGATGCGCATGAGAGCAACGTTAAGACGTTGACGGCAATTCTGAAGACGCTTGAAAGCGAAGGTGGCATGCAGGCTATCACTGATGGTTCTGGATCAAAAACTGACGCCGTCGTCACGTTGCTGTCCGACATCATTCACGCTGAGGCATTTGTCGTTCAGAAAGCAGATGTCTACGTTCAGACGGTTTCGCAACTCATGAGCAAAATCGGTCAAAAGAACGTAACAAGAATGCCCATCATCGTGCACTAACACGGGAGCAATAAAGAATGAAAACCGAAAAGTGCGCGTACGGACAGATTCTGTTTATCGAAGAAAGCGACTTCTCCGACATGGGTACCTACAAGTACCTGGAGATGGTGGGGATTGGTGCTATTCCAAAACACGCTGTCATTGACGTCAAAAGCATCGTGAGAGAGCCGGATCTGATCGTTTACGGTGAACACATCATCTTCGCGATCACCAGTATTTGGAATAAGCTTTCAGCATCCGCTAAAAATGCAATCATGGATCACGAGTATGGTCACATTGCTTGCGGCCATATGGAAAAGATCGAGCCTGGTAAGAACGTTGTGGCTTCGTTTGAGTATGAGGCAGATAGCTTCAGTGCCGATAAAAACGGCAACCAAGCAATGAAAAGCGCGCTGCTTGAAGCCATACCGCTGCTTAACCGAAATCCCCTTTACCAGCGCCAAGGGGTTGATTTGTCCAAAGATCCGATCATATCGGCTCGACTCAAGCGCTTAGGCAGAAGTGAATCCTCGAAAGAGATAGACGCTACTGAAGTGGGGATGAAAATCGAAGAGCTGATTGAGAAGCTCAAGAAATATATCCTCGAAGCGATCGAGTGGATACGTGTGCAGTACAAGAAGTTTGTCACTTCCGATCTCATGCGGAAATATCGTCAGAGCAGCGAGGGTCTTGGAACTCTCGTAAAGAACATGACTGCTCTGGAGAAAAACTTCCATACTCCCAAGAAGCTTGTCGACAGTGTTTCCAAACTGTCAAAAGACCTGTCCGATCAAACAGCCATCTCTGACGCTACTGAAAAGTTGCTCGACAGATTGAAACAAGTTCGTGTGGGGTTTTGTGAGAACGAACACGGCGCGATTACTGTTTCAAGAACCGATCGTGTTTTTGAAGAGATCATTTCCTCAAAAGCACAGAACGGTGACGTGCTCGCCGCTGTTAAAGACACGTTAAAAGGTCTTGATGCAGATTCCACCGATAGAGATCTTCAGAGACAGCTATCGACCTATATGAGACGTCTGTCTCGTATACATGACGGTGATTTGTTCGGCTACATTCAAAAGCTGGAGCGAATGACCGACGGCATCGAGCCCATGACGGAACAGCAAAGCGATACGGTGACGTTAGGTTTCATCGCTGAACGCATTCTCATTGTCAACAAGGAAATTCAGTTCAGTGAGAAGGGCGCAGCTGAAGAAACGAACAGCCTCGACGATTGCATGAAAAGTTGCTTTACTATCATTGAAAAGATGAGAAAGAGCAGCAACACTGCGTTGATCAAGGAAGTTCACCACCTCCTGAAAGCAGCTATGCAGCTGGCGATTTGGATTCACAAACACACTGTGAAATTGCTCACAGCGTGCATGAATTTCCAAATCGACATGGATTTCTTTGTGGGTCAATACTGCAAGAAGATGGCAACCCTGGTGAACTCTACACCGGAAGCAATCGAGAAGCTTGTTTATTCGTAAACAAACTAGATAGCATAAATGGAGGGAGTGATCCCTCCATTTATGACGTCTCAATTAACGAAGACTTGCGCGCTCATGCAGAACGAAGTCTACGGTTTTATAACCACATATCACCTTTGTGTCAAGAATTGGAGGATGGCATTATGGTAACTGGTATAAATAGCACGCACGGAATGTCCAAGACTAGCGAGTACCAAAGCTGGTGTAGCATGATCGCTCGTTGTTTTAATCAAAATAATCCTGCTTATCACAACTACGGTGGTCGTGGTATTACGATTTGTGATCGATGGAGGAATTCTTTCGAAAACTTCTATACCGATATGGGTTCTAAGCCTGGCCCTGAATATTCAATTGATCGCTTCCCCGACATGAATGGGAATTACGAACCTGGTAATTGTCGTTGGGCAACTCCTATGGAGCAAGCTAACAATCTTAGAACAAATGTCGTACTGGAACACGATGGAAATAAAGGAACTGTAGCTGAAATGAGCAGAAAGTTGAATGTTTCTGCTAAGACAATTTATACAAGATTAAGTAAAGGCGCTAGCGTCAGCGAAGCTTTAAATCCTGAAATTCGCAAACCAAGCACTTACACTTTTGATGATAAGACGCTTACGCTTTCTGAATGGTCCAATTTAATCGGGATTGAAGTAGCTACACTTGAAAATCGATTAAATAACAACTGGCCACTAGATAAGGTTTTTGGCCCACTCACACAACCAAAAACTTTCTTATTCAATGGACAACAGATGAGTCTCTCTGAGATATCAAAATCATCAGGGATCCCGTATTGGAAACTTCATCAAAGAATCAATCGGGATAAGTTGTCAATAGAAGAAGCTGTAAATAAGACGTAAAATAAAAGGAGTGTAACCGCCATTAGCTTTTTAGCTATGGCGGTTACACTCCTTCCAACACTCCTTTTATTTTTTACATCAAACTAGCTCTTTCGTGAAGCACAAACGTAACTTCGACACCTTCTTGCAAACCAAGCGTCTCGTCGTTACGAGTCACCAACATCTTACGAAGCGACAAGCGCTGCGCATCATCGATGATCGTTACCACGTTGAGATTCTTGTTCCCACCCAGACCGGACATCTCAATCGAAATGACGTCGTCCTTGTAGGAAGTCTTCAATGCGTCAATGATGTTGGACATTGACACAATGCGCTTTTGCAACTCAAGACTGATCGTCTTGATGGTGTTCACAGTCAGTGTCGCACGCAGGTCGTAGTTGTTGTACACAGCACTGTTGACGTACAGGGTACAGCGGAACGATTGACCGGCTTCTAGATAGGTTTCCAGGCCGTTAGCGAACAAGACCTTGATCAGTCCCACGCTTGTGATCGGGTAGTAGAACAGACTGGTTTGTTCCAGAAGGTTGTTACCCATGCTGGGCAAGTCTTCTGTCAGCCAATCCACCACCGTCGTACGCAAGTAGTTCCGATACTCAGCAGTCACCTGGTTAGTGGCCAGGTAGTAACTGCCTTCAATCAAGAACATGTCCATCTGGCGAACCAGATTGCGTGAGTTGATCACGATAGGACTGTCGTAGGCGTCAAGCTTGATGTCGCCGATACGATGCTTGTAAACAGGTCGTTCATGATCATCGATAACAGGATCACCCTTCTTGTGGAGAATCGTGTATTGAAGGTTTCCGTCAGCATCAATCTCAAATGCAGAACCGGTCACTGGATCTGTTTGATAAATGTCCTCTGCGTAAAGAGCAGGAACATCCATCGCCCATTTCTCGTAATTGGCTTCACCAACAATAGTGCGAGCACGGCACCACAAGTATTTCAAGAAGTGACCCAAGCGCACCGACAGAGTCTCGTGAGTAATGGCGTACGTATCCTGAGGCAGCAAGAAGTAGCCCAAGAACGCGTCTGTATTACTCACAACCCAATTGGCACCACGAGGCGTGTTTGTCGAGTAAAGAACATCGAAGTCCTTCAGCAACGGCAAGTTCACATTGCGAGGTGTATTGTTGAACATCAGGAACGACGAGACTTGCATCTCGTTATCTGCGCCAATCTTCCAAGTGGTATTGATCGGGAAGTGATAGATGCGTTCACCCTCATCCGACTTACCGACCAGCATGCCTTGCACGTAAGCGCGATCAACGTCGCCCGTCGGGATGTAAGCCAGCTGGACAAACACTTGATCGTCTCGCAAACCCTTCCAGTCATCAGAGCTCTTGGTCTGGATTTCAATCACATAGCCGTTTGCGGACCGAATGATTGAGTACTGGTCAGTACCGACTTGCAACAGCGTCGTATCGTTCTCGCCAATGAACGACTTGGATTCCACAATAGGAGTATCCAAGTGGTAGGCACGCAAACCAAACTCGTTGCTGGACGAATCCATCACGTAGTAGAAAGGCGTGTACATGTAGTTGGCATTGTTGACCACGATCGCCATCTGATCAGGAGGCATTGCGCTCAGCGCAGACACTTCAGAATCAGAAACAATCTGCACAACACCGTTGATGTTCTTGTACAAGGTCTCTGGCTTGATCGTGACAACGTCACCGTTATTCACAACCGTAGAGACCTTGACAACGTCTTCGACTGAAGTAGACAACGTGCTGATACCCGCAGCAGCTGCTGTGATCAATTCACTGGCTTGCGGATCAGGCAACGAGCGAGCAGCCAGGAATGCACGATTGGTGATGTTGTCAATGTTCTTAACAACAGCGTAACCTTCACGCTCCAGAGATGCTTCGATCTGCGTATTGGTAATCGGGAGATCAGGAGAGCCAATCGCATTGCTGATAACGCGTTTGCGAAGCTGCTCGAATGTCAGACCGTTCTGACCAGCGTTGATCACCGAAGACGACATCACGCTGTTGATGCGCAATGTTGCCAAAGGAGCAACGTACTCATTCTTCTCGCTCGGACTGTATGCTTCGTACTTGAGCAAGTATTGCTCGGGACGATACGAGATCATGTTCATCGACAAAACACCTTTGGTTTCGTAGATGTCAATCCGAATCGAACCACTCACCATTCCTGTTGTCAAGTAGACCTGAGGGATCTTGACGCGAACAGAGCCTTCTAAGACCGTGAAGACAGCGGTAGGTGTCGCCGGATCAAAGATCTCTTCCGTGTGAGTGGTAGCCAGTTCTTTGTACGAACCATCGTTGTTCTTTTGAAACACACGACCAAAGAAGAATTGATCAGTGATCGCGATGTTCTGCACAAAACCAGTGGCGTTCGTCACTGAGTTGTTTTGGCTGTTGATCTTGAACTGAGTCATCTCGACCGAGAAGGCCAGCAGACGAGTACCGTCAGCAGCAGTCAAGATCTTCCATTCGATCAAGTTGGTAGCCAGGCGTTGGAGCGGAGACAGCGCATCTACGTCGTAAACGATCTGCAAACCACCGTGAGCCATCTGGCGAATCTCGATCGGGTATTGCAAGCTGAATACCGTATCGTTGACCGTCACGTAAGTGTTGCGAGGAATCACAACTTTACGAACACCGTTGTTGCTGGCATCGGCCACCAGCTTAGACAAGATCTCATCTTCACCGAAGAAGAAGACGAAGTTGCCTTTAGTGGGTACTGCAAAGCGATCGATGTAATCTTTATCGCTCATGTGAGGATAGAGATCTTCGATCGTCTGGGCAGCAGCCGGGTATTGGCGACGAGTCAGAGCTGCATTCTCGATCATCCAAGCAGCAGTATTGATCGATGCATTTTCAATACACATGACCACCGGATTGCTCGGATCAACAAGTTCAATCTCGCCGTTCGTCACTGCTGAAATCAAGCCAACCGCAGCTCGTTGAATTGCCGAGGGGTTGTACATGAATTTCGATACATCCCCTAGACGGGAAGCGACTGTGTTGTTCATGAGGAATTTTCTCAGTAGTTTTTAGAAATCTGCCAACGGATCATCATTAGAGTTAGACCCGAGCAGTTCGCGATATTCAGCTATCTTGACCCACCATTGCAGTTCGTACGTATCGGGATCAATACGTGGATAACCGCGATGATTGAAAACATTGCACTCGATAGGCGTCAACTTCACAAGCCTCCTCGAACGCTCTTCATCCGTACCAATCATGTTTGCGTTTTGACCACAAACAGTTTGGTTGAACTCATGCACCAAGATTGGGTCTTGATACATTGCGCCATTGCAATGGAACGTAATCGAGATTTTATCGTTACCGCGATTGATAGGGCCGTCAGAGTCAAAGTTGAATGCGTTGCCAATCGGGGTATCGATCGGGAAGGCTGCGCCGCATGCACCAATCTTCTGAACGTAGCGACGAGATTCATCCAAAACCAAGCGATAAATTCGCGTGTTGTAATCCATCGTGTTTTGAATCAAATGCCTCATGTACGGAGTAACGATACCTTGAAATGCCATGGACTGATACCAGCACCAGTACAAGAACAAATTCATAATCGGATCACCGTTGATATTACGAAAGTTAGCTCGTATATCGTATGATCTGTAGATCTGCGTGATGCCGTCAGCAAAACTGACCTCTTCACCATATGCACCAGGCTTCGTTGTATAAAACGGAACCGTCACATCAGGCCATCCAGAGATTGACTCCAGTTGGTTTGTGAGAATAGGTATGAACGCTTGTTCATTGTCGATCAGAGGAGTGTCGTGTTGATGTTCACTCGCATCTGTGTCCAACATGGCACGGATCGCGCGACCCATACTCTTTTCTTCTGTGCTCAGGAGAGGAATGAATTGACGCACTGCTCGAATGTTTGCAGTGCGCATGTTCATATTTGGTCTGGTGAAAAACGTCAGACCATAATAGTCTTTGTTGATAGCAACCGAGTTGGGAGTTTGCCGATGGTTGATACCGTAGATGGTATCGAAAACCGCCGTGCTGATCTGACCAATCGAGTTGTTAGCACTGATTTCATCGAGCTTGGCCTTAATGGCTGAACTGGATCCATCAGGCGTCTGTAGATTGTCGTAAGTTAAATTACCCATTGGAAATCAATCCTGTCTAAGGAATACATCATGTACGAACAAGTTGCTTCTACCGGCATTGCTGCTTTGCAGCAAGCTACCAAGATGCTTGCCGGTGTCCGCGAAGGGTCTGATTCCCTGGTTGGTTACACAAGCGCTGCTCGCGTCGAACCTCTTCTGCTCATCGACCAAACGTTGCTGAGCAATGAAGCTCTGCCGGACATCCAGCAAAGCCTGTTGGCTTTGTTCAGTGGCTACTACTTGCAAGCCGCCGCGCTGACAACAAGTGTCGGCCAGGTCGAAGTCATCAAGACTTTGGAGAAGCTCAATCCGAACCGTGATGGCAAAGCTTCCATCGCCGGCCACATGCTTGGTTTGGAACAATACGCCGAAGGCAAGGACCGCGTTGATCTGATCAGCCTCGGTATGGAATCCTACCAAAGCTTCGAGCACCGGCTGCCGGTTCCTGGCGACATCCGCAATCGTGAGCAAGCTGCGATTGCCATGGAATCTGCCAGCGTCGAGAAGGACGTCAACGCAGAACTTCGTCAACTGTCGAACCTGTCAGTTGGCAAAATGATCAACGTCACGGTGAGCGATGGTGACAACAAAGTCTGCATCCCGGTGTCGGTGCGACTGATGGCAAATTCCATCACACCAAAGAGTCTCATTCATATTCTTAGCGCCGGAAGTAAAGACGTGTCGTTCAGCGAACGTGTTTACCAGTGGCGTTCGGGTGAAATCGAGTTCTTCCGCGACCTGATTGCTTGTCAAGATTTGGTGGATGCTCACAAGCAACATCTGAAGGACGACAAGGCCGGCATCTACTCGTCGATCCTGAGCCGCCGCTCGAACAATGCCGTTGCCAGCTTGGTGACCGGCAACTTCTCGGTCGCCACGGCTTCCAATCTGCTCATCATGTCTGATGACACCCGTCTGGAAGCCGAAGTCGCCCTGGGCCTGCGCATGGCGGACTCCAAAGCACGTCAGAAGGTTTTCGAAAAGACCTACCTGATGATCCTGGTCGTTGTGGATACGGGTCGCGATCGTGCGACTTTCTACACCCGCGGCATTCCTGATCCTGTCAGCGTTTCTTTCCGTGACCTGAAGGCTGCCAACAAGGGTTCCGGTCCCGATATCTCGGACATCCTTTCGGCGTACCGCCTCGGCTCTTCGCCATCGTTCTAAAAACAATAGACTGGGAGGTGTGCCTCCCAGTCTAGAGTTATCTTCCAACCTTCTTATTCAGGAGACGCGCCCGGCGTGAGAGTCGGGTCCGTAGACCTTATGAAATTCAAAGACTTCGTTTCGAAACTGGTGGCCATTTTCAACAAGGACACCATCATCGAGGACATCCGCATCACTCGTGGTGAACTCGAAAAGCTTCAAGCATCCTACAGCTTCGCGGCCGACTTGGCTCGCAGTTGGAAGTTCAAGGATGAGACCATCTCCGGTATGGTTTCCGACTTCAAGCGCAGCGTTTCCGGCCCTGACAATGGTAACCCCATTGTTCACATCGCTCACCATCTGAAGACGGTGCAGGAAAACTTGAACACGGCTGAGAAGCTGGTGCAAGCAAACCTGTCTGGGCAAGTGTCGTCGCTGGGCCTGACCTACAAGCAAGCCGCTGTGCTGCAGTACGTCAACGCAATCTACCTGGTGTCCAAGTACGGCCGCAAGTGGCTGAATATGATCTTCGTTTACGAGAGCGCCCGGTATGAAGAATCCGGCACCGTGATCGAAGATTCCATCACCAAGGACGAGCGCAAGTGGTTGGAAGAAACCTTCAGCGACTTCTTGGTCGCCTACGGTACTGCCATCGGCGACGTTGCTACGGTGATGAAGAAGCTGAACGAAGTCCCTGAAATCACGGTCAGCGAATCCAACGAGAACAACCTGAACTCCACGGTGGGCCTCAACAAGCTCGATCCGATGAAGGCAGGCATCATTGCCACCAAGGCAAATCCGATCTACTTCGTTCGCATGGTGATTGCCGAGTGGCAAGTCGCTCGCTTCAACGAATCCAAGGAAGAGCTGCGCCTCATCGAGTTGCGTTTGCAGCTCATGAAGGAACTCCAAGCCAAGCGCCCGAACGCCAAGCTGGAGAAGACCATCGCTCAATGCGAGTCACGTGTGCAAGCTATGCAAGCAACCGTGGCTGAGCTGGAGGGTGCGTAATGAACAGCCTTCTCGGAAAGTTCAAGATTTACCCACGAGGTTTCCTGGGTGCCCAGCTTGAGCCAATCCTGGAACGCAAGCCTCGTCCGTCGGGCCGTCTGCAATACGACGTCTCCTTGTTCGATACCAACGATGACAAGGTCATCATTGCGAACTTGAAGGTGGAAAGCGCGTACCAGAGTCTGGGTCGTAATGACCTGAACGCTCGCAAGTTCGACTTCAAAGAACAAGCCATGCTGGACTTCATGCTGGCCTTCGGTACCACAAACTTCGCTGAGTGGTATACAGCTCAATTCCAAAGTCCCTCTTTTGGTGAAACTCACCGGGACTTCTTGGATGACACGCTGCACTACCTGATGACGGGTAATCGCCGCATGGCTGTCCAGAACTGGAACGTGATCTTGGATGAAGACGAGCGCCGCGTGAGTTCGACTGCGTTGTCTGAGAAAGCAGTCACTTACTTTGGTCGCCGTAATCTGACCGAAGTCGCTCAGTTGAACTTGTCGATCGACGAAGTCGTTCAACAATGGATGCATCAGTCCGGCGGCTTCAGTGACATGCTGACCACTGGTCACATCTTGTTCGGCATGAACGATTAAAAAACGCCTCAGCCTCACAATCCTGTAGATAAAGCCTTTCCGGAAGTAGGCTTTTCTGAATTCGTACCAAAAAGTACATCCCCATTCGAATGGAGTTTCAACATGCAACGTAATCTGAACCGCGCAGTTCTCGCCGGCTTGATGGCCCGCCAATCCGCTGTCGCTCTGGAATCTGACGAAGTCCCCGCGGTTGTGCCGACCGAAGCCGCTGCCGACACGACCGCTGACGCCGTGGCCGCCGGCGCTGGTGAAGCCGGTGTTCCCGAAGTCGCTCCTGTGGCCGAAACAACTGCTCCGACCGTGATCATCAAGGTCGAAGTGGAACAAGCTTCCAAGCCGGCCGAAGGTACTGCTGTGGTGGAAGTGCCTCCCGCTCCTGCTGAGCCTGTGGCTGAAGTGGTGCCTGAAGCTGTCGCTGAAGTTCCTCCCGCCGATGCCGGTGGCGCTGCTGATGTCGCTGCTGACGCTGTGGACGCACCTGCTGTCGACGCTGTGCCTGCCGAAGGCGAAGCCGCTGCTCCCGCAGCCGACGTCCCGGCCGATGCTCCTGCTGACGCAGCACCTGCTGCCGATGCACCTCCTGCTGAAGACGCGCCTGCGGTTGACGCAGTTCCTGCCGCCGACGCGGCTCCTGTTGAAGGCGGTGAGCCTGCAGCTGAACCGGCCGCTGACGCCCCTGCGGCTGAAGTGCCTGCTGCTGACGAACCCGCTGTGGACGCTACGCCGACTCCTGCCGAGTCGGATGCTGCTGCTGAAGAAGTGCAGTCCGCCATCGACGAGACCAAGGCTGAAGGCGAAGAAGGTGCCGAAGCTGCCGTGTCCAAGGAAGACCTGGTTGTCACTTCCGATACCACCCCCATCGGCTCTTCGCCCGAAATGATCACTGCTGATCAGATCGCACCTGAGCTGGACGAAATGGCCACCGAGCTGAACACCTACAACGAAGGTGGTGAAGCCCTGAGCAAGATCGCCGACATCGTGGAATCCAGCGCTGAAGAAGGCGGCCTGCCCAAGGCTGCTGCTCAAGTTCTGGAAGTGGCTGTGGAACACATCCACCAAACTTTGAAGCTGGCTCCTCCCATCGGCATCCTGGCCATGGAGTCCTTTGAACAGCCTGGCGTCCGCATCTCGGCAACTTCCATCGCTCTGGAAGAAATCAAGCAGACCGCCAAGGACGTGTGGGAAGTCATCAAGGCCGCCATCGCCAAATTCATCAGCATGGTCATCGGTTTCTACGACAAGCTGGCCTCTGGCGCCGTTCTCCAAGGTCAACAAGCAGCTGGCTTGCTGAAACAAGCCACAGCCATGGGCGATGCTCGTTCCGACAAACCGCTGGAAGACGCTGCTTTGGCTAAGGCTTTCGCCATCGGCACCGCTGTTCCTAAGAACATCGTGCAGCAGATGGTGTCCGTCAACGGCACACTGGACAAAATTGCTGCCAACGGCGGCATCTTCGTCGACGGCATCACCAAGATGGTTGAGCGCGCTGGTGAAACCGGTGATGCCAGCTTGGCCAACAAGGAAAAGCTGGTTCAAGCAATCTACGGCAACGTGGCTGCTGCTCTGAAGCCGAACAACGATCTGGCTTCGCTGGGCGTTGCCGCTGCTCCTGAAGGCACGCAGGGCTTTGCTTCGCCCGTTCTGCCTGGCAACCAAGTCCTGTGGGCTTACGTTCCCAAGACTGCTGCTGATCTGCCCAAGATGGCTTTCGGCCGTCAGTACGTCCCGGCCGAAGTTGCGACAACCGCAATCCCGGCTCTGTCTGCTCCTGAAGTCCGCGGCCTGGCCACTGTGATCGCCAACAGCGCCAAGAGCATGTCTGCTCTGACCAACATGAGTCGTCAGCTCAAGAGTGCTTTGAACAGCTTCAACGGTTACGCCGCCAAAGCTGCCGGTGCTGATGCCAAACCCGATCCCGCATTGGGCAAGGTTCTGCATCAACTGGCTGCCGGCCTGACTTCGAATGCCGTGAAGGTTGCGTTCGCCAACAACAGCGCTTCGCTGAACTACTGCAAGAAGTCGCTGGCCGCTCTGGCCCCGAAGAAGGCTGAAGCTCCTGCCGGGGCTGCGGGAGCAGCCCCGGCTCCTGCCGCAGCCTAATCAGGATTGAGACGAGAGGTAGAAATACCTCTCGTCTTAACTACTACGTAGCAATCTTGAAAAGGGATTAGACATGAAACAAAATCAAAACAACTTGATGCGTGTTGCTCTCGAAGCAACTGCTGAAGGTCGTGAAGAAGTGCCTTTGGAAAGCGGCGAAGCTACTGGTAATCAGGACGAAGTGCCTGCTGCTGGTACCGATGACGCTCCGGTGGTAGAGCCTGAAACCACGGTGGAAGCCATCCAAGAAGTCGTGGCCGATGAAGTTGACGAAGGTAGTCGCGAGACACCCGCTGACGAAGTGCTTGATGAAGATGGTCCTCTGGATCCTGACGCACCTGAGCTCGAAGCCGGCGAAGTCGACATTATCGACATCCTGGAAGACGTCGGCGAAATGCGTGACGGCGAACGTGCTCTTGATGCCAACGCCAGTGACCTGAAGAAGGCATGCGTGGCCGTTCATGAGCTGGAAGACTTGGCAAGCTCTGCCGAAGAAACCAAGGCCGTTGAAGCTGACACCGATGCCGGTCGTGCTGTTCTTGATCTGGCGATTGAGAGCATCTACAACAAGCTTGGCTTGGAAAACCCTGCAGTGGCCCTCGAGGACGGCGCAGGCTTTGGTGCCAGCATGCGTGAAAAGGTCAGCAGCATTCGCGATCAAGTCGTGCGTCTGCTGCGCACGATCATCGAGGCCGTTCGTCGTGCCTACGTGCATGCTCAAGAATTCTTCGCCAGTATCTTCAACACAGCCGCCAAAGTTGAGCGTGCCGCGATGTCGATGCGTTCGCGCGTTCGTGGCCTGCGTGGCTCCACAGTCGGTGAAGGTGCTGTCATCAGCAACCAACGACTGAAGATGGCGCTGGGCTACACGGATTCTGGCTGGAACGATGCAGCTTTCCAGAACATGCACGACCTGGTCAAGGACGCCTATGAGTCTGCTGACTCCGGTTACATCGACTATCTGAACACCCTGATCGAAGCATTCGTTCAGGACAAGGATATCGGTCGCATGATGGAAAACTTCCCACGCGTGCTCAAGCGTGCGTTGGACGGTCACTTCCCTCATGACTCCAGCAATGCCGAATTCGACATCGACGGCGCTGGTGATCGTGTTGATGTGCTGACCACCGACTTGCTGCCTGGTAACCACGTGGGTGTTCTGTGTCTGCCCAAGACCACGGAAGATCTGCGCGAGTTCGAATACATGATCAAGCGCACGGACAACGCTGAACTCAAAGACCTTGATGTTCTGCCTCCGGAAGGTTTGTTGAATGTCCTCGAGACAGTCATCAAGACGACTTCGATCATTCGCAAGTTCCAGCGTGATTTCAAGGCCGGCAAGATTCTGGTGTCCAAACTGGAAGCAGCTGTTGCAAACATCGAATCCAAGGAAGACGTTGACCTCGCTGATGAGGACCGCGATTTCCTGCGCTCGATTTCCGCAATCGCTCCTGCCCTGGCCGCCGGCATCCACGAGCGTTCGTTCGCTTTCGCTATCAGTACCAGTGCCAACGTGATCCGTTACGTTGATCTGTGTATTGCCAAGCTTGAAGGCAAAGCTGAAAAGAATGATGGCGAAACTGCACTCCTGAAGTAATGTTCAGAATTGCATAACGCGATCATTTCAGTAGACTGATCATAGTTGAGTATCAGATCCGTAAAAGGATCTGATACTCTTCTTATGACGCATTTAACAAAACTTGACTAAGCTCAAGTTACCAACCCTGAAGAGGTTTGACATGACTGAAAAGAATATCGCTTTGTCTCTGGCTCTGGAAGCCGAAGCCGAAGCTGACGCCGTAGCTAACACCTACGAAGGTCTGGCCCAAGTGCTGGACATCGAGAACTGCCTGACCGATGCCAAGCAAGCCGAAGATGTGGCTGTTGGTCTGGAAAACTTGAGCCTGGTTCTGGAATCCCTGAAAGAACTCGACGCCACCGACATCGCTCTGGTTCAAGTGATCGGCGACATCGCTGGTGCATCGTCCGGTATCAGTGGCGCTGTGTTCACACCAGCCCTCGAGTCCAGCGCCGTTATGAATGTCGAACAAGTTTCGACCAGCGACAAGTCTCAAGCCATCATCGACAAGATCAAACAGATGATCGCCTACGTGGTCGAAAAGATCAAGGCTTTCATTGCTTGGGCTATCGAGAAGTTCCGCAATGGCTTCAAGCATCTCAAGGAAACCGTGTCCGCATTCAAGCACATGGTTGGCCGTTCGGCTGATAGCCGCAAGATCAACAGCATTCGCAAGCGCTGCGCCAGTATGCTCGAGCTTTCCAAAGCTATTGAGCAATACGTCCCGATCGTCGCCGACCTGGCTGAGACTCGTATCGCGGCCAATGAAGCCGAAGCTGGTCACGTTGAAGAAACGATGGATGTCAGCGTGCTGAACAAGATGGAAGCTGCACAACGTCAGCTCTTGAACTTTGAGAAGAAGTTCGATGAAAAGACCTGGCACGCCGGCGTGAAGATCGGAGTTCAAACCGAGCGCATCAATCACACGAACACTCTGTCGTCCACAGCTTCGTTCTGCAAGAACTACTTCGTGGTCACGCAATCTCTGATTGGTGGTGGTGATGAGCCGTCTGAAGAAAACACGAGCAAGATCAGCCATGATCTGGTCTCTGAAATCGAGGATGTGGTTTCGGACTACGCTCGTTTCCTCGGCGAAAGCGGCGCTCTCAGCTTGACAACTCTGTCCAAGAGTCTTGAGCAAGAGATGAAGAATTTCAAGGACCATCTGCGCCGTCACGATAATGATATCGACCTCAAGCTCACAGGTAGAAAAACCTATGGTCCCATGAAGGCTTCGCAGATGCGCGAAATTCTCGGCGGCATCATCAAAGACATCACCTCGATCACTAAGCTCAGCTCAGCAATCGATAGCGAATGCACATCGTTGAATAAAGCGCTTGCGCGCATCCGTGACGTGGAAGAGCAAAGCATCAACGCTAAGTTGGCGTAATTGGCGTAATAATAAAACGAGTGAGTGTTTAAGCTCACTCGTTTTATTTCAACCAGCTTTCTGCGTTCTTCATTGTATGTAGAATTCTCCTAATGACTTTCTTGTTGAAAGTCGTGGTCTGCACTAAACAACCGACAGAAAATACATCATGAGCAAGCTCATTGCAACTGTTTACAAAGAGCGCACGCTCGGTCTCGGTGTCCTGCCTACTGTCGCTCTTGAAGAGCAAGTGCAGGCCATTGAAGAAGCATGCGCACTGCAACAACAACTCGAAGGCACCTTTGCCGAAACTGAACGCGCAGCGCCGATGGTCTCGGCTCTGGAAGATTTGGCGTTCGTTGTCGATCACATCCGCGAAATCACTCCGAAGGAAGCAGCATTGATCCAGGTGGCTGGCGACTTCGCTGCTGCTGGCACGGAAGACACTGGTGAAGTGATCACGCCTGCCATGGAAGACATGTTGGGTGATGCTCGCATCACCGGTGCGGAAGTCGTTCGCAAGGTGAAAGAAACCATTGCTCGCATCATCGCGGCCATCAAGCAACTGCTGCGTCAAGCCAGCACCTACATCGCCAGCTACATCCAGCGTTTGATGTTGATTGCTGGTGGTAGCGAAACTCGTTTGAAGAAGCTTGAAAAGGCTTACGACGAACTGAGCAGCGCCGGTACCCTTACCAAAAACGTTGACAACATCAAGATCCAGTTGCCTACCGTTCAAGGCAAGGGCGTCAGCAGCATGCAAGAGCTGCTTGCCGAATCCGCCAAGTTCGCTGATGTGATGGGCAACTTCATGGATTCGGTTGGCGATGCCAACTACGAATACGGTTCCGGCTTCGTTCGTCTGTACGAGAGCGATTTGGCCATCAAGAAAACGGAAGGTCAAACTGTTCAACACGCTCAGCGTGACGGTACGGTTCGGTTGCTGCAACAAATCTCCGGTGCGTTCAATGTGCCTCGTTTGTTCAGCGGCTACCCTGCCGCTCACCTGTCTGGTCCTGACGGCAGCATCATTACGCAAACGCCGCAGCTGATTGGCGGCATTCGCATTGAAGCAGAGTACATCCCTAAAGATGTCTTCGCCTCGATCAGCATGCACTCCAGCACTTCGGTGCAAGACCTGATCGCTCGTGTGGCGCACCGCAACCGCATCACGGTTGTGAATGACGCTGTCTCCGCCGCCGCTGTGGTGGAAGTGGAAGCAATGAGCATGGCTGAGATTGCCAAAGCTATCAAGCTCGTGAAGCAATTGCTGACGTTCTACAGCGCACGCTCCGGCAGCCGTAGCATCTCTGCATCTTTGCAGAAGCGTACTGCGTTTTCTCGGACTTGCTGCGATCAAATCGCATCACGCGTGAGCAAGATGGATACTCAGAATCCACTCTGTTACGCAATGTCGCTGCAATCCCTCATCGTGACCAACTCGATCACGAAGAGCGCGACTGTGCCGTACACGCGTCTGTCCGAAGCTTCTGGCCGCACGATCTCGTACTTGCTGACCGCAATTTCGAAGAGCATTGCTGCTCACGCTAAGGGCAGCCATAGCGTTGCTTCTGGTTTGCAACTGAAGTAAGCAAAGAAGAAATAAACAGGAGGGTAATCCCCTCCTGTTTATGTTGTCGATGCGTTGGTTAAAATACACATCGTCGGCTAATCGTGTGTATATCTTAGAAAACTGGAACAACCAAAATGCCTAAAGCTATATATCTAATCCCGGACGTGCGTGAGAGCATGTTGCGTCCGACGGTACTCGATATTGCCAGGCAGGTCCTGGAGTGGACCGGGTTACCAAGGACAACTCAGCTGATGTATGCTGGCGAGAACACCGAAGTGTTTCAACCTGGCTCAACCATCGGTACGGAACCCAAGTTCAATCAGCTGGACTCTGATGCCCGTTGGATTATCAACGTGGAAGAAAGAACTCACCAGGAACAGGAACTGACTGCATCTGTGGACTACATGGATCATCCGCTCATCTTTAACGATACGGAAACCAAAGTCTTCATTCGTCCGTCGTATGTGGAAGTTGATCTTGTCTTCAACTTTACATCCAAATTCGTAGATCGCAATCACGCTCGCATGTGGCGTAACGATCTGCGCGCTCGTGCTGCCGCAAATCGCGAAGCACGTTACCACAAAGCAAGTTACTCGTATCTGATCCCTGAGGAATGTATAGACATTGCGGCAGAGATCAACAAGATGCGTGAGAAGGTAGCGCCTTACGGCGAAACCTTCACAGCTTACTGGAATCGCTTCATCACACCTAAGGCTACGGTACTCAGTGATAACGCGGGTAAGAACACGCGTTGGGCTATCGCTGAGACGCAAGGAGAAATCATCGGCTACTTTGATTTCCCTGCTGAATCCGAAGAAGGTCAGAAGCATTCGGAAAATAGCTCGTGGGATATTGATTTCACCTACACAGCCAAGATTCACATCCCTACTGTTGTTTGGATGTCGTATCCGCTGATGATTCACAATCAGTTCATTGCCAAGGCTTTCCGTCAAACCTCATTACCTCCGCGTCCCGAAGACACGAAGCTTGAGTATTCGATGATTGCCGGCGCCATGTCGCAGTTCCTTGCTCAAAACCAAGCACTGCGGGTTCAGCAAAGAATGCCAGGTATGTCGATGCCGGCCTTTGATGAATTCATCCCTGACAACGGAACGATTCCTTTGGACACATTGCGAGTCGTGACAGCGCTGACTAGCATCGATGAGAGTAATCCGCTTGAGCTGATGTCCTTTGATCCCTTGGGTTCTAAGCATCACATCGATCCGGATGTTCTGAATTTCATGAAGATCGAATCACCGTGGATGACGAAGTATCGTTATTCAATCTTCAACGTCGTGGTCTTCAAAAACGACAAGACTATTCCGTTGGATGAGTATTACGTGACGCCTGATCTCAAGGTCATGCTCCGTAAGCCGCCAGATCTTCGTTCGCAATACCACGTACGCTTGTCTTTGTACCAGCGTCCTCGTTTGCTGCCGCCAGAAGCTAAGCTGCGCCTTCGGAACAATTGCAAAGCCGCCATCATCTTGATGATGACTTTGGATCCCGAGATTGAAAAACTCAATCCAACGTGCATGACTCAAAACTTCATGTCCGATCAACTGTTCAATAAAGTTGTTGAGAAGATTGACACAGCTTTTGACTCACGCTGGAACAAGCAGCATATCCAGTTCAACACCGTGATGACATTCGTCATTAACGCTCACTAGGAAAACAAGATGCCTATCGTCGAACCCGATGACGAAACGCGTCCGGCGCCAGTACCAGCAATCACTCAGACTGCTGTGCCGGATTACCAGGGCGTGACAGTCAACACCAAAGTAGAAGCAGTGGAAAATCTGCTTACTCACATTGAAGGTAGCGAGTGGGTTTGTCAGTACTACAGCCAAGTGCTCAACACTGACAGTTCTACCGCTGGCCAGAATCAATCGGTCTCAGGTGTGTTCCAGCAATACACCCGTATCACCGATATGGAATTGAAGGTGTCGTCTCCCTTGACGACCAGTCAAGATCCGCAAACGAAACAAATGGTTGTTCGTGGTACGGCAACCGTTTATCCGTTCGTCATCCCGAATACGGGCGATATGTTCCTGGCCGACTTGGGTGATGGCAAGGAAGGTATCTTCCAAGTCACAACCTCTGAACGCCGTAGCGTTTTCAAACGCACAGTACATCAGATCGAATACCAGTTGATCGATACATCGCCCGGTAATCGACTGGCTGACTTGGAGAACAAGACTGTTCGCAAGTTGTTCTACGACCGTGACTTCCACAATCACGGCCAGAACCCTCTGCTCTTTGAAGAAGAGTTTGAGATCACCAACTTCTTGCGCCGCAGTTACAAGGAATTGGTTACACGCTACTTCCGTGCCTTCTTCAGCCGTGAGTTCAAGACCATGCTGATGCCTGGTCAAAAGCCTGTGGTGTACGACCCGTTCTTGGTCAATGCTTGTACCAATTTCTTCGATGCGTGGGATACCGAAGAAGCCCAGCATGTGCGCGAATACAACCGCGATGAAGATGACGCTTTGCGCAGCATGCAAATCTGGAGCATGATCAAGCAGCGCGACATTACGTTGCTCAAGGATTGTTTCGTTGAATACGGGACTGTGAACGCTTTGCAGTTCAGCAGAGAACCTTTGCTGTACAGCATCTATCACAGTGGTTTGGGTAGCGTGATCTATCCGGTCGATCCGGTGTTGACAGTTGACTACGTTCAGATCAAGAACCCGAAGTTGGTGGACACGAGTGGGTTGAAACCCGCTCCTGAAGAGATGCGTCCTAGCGTGATCTCTTTGCTTCCCAGCGCCGACAAGCGCTTGGCGGATATGTTCCCCAATGTGGTGATCAATGGTTTCAATGCTGCTGATGTTGATGGCAACGAAATCGATTATCCTGAGCCTCCTCCGCTGGTTCACAAAGCGATGAAGGATGGGTGCTACATCTTGTCCCGTGCGTTCTACATCAACGATACGACTAAGGGTGCTCAATCTCAACTGGAATTGCAGTTGCGTAAGTACCTCAGTGCCGAACCGCTTGAGATCAGGCATCTGAAGTCTTTGGTGCAAGATATGAACAACTGGAACACGATGGATCGTTTCTACTTCACTCCGATTCTGCTGATTCTCATCAAAGCAGCGATTCGAGGAATCTAAGGAGATGTCATGGGAAAGGTAACAACACCTGCACCTTGGCCAACGGGTCAGTTTCCACCTTACGTGGGCAAAGAGAAGCCTCTGCCAGTTGATGATCCAAGGTACCCGATCTTCAAAGAACTGTATCTGGTACGACTTCCTGTTCTTCAAATGCGCAGCGTTGAAGACATCAAGGAGTTTGGCGTCCCTATCTCTGGTGATGACCGTACGGATCGGATGATCTCTGATGAAGTGCGCGTTGTGATGCTGCCAATTTCCAAATTGGTGGAGCTCTACAAACAAGGCTGTCGTATCGGCGTTGTCAACGGGCCCGACACAAAGCGCATGTATGAGTCCATCTCGACTTACCTTGAGATGTGGAAAAACCGCATGATCAATCGACTCAATACGACGAATATTCCTACGGAAGATTTGATCGACCTTGATGCTTTTGCTCATTCGGTTTACGAACGTGCCAAGTGGCACTTCGATGATGAGTTCATCTCAGCACACATGTCTCAAATCCGCTCAGCCGGTGTACGCAGCCTTCTCAAAGCCATCCGTGTCAAAGAGAAGCCCGTTGAGGAACGTGAGATCAAGGGCGTACGCGTCATTCAGCCATTGCGAGCCAATCAGAAGCTTCAAGCTCCTGAACTGGATGAAGAACTGGTTGAAGAAGATCAGTTCGCTGAACGCAAGTCCATGGCTGACTTCTTCCGTCCTAACGTTAGCACCACAGGTGTCACCGTAAGGAATGCACCGTTGCAGCCATCGACAAGCGCGCCTCGTACGTCCAGTACGAATCAGTCCATCGAAAACTTGCTGGGTAACAACCGCGGCAAGCAGCTGTAATGGATATTCTTGACTCTGCCCTTGGCGCGGATATCAAGGCTATCGCTGCAAACAAGAATGGCTCAGCAAGCTATTTTTGGTCAGCAGATATCCATTGCACTCCCGACAAGACGATTCAGTCATTCAAGGTGCTATCGATTGATTTCGTCTGTGATTACACCAACAACTTCACAGACGAAATCATCCTTACTCTGACAGTAGGTGGTGGTGCTTATACGTACCAGATCTACCCGAACATGAGTAAGCTTGAAATCACGCTTTACAAGATCCCGGTCAACGAGGTTGGTGGTGGTAGTGATGATTCGCGTCCTATTCAGTCGGAACGATACGTTGCCGTCATGGTCGACCCGAAGAATCCTGCTGTTACGGGGAACACCTATAATCAGCCTAGTGAGTCCGATCTTGATTTGACCAACATGTTCACTGTGGAGTTTCAGCTGATCACGAAATCTGTGGATCAATTCAGAATGAGAAGCTTTGGTGGTGTTTTCAGAAACGCTACCGTTGAAGAAGTTATCAAAGCTGTGATGACTACCGAGTCCAAGATCGTTAATGCTGATCAGAAAGCAATTCCAACTGGTGTGGAAATGTTTCCTGCTAACAATACCACAAAGAGAGAACACATCGTGATCCCGCAAGGAACACGACTCGTGAACGTTCCTGGTTACATCCATCAGAAATGTGGCGTGTATAACGCAGGCTTTGGGTATTACTTCCTGAACGATACGTGGTACATCTTCCAGCCCTACAACAACGTTGATTTCAATAAAGCTCAGCGTACGTTGACTTTGATTCGTGTTCCTCCGAATCGAATGCCGGGTACTGAGAGAACATTCAAGAAAGACGGTGATGCTGTCACTGCCATTGTGACTGGTGAAGCCAAAATAGAAAACAAGTCCGAGAGCATGATGCTCAACAGCGGTAACGGTGTTCGTTTTGGTGACGGTGACAAATTCATGGAAGGCTTTGTCAAGGTTGAGGGTAACAAAGCCCTTGCTGGCCGGGGTGGTACGAATAATGAGTTCACGACCATTAAGCGACCCAACGGTTACAACAACGTCCTGACCAGTGATAACAAAATCACTTCAAACCCTTACGTGGAATATTCAAAGCTCGCCATACGTGACGGTGCTTTGCTCTCCATGTCTTGGGAGAACTCTGATCCCACACTGTTGTACCCAGGTATGCCGGTGAAGATCTTGTTCATGGAAGAAGATTCAGTGAAGGAAACATACGGAGTGCTGATCCATGCGCATCACTACGTGCAAACCCTAGGGAATGGTTTCCAAACTAATCGACACATCACGGCCAGTAATTTGAGTGTTTTTACTAAACGCGAAATCGATCTGAATAACGATTAGTGAGACACTTTAAGAAAACCCTGAGCTAGTGGCTCTAGAACGCGTTTAACGGCTCTACAAGGCCGTTAAACGTATCGTCTAGATATTCGGGTGTATGTTTGCGTAATACGCTTTAAAACGGTTCTAAGGAGTCGTGTATGTCTTTAGGTCGAGGTGGTCAATTGACTTCTTACCTGAAGTTTCACGCACCAAGCCGTGTCTCAGTAGACGAGAAGTCTTCTCAACGCGAAGGACAAACAGTCTATGTGACTAGAGGGTGCATGAACTTCTATGTCGGTAACCGTGATCGTGAGTACTGGGTACACATCCCGCATGGATGGTGTTTGCCCGGTGCCGTGGTGCCACGATTCTTTCGTAACTGGATTAAACCAGATTCCCTTCACGGGAAAGCAGCAATAGTTCACCATTATCTCCGCACCACTGGGCGTGTAAGAATCGCTAAGGTCAGAATGAGGGTGGATTGCTACGAAGCAAACATGGTCTTCTTGGAAGCGATGAAAGTCGCAAACGTCGGTTTCTTTAAACGCTGGGTTCTTTTCATCTCTGCTTTTTCAACCCACGAAACTAGCGGTGGTGACAAGGAAGAAGCTAAACAAGCTTTTTCATCGTAGTAATAAACACGTAATAGACAGGGTCCTACGGGACCCTGTCTTTATGCTGTAAAAACTATATTGCAAAAACTTCAGATAACATATCACAAACTCGATATAATTACCAGGAGTTAAAAAATGTTGCAACACGAGAAACATCTTCACGATGTATCCGTAAATAACCATTATGCTGTTTGGGCAAATATGAAACAACGCTGTTTAAATCCAAATCATCCAGCGTATCCGGATTACGGAGGGCGCGGTATTACTATTTGTAGTCGCTGGATGGACAGCTATGAAGCTTTTATTTTGGATATGGGGTTCCGACCATCTGATCAACATTCAATTGAGCGCAAGGACACTAACGGAAACTACGAACCTGACAATTGCTGTTGGGCTACAAATCTTGAACAAAGCAGCAATAGGCGAAATAACGTTTATTACACCGTAGCTGATGTGAAAGTAACTGCGTCAGAACTTGCCAGACAATCAGGGTTGTCGGTACAGACCATTAAAAACAGATTATCAAGAGGTCTAGATTTAGAAACAGCAATTGCACTACCTTCTAATAAACACACATACACACATAACGGTGTAACGAAGACCTTGGTAGAATGGTCTAAATATTTAAATATTTCTTACAACGTACTCTACAGTAGAATTGTTAAAAAAGGTTGGAGTTTTGAAAAAGCTATAGAAAAAGTATAATGAAGATTTTTTCAGACCCATATGACTGGTTTGAGTTAAGGTGGAGTGTAAAATACTTACCTGGCTTTTGTGCTGTATTAGGAATGAAAAACACCTCAGCCTAATATTACACACGTGAGATCATCCCGGTCTCAATCATTTTCCACAACCAAAGAGGATACCATCATGTTCAAGTTCATCAAGAAGCACGCCGTCGCCATCGCTCTGACCGTCGGCGCTCTGATCGCCGTGGCTCTGGGTTGCGCCCACTTCCTGCCCACACAGACCTCTGCTGTCTTGTCGGCGACCGGCGGTTTCTTCCGCGGCATCGGTAACACTGTGGCCGGTTGGTTCGGTAAAGGCGGTGCGGCAGTCGCCGAAGCCGGTGTCGCTGCGGCCGAAGCCGTCGAACCCGTGATGGCTGCTGCTGCCTAAAGCAGTCTTGTGCAACATAACCTGAAAGGAATTTGCCTTACGATTACGCAATCATTAACCCGAAGTTTCCGCAATCCATGGTTGGGAGTGATAGAGAATCCCTCTTGCTCGTTTAACGAGCCCCAACCTTTTAGAGAGTACTGTCATGTCCACACTTAAGGCTGTCATCCATTTCATCGTCGAGGTCATCCTCTTCGCTGGATTGCGTCGCATCATGTTCGCTCTGTTCGGCGGCATCTTGTTGTCCGTCATGCCCGCTGGTGCTGTGCCTTGGGTCATTTTCGCCGTGCTGATTTACTTCACGGTGTTCAACAAGAAGGTTGCTCGTCTGTACAACTTGGTTCGCGACGCCTCTGTTGCCAAGATCTTCAAGCTGATCAACTACGTTTCGTCGAAGTTCGGCTCTGGTCATCAGTACGCTTAACCAGTCACAAGCCTATCACTCCCAGGAGTAACATGGAACCCAAGTTAGTAAGGGTGTGCGTATGTGCGCCTCCGACGCTTGGGTTCTTCCGCAGACCCCTCTAATCGGAGCCTAATATGGCACTCCACATCATCGATAATGGAGTACACTACATTATCGAGCCGGAGCCAAGGCCGAGACGAAGAGTCCAAAGGCCTGCCGCTCCAAGAACCCCTGTGTCCCCTTCCATTCCATCGTTAAAGAAAGAAACCACCATGAACACGAACAAGACCTCGAACGCTCAAGAAGCAAACGCCGCCGCCGCCAACGCCAACACCGAAAACGTCAACGCCGCCGGCGCTGAGCAAACCAACGCCAAGGGCGACCCTGCTGCCGACACCAAGACCGAGCAAGCTGCTCCTGGCGGCGCCAAGGGCGAAGAAGGCGTGACCTGGACGCTGCGCATGTCGTTCAATGTGCGCAACATTGCCAAGTGGGTGATCAACATCGCCGCCTACATGAGCACCTTCTACGCCCTGAACTTCTTCGCCGTCTGGATGGGTGCCCTGGGCATGTCTGCGTTGATGATGGTCGCTGTCGAATACGGCCTGATCCTCTGCGGCATGTACTTCTTCTTCAGCACCGCTATGCCGGCAATCAACACCGCCGTCGACTACACCGCTGACAAGGCCACCTCTGCTTGGACCAAGGTCAAGTCCTGGTTCAAGAAGTCCGACGTGGTCGCCACGCCGGCTCCCGCCGCCGCCTAAGTGCGTCAGAAGTAATCTAGATTCTAGATTATTTCAAGCACTTAACACAGTGTGTAGAGGCTTGAGCTATCAATGCTCGAGTCTCTACACTTTCTAGAAAGGAAAGCCTTACGAGTTACTTATCCCAACCTTCATTTTCATTCAATAGGAGTTTTTCATGTCCACGACACAAGACAACAACAAGTATTCCGATCTTGTCGGCGACTTCTTCACCGCTTTGATTCTTGGCATTGCCAAGGGTTTGATGAAGATCGTCATGCACGCCCTCTACCGCATCTTCATCTTCGCCATGGTGGTCATCGTGATCGCTGCGGCCGTCGCTGTCGTTGCTGGTGGTACGACTCTGTCTGCTGTGCTGTTCGGCAAGGTGTTTGCTTGCGTGTTCTGCTTGCTGGCCGTCGGCGCGCTCTTCCTGATCCCTGTGCGCAGTTTCTTCGAGAACATCAGCGTCAAGGTTAAGGAAGTGTTCTTCCCCGGTTCGTCAGCGCAAGCTGATCCAGCAGCGGCTGTTTAAGCCAATTTGAAAACACTCGTGGGGTAATCCCGCTTCACGAGACATTCACCACCACGAGTCTTTTCGTGTTGGTTTTTTAGGAGTGGTCATGAATTTCCAACTGAACAACATCTCTCGTCTCGGTCGCATCGGCGTCTACGGTGCAGGCATTGCACTGGTCTGTCTTGGTGCCTACGGTGTGTACCGTTACATCAAGAAAGACAAGGCTACGGCTCCCGAGGCTGAAACCAAGAAGGACGTCAACGATGACATTCGTTCCGCCGAAACAACTGAAACCCCCGCCGCTCCTGTCGCAGAAGCGCCAGCCGATTCCAATAGTGGTGACACTACGGAAGTCCAACGGCCCGACGATTCGGCCTCGGTTGAAGATAACGCTGGCGTAACTGCTGAAACCCCGGCACCCGTCGAGGCTGAGCAGTCGCCTGAACAACGCTTCTTCGACAAGGTTCATGACTTGGGTCGCTGCGTCACCAACGTGACCATGTCTTCGGCGCTCACGATCAAGTACCGCACGTCTGAGCCCCGTTCCACAGAGATCGACGGCGTCCGCGTCTTGATCTTCCCGATCGGACCTGGTGTGAACGTGACACTGATCGGCGACAAGGTCAGCTTCATGGCTGAAGGCAAGCGCGAAAGCGTGACTTTGAATCTGGCAGAACAGAGCCAGCCGATGATCGTCTCGCCAGCGAACCAGGCCAAGGCCTACGTGTTCCAGAAGGGCATGGAGTTGTTGAAAGTCCGTCAGGGCCTCATCCATCTGCACCACGCCTATCCTGAGAACTACGATGTGGAGCGCGCTCAGGCCACGAACTTCCAGTTGAAGAACTCCGGCCCAATGGAGCAATCCATCCAGTTCTTCAACCTGGTCTTCACAGCCGCTACTCCGACCACGGTGTTCCCTTACACCCGTTCGGACATGGCCTACATCGCGGCTATCGTGAACTCCACACCGGTGGAAGCAGTCACCAGCTTCTCGAACCTGGAAGGCGATCGCTTCGTGCACTTCGCTGACCCGATCCTGGCAGACAAGAACATGGTCCTGGTGCATCGCGCCGCTGGCTACGTTCAAATCTTCCGCGGTAACGGTCCCAGCCTGGAAGCCGGTGTTGACTACACTGGTTGGACGAAGCCGATCGGCGAGATCTTCAAGATCGCTGACGAGAGCCACCTGTCTCTGGCTCTGTTCATCTCCAAGGAAGCCGCCCGCGAAGTGATGGGCGTCAGCGAGATCGAAGTCGGTGAAGCTCAAAGCGCTACAGCCGGTTAAACGGCTTAGGCGTTCGAGCCGATAAGTAATATTCACTAGGGTAGGGTAAAACCTGCTCTAGTGATATTATTTTTTGTTAGGTTTAAAGGGCAAAATAAACCTAACAGCAGTATCATCATGCCACTCTCGCTGGGCGAGTCATAGCTCAGTATTCATTCAACTCGACGTTTTGCGTCTGGAGAAACATATGTCCGATCAACAACAACCCGTCCTCGAAACACCGGCCGACCAAGAAGAGCACAAATCAGCCGTTGTGCAAGTGGAAGAAAAGATCGAAGGCTGGGTGACAATCGAGAACGTGCGCCGCGGCAACAGCGAAGACAAGCGTCGTCTTTCCCACCACATGCACGGCCTCGTGCTGCCGAGCATCGGCGGTGGTCGTGATCGTCGGACTGGCGGTGAAAAGCCTGTGCCTCGCAACCGCGTCCTTCTCCCAGACAAGCACGGTCATCAGTGGTTCAAAGAACTGCTGGCGACTCCTCAGATTCCTGAAGAGTTGGAGAACATCTGGATCCGCGTCAATGTCAAGGCGTTGCTGAACGACAACATCGCCTTTGTGCGTCCTTCGGCCAGCAATTTGAACCAAGCCGTCGTTGAATGGAAAACCCGCATGCTCAAGCTGCGCGGCAATTCCGTGTCATCGCTCAAGGTCGAAGACGATCACACGCTGTGCCACTTGTTCTACACGCGTGGCTTCAAGCACGGCGAAGTCGGCACCATCGCACGCATCTTCCCCAAGACCTTTACGGCTTTGGTTGTGATGCGCAACGGTTACTACTATGAGTTGTCCGGTGCTGACCGTTTGCGTCAACACGTGGGTCGTGCTGGTACCAACGGCATGATCTTGGATCGCGACATTGAAGTTGTGATGCGCCACCGCCAATTGTTTGATCTGGACAAGATCAACGCAATGCTGGCTGATCCTGACGGCTACACGCCGTTCGAATAAGCAAGTGCTGCGAATAAAAAGACGGGTTTACTCCCGTCTTTTTTGCTAACTATTTCAGAGAGGAAAAAAGATGTTCAACCAACTGATTCAAAACCTTCGCGGCCTTGTGGACATGGTTCTTTTCAACAAGCCAGGTCGTATTCTGCGACAAATCACTGCATGTAAAACCGTGAGTGATTTGGAAACAGTCTCCACCGCAATCACCTTGCAACTGCTGAAGCCGAACAAGCGTCAACCAGCCTTGTTCACGACGATGGAGAAATACATCGCCGAGCACTTCTCAGTCTTGGTCAATGTGAACCACGACAAGATCAAGTTGATCTTCGCACCCATTCCGTCTTTGACACCCAGCCTCGAATCGTTGTCGGCAATGTACTTTGTGTACGATAACTGCCTGTACGACTCCGGCCTGGTGGCATGTGCCTTTTACGGACAAGACTTCGCCAAGCTGATTCATCGCAGCCAAGCACTGTATGGTCCAGAATACGCAACCAAACACACGCGTGGCTCAGGTCCTAATATCTTTCGCGAGGATGAAATTCCGACGACTCCTACCCACATGTCTTGATTCAAGCAATTGGTATGGTAAGCCCTACCAATTGCTATTCGAGGTTATGTCATGAGTCATCAAACCAGTCGAGAAGTTTGCAATAAAAGCAAGAAGCAACAACGACAAGAAGCCATCATCAAAACCAAAATGCAAGTCGATGAGTCCAAGAAAGATCCATCGATTGAGCAATTAATACCTGATCCAGATTACAGCACATCAAGGAACATGTTCGACTGTGTTCCAGGGGCTTTGATGTAGTTAGGATTGGGTCTAAGAGGACCAAATGTATCAAGCACAGAAAGTAAGACAAGGGTTCGTCAAGATCCACCGTTGCCCAAACGGTAAGTTTCGCTTCAGTGGCTTGAATGTCATTGGGCGAGATCGTAGCGGACACGTTGCGGATCGTTTGGTCTGGATGCATCACGCCGCTCCCGACTGGTTCCGTGACATGTGTAACGATTACGCTGACACGAACTTTCAAGTTGAAGTGCAAGTTGATAAGCTGCACGGTCCAAGTGTCGCTCTGGTGGTTCCTATAACCAAGAGCCGGGAAGAAGCAATGTATGCGTACAAACAACGCTACGGTCGCATCCCTGAGGCAAACGTACCGCGCGTTGACGCCATCACACCAACCGCCTTTGCAAATGCCTTTAAAGCTCATGAGCATTTTGTCAGCCAACAACAGCTCACGATCATTGCGCATTTCGAAGACGGTTTGAAATCCTACACACGTGTTAAGCACAATCACTCTGGGAAGGTGTACCGAATCGTCGGTGGAATGTTGGTGAACAAAGTTGTTTCCAGCTTCCAACCAGAAGATCGCAAATGGCAACAGGCTGTGAAGTCTTTCATCCGTATCAAGGAAGAAGAGTGAAACATTTGGGAGCTGTCGAAAGACAGCTCCCATTTATGCGCTAATCTTTTTTTACACTAATCACGCTTTTTATAGTTGATCATTGAGCGAAGCGAAGAGCTGGAATCAATGTAGTCCTTTTATCTTTTTTTGATCTCTTGGAGTTACTGGTGAACATCAGAACTAATCCCAAATACCCCGGCAAGTTCATCGCCATTGAAGGCGTGGATGGCGCTGGTAAATCCACAGTTGTGAACACTCTTCACCAGTTGATTCAAGAAGCTGTTCCTGGTCAAGAAGTTGTTCGTCTTCGTGCGCCCGATGGCCCAATTCGCAAGGTCTTGCTGGAGCGCGAATATCCGTTGACACCTGAATCTGAATTGCTGCTCTACGCGGCAAGTCATGCAGACATCTTGTCGTCGCAAACGATCCCAGCATTGCAACGCGGCGCCATCGTCATCTGTGATCGCTTCTTGTTTTCTCTGATGGCTTATCAAGGTTTTGGTCGTAAGTTGCTGCCTCAAGTGGACGACTTGATCAACAACTTCATCAAGCCACCAGAACTCGATCACTTGGTCTTTGTCCAAGCCAACTCTGACGTTTGCGCTAAGCGTTTGCGTGAGCGCGGCAACATGGACTTCATGGACACAGAAGCTGAAGAATTCCATACCAGTGTGCGCAACGGCATGTTGACATTGATGGAGTTCGAAGAGAAACACAAGCCCGAGCGTTTCTCTCGTATCAGCAACAACACAACTCTCAATGAACTGGATAAGACGTGTCGTCATTGGACGAACTATCATTTCCTGGGCATCGAACAACGTCGCTAAAGGCTTCGTATGCAAACGAAAACAGATACTCAGCAAGAAATTCATGAACGCATCGTCAAGGCTTTGGGAACGACAACTTCCCAAAACGTGGTTGCCAACATGGAAGCACTTCTCGGTTACGTTGCTGATCTTGGCGCAGTTTGGCCAAGCAAGTGCAAAGAAGTACCTTCTGAGGCTTGGATCAATGCGACGATCTACGGTAATCACGTGAGCGCATCTTGGCTGGAGAGTGATCTGGCCAAACGCTTGCACTCACTTCGGATTCATCCGGATTGGGAATATCGTGCGGTCGAGCATTCGCGTAAAGGCGGCTACTCCAACCCACCAGAAGGTCACGGTTGGGTGGACAACGAGTTTCACGATAACGGTGTTACTCGTTATGAATGCACCGAACATCATCACTTCCGTCGTCTGAAAATCGACGCCCTCAAAGACGACATTGATCTTTACAACCTGCCGGCACCTGTGCCTCAGAAGGTGACTGTCGAGATGTATCTGTATAAGCTGCGCAATGTGTTCTGCAAAGCCTACATGCCGAGCTCGACAACGGATCGTGAGTCTAACCACAGCCCTAAAAACGTTCTTCGTATCGCTGATATCACGAGCATGATCAACGGTATTGATGTGTACGTCATCGAGAACGGTCCGGACTTTATCGATCATTCGACCTCAGAAGCGCTGACGGGTGAGTTACAAGAGAAATTCTTCTTCAATCCCGAAGGCAAGCCAAACTTGATCTTTGCCATGGAGATCGACGGTCTGCGCATTTTGACCTGCTTGCAGACGGACGAAACTTTCGTCACTACAAAACGCAAGGACGATACTTGGCAAGGCTGGATCTCTTGGTCTGCTTGGCTGAATCTTCCTATCGACCGTTATACCTTGGACGAGTTTCTCAAACATTTTTAAGGAGCCAATCATGGCCACCAAACCCACAATCCCTGTGAACAAAAAGATCCCTGTCGCCACCAAACAAGTGCCTGCCAAAAAGCCAGCACCTGCAAAGCCTGCTTTGAAGGCTGTTGCCAAGGCTTCCGTCCCTGTCAAGAAGCCCGCTGGTGTGTCTACCAAGCAAGCAATTGTCGATCACGTCAAAGCACGCTATATCGGAACTCAAGTTGGCGAAGCCATCAAGTCCGGCAATCAGACCAAGGTGGATGCAGCTAACAAACTGCTCAAAGCCAACAACATCGTGTTGAAGGTCGTTCCCGTCAAGAAAGCGGCTCCGCCAGCTGCGGTCAAGAAGATCGTAGAAACTGCCAAGAAGTTCGAGCCGGTGAAAAAGGTCGCTGCTGTTCAAGGCATCAAGCCAGTTCAAGGTGCGAAAGCAACAGCGCCCGTGAAGAACACTTTGAAGTCGGCCAAACCAGTCGTCGCTTCGGTGACTTTGACCAAGGGTGAAGCCAAGAAGTTCTACGCTGCCAAGACAACGGCAGATAAGACTGCTGTGGCTGTCAAGGCCATGCTCAAGGATTCCAAGATCCCGGCCGCAGCAAAGAAAGCCGTCGTTGCAACTGTGGTGAAGACTGCTGTTGCTCGCCCTTCTACCAAGGCTGTTCCGGTGAAGAAGGTGGAACCGGCAAAAAAGCCTACGAAGGCTGTGAAAACAAAACCTGTCACAGCTGCTACCCCGAAAAGCACACCAGCCGCTGCGCCAATCCCTACAACGCAGTCACAGTCCCAGGCTGGTTCCCTCGCTCCGTCTAGCTTCTTGCCGAAGCCTGAAGTGAACAAGTTCTTGGCCGCAATTCCCGAGAACCCCTACGTCAAGGCAGCGCCGGAACCCACAGCGCCTCAGCTGAAGTTGCCTCCCGAGATGACGACTGAGAAGGCTTTGGAGCGTGAGAAGTTCTTGCGCAACACTTTCCGTTCGATGACCGCCACTTCACGGATCAGCACCTGATGAGCATCGAACTCAAGGACAGCGTCTTCGAATTGCTGAATAAGTATTCGAAGACGCATTATGTCCAAACATCCAAGGTTTATCCTTTTGCAAAGCAAGCTGCGGATCGCTGTGCTTTGCATCCGGAAGGTGAAGGTATCGTTACCTTCATTGCCAAGAACCCTCAGAGTTTGTTGGCAATCATCCCGGACTACAAGGACGCTTGTATTCTGAAGATGTACGCTTACAGCGAAGACATGGTGGCTTGCGACGTGTATTACACACTCAGCAAGAAACAAATGCACGCTCTTCGTAAGGGTAACATCAACGGTAATGCGTACAAGACTCCAGACATTTCGTTTGATATCGTTTCGCAAAACGAAATTGAAGATTTGGAAGCTTGTCGCGCAGGTGGTTTTGTGTTCGCACAAACCTATCGCATCAACAAGAATGATGGTCACGCTGTCGCAATGACACCGCCTCTGGGTTTGGATTGGAAAGTTAACTCCACTCCGAACAGCGACGGTTTGTTCCAGGTTGGTAATGATCGTGAAGTGCAAACATGGCGCGCCGTGTTCACTCACATTCACAAGCAACCTCAGATTCGTGATTCGCACAAGTTCGGCTTCGCACTGGAGCTGGCACGTGACTTGGTGAGTAACTTCAAGTTCTTCAACGAGTTGCACAGTGCTCAATTGTGTCCCGGATGGGAATACAAGATCAAGTTGGATGTTGATGGCGAATCTGTTGTCCCGGTAGGTTACTATTGGGAAGAGAACGTCGTTTACGGTTATGACCATCATCTCGATCGCGGTGAACAGAAGTACACCGTTTGGCGCCGGCCTCGTGAACGTGCGATTGCTGACGTTGAAAACGTTTGGCTTCCTCCGTCCAAGTCTGTTTCGTTGCTGAACCCCAAAAGCTTCGGTGCGAACTACGGAACATTCCTGCCATCAAAAATGGCCGGTATTGATTTCCCGGATGGACCAATCGCAGGTATTGGTTGGTTTGGAAAGCTGACCTATCAGGTTCGTAGCTTTGAAGGCGATGTCAGTGAAGAACGCGAGTGGACTGCGGATACGCATCTTCCTTTGAACAAAGATGATCTCCTCGGTGCGATTCGTGAGTTCGCTAAAGAACATCCCGAACCAGCTGTACAGGCTGAATAAAGAGAGGGCTCCGGCCCTCCTTTTATTTTGGTTATTAATTACAGACCTTGAGGATACTTTAGAAGTGAGGTCAATATGAACTACGCTGAATATCTATTCATGAAGGCCGGTGAAGAGTGTAACGAGATTGGGCAAGCTGCTGCTAAGACGAGCTTGTTTGGTCTTGACAGCATTGTTCCCGACAAAGGCATTACCAACGAAGAGCATCTGATTTACGAGATTCACGATCTCTTAGCTGTGGTGGAGCTACTCAAGGAAAATGGGTTGCTGAATTTCCAGATCAATCCCGACATGATCACGGCTAAGAAGAGGAAGATGATCAACATCGCTAAGGATCGAGGCATCTTAAGCGGTGAGCAAATTGTCGTCCTTGAGCCAAGCGCTTTTGCTTTTAATCCGCTTCGCAGTCATCAGCACATTGGTTTCATCGCGCAAGATACTGGACCAGCTAATTAGTCAAGAAAATAATTGCAAATTTACTTCATCCAAGAAAGAACCACAAGCATGAATACTCAAGTTGTAGCCCCTGTCATCCACGTCGGCATCACTGACCATTTTGCACCAGACGTGCAGGCAATGTTGCTGGCCATGTATTCGCGTAGCTACGCGTCTATTCTGACTCGACTGCCGGCGACGCCTGAAGAAGAACAATCTTTGCGCAGCCGCTTGCAGAAGTTCTACGTGAACTACGGTCACAAGTCGGTGGGTCAACTGGGTACAACCACCATCTGGCTGGAAGGCGTGTCTCAGTTGGCTGCCAAGGCCATTGAAGATCATCCGTTGTACAACGGCCAGGAATCGTCGACGCGTTACATCGACTTCTCCAACCAACCTTTCGTCTCGCCAAAGATGAAGTGGGAATTGGATGACATGATTCCTGCTATCCAGGAAGAATTCCGTCAGATCTACATCGATGCTTTGCCATTGGTGTCCGAACGCTTGGTTCGTGAATATCCTCTGAATATTCCTCCTGAGACGCCGGGTGACAAAGTCGATGCGCTCATGACGACTTGGAGCAATACCATCAAGGCTCGTGCTTTCGACATCTGTCGCGGTCTCCTCCCAGCTGGTTGCACAACCAACGTGGCCTTCCAAGGTACGTTCGATACGATCAACGATCACTTCGGCGCGATGTTGCATCACCCTGCTCAAGAGATGCGCGACATTGCAGAACGCGTGCTCGTAGGCCTGAAGGACTTCTATCCCGATGCCACGCCTGGTGTCGAGGTGCTGCGCGAACGCTTCGCGTACATGAAGGGCTCGGGTCTGTTCTTCTATCCACCGATGATGAAGCGTGCTATCCTGGAGAACCGTCAGTCTTTGGATGAGCGATACGTCGAGAACTGGGTCGGTCAGCGTAAGAAGCACGAGCTGCTGCCTCGCATCGCTAACATCAATTCACGCTGGTCTATCGGCGGCTTGATCGACTTTGGTGCCTTCCGGGACTTGCATCGTCATCGCAACGGTGTGTGTCTGATGCCTACGCTGACGGCCGAACACGGTATGCATCCTTGGTACACCAAGGAGCTGCCTGAAAGCATCAATGAACGTGTTGCTAAAGCAATTCGTTCTATCGAACAAACCAACTCAGACTACTGCTCTGGTACGAACTATACGACCAGGGTGAATCTGCAATACGCTATCCCTATGGGGTGTCGTGTTCCAGTGGAGTACGAGTGTGACTTTGGTCAGCTGGCATATCTGATCGAACTGCGCACAGGCAAGACGGTGCACCAGACTCTGCGTCACTACATGCATGACGTCTATAAGCGTCTGCAAGAAATCAAGCCCCGCTTTGGTGAAGCAGTCTATCCCGACCTGGACGAAGACAACTTCACTCTGAAGCGTGGAACCCAAACCTTCTCTGGTGAATTCAAATGAAGCATCAAAACCTTGTCCTGTGCGTGCAGAAACACCACGTGACGCACGCGCTTGGCGGTAAGCTCGAGCACGGTATTCACGGGCTGAGTACGCAAGCAATTCTGGAAAGCATCCAGCCTCATCTGGAATATCGCAAGCGTGCCGATTTGGAGGAAGATCACAACTACCTCCATTTCATCCCGTACATCTTGTTCCCTACCACCGAGATTGATCAGGAAACTGGTCTCCTGACCACCAGCTTGGCAACGTATCGTCGGCCAGGCAAGGGCGAGGGTGAAGCGCGCCTGCACGGCAAGCTCTCGATCGGCTACGGCGGTCATGTTGAAGAAGAAGACGCGACTAAGGGCGAGAAGGTCAGCGGCGACATCACTGAGTCCTATCTCTTGTTTGATGAAACCATCTACAAGTGTGTTCGTCGCGAAATCGGTGAAGAAGTTGGCTTCCGCGTTGCTGATGTCAATGAAGCAGCAAATTTGGAACTCCAAATTGTGAATTCCAAGAGCGTCATTGTTGATCACAGTGAAGACGTTGGTCGCGTTCATCTGGGCCTGCTGTACATGGGCATCTTGCCTCGCGACGTGACTGCCTATCCGGTGGAAGACGACAACGAAGACGGTGGCTACATTGCTCTTCGTGATCTGCGTACGGATCACTGGGATGAACTGGAGGGCTGGAGTCGCATGGTGGTGGATTCGCTTCTGAAAAATGAAATTGAATTCAACAACAATGTCTTGGCCACCAAGAAGTAAGTCTGAATAAATAAAGAGCGGGACTTCCCGCTCTTTATTACGTCACTTGTCCTTTATTTGAATGGACTTTATCTTGGTTACATATCACTGATCTGGTATTAGTCAATAAATCGAACAAGGAATCAACCAATGGCTTTCATCACTTACGAAAATACCGACGTGCTGGCAGGTCCAGAACACGGTAAGAAGCGCTTCAACGAAATGAAGTTGCGTCATGTTGCTGACAGACTTAAGCTGGATCAGGAAGGCATGTCTATCGACGAATGTATTTTGCTCGGCATTGAAGCCAGTCAAACGTGTAAAGCCATCGGTCCATTTGATCCCGGCTATCCGCGTTTCGTTGAAGAAGAGCGCGTCCTGTTACAACTAGGCGAGTATCTCTTGGTTCGCGAAGAATACAAACACTTGCTTCCATCCAAAACATGATCAAATTAGCACCAAAACTCGAGGGCTCTATGATTACTCACGACTACGCTGTTAAGCGTATTCCGGAGCTGACACAGTACCTGGAGCATCATGCTAACCTGTACTATGTTCACGACGCTCCAGTTATTTCAGATCACGCATACGACGCAGCATTTGTCGAATTGCAAGAACTGGAAGAATTGTTCCCACAACTGATTCGTTCAACCTCGCCCACAAGACGAATCATTGGAGCAATTGCTGAAGGCTTTCAGCAAGTCAAGCACACGTGGCCAATGTTGTCTTTGACGACAAAGGTTCCTGCCCCCGGCGTTATTGAGAACTTCCTAGAGAAGATTCAGAAAGCAACTCAGTACGCCAGCGATTATGATGCCGAGCTGAAGTTCGATGGTTTGGCAATCACGTGCAGGTACGAGAATGGCATTCTCAAGTTTGCAGCCACACGCGGCAACGGGGAAGTTGGTGAAGACGTCACCGCCAACGCGTTGATGATTCCTCACATCCCGAAGAACCTTGTCAAGCTTTCGGCCGAGTATCCGGTTCCGGAAATCTTGGAAGTCCGCGGTGAAGTGATGATGCGTAAAGATGACTTCATCGCGATCAACGAAAGACGCGCAGAAGCCGGTCAAGAGCTGTTTGTGAACCCTCGCAACGCGGCTGCCGGCACGATGCGTCAGTTGAATTCCAACGTGGTCAAAGCACGTAAGCTGGTCTTCTACGCTTACAGCGTGGTTGAACTAAAGCCAGCGCGTGGCGGTAAGGTTCCAGCCACACAGTCGCAGATGCTCAGTATGTTGGAGCAACTAGGCTTTGCTGTCTACTATAAACGCATCGTTGCTCGCTCGGCTTCTGAGCTTCAAGCTTTCTACGATTCAGTGCAAGCTGATCGTAGCGAGTATCCGTTTGACATCGATGGCGTAGTGTACAAGGTTAACTCCTTGGCAGTGCAGAAGAAACTCGGTATCGTAGGGCGTGAACCTGTCTGGGCTATTGCGCACAAGTTCCCACCAGAAACTGCCAAATCCGTCGTGGAAGACATCACGGTGCAAGTGGGTCGCACTGGAAAGATCACACCTGTTGCAAAGATTAAACCGATCTTTGTTGGCGGCACCACAGTTTCCAATGTGACGCTGAGCAACATCTTCCAAGTACGTCGTAAAGGCGTTCGTGTGGGACGTACAGTCACAGTGCGTCGAGCTGGTGACGTAATCCCTGAGATTGTCGGTCGTGCGGAAGACTGTGACGCTACAGCTACACGTAACTTCAAGATACCAATGACTTGCCCAGGTTGCGGTAGTCCAGTCGTTCGTCTCAAAGGCGAATCGGATTATTACTGCACAGGCGGAACAGTCTGCATTGCACAACGTCAAGCCATCCTGGAGCATTATGTCTCCCGGCCAGCCATGAACATCATGGGCTTTGGTGAACGTGCGATTGAGAAGCTTGTAGCTGCCGGTATCCTCGTGACACCAGCGGATATTTACAAACTTACGCAGGATGTTTTGAGTGGACAAGGTTTCGGGTTGATCATCGGCCAGAAAATCCTTGACTCTATTCAGGCAGCATCCCGAACAACGGCTGGGAAGTTCTTGTTCGCGCTTGGTATCCGTCACGTAGGTGCTTCGACAGCAAATACGCTAATCAAACGCCTGGGCTCACTTGAAGCAGTCATGAATGCAGCTTATGCAGATTTGATTGCTATCGACGACGTGGGTCCGGCTACTGCAAAGTCCGTTGTCGAGTTCTTCTCCTCCAAGGAGAACAAAGACATGGTTAACGATATCCTCGCTCAAGGCATGGCTTTTGAGACCAAGGTCGCAAAGGGTCACGCTCTGAGTGGAAAGGTATTCACAGCCACTGGTTCTTTTGACGGATTTACGAGAGACTCAATTAAGGACAGCGTGCTTGATAATGGTGGGGTTTATTCCTCGAATCCCGCCAAGGTTACGCACTTGATTGAAGGTCACAATGCAACAGCGCACAAGGTTGAGAAAGCCCGAAGTGCTGGCGCATCTATCATCGATGAAGACGCATATCTGAAAATGATTGCGTAACGTGTAAGGTCGACCTATTAAAACCAGGTCGACCTTACGAGCCTTCCGTGAACTGTTAGAGCAGGGATTAAGAAGTGAGAGTGTGAGTAACGGAACCAACCGTTATCTGCACCACTGTTCAAACAGATGTGATTGGAGAGAATTGTGACGAACACAAGTACGATAGTCATTGAGGAAACTCGAGGGCAGATGTTCAATTTGGTCTTGAAGGCCAAAGAAGAACTAGAGTCGTTTCGCCTGAGCAATCAACTGGATGTAGGAACAAACACGACCGAGCTGAATTTTCACGACAGGTGCACCAACCCATTGCATGACGCGTTGAAAGAGATTCGCGTCATCGCAAGCAAGATGCATACATTGGATGAACTGATCTCGATCGTTCCTTGGTGGACTCGGATTTTTCATACCAGGCACAAGACTGCGACGAATACGGAATACGCTTTGTTCCGTTTCATCCAGATTGGTGTCTATGCAATTGCGCTTGATCCAGATAGCCCTCCTTTGAAGTTCACACCGGAAGACTGTCAGGATTACATGACGCTGCGATACAAGAAAGATGGGTTCACTGAGAAAGACATTCGTCTGATCAAGCGAATTGAATCTCTGGACCGGATCACCGTGTTGTCGCGTTGGGTGGAAGGATACTCTGTTCATCAGTCGTTGGTTCCGTATCTAGAAGACATGGATCCCATCCGTGTCAAAGGTAATGCGGACATTCCTATCTTCAAAATACCACTGGCTTTCATGTGGAGCAAACAACATCAGCTGCGCGCTCGTGCACAAGCCAACAGTCAAACTGTTGAAATACCGGATTTTGAACGCGGCCTGTGCTTACCTGATCACTCGTGCTGCAACCAACACGGCATGTTCGAAAAGGAAGTACGTCAAATTGTGTTCAACTCATCAAGCGATCAGCGTGATCTGTTTCAAATGGAAAACCTGATGAATCGCTTGAAAGTTGATTACGAAGCGCAAAAGACAAAATAAAACAACGATGGAAAAGAGCAGGATATCCTGCTCTTTTTTATTACGTCAGTAAAAAGTATAGATCAATAAACGGGGGTGAGGAAACCAAATGTTTGAGTTTATGACACGAAACAAGAAAGCGGACTTCCAAGATACGTTCGCAGAATTCGTCAGATCAAGACAAGAAGAACAACTGAAGCAAATTCAGATTCCAACAGCAAGATTCAAAGACGAGCAGTTCATTCAGAACTTGTTCATCAGTTACGGTCGTATCACTAAGAATGTTGATACGACTACATTTCAAAACAAGATCGCAATCGTCACAACCGACGGCGAGCTTTGGACAGGTGTGATCAGTCCTGAGGACTGCATGTCTATTCTGACTCTTCAAATCACTGCTGAGGAAATCGCAGAACTTGACAGTCAGTACTAGAGCTCGTCTCAACTCAGAAAGATACGAAAATGGCACGCTTTCCATTACGTCCTTACCAAAGTCTCGCTCTCTTTGCAGCAATGTCTTCAATGCAAGTTGGGAAGACTCATGCTCAAGAGATGGCTGCCAAAACTCTTGAAGAAGACGGCTGGCTGCGCAGTAAAACCGAAGGTCAGGAGATGTGGGTTCGCAACGATGCCAGTAAGATCGCTAGGCATCATCCCTCTGACTTCCAACTTGCCGTGATGCAGGCGGTGAAAGAATCCAGTCACAAGCCCTTCAAGTTGCCTGACGCAAGTCCAATGACGCTTGCGCAGTTCTGCAAAAAACACTATCCGTTGCCAGAGGTCACGCCTGAGATGATCTCGTACACTATCGGAAACGGGCTTCGCGAGAAGGACATGTTCACAAACATGTTCACCTGCATCGACGCCTTAGCAGCTCGTGAAAGACGACATAACGAGCTGTATATGGAAATTGGTCAAGAACTCAAAATAGGAAAAAGAACATGAGTAAGATTGATTATTACGACGCCGCCAATTTCGTCGAGGTGGACAAGATCATTGCCGAAGTTCTCAAACTTAGTGACGCTGAATTGTTACAGCAGTATGGCGAACTTCGTTGCGAGAGCTTTGAAGCGTATGGCTTGACTTACGTCTTGAGCGAGTACATAAGAGGCGGTAACGGTAATGTAATGGCCACCAATGAGCCGCTTTCTGGCTTTGACAAAGCTTCGACTCAGATTCCGTTTCGGATGCACATTCCGTTAGAAATTTACTACAAATGGGCATCTTTGCCGGCGATGAGTACGGAGCGTTGGGAAAAACGCATTGTGCTAGCAGCAGTTCGTTCCGGCGTGAAGTCCAACAGGCTCCACATTACTTCCAGCAAGTATGAAGAGCTTGTTGGAAATAACGAACTCATGGCAGCCACCACCGTGAATGAAGTATCTCCAGGTCTGACAGTCGTGACGGTGCCAGACAACCAAGTCACACCGGTCTGCTGGGATCAAATAGATGGTGGCGGTATCCGCAGTGCGTATCGCGACCACAATCTCAGTAAAGATGCTCTGCAAAAAATCGAGACCAGCGTTCTCATTCCAACGGATATTCCTGTGAAGGAATTGCCGATGGACAAGATCGTGCAAGCCATGACAGATGCCGGTGTTCAACATCATGTGACCCGTGGCGAATACATTGTCTTTGGTAACGAAGACGAGTTCAGAAAGTTCGCTCTGGAAATTCAAAAGCAAACAAAGCTTCTCAAATAGGACTGACATGAAATACAAAGAACAACACTTCTGCTCCACTCTTTTAAGTCGATGTCGACTTCAAGGAGAAATCAATGAGCAGAACCATCCGTCGCAAGACTTACGAAAAGACTTGCCGTCCCTCTAAATACGGCGGCTTTAAGTCCGGCGGTTTCTACACTACCTGTGACTATTTCCTTCACGAGATGGAGCGTGGTCACGGTGGGTGCCCTACCTACCGTCCGATGACGGAACAAGAGCGCAACCAGCGGTACTGGGAGATTCACGGTGAGGCCAAGCACAACAATGCCTGGACTCCCAACCACTACTACCGCAACATGGAAGAGCGCAAGCTGCGTTACTCGAACGAGTTGGAGATCAAACGTTTCCTGGGCAACCCGGAATACGAGCCTCAACTCCGTGCGAAATACGTGGCTGATTGGGAATACAGCTTCTGGTGAGTAGTTAAAAACCATAGCAGTGATTTTGTGATAGTGTATTCTTTTTCCCTGCCATGGTGAGATTACTTCCGAGCGCTTATTCAATACCAAAAGCTCTGCAGGAATACATTGATTATGCGAATGAACACAAGCAAGAAAGGCTTGTGATGAAGCCCATGCCAATGGTTCCTGTCCGCATTCAAGGCGGCATGTACGACCTCGTTTATACCTCTGGCCCTTTGTTAACCCGACACGTAGTACCTGGCTCGGGAAACTTGTTAGGCGTAGCTTGAACCACCCCTAAGAGAAGAGGCTAACCACCTCTTCTTTTTATTCTGTAAAAAAGGAGATAGTGATGAACACGCAACCAACACTTAAGTTCAATTCCAAGAAAGCCCCAGGATCTGTTCTGGTCAGCAAATTGGGTACGGACAATCAGTACCACTTCATCGGCCTGATCACACGTTTGGCAACAGATACGCCACCGCTTGCCAAAGACATCGCTGGTAAGAAGGGTGATCGTATCTTCTTCGAGACCCAGAACACAACCAAGAAAGATCAACCGGATACCGCCTTCTTGCTCGACCCGACTTACGAAGGTCTGAAGAAGAAGATCATCGACCGTCACGGCTAGGGAGACATCGTGAGCGAAAAACAAATCAAACCAGTGCAAGTTCACTGGAAACATCAGCAAGTAAGACTCCTCGCGGCCAAGAAAAAGTTGGAACAGGCTGCTTTTCTTCCTTACGATCAACCTGATGGTCAGGATGAAATAGTTCCAGCTGTGGACTGGGCGCATGCTGCAGCACGTGGAATCATGGAAGACCTGACAACCGATAACTCGGGCGTTGGCAAAGTCTTACGGAACTGCGAGTACGAGTCGCGCAAAGACATTGTTGAACGTGCTGCTGATATCATTCGTGCGGCCGCACCAGGAGCTGAAGATGCCAAAGACGATAAACCGTCCGTCTGAAGAAGAGATCCCTTGTACGGGATTACTCGACCTGGGGGACTTCGCGTACGCAGGATATCGTGTTCGCTTGCACGCTAAGGATAATGAACGTGAGTTCTACGTTCTCATCGGCAGCGGGCAAAGCATGGAAACGCGCACGTTCTCTGATCTGGGTAGCGCCCGTGATGAGTTCGAGTGTGAAGCCAACGCTATTCTTGGCCGTATGTCTCGCAGTGCTGTGAGTCTCTATTGTCAGCAAAAAGCCCATTACGTGAATGGTAGTAAGGCTAAGTTCGCAAAAAAGGATAAGTCATGCTCGAAGAAAACGAAATGACACCAGACCAGCAATTGGAAGAGTGGGTGAAGGGCAATCCTATCCACAACAACAATCGCTGGTACAGCGTCTGTGACAAAGAAGACAAGGTCTTGTATCGCGAGAAGATGGAAGGTGGTGAGTGCACGCCTGACTTCTCGTGCTGTAACCCTAAGTTGTTGTGGCCTGAAGAAGTGCGTCTGAGCTTCAAGAACGCTTCTGAAGAAGAGCGCAACGCAATGATGGGTATGGCTTTGAACTCACTTGTGAAAAGCGTAGCTGCTGAACACGGTGTGAAAGTCCACCTGATCGGCGCTTCTCAAGAAGTACTGCACTGAATAATTACCATTAATAAAAAGGATTGAAGATGAGCACAACTAACAAAATCGTAACCAAAGACATGATGCCATTTGTTCAGCTGATTGAGGATATTCTCATGTGCTATGGCTCAGTCGCCGACTGCAACGAATGCGCTCCGGGTCAAGTTGTAGCCGGTGTCTTGCATCGTCAGAAATATAATGAAGGCATCGATGCGTACCATCGCTTTATGGATGCCTGCATGGTCTTCGTCGCTAACGCCGGCATTGATGCAGTAGAGCACGCAGACATGTTGAGCTACATTTATCGCGTAGCTCATCGCAATTATCTTCGCACAATGACTTCTCGTCATCCTGAAGCTGTTTCTCCGTTCAAGGACGTTTCCTTTGCCGAGAAAATCATTAACGATAGTTTCAAGGATATCAGCATTACGATTGTGCCAGAAGACGTTACTGACCCCTTGATTACCTACGTCGTTTCTGTACCGCGCAATGAAGGCAAGGGCATGCATTTGTTGAGCTTTATGGTTGACAAAATGAAAATCTGTCAAGCAGCGTTTTAAATTGAGGAGGGCAAATGCCCTCCTCAATTACAGTCTATTCTTTTTTGGTCACATATCACCTCCCTAGCTAATACGGAGGTTTACAACCATGAATGATTTCTTGCAGCGAGAAGTTCAAATGTACGATAACACAACCAACCAACAAGTTCCTGACGATCATGTTGGGATTACCTTCCTCTCGATGACTGGCGATATCACGATAACGTGGTCGCCTGAAAACGATGCAGCGATGAAAGACCTCATCCGCAAGAAGATGGCTGAGAACTACGTCTTCTTCACGACGCGTCGTTTGCCCATGACCAATATCTCTTACAAGCGCAAGCTGGGTAAGAAGGGCGTGGATACCATCGAAAACTTGATCATCAAGGACAAGGACTTCGAGAAGATCGTCAAGCTGATGGATGATGCTGACATCGCGCGCAATGTGGACGCAGGCAGCGCAGGTCTTGCAAAGCGCAAGGATGAGGTCAAGCGCGAGTTCCAAGCTGAGCGCCGCATTCGCGATGCTGATGAAGTCAAGAAGGGCGATCGCCTTATTGCGACCCGTGCCCTTGCAGGCGGATGACAACGGAACTGACAGGTGAGTTGATTGTTCCAGAGATCCCAAGAACAGGAATCATCACGACAGGTACCCTACCAATTGCTACTACGTGCACTGAATTTGTCACGATAGGTCCTCGCGACGGTAGTTGGATTTGGGTTCCGTCTAATGCTGGTTCTTTGTCGGTGATTCAGCCGATACGATCGATAGCCGCAACAACGTCCGAAATCATCATCCCAACAAACGGTACGACCAGTATTACGTACAACACCGTGTCTACTGATACGCGGTGGTTTATTTCCGGTACTGGTAATTGGATCAACGTTAACAACTGTCAACCTTCGCAAGAAGAACTTGATAGAAGAAAACGTAAGTACCAGCGTGATCGAAGATCCAGTGTCTACAAGGCCAGAAGTGCAATCAAGAAAGCGCTCAAGCTGGTGGACAACATGGGCTTCGGTGATGAGATTCGGATCTTCATTGGTGGCGACGAGATCGTCATCGATAATCCGAACAGCATCTTCAAGTTTGTACTCAAGCGTGGTCACCAAAGCATCATCGAGAGAACCATCTCTCCGGGATACTCCACGCCTTATAGCCTGGAGCTCCTGACCAAAGACGATGTGCATGTGGCTAACCTGTGTGTCTACTTGAAGGACACGCCGGTTCTTGACCAGATTCTAGCTGTTGCCCTCTACATCAAAACCGGTGACGAGGAAGACGTGTTGGATAAGGCCAATTGGTTCAACAAAACAAACGACGACGGTGTTCGACGTCTTGTCAACGAGTACAACCCAAAGTTCGGAAAGAAGCTAGGTTTTAAACTGCCTCAACAAGAACCTGAAGGTTACTTCACTGTTGACAACATTCACAGCAACATCATTGTCGGCAACCATTACGTGCAACAATACACTTAAGTTCAGGAGCAAAAGAAAATGAGTGAAACAGAAAAGATCGATGACGTCAAAGTCACGCTCAGCTACAAGCCTCTGTTTGAGCTGCTGCAAGCAGTCGTGAGCGGCGGTCCAGCCCTTCGTGAAATCCTTGCGCTGAGCGGCTCGACAGTCGAAGACTTGACAGGCGACAAAACTTGCCTGACAAAAGTCCTCGACGAGTTCCAAGCTGAAGTGTCGCGCCTCTCCGGCCAGGCGCAAGAAGTTGAACCCGCAACATCGAACGTGATCGAGCTGGGTTCTTCAACCATTCGTAATTACGAGTACAAGCTGGACGTCTCTGGTGAACCTCCAAACACTATCGTCTTCGATCACAAGAAGTTGGCGCCACATCACAATGTCGTCGGCACCATCAACTACAACGAAGATATTTGTGTAAACGCCATTGAGTTGGAACTGCTTACCAAACAAGGTAGGAAGATTCAATTCACGGCGCGCTTGAGTGGTGATGAAGTCGGAAAGGTTTTCTTGGTCGGTGTTGACCAAGAAAAACAAGGACCTCATTTCGATAAAACATTCAAGTTCCGTGACAAGTATTTCTTGTTATCGGCGTTCTTAGGATTTCAGCCAAGCGCCGGCGTGTTTAGCGCGGAGTTCGCAAACATAGTCCATACTTCTCACTTGTTTAAGTTGAGTGAAATGTTTGGAACAGATGACGAGATCTCCAGTATCTCCGTAGTGGCACTGTATGTTCATGGCACCTTCACGGTCACCTAAGAATTAAACACTGCCAAAATTTCCTAGAACACCTACTTCTTTTGAGTTAATCAACCAATAGGGCAATTGAAAATGTCTGAAAAGCAAAAGGGTTTTGACGTCGAAGAGATGACAACTCGTCTCAAAGACAAGATGAAACGCAACATGATCGTTACCGGCTTGATCGGTGCCTTTGTGTTGGGTGGCGGTGGCTACTGGATCGCCTGGGCCATGTGGGGTGCTACCATGGGTCTGGGCGGTCTGATCTTGGCAAGCGTAATGGCGGCCATCCCGTTCTTCGGCGCGCGTCCTTTCTGGAACTGGCTGGAAGTCAAGCAGATCGCTCTGATCCAAAAGATCGCAGCGGACAATCCCATCCAAACCCAGTGGGCGTTGTGGAACAAAGAAGACGTTCGCATCAAAGCGGCCGAAGACGCCGTTGCTGATTGGAACACTGGCATCCATCAGTACGAGGCTGAAGTCAATGCCGGCATCAACAACATGACTGCTGAAAGCTATGCTGATCGCAAAGCTGAAGTCGCTATGATGCGCGAAGACTTGGAACTGCAACGCTCCGAGATCTCCTTGTGGAAGGTCGAACAGACTCGCTGGGAACGTCTGATCACCGCGCTGGAGACTGACTGGAACTTGGGTCTCAAACGCGATTCTCTCAACTCCAAGATGGCTGGCATTCAGCGCAAGGAATTCACGGATCGCATCCGCAACGACGCGTCGCTCACTGCCGTGCGCGAATCGGTTGCACGCCGTCGTGCTCAGATTGAGCAGAGCCTGTATAACAGCCGCACAAAAGCGGCCATCTCCGGCGTGACGATGCATCAGATCACGATGTCTCCCACCGAAACCCTTGAAATCCCTGTCACCCAGAAAGAGCAGGTCAAGCAATGAAGAAGTACTACATCCTCGGCGGCCTTGCCTTGGTCGCTTTCCTCGTCGGCATGAACTATTTGCTCACAAGCGGCGCGGATGCCGAGACCGCTGTGCCTGCTGAACAAACCAGCGGCGGCTACAGCGGCATGGGCAAGTAAGAAGTACAACCTCAACCAAACCTTATAAAGGAAAACATCTGTGAAAACGAATCGTCTGTTTCTGATGGTCGCAGCTCTCATGCTGTCCGTGTCTATCCAAGCGCAAGAAGTCTTCAAGGTCGGCGGTGGTGGCGGTGCCAAGAATGGCAGCGTGTACTCCAACATGCTCGGCACCTTGAGCGAGCGTTGCAGCGACGACAATATGAAGCTCGAAGAAGTCCAGTCCAAGGGCGGCACGGCCAACCTGGCGTCGATCAAGGGCAATAGCGTGAAGGCCGCGCTGATCCCGTTTGACGTGATGGCTGCTGCGCGTTTCGACAACGCCAGTTCGGTGTCGAACCTGAAGACGCTGTTCACGCTGCACAACGAAGCGGCTCACCTGATCGCACGTGCTGACGTGAAGAAGGAAGGCGGCGTCAACCTGGGCTTTACCAAGCTGGGTGGCGCTGATGTTGCTTACAACAACGCTGAAGACTTCAAGAACCGCACCATCGGCGCTGTGGGTGGTTCTGCTGTGACCGCTCGCATTCTGAGCGACATGATGAAGTATCAGTGGAAGATCGATGACAGCTATGAAAGCACCAGTCTCCTTCTGGCGGCTCTGACTGCCGGTAAGGTTGACGGCGTGTTGATCTCTGCTGGTTTGCAATCCGACGCTGTCAAGGCCGTCAAGGGCAACTTCAAACTGATCCCTCTGCGCGGCAACTCCGACACCCAAGGCGTGTACTCTGCTGTCAAGGTGGAATACGCAAACCTGAACGGTGGTCGTGCTGTCGACACACTGGCATCGCGTGCTTTGTTTGTCACTCGTGTTTTCCGTGATCCTGAGCAACTGGCAAAGCTGGCTGCTCTGCGCGCTTGCTTCTACAAGCAGTTGCCCAAGATCCAAGACGCTGATGGCACACATCCTGCCTGGCAAGATGTGAACTCCGAAGACCGTGGTGATCCGCGCTTTTGGTACGAGCTGCCCAATGCTCAAGCCGCTTCGCCCACTCCCAAGAAGAAGTAAGTCGTGGCAGAAGAACGTTTCACAGACGACGACCGTCGTATCTTTACCGTCAATGGAAAAGAAATGTCGGTGAGCAGCGCTAACAAGCAGCTGTACATGTCGTCGATTGCCATGAAGAGCGAAGTAGTGTTCCTGCTGATGTCTGCTTTGCAGGCACCTCCGGACCAGATGGTGAAAACACGAGAATACGCTCGAGGTCTAGGTAAGAACTACGAAGCCGCTGTCGCGGTGATGGACATTCTTATCGCAGCCAAAGAGCAGTTCCAAAGCGATGATGTGGTCATCGTTTGTCTGCTGTGGGCATCTGCTCGCGCAGCGATGCGTCGTCCCATCGAGCTAAACCTTCCTTCGCTTTTGGCAACCTGAGGCGAGCAATGAAAGAACTGACGGAATAAGAGGAGGCTTCGGCCTCCTTTTCTTTTTTGTATAAACAGGAGAAACATAATGAAGATCGAAGCAAATAGCGACGGCTACCTTGACGTCCGTTTGAGCCTGTACGTTACCGAAGCAAACACTGTCCGTGTGTTGATCAACGGAAACGTCCATCCGTTGTTCGTCGGTTACGATACGGTTTCTAAGGCTCTCAAACGGGTGTTTGATGAGTTTCCTAAAGCAGTTGTCACGGGAGAAGGCGATACGGCTCTGTCACGCATCGTTCTTGACGACATCGTGGCGGATAACAGTGAGCCGATGGTTCGTATTTACAGATCGCCTGATCCGCGAGATTCGGGTGTGTACACGTACGAAGAACTTCGGCTTGTGGATGGCGAGCTCAAACGCGAGATTAAGGACGCGACATTTCTCGCTCAGCATTTGAACAATGTGGAACTGCACCGTGCAGACTACTGGTACGAAAATTCCAATCGCTACTATCCTCGCATAGAAGTTGCAAAGGCCTTGTTCTCCGTCCAGCCTCGAATTAACGCCGGAGCGCTGAAAGGCGAGTTCGGCAAACCCGAGGATAAAGCCTCGGCGCTGGAAAACGTCATCACCAACCGCCTCACTCGGATTGACGAGCAATACGTTAGTCACGAGATCAGTCAGGTGTGGATTGACAACGAAGGTGTGGTTCGCGGGAAAGTCGTACCGACCGGCGCTTTTGGCGGCGCCTTGGTTGGTCAGATAAAAGCAGGTAAGAAACCTGAGTTCCGCATGCGAGCAATGCTGCAATTGGAAAGCGTTGACGGCAAGCTCCAGCCTCAGCCTGGTAGCCTGAACATCATTACTTTTGACATCGTCGACATGAAGGACTGATCGTGAAGAAAAGAATCTTCTCTGGTATCGGGATTGCAGGCATCATCATGCTGGCGGTGGCTGCAATCTGTGTGTACTTTGCGGTAACCGATAAGAACCCGGTAGCAGGAATGCTGGCACTGGCTCTGATCTACTTTGGTGTGGACAGCACGTGGTTTGAAATCAACTACGCTTGGACCAACGGTGGATTGGGTGAGCGCTTTAAGCATTGGGAAAAACGTCGCTACTGGAACAAGACACGTCAGATCGAGCACTTACGGCTCATGATTCAATCCGATGCCCACTGGATGAATCATGATCTCACGGTGAAGACGTTGTCCGAACGCTATCTCAATGCGCTGAAAGAAGACTGGTACAGCTACAGTTTCGAGCACGCTAGCGTGATCCGCAATAAACTCAAGCTCGATCCCATCTCTGACGTTGTCACTCATGTTCTTGTCATTAATTGCGGCGACGAGACCATGAAAACAGCGATGATGATTCCTTCGCAATGGCCTAATCGCGATATGGAAGGCATTGCTTCCCATATGTTCACCACTTACAAGGCAATGGCGTGCCATGGTGATGAAGATTTGCGGGACAAGAAATGGACGTACGCAATCGCCAAGCTTGACAAATTCTAAGAAAGGATCTGTATGAAACCAAAAGAAGCGTTTAACAAGTTCTGGAAGGCGCTACTGGTCTATGGCTTGATGGCAATAGCTACTTGGTGGACGTTCGTGGTTGGACGAAGCTTCGTCAATCTCTGCGTGGTCATCTATACGCGTCTGGGACCAAGTGTTTTGCTCGAAGGAGCTTACCTGGTCTACGTGGCCGTCCTTGCGATGGTCATGATTATGATGTATATTCACATCCGGACGTATCCTCACACCAGCGTGACGCCGCAAATCTTACTAGCTCGTAAGGTCGTCATGACGTGGGGATTCATTCCTGTTCTGAACATGCTCATCCCGTTGTTTTTCTTGGGCTGGGCAATATTTCAAATAGGCGTTAAGGGCGCAGCGTACATCATCGTGCTGTTCGAAGAGGTTTATGGTGATGGAAAACAAAGTGGTGGTCAGTAGAAATTTACTAGCTAAGCACTAATAATGTAGCGAGGACCCGTGGATCAAGTCAATAGCTGAAAAGTCGTTGACTCCACAGGTTCTTGCTCCATTATGTCCCCAGTTTAGGCGCTATAGCTCAGATGGCTAGAGCAACCGATCTGTCCCTGCGATTACGCTGCTGCGTTAGCTACGACAGAAAGGCAGGTGCTTGGTTCGATTCCAAGTAGCGCCACACAGAACAATTCCCTGATAGCTCAGTTGGTAGAGCTATTGGGTAAAGAACGATTCCGCAAAACCCGAGCAAGGTGCATGGGCGTGACTGTTAATCACTGGTTAGTAGAGTTCGATTCTCTAATGCGGAGCCTTGAGTGCATAAAGAGAGGGTAAAACCTCTCTTTATGCCGTTATTTTTGGAGGTGTTATGGAACACAATGTCAAATCTGTAGTTGTTGAAGAAGTTAATGACGACGGATTCAGCTATGCATTAATTACAACAACATTTGAAAATGGTGACGTTACAAAGGTATTAAAATCGTTTCGCCAATATCAAGTTGAAACAAGCATTGGTAGATCCTTACAGCCTGGTGAAACTGGCCTCATGACGCCTGCTGGACCTGTGGTTTTGAAAAGCGGCATCCCACATCCTAGGTTAGAAATACAGGTTAAAGATGTTCCTGGTCCTACGTCTGAATATTTCATGATAAGCAGCGAAGGCCATCTGATATCTAAACGTAGTATGAAAGTCGTTAAAGAAAATTCCCTTAACGGCTATCCTGGGCATGTAACAAAAATAGGTGGGCGTCAGGGTAAAAATTACGCGATGAAACTACATTTATGTGTAGCAAAGGCTTTCATACCTAACCCGGAAGATAAACCACAAGTCAATCATGTGGATGGCAATAAAGAAAACCCATCTATTAGGAATCTTGAATGGTCAACTGGTCTTGAGAATATGCAACACGCATCGAGCAGCGGACTTATTCCAAAAAGGATAGGTGAAGAAAATAGTCAAAGCGTGTTAACTCCGGAGATGCAGGCTTACATCTACGAGAACATGACTGAGCTAAGCTTGCGCGAAATAGGCAGACGTCTAGGCGTTTCTCATTGGACAATCTCCAAATTCTTAAGTGGTGGAAACTACTGAGTCTATTCTTTTTGATTGGAGATAGATAATGGATAGTAACGATCCTGATCTCAAAGAGAAGATACAGGTGCTTCAAGATCAGCACACTGTTGTCTCTGCCAACATAGTTAAGCTGAGACAAATCTCTGAACTTGCTCAGAAAACACTTCACTCGCCACATCCACCGAGTGATTTGGAACTCGCTATTTCTGAACTTGAATCCAGCATGGACGCACAAGCAGCTCTGATACTGCGTCTTAAAACCATCGGAAGATAAGAGCGGAAGACGGTTAACTTAAATCACCGTCTTTATATGGGTGCATCTGGTAGCGGGACCATCGATCCCGCAAGGTCGAAAGAATAGAAACCCAGTTAATTTGGTGATGCTTGTTAATTGTGGAAGTAACGCTTGGTTGTCGTTTCGGCACACAGTGCTGTCTCCAGAGACCATGATGCGACCTAGAGGTGCAGCCATATAGAGATGAAGTTCCATTCACCAGGGCCTGGCGAATCTTTCTAGATAAGGTTCATAGACGGGTGAGGATAACCTGGCAGGTGAAATACACTGCGCTTGACAGCATGATAAGTCAGACTAAGGGCACACGAGTATTGTTCGGGTCCTGGTGAATGGAGGTTTCAATGACAATTGAAAAGCTGACAGTTGAAGAAGTAGTGACAATGCCGGAACGCACGAAGATGCAGGACGGTAAGCTCTACGTTTCCAAGAAGTACGAACTCGCCATTCATCGCTGTGCCTGTGGGTGCGGTATTGAAACGGTGACTCCCATCGATAAAGAACGTGGTTGGACGTACATGGAAAGTCCTGAGGGACCTACCTTGCATCCATCCATCGGAAACCAGCAACTCCCGTGCAAGTCCCATTACTGGGTACAAGGCGGTAAGATTGTTTGGTGCTAACGTGGTAGCGCCTGTTGTCAAGTACGCGATTCCTCCCTATCGTCCTAAGACGAAGGAAGAATCGAAACCTGAATCAAAACCTGTTCAGATACCTTGGTATCCGTATCCGCGTTGTTGGCGAGCACGTTAAAGTCTTAGGAACATCATGGAACAAACACCTCAAGACCAGTTAGGCGCGCCTTTGCCGAAGCGAATTTGGGCTGTTGGCACGGTGGTGGACGAGAAGAATTGGATGGCCGAGTCTTTGCATTGGGATGAGGCTGACGCAGCGAAATTCGCAAAGCCTGGCCAGTTCATTGTGCTTTGCCCGATCGGCGAGAATTTCCCGACCGAAGCCGCGGCCGCTGAGAAGTTGTACTACCCCAACGAAGAGTGTTGGGAAGACAGTGCTTTGTTTCGCATGCGACAAGATTGTTTGGTGTTAAAATAAAGCCGGCTTAGCTCAGTGGTAGAGCAACCGCCTTGTAAGCGGTAGGTCATCTGTTCGATCCAGATATCCGGCACCAGTTGCTGTCTGAAGATATGCATTAACGGGGGCGGCAACGTCTTCTCTGGCACGCGTACACTTACGCTCTTGGGCCTGACAGGTGAAGCAGCTTCAGACAGCATTCTTTTGTAGTTTCAAAACCAATAAGAATCATGAGAGCAATTAAGGGAGTGGAAGTACGCCAGACAAAACACGGGTTTGATGGTTTGTACACAACCGTCCCAATCGCTCGTCATGTCTTGGTTGGTCAGTACTTTGGAAAGAGGTACAAAGAAGGCACAGAGCATCTCATCAAAGATGATGGGGTTAGGTTCTATTGCTTTCAGCTGTCTGATGGTTCCACTATCGATGGCGACAACCGGCTCAACTCGATGCGCAAGATGAATCACTCGTGCAGTCCTAATGTAGCTGCGCGAGAAGAGCGAGACGAGAATGATCGTCTGCAGATTCGTTTTTATGCAAAGAGAAAAATCGAGCAAGGTGAAGAGCTTTGCATTGATTACAGAATGCGCACCACAGATACTGAGCTGAGTAAGTTCAAGTGTTTGTGTGAAAGTCCTAAGTGCCGTGGGACCATGTTGGATCCAAAGTACTTGAAATAAAAGGGGGAGGCTTTTAGCCTCCCCCTATGCCGTAACGTTTTATCAACATTGGAAATATCATGAATAATGAAGACGACTGGATCCCTGATGAAAATGAAGAAAAAACTGAAGCTCTTCGGGGCTTTAATCACCCTGGTCTTATGTGTCAGGTTGAAAGTATCGAATATAACTTTCTTGAACAGGAAGGTATGCTGTACATGCCATCGCACAATTGCTGTGATATGAATGGCTGTATTAAACTGTTTGAATCTATCGACGTGAAAGTTCGTAAGATTCAAACATTCACCAATAAAGTACCGGACGTCTGTTATATTCTTACAGATTCTGGTTGGAAGGCAAAATTCTTTAAGTGGAAGCAAATTAAATTCTAAATAAAGAGAGGAGCCAATGCTCCTCTCTTTATGCAGTCTATTCTTTTTTGATTACATATCACTGACCTGGTGTATAAGTAAACTAACTGTAGGAGGCGATGTGGAAATAACCACTCTAAACATCGGACTTACCATCGTCAACGTCTTGCTTGTCGTCGGTAATTTGATCGTGTTGGGTTTCTCTTTGAAACTCTATACCGAACTGATGAAGGACAAGAACATGAGCAACCGCATGAAGAAAGGAAGCGATAATGTTTAACGGCACTAATCGCTTTCACGAAGACTTCATTTTGCCAACACCACCCATCATTCATCCGTGTGCAAGTTGGGCTTTTGCTGCTAAACAAAATTCATGGCCTGACGCAGTCAAAGCCATGAAGGAAGAAGGCAAAGTACTTGCTGGTACCGTGCGTTTTTGGGCAAGTAAAAGCATGCTTAACTTCACTCTGATCCATGAACAGATTGTGAAGGAAGGGCTTGACTTTTACGTGGATGAATTTGGTGTTTTGGTGATCGGTTTGAAGGAAAACTTCGATGCACGGATTCTTGCTGAACAAGAAGAGTTATTTCGAAAGCTTGTGTGTGAAGTGCTGCCAACCAAAATACAAAAAACATAAGGGACAACAATGAAGCAATTCATAAAGCGTCTGAAAATCGCGTGCTCAGTTGTAGGCGTAATTCTTGTTTTCGTAATCGGCTTCGGCGTGATGGCTTTTGGTTTGGAAAAGTTCCAACAAGTCGTGGAAACCCGGTTGTGTGAACGACAGTTGCTTTGTAAATACGCAAACATCGATAACGACCCTGCGTATGACAAAGCAATTGAAATAGCGAATCATCCAAACAACTACACGAACGCTGAAGTCATTGCGGCCGTACAGAAGCTGGATAATCGTTACAAACATCCAGTGATTGAAGGGAAGTGAGATGTCAGAATTACCTAGCATCAAAAAAGTCTTTCCGCTATACGTGCGCTTGAAGCTCTACAAGCACAAGCGCGTTGGTCCAGATAAGTTGATTGACTTTATGAAAACGAAGCAATCAACTATGGACAACACGCGTCGATCCAAGATCCGTGTGCATGCCGCATGTGTTGATTTGTGCATCGAGAATGTCGTTATTGCCGAAGGTGTTTCGCATGAGAAAGCACTAGATGCCTTTCATGCCTTACTTGCCGGTAATGACGAACATGCCTATGGAAAGCTTCGTGATAAATTCAAGCTTCACCATCCCAACGGTGATGAGATGATGTTTATCGAACTCACGCTCGGCCCGTTCTTTGAAGACATCGTGAGTGGTAATTTTGAATGCCAAGATTACCGCTCACCTAATAAACGAGGTCGTGGTTAACTAGAGAGGAAAAAATGGCTACCAAGTCAGAGTTGTTCCGCAATGCGTTCTTCTACCAAGGAACGCACGCAATGTCTGGCAGTCAGCTGCACAAACTTCTTGCCGAAGGCAAGGATAAAGAAGCTGCTGCTCAACACAAAGAAACTCAGCAACGCGAGGCTGAGCTTCTCAAGCGCATTGACGCAAGTAAAATTGCGTGAAGAGTACGTAATCATCTAAAAAGGAATTCGTTATGCGTGCAAATATTGTTCTTGAACACCTGAATGCTTTACTCAAAGACATTCCTGTGCCGACCATCGTTGATCGTCTCCTACTTCCGGTCCTTACTCAGGACCAAGTGACAGGTCTTCTCAAAGGCACCATTCCATTAACGAAACAAGCAATACTTTTACTGTCCAGCTGCGCTGTCGACGTCGATGCGAAAGCCATGAAGGTTACGCTGTCGGACGAAGCAAAGGGTCACATTGACGCCATTCGTGTTGAGCTCGGTAAACTCAACATGGATGACATGGTTAAAGACTTTACGACGAAACCTTTTATCAACCCTAACAGTCTGAACTAAAAAGAAGACGGTAGGAACTTACAACTAACAACGTTTTAGAGAGGACTTATGACGAGTGAAACAATTATGAAGCTTGCCAGACAGTCCAGTAAATCTGAGACCGAGGTAGAGCAAGTATTGATAGAAGTCAGAGCAGAAGCTCTGCGTCGTTTCAAGAACAAGAATAGTCAATATAAAGACTACGTTGTGCGCGCGACCAAACTTCGTCTGGGTATGGTTACACAAAACGCATTCAAAGGCAATTAGTTTTTACGCATACTCTCAACAGTATGCTTAGATACTGATAGCGACAAATCAACCAACCAAGTACCTTTATGGTAAGCAATAAAAGGCAGACTATGTCTACTCCAGAAAACCAAATCACTGCCCCCAGCGAACTGCTCAAGGACAACGTTCGTTCGTTGCAGCTGGAGCCTTTGGGCTTCAATCTGTCCACAGTCGAATCTTTCACTCTGATCTCACGCGTCTTCCAGATGCTGCAATTGGGTGTGGACAATCCCGGTGCTATTCGCTTGGAAATGGCCGCTCAAGAGCTGCGCATCAAGCACAACACCGACGTCTTGCTGATCGCTCGCAAGCCCAACGGTACTGATGCGTGGAACGTCCAGGCCGAATACCAAATCCGCCGTGTCATCAACCCCGAATTCGTGAAGTTCAGCTACTAACCATGCTCGACCTGCGGAAATACAAACTGCTCTATAAAGAAGCAAGCGACATTGTTGTGGCTCTGCACCGAATGGTGGAATGGGTTAACCAATCCAACATGCAGCCCAGCACGGTCTCTTGGGTGTTTCGCTATGCGGATCTCAAGTCGAACCCAGAATCGATTGATCCGCTGCTGAAATGCGGTGAGTTTGCTAAGCTCTTGCCATTTGATGTTAGGTATTCCGCGCCTAATATCGGCATCCTTTACACGGATGAAAAACAGCAAGCCTTGTTTAACGAACTGATCTATGGCTTGAACGGCGCAATTACAGTTCGGCCAAACAAAGACGTTTGCTGCCAGTACAAGGTTCGCGTTAACAAGCGCCTTGTACTGGTAGATTACTACTACGAACTGATTGATGGCTTTCACGTCGAGTGCGTAAAGATCAGTATCAAAAAACAAGGATAAACAAAATGGCAATTCTGACAAAAGAAAACCTTATGAATGTTCTTGGTGACATTCGTAAGAGCATCGAGAATAATGACTCGTTTGAGGGAAACATCTCTTATACGAGAATGACTCCTGGCTTGAAGCGCGATGAGTTCGATGTGCAAGGCATGTTCCGTGTTGGCAATTCGCAAGGCCAAGGCGGTAGTTTCCAGTTCGAACCCACTTCCATCAATGATCAAGGTGTCATCATTGGTCGTGAAGATATTGCCGCTGAGCAACCTTAAGACAAATAGGGGGAGGGTATGTCTGACTTAATGGCGTTGCTCGTCTGGACAATTGCGTTGGCTCCTATCTTCGCAATTGTTGTGGTTTCATTACGCGATCACAAACAAACGCTGCGGCTCAGGATGCAAAATAAAAAGAAGCTGGAACAATTCCAGCAACTGATCAAAGAAGCTACCGGCGAGAAGTAAGGCAGTAATGCGTATGGAGGATAAATCCTCCTGTAAAACAATCTAGCCTTAAGGGAGACATAAGGTGAAAAAGTTAAACAAGCTCGCCACTAAAGTGTTATCTACGACACTGGTGGTATTGGGCGCGTTCGCAATTGCAGTACTAAGTGTGCTGACGTTCTGCATCATGTTCGCAGTAGCGATCCCTTGCTATTGGTGGCATGATCGTCGTCAAATACGGAGTGGTTCATCCGTATAGTCTTAAAATCAGGGGAGCTTTGGCTCCCCTGATTATGATGTCTTTTTTTGGTCAAAAACTGTATCCTAGAATATTTCAGACACATATACCTAGCATGAGTTAAGGTAGTATCGAACTTAATAATCATCTTTTAATTGGAGAAAACAAATGACTGAAAAATCTGCACCCTCAAGCGCCCTGGGTTTGTTCTTCTTGGCTGCCCTGTGCGCCATCGGCAGTTCTGCCAAGAAGACTCATGATGTAAATTTCACTTCCACAACTACGAAAGTCACCAAAATGATCAAGATCGAAACTGCAATTGACACCGTCACCACTCTGGACTTGCTGAGCAAGCTGGCCACTTTCATCAAGGCCAACAGCTCTGACCCGAGCAAGTTCAAAATGGAAACCAGTATCCAAGGCGAGATCGAGCTCGTGGTTGGTCATCGCAAACTGGTGAAGGCCAAGCGCGACTTCTTCAACGACACCTCTTGGTCTGTGGAAGTGACCGAAGAACTGCGTGACGCAATTCAGCCTGCAAAGATGTTCTGATTTTCAACTCTGTACTCATGTGGGTACAGGTTACTTGGGAGGTAGCATGAGCTACGGCAAAGCTAAAGACGAGTCTGAAGACTTGGTGGTTGTGATTGGTCAGGAGTCCCGTCATTTTCTCATACCTGAGAATGATCCTGAGAAGCGTAAAGAACGCAAGGGACAAAATGTTAACTACCGTTTTGTCCCTGTGAGTCAATACACAACAGCGTACGATTCCAATTCGTTCCTCGTTTTGTAAATTCGTAGCCCGAAGATCTTCGGGCTTTTCAATTCCATCCACCAACGAAGAAAGGGTCCCACATGGACGCCACCGTTTTGCTTGCAGCTTTCGATAAGAAGGCATCCAAACACATTCCTGGCGCAGCCAAGAGTGTCATTCGCGACGTCGAGAACGACGAATTCAAGACGTATCTGGCATCCAAGCCAGCTGCTCTCGAAGATGCGATCAAGTTCCTGGCCAAGGCTGAGTTCATTGCTCAAGCCTCCAAGACTGCTCTGGCACCCGAGCTGGAGTACTTGATCAAAGCGCGCCTGGCACACATCCAACGCGTGTTTGTCGTAGATGTCATCACTGCTAAGGGTGAGGCTCATCTGCGCAAATACCTGGAAACAGACGAACCAGAAGACATGTTTGCGCAAATGATGCGCGACGTGTCTACGGCTTCTAAGGAAGTCGTTCGTCTGGCTCGCTCCAAGCGCTGGGGCAACAAGCGTTATCACTAACGCAACCACTATCGTCCTCTGGGGCGATAGCCATACTTGCTTTTGTAGGTATGGCTATCACTCTTGAACTCAACTAATTAAGGAGTTTTAAGTGAACAAAGTTTATAAGACACTGAAGGCACAAAGCAAGATCGCTATGTCCTTCATTGGTCGTACGTTTGCTCGTCTGCGTCACATTCAACGTATCTCTAAGTTGCGCGTTGACGCAGTACAACTGGTTGTGAAAGACAGCATGGTCGTCATCTACTTGGATGGCTGTGCTCTTTTGCAAGCTACAAAGCAATGCATTATCGACGGTGAATGGAACATTGAAATGACCGTTCGCTTGAAGAACTTGTTGGAAACAAAGGCAGCTTAATAAGGAGCCATTGAAATGATAGTCGATACTGACCTCTGCGAGAACTGTGAGAAAGAAGTTCCGGTTGACGACTTGCGTCAAGCGCTTGACAGCAGTGACGGTAATCGTTACCTGATGTGCGGAGCATGCGCTCGTAAGCACGCCAAGATCTTCGAGAAGGAGATGCAAGACAACTACGACGAAGAAGAACGGGAGGCTGCGCAAGCTGCTTCCCAAGATACTCAGCCCTAACCAGGGCTGTTAAACCTCTCCAGCGCGACCCAGCTGGATCAAAAGAGGATGAGCGGGGTCACTGATCGTGTTGATCAGTTGCTGTCCGCTACTAGGAGACATCATGTCCAACGTAGCGAAAAACAACGGTTCCACCATTTCTTTCTCCGAAGATGACGTCTATCATCTTCGTAGTGACATGAAATGGAATATCGTTGAAGACTTCATTTACACCACTGTTTGGTGGTTGAGAACAAATCTCAACCCTGAGCTGGTGCAAGTGGAGACCGTCGGTTATGGCGGAGAAGAGAGTCGCAACACTGTTGTCTTGTACGACGGTGTTGAGGTTTTCAGCTCCAAACAAAACTGGTGGTCGGATGATTACGAATTGCGTTATAGTAAAACGCTTCGTAATGAAATCCGACAGTTCCTGTTAGAAGACAGGATCTGAAAAAGGGAGGAGGGCATGTGCCCTCCTTTTATTACCTCACAAGGAACATCATGAACGTTTCCACACAAACTCCCGCCCTGTCCGCTTCTGTTATCAATGTCCTGCATGTGCTGGAACAAAATCAGGGCAAGTACATTGACGGTCATAACGGTAAGATTAAGACGATCACTCATGCCGCAGTCTTCAATAACCACGTGGGTGAAAAACTCGTGACGGTCAATGAAGATACGGTGTGTTGTATCAACCCGTACTACGTGACCGACGATGGTCAAGTGGAACTCAGCCGTTGGTCGATTGGCGGTACTGTCGACTACGACGGTAACGAGTTGATCGAGCGTCTTCGTGCCTGGAACAATCAGGAGTCCGCCATCCCCGGATTTGACCTGGGTAAGTTCTCACAACTGATCACGTTCACGAATGGCGTGGCTGATATCCAGCGCGTCTAACACACAGGGCGAGGTCAACCAACCTCGCCCTTAAAGTTTCGGAGTACTACCATGTCTCGTAAAGAAATCGTAGGTCAAGTGTGCACGATCGCTTTTGGTGTTGACCATGTCACCGGCGCATTTGTTCAGCTGTGGAACAACCCGGCTCACGATCAGGACTGCGCGTTTGTTGTTATTGACAGCAACGGCATTCGTATCGATAACGAAGATGGCTCGCCTATCCCGCGTGCGACCAACATGTATTTGCAAACTTTGCAAAAACGTATTGATGCGTTTCGTCACCAAAAACTTGGGCAACGTTTCAACCTCAGTGAGACTGATGTGGTTGATTTGGCCAAGGCCGTTGGTGGTTTCCCTGATATTGCGCCGCAGGTGTACAAACTCTTCGGCGACAGCCTTTGAAATCATGAAAATCCAAGTTCTCTACAACGAAAAGGGCCATCTCAAAAACGTGACGGTGCATAAGCCGTTGAACGATGAGCAGATCGCCTTGATCATCACTGCGTCGGGTTCACGTGATTACTTGAACTCTGTCAACCATGTGGGCAAGACCGAGAACAGCGAGGGTAAGTGTTGGTTTTTCTACATTAATGACGAGTCGGCTGGTTTAATGGTGCTGATTTGCATCTATGCTGAGACAGCCGAAGATATTGCACTTTATGAGATGAAGACCGAGCCCGCTTTTATTTACAGCAATGGTAAAGTCATCATCCATCTCATGAAGGATATTGATATCCCTTCCACACCAGTTGTGGCCTGGAACACCGACAACGTCTTTCAACCCAAACCCAAGTTTCGTCGCAAGTACTGACATCATGTCAGAGCGAATCCCATTAACTTCTTTTTTAGGAAAAACAAATCATGAACACAGCAGCCAACAAACTGAATGTGGAAACTCTGCGCCAGGGTCTTCAAGCCAAGGCTACGGAACAAGCCGATAAGTTCGGCGAAGCAATTATCCTTCTTCAGCGCGGCAAGGTCGTTTTGGAAAATGTCGATGCCGCCGTCCGTACTCTCGAAGCCAACATCCACAATTTCGTCCAAGCCAACGGCGGTGTGGAAAAGGTTCAAGAAGCTTTGGCCCGAGGCGAGTTCGCCAACCTTGCCTTGGCAAAAATGCGTTTGGATTGCATGATGGAAGGCCTGGATAGCGCCAAGGAAGACGTGAAGAAGGCTGAAGACGCTGTCGCCAACTTCACCGTCATCTAACAACCATTTTTACACGAGCCTCCGTACCTATGTAGGTGCGGAGAATATCAGGAGGTAGCATGCGCTACAAGCAAAACGAACTGATGTCCCTGGATGATTTCCGCAGTCACGTACGCAGTCATCACTTCAGTTACGAGATCGCGAACTTCAAAGAACCTTTGGAACCTCGCGATATGGAGCGCTACGTCCGAGCGCAAGATTACGAAGCCAACTTTTTGTTCCCCATTGCGTGGGCGGGTGGTGACACCTATATGCAAGTTCTCATGGAACGCGGTCGCCAGCACGCTGACCGGCTGTTGGAGCCAACACGTACGGACAAGTTGATTGACAAGTACTTGGATTCCCTGGATCCCGAGTTCCTCGACTTCTTGACCATGCTCGCCGGCCATGACTGGCATTACGGCTATTCGGACGATCTCAAAGTCTGGGAACGCGGTAACGCCGTTCAAGAAAAACTCAATGCGTACAAAGCACGCGGCGAGATGTGGGAAAACGCCTACAACTTGGCCGCTCCCAAGTAAGAATCAACCCTATCACCCACTTAAGTGGGTGATAGGTAAGTTTGTTTTTGCAGATTTACCTATCACTAACTTATTATCTTCGGAGAAATTCAATGTCTATCACACACAGCAAACTGGCCGAAAAAGCAACTGTCATCTCCAACGTCATCGTTGGTAAGATGATGGACGTGCAAGTCGGTTTCAGTGATTTCTTGTACTCCCAAAAGAGTGAGCTGACGACTGCCGTGTACTGCCAACTCAGTGACCCGACACTTGCTCCTTCGACGTATGTCAAATTGGTCAAGAAGTACAACGAACGCAATGACAAGCAAGTCGACGTTGTCGTGTACTCCACACTTCTGGAGCTGATGGTTTTCAAAGAAGACCATTTGTACAAACCAACTGAATAGAGGCGTTACTGCCTTTTACTCGCATTCTGACGCACGAGTTAACAAACATGCACGCCAATATGACCGGCGCGAAATCTTTGAAGGGTTATCAATCATGAACAAGATCATCACTGCCATCTTTTTGATGGTTCTCTCCATGAGTGCTTTTGCTTCGGGCAACAGCTATTGCAACAAGTATCGTGACCAGCGTTCGCTGAACACGTGCTACCAACAAGCCATCAATGCGCAAAGCGACTTGATGCGCAATCACGTTAGTAAGATTCGTTCTGCAAAGGGTGCTGACTCTGCGCAAATGAAAGGATTTGTTGAAAATCAAATCCAGTGGGAAACTCAAATCAACAATGCATGCACTAACAACGCCGTGTGCATTTACGAATCGCAAGTTTCTCGCAACACGTGGCTGCAAAAGCAACGTGCTATTCTGGGGGTATGAGCGCCCAGTTCAATAACTTCTCTTAGGAGCAGTCGTGACTATCACGCAAGAAATCCTCCTGGCAGGCGGGACCGTGGATGACCAGGGTCAAGCCTACGCCATTTCGTACTGGCATATTCCAAACGGTACGGACTACGACCATGCGGTCGCATGCAAGTGCTTCATTGATGACAAGGAAGTGGCTGACAAAATCGCTTCCAGTTATGATCCGCCGCCCGAAATGGCTGTGGTTCTGACGCGTGCTCAAATCGATGAAGTTCAGTTGAAAATGAACAAACAAAAGGGATGACCCAAATGGCAAAGTTCAATATCGAAGCCCATCTGCACCGTTTCGAAGGTCGCAGCAAAGTCCGCACTGTGGTGTGGATTCGTCGCTATGCTCGCATTGCAACTGCAATTCGTCGTTGCAGTGAGTTCTTGGTCGAAGAAGGCGCGGTGGGTGACCTGATCGAATTCACCCTGCGCATCAACGGCTATCAGTGCGGCACCATCCGCCTCACAGCTAAGGGTACGATGGAAACATTGTGGAACGACAAGTTGCCCAACAAGCAGAAGAACAAGAAACTTGTCGAGAAGCCTGTTGTCACCGCAAGTGAGCTGCGTCGTTCTGAAACTCTTCGGATGCACTGACATGACTAAGCTGGTTGCTGATATGACGGATACAGAGCTGGAAGAAGCAATCATCTCTAACGAGGTGAAGCTTCGAAAGCTCTTTCCTGAAAACTTCACCAAGGCCAAAGATATCAAGAACAGTATGGCCATTATGTTCCACTTCAAACTGTACGGTTTGGACTGGCGCGACGAAGATGACTTCGTTCGCATTTGTGTCACAATGCACAAGCTCAAAATCCTGGAAATGAGCCCGTGCAAGACCATGGCGCGGCGCTCGCCGCACATCGTCAACATTCATTAGGAGTTCAGTCATGTCAGTCAAGAATGCGGAAGTCGCCGGTGTGAAGACAGGTACGGTGCGGATCGAGATCTACGAAGGTGAGGCTAACGTGCAAAGTGAGGGAAACACCTTGCAGCTGACTCACATTCGTCCAGACGAGATCACGGTCAAGCGCATCAGCGATTGGCTTGAAGAATTCGGTTTTACGCAAGACTTGACAAAGATCAGGTTTGCGTACTTCTTCAAGAACAAAACGTGTTTGACGCTGCGCTACGTTGACGATCAGTACCACACCAACGGTATCCCGAACACGTTGCAAGTTGCTTTTGGTGAAGAAATTCATCGTAAAAGTACCGAGCCGTTGTTTATGTCGGCAAGCCGTGAAAAGGTCTACTGGGAAGTGCTGTACACCGTTCAAAGTTATCCACTGTGGCAATTGGACAGAGCAGTCAGTTGCTTTGTTGAGCGCGTGAATTCTGAACGACCTTCGAAGCTCAGCAACTACTACGCCTAAGCAGCAAGATGTCCAACAAAAATATCTTCAGCTCCACCGACTACGCTATCGCTCGTGATGCTGCACGAAAATTGCCGCAAACCGCTAGCAATAGCGAGGTCACGTTGATTGCGATACAGTTGATGGTGCCGCTGCTTCTTTACTTCCTGGCGCATATTTCCGAACAGCGCCGGGGAGTGAAGATTTCGTCCTACTTCTACTTGGATAGTCTGCAGCGAGAAGCCGAAGCTCGTTGCTTGATTCTTGGCGATAAAAAGCAAGAAGTGTTGGATGAGATCATGAAGCTTGCTGACGTCACAGCACGCAAACTTTGGGCACCTACGCGAGAACTGAGTAATTACGCTCCGTCTGAAAAGATCAAGCAAGCGCTTGTTCAGTTCTTGCAAAGGCAAAATTAATCTATTGACATTGTTGTCAAGAAAAGGAGGCCGTCATGGCTGTTGAAATCATTACACCGCACTTTGAATGTGTGGTCGAGTTGAAGAAGTTGCTCCGATACTTGGGTGAACATCCCAGTCTGAGCATTGCTGCAGGGCCGAAGTACCTGACGTTCAGCACGTACAACATGCTGGGCCGGGTGACGTTGGATTGCGATTTGGAGCTGGAAAGCATCTGTGCGCAAATCTGCGGGCATTTGCTAACATTGGCAGATATGGAATACCCCTTGGTCGAAGCGGCCAAGATGGACTTCCTGGCCAATACAGCAGGTACTTCTATTACGCTCTCGCGTTCGATGAATGAGAAGGGCGAGCTGGAGTACCATATCGAGATCGCTGCACCCAGAATCAAACTCATCTTCAAGGAACTGGGTCCTGAAGACGGTCGCTATTGCGAGCTGGTGTTCATTCGTTTCTGAGCCGATGTCGGCATAGACTGGGAGCACTCGCTCCCAGTCTTATTTTGTTTCTTAACTAGGTAGAGGATAGATCATGTGGTCTAAGGAAATTTGCAAGAAGTTCGTCGCGCTGCTGGTCAATAAGTACAAAGAAGATAGCACAGCATCGCAAAGTCAATTGATGCACGACGCGCAAAAACAACTGCTCGATGACGGTGACATTGAGGCAAATAACACGCGTGTTTGGCGTGGCCTGTCCGACATGCGCGGCGATCTGCTGGAAGCGTTTAAGACTAACCACCTTGACGTATACACGGAAATACGCGAAAGCAAGACTCAAGGCGGTCGCAATTCCAACAGAAAGATCAAGTCGGGTATGGTCTCACCGTCTTTCGCTACAGCCATGCCTGCGCAAGCACCTGCTCATGACCAGTCAACGCAAGAGCACTTGCTGACAGCTGTCAAAGCCAGTCACGAGCGGGTGGCGGAAGATCCTGCGGAAGGTAACTTGGTTCTGTGTGACATACAAGGCAATGACCGCATGACGCCTTCCCACAATCTGGTGGAATATGGTGCTGTGAAGCACCTTCGTGGCCGGTTGTACAAGCCAGTCCAGCACACTGTGTTTGTGCAGCCATCGCAATCGCTTCACGTCATCAAGACCAAGAAGCCCAAGGCACAACCTCAGATGGCTGAGGTCAGTCGCGTCATCCATGAAGAGCATTCGTCCGCTCATCGTCAGTCAAGTGCAGACAACAGCAAGTTGTCTGCACGCATCAGCGAGCTCGAAGAACTGGTGCTGTCTCAAGACGACGTCATCAAGACACTGATGATCAAGTACGAAAAGCTCTCGGCTGATCTCAACAGCTATCTGGAACACGCGACAGCAGCGGCGCCGGTCGTGTCAGCTCCGGCACCTGCTCCAGTTCCTGCCATCGTGGAAACCAAGTCGGTAATCGATATCACTCCTACTCCCGCTGCGAAAGCGCTGGTAGATATCGTTCCGATCATGCCTTTTGCAAAGAAGCCGAACATTGTTTCGGATCTGAAGCCTGAGGCAGTGAAGCCGGTTAAGAAACCCAAGGCCGTGGTCGTCTGTCTGTTCAAGCGCGAACAAGACCGTGCGCGCAAGGCTCTTGACGGCAAGTTTGATCTAGTGATGTTGGAACCAGATGACTCTGGAAACCAGATTGTGGAACACACGTCCAACGCAGACGTTGTTTTCATGATGGTGCGCTTCATTTCGCACGCTCACGAAGATCTGGCTAGAAAGGGTGTGGACAAAGCCAAGAACAATGGCCGCACCGTGCGTCTTTGCCGCATCACTGGCGCTATCTCGGCTCTGCGTAACATCGCATCCCAAGAGCTGGCTGCGCTGACTGCTCATTAAAACTTAGAGGAGGGTCTAACCCTCCCTTCTCTTTTGTTTCTCCATTCAATTCGACTTCTAGGAATCATCATGAAAAAGCATTTCAATTCTTCTCTGATCGCTGCTGCAGCCATTGTCCTCACCGCTTGCGGTGGCGGCGGAGGCGGCGGATCTTCCACACCCAACACGCCCGATCCTGTTGCGCCTGTGACGCCTGTTGGACCACAAGCCATCTCGCTGACCGGTCTGAGCTTGGGCACCAAGGACGTTCTGGCCACCACGGCTCCCACTCAAAAGGTCGGGGCCTTGATGATGGACCGTCTGGAGCGTTTCCTCAACAAGAGCTCTACCATCGTGGTCGGCAATGCCTACGCTGAAGCCTGCGGGGCTCTGTGCCAACCGGCCTACCCACCTGCCAACATTCCTGCTACGCAGCAACTGTCTGCCAAGCTGGGTCAAGGTGGCAAGCTGGGCTCGATGGCGCCTGTGTTCGCAACGGCTGATGCATCCAAGGTCAAGTGCGACTTCACCAACGTCGGCGTGAAGATCAACAGCGTGTGGTGGTTGGACATGGGCAACCAAAATGCCCTGGTCAACATGTCGGTGCCCACGTCTGTGGACGCCAGCTGCAACCTGACCTACACCACCGGCGACTACGTGGTCTTTGGCACCACCGGCCAAGCTGTGGCTCTGAACCAAGACGTGATCGGCGACATCTCGGACATGATCCCTGCGGGCGATGAAGGTTTCAACACCTCGTCCAACGCGATCTATCTGAGCAAGAGCACTGGTCTGGTTCGCGAACTGCAGATCGACAACAAGGGCGGCGTGGCACGTGTTGACCTGACTGCGACAACGCAACCTGTGTGCAGCAAGGCCGGCAACTTCAGCGGCCAACTGGCCTATGACGGCACCTATCTGGTGGGCAACGCAAGCCAGTTCGCTGGCCTGATGATTTACAAGAAGGGTGACACCGCCTTCAAGATCATCCGCGATGCAAACCAGAACGTCGGCACGCCTTGCACGACCAGCATTGTCCTGAGCGATGCCAAGGAATTCATTGCCTATCAAAACGGCACGAACTCCGTGGTCGACGTGGTCAACGGCGTCTCCGCGCCTTGGGCTAAGAACGTGCAAGCTCCGCAGTCGATGACTCGCTTCGCTGGTCGCAGCGGCACTGTGATCGGTGGTGATCGCTGCAACTACTGGGACTACTCCAAGGCCCAGCAAAGCTCGATCTATGCGGCACCTACCACCTACAAGTGGGACTTGCCGTACGCTGGTGACGTGTTGGAAATGATCACGCCGATGAGCGTCTCGCCGAAGTACTCGCGTGTTTCGGCCGGCTTTGCTTACTGCGTGACTGCGCCGATGAATAACTTCATCCGTCAAGATCTGAGCTCTGGCAATCTGGTGAAGGTGAATCTGGACACACTGGGCTACATTCCCAGCGGCTTCCAGATGTTCAGCGATCGCGCTTACGCGACCGTGACCAACACTGCCAACAGCAATGTCTTGTACATTGAAGTGAACTTCAACACCGGTCTGGCAACTTACCTCGGAACCATCACCACTGGTGGTCGTGACGTGGTCAGCCTGCTGAAGGCCAGCAACGGTGGCTGATCTGAAGAAGCGTTTAGCGTATCACGAGCCCGCATGTCTTTCGGATGTGGACTTGGAAGACGCTGGTCGTATTGTCGAGATATGTGCCGTGCGCGGTTATTCCATTTCGATGGAAGAAGCGCACAGTGCATGGGAAGATCACTCGAGTGATTATCACGCGGGTTTCCTTTTCCTAGGTCCCGACGATGACGTTATCTTTGAAGCAGTCAAAGGCAAGTGCAGAGAAGTAACGGCGTAAGAAAGTAGGGGAGTCCTAGGACTCCCCTACTCCCCTATTAAAAAATTTGAAGACACATATCACTAACAGGACATAACCAGTCCTAGACCAGTAAAAAAGAGGAATCACCATGGATTTGTTCCCAGCAATCAAATACGTCATCGCCAAAGAAGACATCGAACATATTCGCGCCTACATCACAGGCATGATCACGTTATCTTGGCCGAATGGTCGTGAGATGATGCAGTTCGAAGCAAATAACATCACGCTGGAAGTTGTCAACGCCATCAACGGCGATAACGACGTCATCACTGATCCCAAGATCGCAAGTCTCGCAGCGGCAGTCAAGTTGTTCTTTGCTACACCAGTGAGGCATGACAACCAAGGCAAGCAAGAAAACGCTCGTCGCTTCCGCGAGCGCCTGATGTCGTCGCTGGAAAAGATTGTGACTTCGTACTTGCCAAAGCCAGATCCTCACAAGGGGAACTACGTGGGCGTCACAACCATCATCAACATGGATGACCCGGTCAAGAGCAGTTCTGAATTCAAGAACCCTGGCTTCACCATCACGATGGCGAACAAGGACGGCAAATTTATCCAGCACCATTTCCTAAAGTTGGACGAGAACACCGTCTCTGCTGCTGCTGTATACGCCGTCGCAAATATCGGTGCCAACGATAGCAACAAACTGACGATGTTCTCATCGGCTCATCTGAACGACTCGGACAAGTTGCATGACTTGCTCGAAAACTCGATCATCGAGCGCTGGCGCAAGCTGGGTTACGGCAACGTCTAAGATAAGACGTTATAAAAGGAGGGAATTACTCCCTCCTTTTATTCTTTGTTTTTGTTTATACTCGTAATACGTTTCACTTCTATTACCTATTACGAGCGTGAATTGAGACTTTCTTAAATTTTAACTAAAAGGAGATACAACCATGTCTAATATCCAAAAATGGACAGAAGGTGCAGTGAAAGCTTGTGCTCGTCTTTTCGTGGAAAAGGTGAAAGCAAAACCTGACTTAATTATTCAGGATGCGTTCAACCTCGCACAAGACGACATGATTAAACTCGGAATCTTGCACAAAGATCACCGAGTTACGATCAAGGCGCTGTGTCATGCGCCAAAACCCATTAGCAAGGAACTCTACGCTTCGTACTTCAACGAGATGCGTGAGTACAAAACAAAGTACAAGACGGATGTGTGGAAAGGAAGATTGGGTGCTCGCGCCAGTAAAGTACTGAAGGAGCACCATCAGAAAACCAAAACAGTCAAGGCAAACGCAACTCCATCACCGGCAAAAACAAAGGCTCCAAAGGCCGTAAAGGAAGACGCTGTGGCTAAGAACAAACCCGTTTGGACTATCCAGCTGTATCACGATTTGGCGAATCGCTTCGTGAGCCATTACGTTAGTTCTCCTAAGTATGAAAACATAGAGAGAGCCTTTCGTACAGCGCAAGTACAGATGGTTGATAAGAGGTTGATCCAAAGCAAGGACATCGTGACCATTACTTGCTGGAACGACATGCCGGCTGAGGTGCGCTCTGTTCTGAGTCAAATGAACGTAGCTTTGGCCAATCACTTACAAAACGCTTTGGCGCCGAAGATCGTTGTCAGTACGGCAAACAAAAGCGCTGATCATGTCGGGCGTGTGATGAATATAATTGCGCAAGAAACTGAAGCACGCGCCGCTGCCGTTGTTCGCCCTCCTGAAAGTACTGGCTTTATGGACTTATGGTTCATGCAGGCGCAGCAGATCGAAGCAACCAAACGTTTGCGCACCCGGATGCAAACGCCACACGGCATGTATGCTAAACAGGCAGAAAATGCTAAGCGTCAAGCTGCCGAATGTAGCAGTCAAGATCTTCTGACTAACTTCCGTCAGAAGAAGAAACTGCTGGACGCCATCCTTGATCATCTGCAAATAGACTCGGACGTAACACCGAGTCATGTTGAAGCAGCGCTACGCATCATCACTGATGCTGGAAAATCTCTGCTCAAGAATCTGCCGATGACGGGGGATAAGTGTTCGTATTTGCATCAGCGCTCCGGGGTTCCGGTCAATGTCATCATTGGCGAAACCGACTTGGTAAGTAAGGCTACGGAAACCGTCAATCCGTTCTTGCGCGCAGCGCCAGTGCGAAGTGTCGGTGAGTCAGAGATGCGTCTTGAAAGCCTGGCTGCGAACTCGGTCTTGCGCAAGCAAGACCGTGAACCAACTCAGACGCCTGACACGCGTCCACTTGGGTTGCGTCCGATAAATCAGTTGAATCTGCCTGACGGTGTGACTTCGCATCTGGTAAGCAGAAGTTTTATATCGATTGGCAGCATCATCGGTTTGAACGAGACTACTTTCATGATCGCGTCGGGTCTGTCTATGGAGGCTGCTGACTGCGTTGTTAGACGTATCAAGAATAAAGGTTACACGTTTAAGGAAGACATACGTTTCATTACGCCGTTTCCAATCAAGCCTTCGCTTTCGAAGGATGTGATTCCGCTGAGCATGCCGATGGTCGACATCTTCGATATGCCGGTTCAGTACGCTGCTAACTTTGCGCAGCTGGACGAGATTGGTGTCAAAACCATTTCCGACTTCTCGCGTATCACAGGAGGTCGGTTGATGGAATGTTTGAAGACAGACCTCTTGAGCTGCGGCCTGCGCGCTGTGTTTATGTTCAGTTTGATCAAAGGCGTCTTGAACGCCGTTGATTACATTCCGGATTGAACTAAGTAGCGACAAAATAAAGGAGGAGCCCAAGGGCTCCTCCTTTATGATCTTTATTTTTTGGTCAGAAATCACCAGCGTAGATCTTACCATCATCATTGCGAGTGATGACGTTGACCTTGTACTGCGCGTTCTGCTGTTCTTGCACAGCAGCTTGCGTCTTGGACATGTCCAGCCAGTTGGTCATGAAGCCAATTGGGTTCTTCTTCGGGATCACCAGATCCGAATCAGGCAGGAGTTCCAAAGAGTCGTAGACGTCGCCAGCCGACAAGCAGTTCCATTCGCGCAGCAAACGACCATTCAGACCCACGAGGGGATCGTGATCCAGATCTTGGTAGTCCACCCAGGCTTGTTCTGCACCCAAGCATTCGCGAACCATTGCGCGGACTTGTGACAGAGTTTCCTTACGAGCAATGCGACCGCGTTCAGTCTTGTGCTCGTTGGCCAAAATGATCTTGTTCAGATCAACGTGAACTTCCAGCTCATCTTGAGCGATACGCTGAACAGCTTTCACGATAGGCATGAACGCACCGACTTCACCAATAGCGAAGGTGATTGCGAACGAACCCATGAACTGAATGCGTTCCAAGCACAACAGCGCAACCACAAAGAGGTAGATGTGGTTGTACGTGTCTTGATTGTTCTCACGCATGCCCAATGCGTATTCGTGAGAAACACGATAGACCTTGGCCATCACGTCAGAAACGGTCTTCAAACGCGACAGAGATTCCTTGATCTTCAAGACTTCAGTGAGCACTTCATGCGGGTTATCGAACGAGTAGCGAACGATTTCCGAATAGGTGGCAGCGTGCAGCACTTCATTATCAGTGATGCGACCCCAAGCAGCTTGCAACTCCGGGGCAGAGATGAAAGGTGCCATGATAGGCAGCACGGTACGGGATGCAACGGAATCACCTTCCCATTGCCAGCCCAGCGTGCTGATCATCCGACGAGTCATTCCTGCAGGACGTGACTTGAACTCAGTATTGCATGACTTGAAATCGAATTCAAGCTCGTCCCAGTCAAGGGACTTCATGTTCTTGTAGTTATCCCAAACCTTTGGGAACTGTTTGTTCACAGTGTCGAAGAGACCTGCTTCTTGACCCAGGAACAAACTGGGATGGCCACGGTAATCGGACTTACCAATGTTGAAGATTGATTTTTCTAACATGCTTGTGGTATCTCAGAGGTGGGAGGGCACTCAGGCCCTCCCGGTTGGTTACAGACTGCAGAAGCCGCCTTCGCAGCCAGCCGAAGCTTCTGTGTTGTAGACGCTATCGTCACCGCTACTAATTGTCGGTGGACGATGCGCGATGTCCGGCGCAGGAGCATCGTTACTTGCCCAGCCTTCATGAACAGGACCGCCGTTCCAGTTTTCTTTGGACTCAGCAATCATGTTCTCCACATGAACGCCACTGGTACTCGTTTCTACACCACACGCAGTTTCTGCGCGATCGAGCTTGACCGCTTTGGAAGTCTTGGTGTTCATGTAGTAACGAGTCTTCTGGCCGTACTTGCAACGAAGGAAGTAGTTCTGCAACATCTCATCGGTGCCGACCTTCTCAGCACCTTCGATCTTGCGATATTCGTCTGCCGAGATAGCTTGGTCGGTCCAAAGTTGCATGATCGAGTAATCTTCGATCATGTCCTTGGTCGGAACTTCCCATGCCGGTTGGTAATACAAGCTGCTGTCCGGAACAGTCCAGTACGTCGTGATGTCGTTGTCCGTCTTGATGAGGGACGTATCGCGTGCAGGGTACACGCTGTTCAGACCACCAGACGCTTTGGAGCTGGATTCGCCAGGCATGTGTGCAACCAAGGCAGAGTTGCGGATACCGCCGTTAGCCTTGATCTCTTTGCTCAGCGCATCCCAGTCGTACTGCTTGACAAAGCCGCCAGGAACGATCTCCTGAACACGCTTGTTGGCCGTATGAGTAGGAACCCAACCTTCAGCCCACTTGGTACGGTGGATCCACGGTGCATTGCCCAGCTCTTTACCCAGCTTCAAAGAAGCACGGATAGCGTAGTACATGTGCGTTTCGAACACCTTGTGGATTTCACGCTTACCAGCTTCGCCGGTATAGTCCAGACCCAGCTTCGCCAGATGGTGAGCCAAACTCATGATCCCCACACCGGCAGCCATACGAGCCTTGGCGGTGTAGCCGACGTGAGCCAGCGGGTAATCGGACTTGTGAATGCACTTGTCGATCATGAGGAGCGTGTAATACATCACGTCCTCGTATTCGTCGTCAGTCACATTGGGTTTGACGATGGCACCCAAAGAGCACATGGCCACTTCAGGTTCTTTCTTGACGTCGATAATCTCGGTCACCGTGTAAACACGATCTTCGCCGAGCTTACGGAACATCACGCCAGGAATCAGGTTCTGCGCAGCTTCCCATTCTTCGTGATCAACCAGATACACGGCGTCAGGGGCTTTCATGCGCATCGGCTCATCGCTGCCAATCACACGAATCTCGATGTAACCAACTGGGCCGTTGGTGTACAGATCAATCATGTTCTGGTACGCGTGCGTGGGTTCCGTGATTTCAACACACAAGTTGGATGTGTTGATCGGATCCTTGTACGGCGTGTGGTAGTTGATCTCGTCCATGAAGGACAAGTACGCACGGCCGGTTTCGTAAGCCTCGTTCTCGGTATTGATGATGATCTCACGAGCGGACTTGTAAACCTTCTTGAAGTTCGGATCGGCTTCGTACTTGTTGTACAGCTCGATGAACTTGTTCAGATCCTTGCCGTAGAAAGCGGCAAAGAGGTCAGGAGCCGTGAAGATGTTGAACAAGAACACATCTTCATTGGCAGCTGCTTTGCGACCAAGGAACTTGTTGCCTTGCATGTTGTAATCCATCCCGCGGATTTGTTTGTCAGAAACCGTCATGGGATTCTTCAACTGCTGCAACGTATCGATCTCAGGATCGAACGCCACGAAGGACGATGTGCATGCGCCGTTGCGGCCGTTCTTCACGTTGGCAGTGACTGCGCCTTGCATGGAGCGCAGGTAAGGCAGCTTGCCGCGATGCTTGAACAAACCACCGCGCACGGGATCCAGAATGGAGCGAGTCATCAAGATGTTGCCAATGCCGGCCGACATGACAGTCATCTTGTACGCAATGTGGTCGCCCACTGCCAAAGAGTCAGCAGTGTCATCAACGGTGTACAGACAGCACGAAGCGTAACCGTTGAGCTTGGTGCCCAGATTGGTGTAGTTCGGCGTCGGAGCGTTGATCTTGTTCAGGGAGAAGTAGTTGTACCACTTCTTCGCATCCTTCATACGACGATGCTTTGGTTGGTCTTCAGCCAAAGCCATGGCCATACGCATGAACACGAATTGAGGGCTTTCGTATTCAGTACCCGTCAGTTGGTTGCGCAGCGAGTACTTGTAGCGGATTTGATACAGCTGGGTGTGCATGTAGTCGAAATCGCGCTCATGATCGATCACGCTTTGCAACTCGGCGTATTCTTCATCCGAGTAATCCAGCTTGACCATAAAGCCGGCGTTGAGCAGCTGCTGATGCACGTTCCAAATCGTCGGCATGTAGGCTTTGCCGAACATGTCTTTGTGGACCGTCGCCGCATACAGACGTCCTGCCATGCGCTGACCACCAGACGTGCCCAGATTCAAGAAGTAACGAATCAAAGCGTGCTGCAAGTCTTGGCTATGGGCAACTTCGGGCAAAGAAGCCACAGCACTCATAACGCCGGCAGTCCAATCTACGGTATCTCCGAGATTAGCGGCCGCCCATTCACCCCACCCATTGACTTTTTCTGCCATCAATGGTTCGCGAGTTCCGTCGCGCTTAATTAGGATAGACAACATGGATTTTTTACCTCTTTATACAGAGTTTGGTTGATAATTTCGCATGGACTTAGCAGTTTTGACTTGCTTACAAAGGATGACTCGGAGTGCTAAAAAAGTACTCTGTTCTCCCCTTGTACAAATTATAAATGCCAAAATCCAGTTACAATTAAAAACACACGGCATACACGAGTAAATGGGTTTTTAGCCCATTTACTCGCTATATATTCAGTTCAAAAATCAATGCTCTTCTTCACCGCCGTTCAGCTGGACATTGGAATAATTCAGACCAGCTTGACTGATCCATTCCAGAACTTCAGCAGCGATAAACAAACCAAAGGCTGCAGCGAACTGTCCGGTCAGAAGAGCGCCAATTGCCATCACCCAGGCGAAGTACATCATCACGCGAGCAGTGATAGAGGCCAGGAGTGCAGTCAGGCCAACGATGGCGCTCACAAGGCCTTCTAGGGCTATTTCCAGCGTATCTTCATAGCTTTCCAAAGCCAGGCCGTTGAGGTAGGACTCTGTAGCCAAGCTTCCAGAAGTCTTGGCTTTCTCGTGGCACTTGTTGTACGCACCACCCGCGTCCTTAACAACATCCAGCAAAGCGATGGTTTCATCCAGCACTTGCAGAATCACCTTCTTGGTGAAGATGATGTCTTTGGAGACGTTGCCTTTCTTTGAGAGCTCCAAGAGCATTTGCTCCCGAACCGTCTTGATGGATTCCGGCGTGTTTGCATGCTCGGCAGCCACAACCACGGCATGAATGCGTTTACGCTGCATAGCCAGCTCTTTGACAAGCTGCTCACCTGTATCGGCCGTCACAGGCAAGTGTGCAGTAAAGCGCGTGATGTTCGCAGTCACCTGACCGTCGTCCTTACCCATGCTGATTTGTTGTTTCAGCTTGATAAGGTCAACACGAACTTTCGAGAGCTTTTCCATACGAGCCATGATTGCTTCATGGTCCGTAGGATTGAACTTCTTCACCAGAGCGCCCCAGGCATCTTTGAGCGTGTCTTTGATACCTTCCATGGCAATAGCTTCTTGCTGCGTTGGCAACACAAGCGTTTGAGTATTGGTACCCATATTTTGTTTCCTGTTGTGTGACAAATTAAAAGACCGAGTGTTTCCACTCGGTCTTTTAACAGTTCAGAAGAACTTAGGAACGATATTCGCCATCGTCCTGGTTGTCGTCGATCATCTTGCGACCGGCTTCGACAAACAAGCTGCCGAGGAACCAGTTGACGCCAGCAGCGCCTGCGGTAAACAGTACTGCGAACACACCGGCACCAGTGAGGATCATGAACACAGTCCAGCAAGCGACGATGATGGCGTAGAACCAGCTGGCATAGCCGGTGATCAGCAGGTAGTAGCCGAATACTTTCGACCAGAAGCCTTCCATAGCGATGGTCATCTCCATGCTTTCCATGGCGATGTACATGGATTCCATGCTTGGCTTGACTTCGCCGGCTTCCGTCTTCAACTCCAGACTGCGCTTGCAGGTCTGAACGCTCAGATCGATCAATGCGATCATCTCCGACAGCAGCTTCAAGCACGCGTCCTTCGTGAAGACCATGTTGTCAGCGATCTTGCCCTTGACCTTGGCTTGTTCCTTCATCTTGGCGATGGCGGATTCCACTTCAGCCTTGTCGGTCAGTTTGGAGATGCGTGTCACCTCAGCAGCCGTCTGCTTGCGCCAAGCGGACAAGTTGCGCACCAGCTCGTCAGGCGTCTGCGCGCTCACCGGGAAGTTCTTGGCAGCTTGCGTCAACTTGACCGATGTCGACTTGATGTCAGCGCCCGAAGAGATGTACTTCTTCAGTTGCTCAGCGTCGTCTTTGAGCTTGGTCAAGACCTCGATCTGTGCCTTGGCCTTCGTCTCGTCATTGGGCGAGAATTTGCTCTTCAGCAGATTGACACCGTTCTTGACGGAGTCAGTGAAGCCTTCCATGGCGACGTCGCCAGTCTTCAGCTGCGAGCGCATGTAGTTCAGGAAAGGCTGAGTCACCGAAGCGATGGCGACCAACACGCCGCAAACGTTGTGGCCGTAGCGCAGAACGTGACGAACGTGCTTGCTGTCGTGACGCTTGCTGCGCTTGTATTCGCCAATGAACTCTTCGATCAAAGCAGCCGACTGGCCCAGCATTTTTGCGTAGGCAGTAGTTGCCGACTTGAAAGCGTTCAGGTCGAAGTCCATCTTCTCGTTGATCTTGGGGAAGAGACCGTCGGCCTTCTTCTTGTCCAGAGCGTAGAAGACCAGGCCGACAGCAGCTTCGGTGAGGTTGTTGCCCAAGCGAAGCTTCGCCTTGATGTCTTCGTCGATATGGTTACCAAGCATATCTCCGGTGCCGCGGGCGCCGAACGAGAAGTAGTAGTTGCCCAGCATGGCGACGTCGTCCAGGTGGACACGTGCTTCCTTCAGGACGCTGATCAGGCCGTTCTCGATTTCGTTGTTGCGGTCTTCAGGCTTGGACTTCTTCAGCAGTTCAACGATGTTGCGCAGAACGTCGTTGACCATGCCGACGGTCTTGACGTCGTGATTGATGTCACCCACCAGGTTGCCGGTCAGCTGATCTTCTTTGAACAGGTAGCGCAGCGCTGCCATGTTGTTGTTGTTGACGAACTGACGAGTGGAAGTCAGACCGACCTTGTATTCAGCCATGGTCGAAGCGGCCTTGCGCACGATAGCCAAGTCACTCGTGGTGGCCTGGTGCGTGAAGAAGTCCTTGAAGCCGTCCACGAAGCCTTCTTGAGCGATGCCTTCTTGAGCAACGCTCAATTGCGAAGACGGAACGCCGGCGATGGCGAATTGGGCTTGAGCGCGCTGTTGGGCGAGAATTTGCGGCAGATGTTTCATGTTGTTTCCTGAGACGTGTAGAAGGGTGGTCGTATCTAGCTACTTCCAAGTAATTAGACATTTGTTCACACAAGATAATGGTTATTACACGGAAGTCCAGATTCCATGTTTCAACCAGCCGTGCCAGCTCTTTGTGACAATCGAAGGTGTGACAGAAATGGTACCGTCCTTGTGTTCAAGGACTTCGTGAACCTCTGGACTCAACTTACAGCTACTACCGTCAGGTGCAATCACTTGCCAGTACAGTTGATCCTGTAAACCATGGACTTGTTCGAGCGTCCGCTTGATACGTCCATAGTCTCCAGGTTGTCCAAAGTTCTCAAAGAAACCATCTTTGTTTAAAGGAGCACGACGCCCCTTCATAGGTTCTGTTCCATTTCCCATCACGACCTCGATTATTTAAAAGTCTGCGTATTCCTCCATAGCGAGACTGATCTCGAAAGGAGTGTAGTCCTCTGTCAAACTCTCCATCGAGTTCACCATTTCAGCTGTAATAGTGCCGCCATAGTCTTGGCCAAGGATGGCTGCAACTTGTTGGCGCGACCATTCCAGGATGTCACGTGAGCGGGTGGAGACGTTGGGCTCTTTACCAGTGTCAAGGTACGTGTTGTAGTACTCAACAGCAGTATCTTGACCCAAACGATTCGTGCGAGCACGAGCTTGTGTAATCTCGTATTCACGGAACGGCATGTTCGTGAACACAGTACAGTTCGCGCAGATAATCGGAACTGCTGTCGATAGCGATTGGAAAGTCGCCACCAACGGATTGAGATTCGGATCTTTGAAGAACTGGTTAACGGATGCTGAGAGTTCCTGACCACTACTTGCGTGTACGGCAATGGGATTGAAACCCTTACCCTTCAGGTACTTCGTGATTGCATCCACCACCTCAACGTAACTCGAGAAGATGATGGTCTTCTTCGAAGCCGCGTTGATGATCTTTTCTAGTCCCATATGCGGAATCATGTCCAAGTGACATTGAACACGCTTCTTGCTCAGAACACCACCGAGTGCTTCACCAAGTACCTTAAGCTGCGGATACTTCACCACAGACTTGGCGCTCATGAAAGCCTTCTTCAAGTCTTTTGGCAAAGTAGGAGCAATGATGTTCTTCTCGAAATGATTGCAATACTTGGCTTCCTTAGCCATACTCATTGGATCAAAGCCGGAAGAGATCAGCTCGATGTAGCGCTTGTACGTCTTGAATGCACGACGTTCTTCACTGTCTTTAGACAGCAGGCCATTATCCTTGATCGTGTCTTCGTAGATATCAAGCGCTCGCTCATAAGTTTTCTTGAAACTCTTGCTCTCGCCCAAGTAGAATTTCAGACGAGTTTCAATGAACTTCTGCATCTCGGTACGCACAGCATCCAACGTGTATATCTTACCGTTCGGGATACTGATCATCCGATTGTGAGTCGTCGTCTCATTTGTCACAACCGCAGAGCTTTCCACGTGGAAAGAAATCATGCCGATACGTTGACGCAAGATGTCCAAAGCCTTTGTGGCATCACGCCCATAGATCTTCTTGAACCGCGCTTCCACTTCATCGGTGAAGAGCGGATCAATGGAGCGCAACAGTGGAATGCTTTCGTACCCAAGAGCTTTCACTGGTGTACCCGACATCCACAGCACGTGTACGTTACGGATGGAGCGACAGATGTCGATGAAGTATTGAGTCCGCAAGGAATCGTCACTGTTCAAATTGTGAGACTCATCAAGCGGGATGATCACGCGTCCGGAAAGGCGGCCAGCAATGGCCTTGAGCTTTTCCAAACCTTCGTAATGACAGACAATGTACTTCTGACCTTCGTAAGCCTTACCGTCTGCGATTACCCAAGCCTTGCGAGGATCTTTGTATTCTTCAGCCAAAGAAGTTACCCACACTCGGTAAGCAGCATTCTTTGGACAGACAATCACCTTGTAGTCAGCATGCAGCATTTCGGACAAGATGAGTGCCATCAGTGTCTTACCAGTGCCAGCGCCAGCGGACAGGAGATAGCCGTTCAGTCCGTACGATTGCGTACGATGACTATACATCTGGAAGAAATTAATCTGGTGCGGCATCGGCGTCTTATTGAACAGCTTGACGGCATCCAAATCAATAATAGGGTCGTACTCTTGCGTGATGCGTTTCATCCAAGTGTTTTGTTCAAGGAGAGCCAAAGCGTCCTTGATACTTCCACGACTTGTAACGACCTTCTTGTTGTTCAAAATCTTGCTGAGGATGTAATGCACCTCAGGACCAAAGAACTTTGGGAACCTGATAACGCGTCCACCAATCTCATTGAACATGTGTTGCTCAATGCGATTCGTTCCCCACATGCGGAGAATGTCCTTACCGATATTCTCAGCCTTCACACCGCCGATTGTGATGTATTTCTCGTCTTCAGACACATCCACGAAGCCAAGGGCTCGTGTAACAATGTTAGCCATCGCTAGGCCTCCTAGCCAAAATAAAAATCTTTACTCTCATGTAGAGAGATGTACACACAATACACTTTGATCCTAGATTGTTTTAACGACATATCACCATTTTGGAGGCTGGTGTTATGTGTAGTTTTTACTGTGTGTTTACCATCATTTGTGGACACCTAACCAACATTAAAATCATGGCTGCACAATTCAAGAAAAGTCAAGTGGCTGCTTTCAGCTACAACGATCTGACTCCTCAGATTTCCTGGGGTAAACAGTTCGTCACTTGGTCTAAGATTGATAAGAGCGAAGATCCAGAAATGCTTGCATTCGCAAAGCAACTGGGTTCTACCCTCATCAAGCAACGCGCAATCGAGTTGGTCAGGACACACACTGTTCCTGATTGACTTATGTCAATAAAGGAGCTTCAGTGCAAGAAGATATTAGTTACTCTGATGCGGTAGATGACTTTAACAATCTTCCGCATACCGTCGTGATTGATGTTTCACGACAGATCAGAACGATTAATTCGCTGTTCTCAGCCAGCCCTGAATTCATCATTGATCAAATCGTTGAAGCCTGTTCTTACAGAGCAACAGCGTACCGCGACATCGCTAGCATGACGCGGTATCTTCACTTGCACTTGAGTCAAGCCGAGGAAGAACTTAAGTTACTCGGACAAGAAAATGGTGTGAAACAAAACCCTTGGCCGTATCCGTCAGTAACACTGATCGATAAGATGATCACTATTGAGCAATCGGCTCTAGACATCTTTCATCAGTTTGAACTGTTTAAGCTTTACGTCATGAGCGGGTTCTTACCATACAGGTACGAACACACGTTTGGTGATGGAAGTCTGATACTTAAGAAATACGACGACTGCGAAGAGTTCTTCGACCGTGTAGCTCACCTGAGCTGCTATCAAGTTTAACCAATGAGAAAGGAGGTAGTTGTGAATTCCAGCGATGAAACAAAACGCCTCCTTATCGTGGGGGCAGGTCTTGATTCTGCTTTGATCGATAAGATCAGACACTTGGTACAAGAAGCCGGATGTGAACTGATCGAAGTCGCTAACCAAGAAGCCAGCAAGCGCGAAGAATTCCTACACGCTATTCGTGAGCAAGAATCTGGCTCTACGTTTCAACGCATGGTGGATGCCAGATCAGTTGCTGCAAAACGCGATATTCTCAGAGTGCTGTTATCTGAGGATGACAGTATTGCCATTCGACTCGGAAAAGCCTTGGCACAAGCGTTGGTTCAGAATGAAGAACCCATCTCTCCTTGGTACGTCTGTGAATACGAGAATGATGAATTAGTGCAAGCGCGCCAGGACAACGATCATGATGCGGCAGCGCATGAGCAGTCCAGGCGAATTCATCAACGCAACGTAGGCTGGAAGCGCTTTTCAGCCCGCAGCATGGTGCTGCACGAGCGCATCCGAATGCTGTTGGGAGTAGTGACGATCAACCATGGTCATTACTCCCTTTCCAACCCACAATTCGAAGGCCGGTTGCGGCCAACACAAAACTCTAGAAAGAGTCAATTACGTTGGTTAGTTGCCCTGACCAACAGAATAAAAAACGGGAAGAGTAACTTGCTGCCAGGCTTCAATACCGTGACGGTTCAGACCACATCGGATTCGAGAAGGCCCCTCGTTTACTCATGCCCACCAACAACCAAGCAGTAGATTCAAACCAAATCTGCTGTCAATAAAAGTCAACTCAGAAGGGAGGTTCTGTGGGGATACGCATTCGTTTGACCCGGTACCTCATCGGGTTGATAAACAAAAAGGACCTCCGGTTCGATCAAGCCATAGCACGCGCAATACTGGCAGTACGTATTGACGTTCTAAGATCGGAGGTCTTGGGCCTTGGCTTCAGTTTTAATGCACGCTGCGCAAAAGCGAGTGTTTGCAGGCGACTGAAGTTCAAGGGTTCTACAGCGATAGTCGGGACTGTGGGCTGTGGCCGCCCTTGCCGAGTTCCCGACGCAGCCTGTACGGCGCCTACTGTGCATCGAAGGTACCCGGTGGGGTGAGCGCATGTGATTAAAGAAACCGAGGCTACGTTAGCATCTATGCGATCGGATAATGCTACGGATTATATCGAGTCAGGTTCTTAAAACACCCTCATGGATACAGTGGCCACGTTGCGGCGCTGAGCTTAGACTTGCTTGCATCCAGAAATGGATGGGCTTGTCTACAACGTGAGTTAATTAGCTTACTGTATTGCAATCCTCCCGCCAAAAAGCTTCCAAAAACAATTCGACGCCGGTTGCGGCAGACCAAGATCCAGATACGGACTTAATAACGCTGGTGATTCCATAGTGCACGCTTGACCGCCCCCAATTTATCGTTGGTCAACTTGTACGGATGCCACGTGAATAAAACAGAGATACCGAATTCGTTTGTAGAGGAGTACGAACCGTTGCTGTTGTGCGCAAGCACAGTTCAGCGAGACGAAAGTCTCATGGCCACCGGTACCGAAGAACTAAGCGAATTCGAATATCTCCTTAAGTGCATCTAACCCGTGTACTTAAGGAGGTGTTTATTCTTTTTTATTTCACTAACCAAGAGAAACTAACGTGAATAACAGCCAAATTGATTTCCCAGCATTGTTGCAAAAGCTTAACCAGCTGGATCAGCAAACTGTCGATCTTTCGTCCAACCATACCAAAGACGCATATCGCGATTACCTCAACATCTGGGAAATTCCCAACAAAGCAGACTTTTTGCGTGAACCCATCTACGTGAACAAGTTGCGTGAATTGGCAAAGGGCGTGGAGATCAGAACTATTCGCCCTGCAGGCGGTGCACGACGTTGGCTGGAGACCATTGCTGACGAGATAATTATAACTCATCGTCCTGAACCAACTAGCAGCGAGATGTTTTTCCATTTTGGAAAGATGCGGCTCAATGCCTTGCTCCCCAAACTTATTTCAAACGAGGTCAAGTTCTTTGACTCCGCTCGGATGAAAAATATCCTACAACCAACCAAGAAGGAAGACAAAATGGATCTGCAAGAAACCCCAGGTATCCCGTCCCTGGTCGTCAAGAACAACGAAGAAGTCTGGGACATCATCAATAAACACGTGACAACTTCGGTTGCCACCGATGAGAGTAATGATCAAGTGCTTCTCGAATTCAACCGTCCGTCTGCTGTTGCTGATCGCAATGCCGCGATTGATGTCTTGTCCCAAGTCGACGCTTGGCCTGAAGGCTATAAACCGGAAAAGAAGGTGTGAAAATGCAAGAAGCCTCCAACGTGCCTTACGTGTTGATGAAAGACACGAAAGAGAATTGGGATATCGTCTCGGAGGCTTCGCTTTCTCTTGAAGCACTGCGAGATTTCCATACGAAATATTCGACTCAAGGCGATGTCATTATCGAATTCCACAGCGACCGTGGTGACGATGTACGTAACCGGATGATTGATGTTTTAAGCGACAGCAGTGATCCTTGGCCTGAAGGTCATACTCCGGAGAAGATGTGATGAATCCTAATTCCAAGAAATTCAAGAAGCTCAAGTCGGGCACCACTATGTGGACATGTCCGGCCGGTGAATTGACAGAAAAGTCAAAACCTCAGCCTCTGTTGTTCTTGAGCAAGCCGATCATCAAAGACGGCTTGCTCAAGGCAAAGATCAAGAGCAAAAGCGGCTGGATCATGCATTTGTTCACACCCTGGCGCTTGCATGAATCGCTGTTCCCGACGTATCGTCAAGCGATGCGTAACATCACGGCACGTCGAACAGGTCAGGTGCGCTGATGAGTAACGTTATAAAGATCCCAACCAATCAAGAGCTGTACTTGATTTTCAAGCAGTTCGTGATCGATCAGTTTGAGGAGGTGCTCAAAAAGTACTTCCCTTACATGACGGATGCTCAACGCCAGAAGATCTCGCATTGCGGCGCAGAAGCCATGGTGGCCAAGCCTGATCCTGAAACCTTTCCAGTGGGTTTCAGAGAACGTGAAAAAGTAGAGATGGCCAAAGCTGCGGCTGCTTTCCGCAAGGCCGTCAATGAAGTCACCGACACGCAAGGTGAAGAGTTCGATGAAGACGATTACTACGCACAGATTGACGACGTGTGTGGCGAAGTCTTCATCGAACTGCGCGTGCAAAAGCAGTTCAAGATGCGCGAACTCATCGGCGACCAAATGAAGCTGGCGGGTGAGGGCGGCTCTATCAACCCTGTTAGCGACATAAACGGTCGTTGGCGCAGAAATACTTTCAAGTAAGAAGGAGGAGTAAATGGCTGAAAAGAACAATCTCGAGAAGATGTTGGAGATGGAAGATCCAATCGAGTTCTTTGATTTTGCAACTACTTGCGGCTTGCTGCAGGAGCACGCAGACTTCATGAAGAATTTATTCATCGATATACGCAAAGTCGAGGAGGGCGGCGGAAAGACACCAGATATCAATCGCGGACATTTCACTGCCGGCACTGAATTCCAACAAGGTATCCTTATCACCTTTGGTTGGAAAGGTTCCGATGAAGTCTGCATGGGTCATGCAATTGCGTTTGACCCGACGTGCACCAAGATCGTTGGTAGCAAACACTATTCCCCAGAAGAGTTCAGACAAAACTTCAAGAAGTTGCCTAAGAACTAAAATGCAGGGAGCTTCGGCTCCCTGCATATGCTCTTTCTTTTTTGTTAAGAACTATAGCCTAGAATATTTCAGATACTTATTATTGCAGCGTAATACGTCATAACCAAAGAGGAAACAACCATGGAATACTTCAATTATAGCCGAGCAGTTGCTGCTTATGCTAAAAAGTTTGAAAATGGAGTCAGGGCACTTGGCGATCACAAGTATGCTGAGGATCTATATTACGTCGCTAAGCTGCATCGTGATTCTGAGAAGTTCGTGCTGCCTGATAACGGTTTTGTTCTCGATGATAAAGGGTTGTCGGGACTTCCCAACGACGAAGAACTTCGCTTACCGTTTAAAACAATTTGCCTTGAGTTCAACGTTACTCGTGATCGGAGTGAGGATAGACCTGAAGATCAATTCATCATCCAGGCGCAGCAGGCGGAAATGAGGGCCAAAGGGATCGAGGGTAATTACGCAGAAACCACTATACTGTCAAGAAAGCGTTTGGTTTATGCAACTGAAAGTGGCGATGAAAGATTCATTTTCTTTCAACCGTGCTTTTACGATGAAAAACATAAAAAATGGTGCATATTACCGATGGGCGCAATCCCTAAAAAGGATTTCAAAACTACTACAGCGGACGGTAGTTGTGCTATTTTGATTGCTACCTCTGATGGTCGGTTTCCAATTACCGATTACAACGATGAAGCTCATGCGCTTATGAACTTTTTAAACGCGCTGTCGTGTGCAAATGTTAACGTGGGTCCGCCCAAGATTTTGAAGAAAGCTCAGTTCAATAACAAGTCCTTACCAAAGGGCGTACTTCCTTTTGATAGTTACCGTATTCTGGAAATAGATGTTGTATCTCCGGAAGCTACTGATTATGCGGGACCATCTGAAGGAATTGATGAGCGGTTCAGACCACGAGAACATGTTCGTCGAGGCCACAAGCGCCACTATAAGAGCGGTAAAGTCGTCTGGATCAACGATAAAACCGTGAACGAAGGCGTTGGGCACAAAGTAGTTAAAACGTACGTTGTTAAAGCACAGTAGGAAAGAGAATGTAGTAAACAGAGGAGTTTCGACTCCTCTGTTTATTCTGTGTTTTATTTTTTGCTTTAGACGGCATAAAGGAGGGCCGAAGCCCTCCTTTATTAGACCACCGGTGATTAGGCAGGGTAGGTCACGGACACGTTGATGGTGCCGGTGTACAGCTTGCTGGCGCCGGCGGCGGTCACAGCGAACACGGCAGCAGCAGCGCCTTGAGCAGGCAACGAACCAGTGATGTCGAACTCGGACTCGACCAGGTTGTGTTCCACAGCGATGGCGGACTTCAGGGTGCTCAGAGTGTCGGCGCCGCCGATCACGTAGGCCACCTTGGCGCCGGGACGAGTTTGGCCGATGACCAGGCGAGCGTAGCGCAGGGTCTTGGTGCCGGTGAAGCCGGAATTGGCGACGGCGGTCAGCGTGACTTGGCTGTTGGTCTTCTCTTGCGGATCAGCAGGAGTTTGTGCGGAAGCAGGGCCCACCGTGAATTCGCTGCCGGTGAAGGCGAACGAAGATGCGGTCAGGATCAGTGCCAGCATATTTTGGTCAGCGCTCTTGGCGCGATCGACTTGCAAACCAGACATGTGATTCTCCAGATGAGAGATGAAAAAGTTACCTAGGGGGTGTTACCACATAGGATAAGAATAGAACCCTCAATGTTACTCGAATTAACGACCACCACATTGAGCAAAAGTGGTTACTTCAAACCTTACCCTGTGTTTTGGCTTGAAGAGGACTGAGCTTGCGGTACGTAGTTAGCGTACAGGCAACACAAGGGTGTAGCAAATTATTCTTGTACTTCCAAAAATAACTTGCTTCACATTATAATCTGAGGTAGAGCAATCAGTCAGTAAGATGACTGCTCTACCCTCTATGCCGTCACTGTTTAATTTTCGTAAACAGTCAGCATTGGCGACAACAATGTAGCGAAGGTACCGAGAGCGGCCCATTTGACCTTCACGTAACGCGTTGTTACGTTATTGCCTGGGAAATCACGCCACGATGTTTCATTGCCCCAATCAACTCCGTCAAGGCTGGTAACGTACCTAGCTTCCCATCCTTCCGTCGTTGCTGTATTGATAGCAGCATCAACACGCAAGCGAACAGTGCGGACTTGACCCAGGTCAATTACTTCTTCGTACTCGACAATCGGGTTCGGATTGCTCAGCCACGTATTCCATTCAGACCAAGTTGCGGGCAAAGTTTCCCACGTATCTTGACTGGTTGGAACAAGCATGTTCTCAACAATACGACCATCGATAACGGTACCGTCAGCCCACTGTGTATCTGCAGGACGCAATACGAAGAGTGCGTTAGTCAATTGACCGTCTGCATCAGGTGTGGCCAGGAAGCCATCAACCTTGTCAGCAATCACGCTATTGAGCGTTTGCTCGCCAGTGTCGAAGCCGTCCAGGACATCAGGGACAATCAGCTCGCTAAGAGCACGTTCACTCCAGACGAAGCCAGAAGCGACGTCAGAGATCATTGTGGCAATCGTGGTGTGAACGCTATCGAAGCCATCCAACACATTGCTAGCGAACAAGCCATTAATGTCTGTTGTTTCAGCAACAAACCCGTCTGCCTTGTCAGCGATCACGTTCGTCAGGTCGTTCTCGGTGTAGACGAAACCGTCAGCAACGTTTGCGACCAAGCTTGACAGATCAGTTGCGGCCGCCACGAAACCATCGGCCTTATCAGCGATGAGTGTCGACAGAACCGTTGTGCCGACAGCAAAGCCGTCAGCAACATCTGCAAAGAACGTAGCGATGTCGCTAGTACCAGGAGCAAAGCCATCAGCAATCTCAACAAACAGATCACTGATCAGACCAGGCGTAAAGACGAAGCCGGTTGCAACGTCACCGATCATTGCAGACAGGTCAGTTGTTTCCGGTACGAAACCGGTTGCAACGTTACCAATCAGCACTTCCAGCTGACCAGGTGTAAAGACGAAGCCATCTGCCTTGTCGGCAATGAAGCTAGTCAGTTCACTTTCACCACGCACAAAGCCGTCTGCGACGTCCGTAATCAACGCTGAGAGCGCTGTAGTCTGTGCAGAGAACCCGTTAGCGGTCTCACCAACGATAATCTCGCTGAGAGCCGTTTCGCTAACAATGAAGCCCGTCGCTACGTCTGCTGTGATCAGAGTGCTCAGTGGTGTAGATTCAGGGCTAAAGCCCGTCGCCACGTTACTGATCAATTCTGACAAAGCTGTTGTCTGAGCAATGAACCCATCCAACACGTCAGCGGTCACCATGTCGCTAAGCGGAGTTACGCTTGCAACAAAGCCATCGAGTACATCAGCAGTGATGAAACTGTCCAGCGAGGATTCAGTCCAGACAAAACCTTCAACGACATCGAATACAAACTTGCTATCAATATCGGTAGGTGTCCAAACGAAACCGTCAGCTGTGTCTTGCAGGAAAGTACCTAGAGCAGATGTCTCTGCTGTGAAGCCGCGTGCTACATCAGTAACGAACAGCGTATCGATCAATGTAGTTTCAGGCACGAAGCCGTCCATTACATCGCTGAACAGGTTTTCAACCTCTCCAGGTGTCAGTACGAATCCATCAGCTTTGTCAGCAATCAACGAATTCAGGTCAGGTTCGAAAGGTGCAAAGCCATCTGCCTTATCTGCGATCAAGTCCGAAAGTGCCACGACAACGGGTGTGAAACCGTCAGCGAGGTCGGAGATGAAGACAGTCAGGCTGGATTCAGTCCGTGAGAAGCCGTTGGCAGCGTCCACGAACAGAGATGCCAGATTACCTTCGGTCAGAACGAAACCATCTGCGCTATCGCTAAAGAATCCAGCGATGTCAGAGGCTGTCCAAACAAAACCATCTGCTGTATCAGTGATCAACTGACCAATGTCGCCTTCTGTGTAAACAAAGCCGTTGGCAGCGTCGTCAAACAGAACGGACAATTCAGTGGTCTCAGGCGTGAAGCCATCCATCACGTCTGTAGCAATCAAGTCTTGGAGGTCACCCTCCGTCAACGTGAAGCCAGAAGCGACGTTAGCAATCAAGTCGTCCAGTGCTGTTGTGCGCGGAATGAAACCGTCAGCCACATCAGTAACGATCAGCTCAGCCAGCTCTGTAGTCGAAGGCGAGAAACCTCCCATCACATGGCCAGGAATGACTTCAGTCAAACCAGTTGTTTGTGGAACAAACCCGAGGGCTTGGTCTTCAAATACTGCCGACAGTGTGTTTTCTGTCAGGACAAAGCCATCAGCGACGTCTTGGAAGAACGTCCCGATCGTGGAATCTTGAACTTCAAAACCAGTAGCGACATCGCCAATCAGTTCAGACAGATTTGTCGGAACGATGTCGAAGCCCAAACCGATGTCACCGAACATCTGTCCAAGTGGCATTGGCGTATAAGCGAAACCGTTGGCGAAATCATCGATCAGACGTTCCAAGTCACTGAATGTTTCAACGAAACCGTTCAGGATGTCTGAATTGAATTTCTCTTCCAGTGTGTAAGTGATTGCATCGAAGCCAGTGGCAACGTCAGAAATCACTTGTTCGAGCAAGGTCGGGGTACGTACGAAACCGTTCAGTACGTCAGCCAGAATTTCACTCAGGTTGGTATCGCTAACGATGAAGCCAGATGCTTGATCAACAAACAACTCGCTCAATTCGCGCGGTGTCAACGCAAAACCGGATGCTACATCAGTGAACAGGTTGGACAGTTCATTGTCGGTACGAACAAAGCCCGTAGCAACGTCTTGAACAATCACTTCACTCAGTTCAGTGGTGTTAGGTACGAAGCCTTCTGCTTGATCCTTGTAGATCAGCGTCGACAACTCTACTTCAGGACGAATGAATCCATCAGCAGTGTCAGCGATCAGTTCGCCCAGCTCGCGCTCAGTCCAGATAAAGCCGTCTGCCTTATTGGCAAAGAAAGCAGCCAAGTCACCAGGCGTGTACACGAAACCATCTACCACGTCGCTAGGGAAGAATCCAGCGAAGTTACTCTCGGACTTAGCAAAGCCGTCCAGGACATTACTAGGGTAGAACTCACCCAACTCACGTTCGGCAACAACAAAGCCGTCCAGGATGTCTGAGTTGAAGGCCGAAGGAATCGAGAAGAACACAGGGTCAAAACCGTCTGCCTTGTCGGCAATCAGCGTACCCAGGTTGGTACTGAAGCGATCGAAACCGTCAGCCACATCGTTGATCAACGTATGCAGAGATGTCGTTGTCGCGGCAAAGCCGTCCAGCTTATCAGGGAAGAAGCTAGAGATAACGCCAGGCGTCAACTCAAAGCCACCCATCACGTTACTGGGGAAGAAGTCAGCCAGGCTCGACAATGTCCAAACGAAGCCGTCGGCTACATCAGGAATGAAGGAAGCCAGAGGTGATGTTTCTGCCACGAAGCCCAGGGCCTTGGGACCAATCAGGTCTTCAAGCTTACCGGGTGTCAAAACAAAGCCGTCCAACTTGTCAGTCGGAATAGCGCGTTCGAGTTCGTACAGCGCAGCAGCGAAACCGTCCAGCTTATTGACAGGGATGATTTCAGACAGCTGTGTTACGCGCGGAGCAAAACCATTCGCAACTTCGCCAGTAATGACGACACTCAGTTCCGTGGTTTCTGCAACGAAGCCTTCCAGATAATCGCGCGGCAATACGTCTTCAAGCGCGTTACCGCTCCAGATGAAACCATCTGCGATGTCAGTGAAGAACGAATCTGTGAGCTCCACACCGAGAACGGCGTGAAAATCATAGAAGCTCGGCCTCCAAGCAACAGAAGCGCTTGGAACGATTTCCAAACGGTACGTTGATTGAGGACCTTCGTAGTGCGTGTTGACGACTTCCGATGCATCCAGATTCAGACCCAACGCGGCATTGATCTCCGGCAAGACTGAGTGGATCCAGAAAGGAAAGTCTTTGATCACCGCAGCGCGAATGAAACCTTCTGGCAAGAACTCCAGAACGTTCAGTCGCAGACGCGAATAATGCACGTCCACAGGACCGTCGTAAATCGTGTCCGGCAAAGGCGTCAGGGTGATCTTTGTGTTCTCACCATTTGGACCTGTGTGTGCTACCGGCACGCCGTAGATGAAATCTACGCCTTCAACGCGATTCGTGTTGTTGAAGTCATTGATCAGCTGAGTCAGTCGGTCACGACTTAACCCGCCGTATGGTTTTGTTGTATTTGAAGGCATGGTCGCTTGACCTACTTATGCCACCAGTTGGTTGGACGCAACATAGAGCTCATTCCTTTACAGTTGGTTAAACAAATCGCTTTGTAAAAGCATAGGATTCCTCCCGACTTTTTATACTGTGTAAAGACATAGGTTGAGGGACTTGGTGCATTGTTATGTAAACCAAGATTTACGTTACTGGGAAAAGAGATGCAAAAGCAGTTGGCTACAAAACTTAGTGCACTGACGTTATCCGGATTTCTGTTAAACGTTCAGAAGAACGTGGATCCCGACAACGCACGCACAATCAAACGGTACATGCAAAAAGGTATCTTTGAAGAACTCTGGCAGCGGGCGCACGTTAATGATGACGTGGCAAAAACAACCACCTACTCCAACGTGGGTTTACTCGCAGCCAATCTGTTCAAGAGCTCCTCCGGTCGACCCTCTCTTGCTTTTCGTAAGCAAGTCAAGCTGAAACCAATTACTGGGAACATCCGTTCTCGGTTGGACTTCCACGACGACATCCGTTTTATCCTGACCATTGTCGATGACCAGTTTTGTCTGTTACTGGACAACACAGCGATCGACTCTCGCATGGCAACCGTGATGTTGTACGATGCCGTTGAAACCACGTTTGTCAATGTGGACACTCCGCTCATCGACTTCGTCCTCAGTAACGATCTCAAGATGTAAACAAACACAAAATAAAAGTGGGTATCTAGCCCACTTTTATTACGTATTGCAGAATGCGATAGCCACATATTACCGATCTAGTAAACAAACGTATTGGAGACAAAATGATTGCACCTTTATTTCCAGTGCGCGTGTATCACGCTGATGGAACTGTGTGCGGGCTGGATAGAATCTGGGTATTCGGAAGTAATACGGGCGGGAGACATGGGAAATCATCGGCCTTAGTTGCGGCTAAGTACTTTGGCGCTGTAGAAGGCGTTGGTCATGGCCGTACCGGTCAAGCTTACGCTATCGCTACCAGAAAGCAAGTGTCGCCTACCAACAACTGGATTGTCACGCGCACTCTGGAAGAGATCGCTATCGAAGTTGCCGAGTTCGTGGAATACACGCATCGCAACAACGATCTGGAATACATGGTTACTTCGATTGCTTGCGGTAATGCAGGTTATACACCTGAGCAAATTGCACCCATGTTCCGTGAAGCAGTGAACTGCTCTTTCCCTCTAGAATGGAAAAAACACCTTGATCTTGTGGACCAAAGGGTCTTTGAAAATCACAAGAAATCTATGTAGGATCCAATCAAGGGGGATTCATGCACTTCCATTTTAATTTCGGTGTGAACAAGAAACTAGATGATCTCGCCACAATCATTGGCGAAACCACAATGGGTGTTCCGCTGGACATGTCGCCTATTGCTCCACCAAGAGAGAAGACTCTGGAGCAAGAAGTAATCTCGTCCATCGATGACTTAAAAGCCATTGCTCAAGCCCTGGCCCAATCAAGTAAGCCAGGAGACAGACAGCTTGCACGTCGAATACTCATCAATCGATCAGCGTTCAAGTTGTTAGCTCGGACTCATTTCCCAGCAAAGCCTCCAGTGAAAGAATGACTAGATACATAAAGGACTGGTTCAACGCCAGTCCTTTATGCCGTGTGATTTTTACACTGATCTTTTATTAGTATAGCTACAAAGAGGGTACCATGACCAGAAAAGATTTTGATTACATGCAGCTGCAGGGCGTTGTTGATAGCCGTCCTTTCATCGTTCCTGGTCTGCTTGGCTGGATGCGCGCAATGAGCGATCCGGTCCATGTGAAGTTCATCTACAACTTCCCTGGCGTCGAAGGTGTACAAGGCATTCCTCATCAGACGGAAGAATATCCCGTACTTGTCGTGAAAGACGATAAGTTGATGACGACGTCTTATCAATGCAAGACGCTGGTCTTGAATTTTGCAGACAGCGCCTGCAAGAACTTCTTCATCAGCGATCAAGGCATCGGTTGCATGATGCGATTCAACGGCCAGGCTCGCAGCGTGTTCGTTCCGTTCACAGCGATGCTGATGGCTTTTTGTCCAGCTGGCGTCAAGCTGGGTGAGTTGTTCGGCTACGGCACCATGGCGCAAACCCTGCTGATTGGTGCCATTACACCAGGCATGTACGAAGCGCTTACTGGCGACACGCTGGTCGGCGAGAAGACTGATTCGGCAGCTGCGCAAGAAACTCCTGCGCCAGAGCCTAAACCACAACCATCGTTTCTGAAGCGTGTCAAATAAGAGAACCAAAACCATGAAGATTCAATCTCCTCGCCCCAATGACCTGGCTGCTGTTCTGAGCGAAGATCAGCTCAAGCACGCCATGGGAATCATGATCGGCGCATCGTCCGGCATCTTGTCGGATACTGAAATTCAAGAGCTGTGCGTTCTGCCCGAAACGTACTACGACGAAGCAGGTCACGACGCAGCTCTGCAGGCTTTCCGGTCGAACAATCCGAACCTGAACACGTGGCCGATGGCTCAGCACGCTGTTGACGCCATCAACGCTGAATCTGAGCGCTTGAAGCAACTCTACACTCTGCCGGTCACCGAGCAGATCAAGAATCGCTTTGAGCCGATGATCTCGGACTTCAAGACCGAGTGCATTCGCGAAACATCCGAGGGTGCCAAAGTACTCAGCTACGGTCTGTCGTCGTTCGGCTACGACGTGCGCGTCAGCGACAAGTTCCGTCTGTTCACCAACGCCAACGGCGGCATCATCGATCCCAAGAACGGTGGTGAAGATTGCCTGGTGGATGCCAAGGTGCACACGGATGCGCAAGGCTGCGAGTACGTCATCTTGCCTCCGAACAGCTATGTACTCGGCGTGACGCCCGAGTACTTCAAGATCCCTCGCAACGTCATGGTGATCTGTGTGGGCAAGTCGACCTACGCTCGCGCTGGCGCCATTGTCAACGTGACACCAATCGAACCTGGTTTCCACGGCAACGTGGTGATCGAGATCTCCAACTCGACGTCCCTGCCGATGAAGGTCTACGTGAACGAAGGCATTGCTCAGTTCATCTTCTTCCGCGGCAACAAGGACTGCAAGACCAGCTACGCTGATCGCAAGGGCAAATACCAAGGCCAGACGGGCTTGACCTTGGGGAAGGTCTGACGTGAGTACCTATCTCTACGCAGGATTGGATTCTGTCAAAGATCCTCTCACCTTCTCGACAACCACGGCACGGTTTGTTCTGAGGCTGATCAAGCAATGGGACAAACCAGAGTTGTACGGTAAACAGTATCACGAAGATACTGACACGTGGTACGGTTTGGTCGAACCACGTCGTGAATATGAGTACAGCGTCAAAGCGTTCCAGCAAGCTCAAGAGAACTTGCCTAAGACGCTTGACAAATTCATTCCTTTCATCAAGCAACACTGGGATTCCCGTGAAGTCTTGAAGATGGGGATGGACATCGGCTCCGGTGAAGTCACGGCTGATCTGTATCTGGACGCGCTGTCAGTGATCGAGAAGGCAGCAGCTCAAGACGAGCACATCTACGCTATGTAGCAAGGAGATCCAAGTGCTCATTTATCACAGCTCGAAATATGAGCATGAGGTACTCCAGCCTGCTTTTAAGCATACTGGGGTAGAAGTGCAATGGGATCAGACTGAATCCAATCACTATCTCTACGCTGCAAAGTCACGAGACGATGTGATTGACATGGGACTTGCTTCAGCTTTGGAGCAAAGCTTCAAAGTCAATCGCGTGCAAACTCGTGACCAGAACATCACCATCGTTATCGAGAATGGTGCAGTCTCGCCTACACGAGAAGACTTGCTCGGCATTGTGGTGTATCTGTACACGATTTTCAAAGCACCTGAAGATGGTTGGGAAGCGGTGAACAATCGCTTTAACAACTTGGCTGATGAGTTCAAAACCAAGAACGATATTCAGCGCAACATCAGGAAAGTTGAGAAGATTGAAATGAAGGAATGGTTGCGTCATCGAAAAGTGACGGTGCTTAATTCCGCCGGCAAGCCAGCCTGGTCTGGTTGGTGAACATAAAAGAGCAGACCTAGGTCTGCTCTTTATTACGTAATAGAGGATAAGATGACAACCAACGAACATCTCCTGAAGCTCTTGAAAAGTGAAAACCCTGCACAAGAGCTGCAAGATCAGCGCGCAAGCGGACTGCTCAAGTCCTACTTACCTGAAGTTGATGCGCTCTACGGCGTTCCTCAGCGTCCTGAACACCATCCTGAGATCGATGTCGGTATCCACATGGAACTGTGCATGGAACAATCTCGTCGCCTAAAGCTGACTGCTTCGGAGCGATTTGCTGTTCTCGTGCATGATCTAGGCAAAGGTATCACGCCTGCTGAAATATTGCCTCGCCACCACGATCATGAGCGCACCGGCATTCCTCTGGTGAAAGCAGTTTGTGATCGCCTGGGTATTGAAGGGATGGACCGAGAATTGGCTTTGCTGATGTGTGAACAACACATCAGGTTGCACTCGATCTTTTCGATGCGTTCATCACGCATCCTTAGCTTCATCCGAGATGCCCGTCTGCTGGACGACGCCGGCCTCGCAATGAGCTTTATCAACGCGTGTCTTTGCGACATTCGCGGACGAGCCGGTAACGAATTCAAAAACTATTCTCAAGGTCAGTTCATGCTGGCAACCTTGGGTATGTTTGAGAGAACTGAATTTCCCAGCAACATCGCGGAGAATCATAAAGCGAAGCTTGACATCGTTCGTTTGATGCGCAAGGTTCACGACATTAACTACACCAAGCAAATTAAAGGATAAGCGAAATGACTGAAAAAACTCATCAGGAACTCGAGCGTATCAAAAACGCGATGACCAGCGTCTATATCGACCGTTTGGTTGATCAAACGCGCATGCGCTTGAAAGAATACACCGGCATCTACGACTACGCTCATCCGTCCAACCTGATCACTGGCGGGAAGGAATCAGCATTGAGCCTGGCGCAGCTGTATCAAACGACTCCCGTAATTGCGCTGCCAAGCGGCGTGCGTGGTCGTTGGCTGTTGGACAAAGCTCACGACGCCATCATCAACAACACTATCATTGTTGTTCGTGAGCCTCATGTGCTTGTGATGCTCGATGACGCATATCCGTCACACAAGCAACACTTCTGTTTGCTGAACAACATCGATGAACCGGCCTTTGTCAAGTTCAAAGAAGAAGAACAGCTGGACAAGAAGTTGGGCACTCTGGTGTTCGACAGCTACGGTGAAGTGCCGATGACTTACCAAGAAGAATGCAAGTTCTACAACGCGTTCTTCAAGGGCAGCAATACACATCTGACGAACGTTGACGTCATTCGGCTGTTATGAGCACCATCTCTGTTTATCCGTGCTTGACGCCGTTTAGTCAAACTGTCTCTCTCAATCTGAACCAGATCCTCTACGATCAAACGTATCGTGGTTGCTGGCCTAAGAAAACTAGAGACATGGTGACCATTGTTGCGAGTATGGTTGTGCGTGTTTGCGATCGCTGTGATCCCCAGTATCACAAGTTCCTGATGTGCGCACTGAATATGTTCGCGCAAGCCTCAAGTTTGCAAACAGGACAAGCGACGCCTCGCGCAGTTGCTGGCAACTTCGTGGTTCTGAACTACATCTTCAAATCACTTGACGATGTCGTGGCTGAAGATGCAATTGAGACACTTCTCGAAAGCATCAATCGGCTGGTAGAACAATACGTCCAAGCAGTTGTGCAGATGAACGCGCACAACCTTCACGGAGCCATCGCTGAAAAGCGAAGGAAACATTCATGACACCCAAGGCATTATTCACAACCGGCTTGCTGTCGATGGCGTTCATTTACGTCGCCATCTTCTTGCTCGTCTTCATGCAAGTTCGCTGGGAGATCAAGAAACGTCCTGACGGCGAAACACATGTTGAAAGACGCAAGCGCCTCAAGAACGCTGGACTTGTGCTGATCTTCAGCACCATTCCAATAGCGAACATCCTCATTCCGGTGTACTTCATCTGTCTGATCATTTACATGATGCTCCGGCACCTTTATCGAGAAATCAAGAAGGTGACTCGGGAACTCCGGAAACATTGGTAATCGTTGTGCAGTAAAATGCAGAACACTCGAATCTTGAACGTCAAAAACCTTATAGAGAGGTGTTCAAGCTCGGATGCGTCCGAGTCTCTTAGGATCAGTGTAGACGTTTGTCGCACGTAGTCCGACTTTTTCTTTAACTCAACTTTGTGTTCAATAAGGAACCGAAATCATGAAAACCCATGTCTCTTTGCTGCGTAAAACCAGTCTCGGCATCAAGGGCTCTGTCCGTAATGCAGAGCACCATGCGCAAGCCATCCTGCCTTTCATTTCCGCAATGCGCAACGCATTGCCTTTGATCGGCTTTGCCGAGTGGTCGCAAGGTAACAATGTTCACGAGTTCCGCACTCAAGACGGCCGCCGCTTCACGCTGCGCGCTTTCACCAAAGACGGCGTCTATCTCGGCGTGCGTTTGGCACTGCGCGCTTCTCGCTCGAGCGAGCATCGTTTGCTGGATATCACTGATGTCAGTGAAGTCCCTGCGATGCTGAACATGATGTCTCTCCTGGCTCAATCCGCCAAGGGTGATGCAACGGCTTTGCTGGCCGAGAAACCCACTCAGCACTAAGCAATAAACCGGCAGACAGGGTTTCGATTCTGTCTGCTTTTGAATTTCTACATGTGGCTGAACCACCACATTTTCTCACTAGACCTATTCCACAACCAAAAGGGAAACAAGATGACTCAGACGAACAAAGCCGGCTCTAACCAAGCGCAGCCAGTTACGTATATCTTTCGTGAGATGGACAATGGCAACATTGTTCCAACCCGCGCTGTTCCGGGCAAAGCCGTGCAACAGTTGCGCGCTGTTCCTTACGAGCTGACTTTTGATCCAGAAAAAGGCGCTGTGCTGGAACCGATCCCCTTCGTGCAACCGCCGGAGAAGTTGTATGGTGATGTCCTCAAGGACGTCGATCATTACTTCCGTACGTTCGAGCGCCTGAAAGGCAACATGGGCGTGATGCTGGTTGGCCAGAAGGGCTCTGGCAAGACCACCACTATCATGGCTATGGCACGCACAGCCACCATGATGGACATGCCTGTGATCTACTGCAGCCAGCAATACCCGGCCGGGATGTTGGAGATGGTGGTGCGTTCCTTGACGCAGGACGTGATGTTCGTGTTCGAAGAGTTCGACAAGCAGTACTCCAAGCAAATCGAGAACAGTGGTAACAACGACACTTCCGCGCAAGATCGCTTGCTCAGCATCTTTGACGGCAGCGTGGGCGGCGGTAAGAAGTTGATCGTGATTGCTGGCAACGACAGCGATCGCATCTCTCAATACTTGTTCGATCGTCCGAGCCGGATTCGCTACACGAAGTACTACTCGTTGCTGCCCCTCGATGTCTTGGTTGGTTATGTTCGCGACAACATCAAGAGCAAAGAAGAAAAGACAGTGATGCATTTTGCAAAGCTATCTGTTCTGTACGACTCTTTGAACTTCGACATGATGGCGGCCATGGTGGACGAAATGAACCACACACCAGGCTTGACCGTAATGGGTGCTATGGACTTGATGTTTGGCGGCGCCACTAAACTACGTGGTACGGTTCTTTATCACGCAAAGATCACTTATCCTGACGGCCGCGTGGAGAACAAAACCGCGACCGAGCGTGTCACGGACGTTGGTACTGTTGTCAAGATCTTCTTCTGTAGCGAGGACCCGGAAGTCAAAGAAGTAACGACGGCGGTTACCTTGTTTGAGGATGAGATCACAAAAATGTCTGAAGATATGCGTTCTTACACGTATGTCAAAGACGACGTCACCTATGAGTTGACAATGCGGCAATCAACGGGTCGCGTCGGTAAGCTGCAGGAAATGGGTAAGAAGTTCGATGAAAGTGTCGACTCTGATCCATTCGATAAGGCTGCTGACGAAGAAGGTAAGATTCGAATGGAACGTCAACGGGCACAACAAGGTGATAATTCGCCAGTTCACGTGTATCCGGCGAATTATCCAATGGACGCTTATCCTTTCGGCCATGATCGAAAAGTGATGTTTAATACCAAATCAGGAGCGCGTAGGTAATGAATGAAAACAGCAAACAGCAGTTGTTCTACACAGCTGAAGAAACTGCTCTGATGTTTGCTGCTGCTTGCGACGAAATCGCAACGCAGTGTGCAAGCCGCGAAGACTTGTCGCCTGAGGAACGTGTACGTTTGGCTGTTCGCAGCGTACTGTTTCTCATCGATGATGGAAATGCTGAAGTCGGCGTTCCAATGGCGGCAATGATGCCTAGACTCGACGATATGCTGGACATCAACATCGAAGGCGCGGTGGACTTCCGCATCACAGATGAAGAAGAGGATTTTGCCGGTAGTTTGCACGAGTTCTTTGATGACAAAGACAGTCTTGCGGCTGGCAACAAGCTGCGAGAAGAATTCGGCACCAACCTCGGCGCTCACCTGGTGAAGTTCGGTCTGTCTACGGAGGATACGTTCTATGCTGAAAACAAAGAAACTTGAAGCCAGTCAGATCGCTGCTCTTGCAGAGGTCTTACCGGGATCGAAGCTGACGGCCTACATCGGCGTCCTGCAATCGATGGACATCGGATTTGATGTTCTTCATGAAACAGAAGAAGGTAAACGCGTCGGCACTTACGTGGTGATGATCAGTGAGACTGAACGCGGCCAAAGACATAGCGTTATTGTCACGGCTGGTTATACGTCGGAATTTATCTTCAACGATACAAACGGCGAAGTTTCGCACGTTCACATCGGTGTGCAACAAACATTCGAGGATACTGATGACTGAAAAAATCGATACGTCGAAAGACTGGTGGGGCTTTGTCTCAGCCTGCAAGAACGCTGTGCATAACTCGCTGCAGAACGCGAAGTTCAACCACGCCAACCGTGCCGCTGATGTGGCTGTGAAGGCGGTGTTGAGAATGATCGATGCGAGCGGAGCTAGGTTGGACAAGATGTATGAGTCGGCGTCTACACCACAGTACGCTCGTCCACGCTTTGCAATGCCGCAAATGACGGTGTGCACGGTCACTGGCTGGATCAGCATTTACGACCGTGACTTTGTCAAGATCGATGATTTTCCTATCGAGTTGTCATGGATGAAAGATCCTCGTGAAGTCGCGCTGACTACCACACAGCGTCACGATTACATCGAAGCACTACTCAATGCGCGTAGTGTTTTGATGGCTGAGGAACGCAACAAAACGATGTCTTACCCATCGGGATATCAGATTGGTGTTCGTGACAATTGGCAAGAACTTGCGATCAACTCGCGCCGGGTTGACTGAATAAAAGGAGGGAGCAATCCCTCCTTTTATTTTTTACACAACAACTTATCGTATACTTGACAAGGGGTGTCAGATGGAATTTGATTGGGAAGGCTTGAAAGGCAAGCTGACCGCGGAAGGCGGCATCAGAAACAAAAGCATCACGGTAACTCGTGAAGACATGACGGGCATACCTCGCCCGGTGACTGGTACCAGCGACGGTATCTATCCGGTACGCGAAGGGTTTTCTAGCACCGTTAATCCATCGGCTTTCGATATGCCGTCTGTTCACAAAGCCGCAATGAAGCTTCGTGAAATTGCAATGGATGCCTGGAAGAAATATCCGCCAACAGATAAAGGAGAATCGTCATGAATAAACGTCGTAATTTCCTGGGTAGTCTGCTGACAGCGATTACTGCACCAGCAATTGGTCAAGCTGTACTGCCTAAGCCCGGTCGTGGAATGACAAGCACTGTCGTCCCTGCCGATGAATCCGCGGACCAACCTGCGCTCGGCAAGCCAGGACAAGTCCTGATGAATACCGAGAACGGTCTGGAATGGCGCGATACATCAAGTGATGATCTTCAAAAGCTGATTGAAGAAGCGCGCATCCGCTCAACAAATCAATCGGCGCAAGCTCTCATGCGCGTAGGTGACGAACTTTTGAAGTTCTAACTCCTATTTATGTGCAACTCAAGAAAGGTAGGTGTTAATGCAAAATGACTCTGACCTCTGATGCGGACGCCAATCCAATTCGGAATCAGTCAGTGCCCCAATGCACGCGAAAAGCCAAACTCGCGTAATAGGAACTAACTAATACCCACTATGAACCAACTACATCAACTCTTCGGCTCCGTCAAAGGCCTTATGCTGACGTTCTTCATGTTAGCTATCCTTGTCGGTTGTTCGACAATCTCTTCGCATCAAGCGGAGATAGAAACTCGTCAAGTGCAATCCGTGTTGGCTGAACAAGCTCCGGTTGTCACAAAACAGGTTTCTGAAGAAATCAAGCCCCATCCACGAATACTTGGGCCGGCGACATTCATCGTGGAAGACGAAGTTCCGTCAGTGCAACAGCCTGATGAGAATAGTCTCAACTGCCTAACGCAAGCGATGTATTTCGAAGCAAGGGGTGAAGGCCGCAAAGGCCTGGCTGCTGTAGGTTACGTGGTAACCAATCGCGCAGCTGACAAGCGATTCCCTGACACCGTGTGCGGTGTTGTTCGCCAGGGAAAACATATCAACGGGAAAGCAGTAAAGAACCAATGCCAATTCGGCTGGTACTGCGACGGGAGGAGTGACGTTATCAAACCTTCCAAGGAATTCGACGATGTTCGAGATATCGCACGTCGGGTCCTACTCAAGCTCGAGCCCAATCCAGTCGGCCGCAGCGTCTACTTCCACGGTGTCCATGAAAAGCCATTTCTGAAGCGCTACGCAGCTCGCTATCGGCTTGGTGGACACATCTTCTACACGTAACCCCACAAGGAGGCATTTCGCCTCCTCCTTTATGTCGTCAAAAAGGAAAACTATGAAACCCAACAATCTCCGCGAGTACTTCGTTTTGAACAAAATTCAAGACAAATACATGCTGACTCGCATCGGCAGCTTTGAGTCTCCGGGCGAAGCGATTACGTGCGCAAAGCTGGTGTACGCAGAAGGCTTGTTCACCGTGTTGACGGCGCCTACTGTCGGCATGCTTCTGGGTGTGGTCGCGGTTATGCAACATGCCTTGACGGTCAATCCTGAGGCCGCTTTGGTCAAGTTCGTGACCGTTTACAAGTATCTCAGCGAAGACAAGCTGATTGGTTCGGTGTGTTACAACAATAATTATGCCAACGGCTCGTGGGAGTACAACACTTTTCTTGCTCCCATTCCTAATCAGGAGTTCCTTGACCTGACGGTTACGGAGGCACAAGAACTCTATAAAACCATCGGTCTGCAACAGAGTTAATAAAGGGAGAGGCGTTTGCCTCTCCCTTTATGCAGTCTATTCTTTTTTAATTACATATCACTGCTTGACCTAACAACCAACTTAGATAGGATAAAAAGAAATGAGCATTGTCAAAACAAATAAAGTCCGTGCACGCAAGCACATCGTGGTCGCGCGCGCGCAATTTGTCTTGAAGAAGTTTGCACAGAAAATAAAAGCCTACAAGCAATCAATGATGAAAATCATCTCTAAGCAGGGCCGTGCTATTCAGGGCGTTAATGGCGATGATAGTAATCTTCCTTACTTGTATACGATCGGTAACACTGGGGCCGGTATTCCGGAAATCCTTGTGTCCGGTAGCACGAGTAAAACTCTTGCTAACCTGATGAATCTCTTGTCGCAGAAAATGCTGGATAGCCCTGAATTCACCCAGGAGAACTACCAGCGTTTGCTTGATGAGGTTCTCGAAGAACGTGATTATTGCGTCATTATTGACGACGAACCTCAGCGCTCGCGCATCAAGATCAAACTCTTGGACTGGATGAAAACCAGAGAGGAAGTGATCCTCTCTGTCGACCGCTATGGATTTAAGACAGCTGATGTCAAATTGATCCAACTCGTGTGCTCTGATCGATTCAATGTGCTCCCGGATGAACCAAACTACGACGTCGCTGGTTTCCCGCAAAACGTATACGGCAACTAAATAAAGGATAAAAGAAAATGGACAAAGACGCAATCATGAATCGCTTGACCAAACCAAACAACAGCGCTGCCTTGTTTAATGAGGTAGCTGCTTCGTACGTGAGCAAGATCAAGTTCAGCCGAAACTATGCTGTTATCAGCGGTGTACCGTTTCTGGAACCGCCCGCTAATTTGGATAATTTAGAAAGAACTGTCAGACTGCATCACGACTTGATTATGGAAATCTTGGAAGTCCTCATCGATAAGTTCAATCACCACGCTGATGAACCAATCGTGACGGGCCAAGCTTACGCCAGCGAGTTCTCTGCTGTGTTAGGTGTCTTTATGCACTCCTTTTACAACAAGCACCAAGGCAAAGATCCGGTGACTACTGACAAGTGTCCTGTGATGACAATCGAAATCAAGTATGAGGAAGACAAAGATAGCGAATGCTTCTTCTTTTCCTTCAGCTGCACAGCAGTTATCAAAACTACTGAACACAAAGACGTCATGCGTCAAATGCAGATGAAGTTCTACAACTAACTAGGAGATCAAGATGTCTGGTATCAAAAGCGAGCACAAAGCTCCTGGTGAGAACTCGGTGGTTCGTTTGGTAGTGATGGAGTCTGGTGTCAGACACATCTACTACAAGGATAAGTTCATCGGTTCCATCGGTGACGATGATTCCTTGGTGGCCACGCTAGAAGGTCTCGTGGATGAGACCTGGGATCGTTCTGCGCAGGCAGCGGTGAATGGTTTTGTGGAAGAAATCAGCAAGCCTGAGAATCTTCGCGCTTTGAAGATGGCTGGTTTCGTTGAAACCCTTCAGACGCTGAATATCACCCCGCGAAAGAAATTCTTAGGATTGTTCTGACGGATGATCTTTTTTACGTGACTTGGGACTCCTATGACTTAAAAAGGAGAACCAAGTCATGGATAATCAACAAGCTTCTGATGCGGATTTTACCCATCCCTTTTCGGATCGCAACGATCTGTCTGAGAATGTTCCGCCACCAAACACAATCGTCTTCCGCCAAGATGAACCATACAAACAGTTGCTGGTGATCAGCGAGAAGATGGGTACGGTGGACATCAAGCTCGATGAAGAATGGTTGCGGATGTTGACGCTGTCAAAACCAGAAGCAATGAATGTTTATAACGAACTGCGCAATGAAGTGCTGGCCATTGATGGTCAGAACGAACGCACGTTCAACGACGTTCTGCACGTGTTGTTGTCCAGCGCCATCAACGCTTTCCACCAAAACGTGTATGCGATGTGCTACGCGAACAGCGGCACACCGATGCCTAACAATACAGGAGAACCAAATGTCGGCTGAAGAAAATCAAGTCAAAGTAGAGTGCTCTACCGGCACTTGGATCGGCATGCCTGCTAACCCTAACTGGGTCTCGGGTGATTTAAGCAGGTACAAAGACAAAATTCCTCATCTGCTTGAAATGCGAAATGGTGAAGGCAAAACCGTCCTCATCATTGATGCCGATCAAGCACAAGCGGACATCTCTATGGACAAAGAGATGATCTTGGACTGCCTCAACGCCGGCATTACGCACGGTAACGCTGATCGCATCCGGAGAAACACGCAGGCGTACGATCACTTGCTCCAAGCAAGCGGTATGTCCGAGGAAGAGCTGCACGACATGCTGGATCCTCTCCTGGTGTGCTTCCTGAACGGCTTCCACAAGCGCATGGTTCAGCGACTCACTCGCGAAGATACCTACCCTTCAAATAAGGCCAAAGATGAGTGATCAAGAAAACCACTTGAATACGAATTGCCAAGGCGTCATCACGCCTCCCAACTTCCCTGGGGGTTACGGTATCGTTGCCGCAGCGAACATCAAGCCTACGTCCTACATCTTTGCAATCGATGGTAAGAAAATCATCGAACTGACGAAGGAAATGGGTGAAGGTAAGATCGTTGTTTCTGATGAGCATCTGAAAACACTGGTGTTAAAAAATGCCGCGGCCGCGCAGGCTGTGTGGACTATTCTTAACCATGTGAAAGACGATACTGCGGCCGGCATTGTTCGTGAAGCACTTAAGACGTACTTCATCAACATGCTCAATGAGTTCCACAAGGACTTGAATAAGCTCGCTGAGTCCAACGGCCGTTAAACAACACGACATAAAAGGAGAGGTCATCCTCTCTTTTTATTTTGCTATAAAGCACGGTTACAAATAGGGCGTCATAAATGGAGGGAATGACTCCCTCCATTTACACCAAAGCCTTACTGGCCAGGTTTCGCAGGTGCTTCTTCAGAGATCACGACTTCCGCAATGGGTTTCGTTTTCTCTTCCATGGCTTCTTCCAGCGTCTCGATACCGAGCGCAACGTTCTTCTGGGCTTCAGGAGAAAGTTCCTCGATCGACTTCTTCTTCTGACCAACCAGGCGCGAGCACAAGCCGATGAAGGAGATTGTTGTCACGAGTTTGCTGAACAGAGGAGGCACTTGGTCTTGTGTGATCAAGCCAGATGCGATTGCTGCGTTGTACAGCTCCGGGAATGCCATCAGCAGGCCAAAGAACCACACTGAGTACATTGTCCAGGCTTTGCGCCAGTCTTCGATCAAAACAACTTCAAGCTTCTTCATTTACACTCCAATAGGTGTGGGAACAGAGTAGTGCGAACACACGCCTCATAGAGACTACTGTCTTTTTATGAGATAAGAACTATAAACATATGATGAACAACCAATCGGGGCCAGCGATGACTATCAAGAATATTCATTTTCGCGCCACAGTAGGCTCTGCGTTTTACGCGATGATGCCCTATATTCTGGCAAACGCTTACATGACGCTGGTTCTTAACTGGCCGGGCATGCATAGTGAAATCCACAAGCTCGACTTGCAGAAAATGCAGTTGATCCCAGAACTGAACTTTGTGTTTTGCATCTACGCGATCGCAACGATCATGTTCTTGCTGTTGGAGAGATTCATCGGTGCAATCATTGTGCATTCAGTGATCATTGGTGGATTCTTTTTAGGAATTGGAATCTTATATGCGGTATTAGTACCATTGCAAGTCTTGGTCAACCCGTACATTAGCGCCGTGATTCTGATCAACTCAGTCATCTCCATTTTGTCAATGGTTCTGTTTTACTATGAATTAATTGACAGATGGTTTGAAATTCGCAAACACGGTTATACACGAATTGGTCGCCGACCAGGTGATCGTGTTACTCCAAAACCAAACTCGGCTACTGAGGCAACAAAATGAAATCAAACACAACAAAAATCTTGAAGCTACAAATGCTGGTGCTGGCAGGCGTGGTGTACTTCTTTAACGCCATGATCAGTCTCATGCTGACGGGCTTGGAGGAGTTCAAGTTGTTGTACAAGGGTGCTGACTTTCAGACAGCATTCATGCTGGGACTCATTTTCGCGCTGTTCTCGCTGTACGGTTACGTACATGCGCGCAGTCGTACCATCATGCAGATGTTCTCGTTTGCGTACATGCTTCCTTTGACGGGCGCGTGTCTCATGACGTTGAGCGTTTTGTATTACGTCCAAAAACCGATGACCAATACGTTGGGTCTTTGGATTTTGATGACTTTCACCGGCTTGCTGCTGGCCTTGTCCTTCGGGATGTTCTGGAAAGCAGCGGAGCAGGATAGTCATGTAACTCCTTAACAATTATATAGGCTGTATCGCCAAGCCCCTGCTAAATCAGTACGTTTGTGTAACGTGCGCTTTAATGTCTCCTAGTGCTAGCGTTCTTAATTGTTTCGCATGAGAGCCGATGGTGACAAGCAGATAGAAAATCCAAGTGATGAGCTTCATCCCGTACGACTGGAGGCTTCGGCCTCCAGTCTATGCTGCCTTTTTTATTTTGTCTGATTAGAAGTAATTACTAACGGGACAAGTAAAAGCTATGTACAAAGTCTGAATGATAAAGCTGCGCTGGTGTGTAGATTTTATCAAACACATATTACATCACAGACTTATAACAGCGGGGGCCTTTTGAAATCTTATTTGATTTATCTAAACGTCGGTTTACTAGCCGTCGATAATGGTGCAACCAACGCCATTAGTAAGATGTACGATATTGCTGAACTGGTAGATAGCTACATCACCAGTGACGGATATTGGGGTAGTGATCAATTTCGAGTCTCAGACGACAAGCTTGAGCTTGTGATTCAGATACTGTTTGAAGAAAAGATTCCGCACCGCATCCATCAACATCCTGAAGGTGGTGAATGGAAAGGCTTGTTTGCTGAAGCCGTAAGACATCAATGTCGTGTCGGCGCAGACTATAATCCCAAATACGAACAACTGCATTTCTAATTGAAAGAGGACAAAATGAAACCTACCGATTTGATCTTGAAGTTCGCTCTGCTGGCTCAGCGCATTAGCAGCCAAGCGCAAGACGCGCGGCCTTGTATGGATTTCAATGGCATGCAGGCCATTCCTGCGTTGCATAGCTTAGGTACGTACGTTAACGCGTCTCAAGCCACGCAGATGCGGAATTATCTCAACGACGAGTTGCTCACGCACTATGACTTGCTCAACGGCGTCACGCCAGTTACCAAGCTCTTCTCCCGGCTAAATAACGTCGATGGCGTGATGAAGGGTGAAGCAAAGCGACTGACGACTCTGCCTCAGCAATATCGTCCGCTGCGCAAGCTGACTATTGAAGACTTGAAGTCTGCAAACTTCCAGATCACGTTTAATCAAGATTACGCTCCTTGTGAGCAGTACGAGCCACACACGTTGTTGACTGGGTTGATTCCGACAACCATGAAACCGCGTTGGGGTACAAAGGACGTTGATATTGTTGACATCTTTGAAATCAACAAGGATGCCTTCACAGCAGGTCATGAAGACTTTAATCATACTGTTGGCTTGGAGAACGATCGTGAGTTGCATATGCGTTTCATTCCGCAAATCCAATCCAACCGTCCTAACGCGGTGGAGAAGCTTTGGCAAGTTCAGTGTGAGATTTATGATTCGCCTGCAAAGCCCGATCAACACTGGAAGGTTCGCACATTCTTCAATATCATCTGGAGTGGTGAGTATCTCCACGTCTGTGGCGTGTATCTTCACATCTCACCACTCACGGGATCATCGCGACCTGGTCAACTCGCGATGACTGCACGAGAGTTGATTCATTTCAGCGACAATAATGCCGTACGCACACCGTACGACATCTATCCGCCGGATCACTACGAGTTGCGTGATCCTCTCTCAGTAGCGGTTGAGGTGTATAACGAATTGGAAAACACTATCCACTTCGGCACCGATAGCTTGATTCCTAGGCGCGCTATTCGTGCAGGTATCCGTGAGTTCTTGCGTCACAACGGTTACTATCCCGTCACGCCGTCGAAGGTGTTGACTGAAAAGGAAGTTACTTTGGCGCTGCTCGACGCTGTCAAAGGCAGCGATGACAAAGGTAGATATCAGATTCGGAAGAAGAGCGCCGGCGAGTACATTCAATTCTCAACGCACTTCCATAGCGCGGCAGGTAGTGAACAGAAAAGCAATGGCATCTGGAATGTTCAGCTGAATTACAGTAAGGTGCAACATTTGTTCGCACCTGAAGCGATCGAGAGCGTAACAGGCTACCTTGATTTGCGTGGTGGTCAACATACAGTGGAATTCGGCATTCTGGTGCAAGAGGGCGAAGAACCTAAGCTGGTGATGAGCAACCAACACCTGACACTTCGTACTCTGTATGCTTTGCTTGGTGTTATTACCAAGTTGAATAAGCTCCAGGAAGACGAAAGTGCAAGCCAATAACACTGGCGGCGAATACTGGATCTTCACGATCCAGATCCCAATGTGGCGCTTAGCGAGAGACTTGAATATACCGGTAATTGATATCACTGCAAAATCAGGGATCAAAGCTTTCGCTCCGCATTGGGAAGATTTAATGGCGTACAGGCGCGGTGAAATGGATAACCGTGAGTATTCTTTACGGTACTATGAAAAGGTCATACCGACACTTCGCATAGCACCTAAGGAATGGGAAGTACTCACGAAACACAAGACATTTGCTTTGGCCTGTTACTGTGCGCCTGGTAGTTTTTGCCACCGACATCTTTTTGCTATGCTCGGTGTCACTTACCTACAAACCTTGGGACACTCGGTTGAGTTCCAAGGTGAGCTTGTCCCTCATCCTAACAACTTGCATCGCTATAAGCGTGTAACTAACGAATAGACAACTGTCATGGACCAAGTACTTGTCGACACCGCTATACGGCGGTTAAGGGTGAAAAACAAAAAGGAGGTAACTCTCCTGAAGTCGTACTTTTCAGAACTGACTCAACTTGCGAGTTCGTGTCTGAATACCTTGTCGGGCTTTGCGCCTAGCAAGGTTGAGCCCATGACGCTTCGAGCGGGATATGGGTCGATGTACAAATGGCTGGCCGTACAGCTGTCTGACATCTACGGGTTCGAAGTTCAACACGAACTGCTCAGCGGTTTGAAGATGAACTTCGACATGGTGAACGGTGTGATCGAATTGCAAGCTACGCTCACGTACTCTTGCAAGCGTTACAACTTTCATATCACCTTCAATGACGAAACGGCGCCCTACTCAACCAAGTGGCCTGAACTCGTCAAAAAGAACGGTGGATCTGGCGATCGGTTTGCTCAACTGATGTCACTCGTATGAAACTACCACGCATCCGCACCATGGAAAACCTGTTCCTAGGAATGGGTCTTCTTGCCGCCATTACAGCTATCGGTATTTGGCTGTTCCATTTCCATCTCTCAGAATTACTGACTGTCTACGCTACCTCCGCCGTGGCCGGTCTTGTTTATGCATTTTGCATCAAAGTACGTAAACGACATCCAACCCCAAACGAGTAAACATGGCTGGAAATAAGAAACCAAATAAGAAGTACAACCCGAATAAACCATCGCCCACCACACGCTTTGTTAGCGTAGTCGGTAAGAAAGTGGGCGGCCTGGGTGAAGAACAACGCAATCGCATTCATCAACCGATTGACGTTGCAATCCATAGGCTAGGCGCAGGTGGTGCGTCTGTCGTTGATTTCCATAATGCACTTTACCGCGCATTGGTTGGAAAGATGATGGCGGTGAAGTTCTGTGTACCAGCGGATCAAGAATTCTTCGACAAAACCTACGAGATGTGCTTAAGTATCAAAGAGCGCAATCAAACAGAGTTGGAAGATCCTCGTCAGAATCGTTGGAGCATAACTGCTTCTGAATACGCTACGATGCTGGACATGCATTGCAAAGTCATCAGCATGCACGATAGCTTACATCGTAAACACTTTGTCACAACCTACAAAGCTGTTAACGACGTGGTGCTGGAAATGCTCAAAGAGTTTGACCTGAAGTATCCGATTCAAGTAAAAGAAGAAGTGCAGGAAAAGCAGCCTGCATAAACACTAGAGTGGGGTTCCCCCACTCTAGTTACACTTCTTTTTTTATTTGATTGGGTTGATATTGTAGAAAAATACAAACACATATAACGACGTGTACATAGGTCACACGCAATAAAAAACCCAAGGGAATAACAATGGTAAACAAAATTTACAATGTTACTGAACTGGTGAAGTACTTGGATGCCATTCGGAAATACATTACAAATAATCCTGAATGTGTCACGCAAGGTAATCGTTGTTTGAAGGTTTTCGTCCCTGAGATTTGCGAGCAAGTCCAGGATATGTGTTGTGAAGACTTGGATCCAGTCACTGAGTTGGCGTGGCCATATCCTCATTACTTACAAAAGTACCCGGAAGGTACTGACCGCCACATTCTGGCGCTGCACAATGCAGTGTCATCGATTGCTGACAATATCTTAATAACAGAAAAGGGAGATTGCGATTATGCCAACCACAGATCAATGGAAGCCTACGGGTACAGCATCCGTAAAGGCTCAGGAGACAGTTTTGGCTGGCTCAGCGGTCGTATCTGTAGCGAAGACTTCGAGTTCCACTACGGTTGACACAAAGAAGTTTTTAGAGCTCCTGGTTGAATTCGGAAAACTCCTGCACTCACCCCAAGGCGAAATCTATCGCAACGATGAGCGCGGGATTGACTATCTTGGACTAACCATCCATTCAGTCACCAACCCGAACATAACAGAAGTGGATCAAGATGATCCATTTCGCATCGTTCTTGTCTTTGACGCAATCAACAAAATGGTTGAAAACACCAGCACTAAACAGCTTGGATTGCTGAAGGCATTTCTGGACGAAAACAACCATCCCACACGCGTTAGTACAATAGTGGGTGAAGCTTACTTGATTATCACTGCACCGACATTTGACCTAACCATCAGTGTCGAGTGAAGAAGATCAGTTTTGTATGATGGACAGCCACTGACGACATTTGTCATTACGTCAGGATCCATTAGAGGAAAGCAACCAATGCAAGTAATGAACCTATTACTGCAACAAAAGTAGCTACCAAGTAGCTCAACTCCCGAGGGTAAACAACCGTGCACACACAGCAACCAGCAATAACAAAAAACGTTAGTCAATCAGAGATAGACTTAATCGTGACTTCGATCCAGAAGCTCGACAAGTTCTTTTCGGATGAGCAAAACGCTAAGAAATTCCTACAGCCTACGGGATGGCTGAATCTGGAAGGATCGCGAAGACTGCAGGCGCGTTGGACGCCTTACTCTTTGTGCTTCACTATTTTGAAAACCAGCGTGGCTGCTTTGCCTAAAACCAACGCCATCGTCAAGCTGCTCAATGATCGCACTCACGTGTTTGGTTGCACCGTGACGTTGCGAGAAACTCAACTCGGTGTATTCTTCGTTATCGAAGGATTGAACTTCTTTTGGTTCGGAGAATGAATTATGTCCGCACGTCCTCAGTTAGCGCTCCCGACATCGACTAATTCAGCGCTATCTGCGTTGCGCTGGATTGATCGGCGTTTGGAGTATCCGGAGCGTCGCTCTATGTACTACAAGGATCCGCAATCCGACCGTGCGGCATTCATGCTGGACAAGCCGTATTCTTTCCAAGCTGGTGACAGTTTGCGTACGGATATCGACATGGCTGGCTACTTTAGCAAGAAAGCACTTATTGATCTCAGTGGGAAATTTGACACCGAGTCAAGAACAACCTTGGAAAACGAAGGTTATTTGATAAGTTCAATCGTGTGTGTCGGCGACAATGTCTCTTCGTGGATAATTGTTGGAAAACATTTCATGCTGGAAATACGCAGCGAGAATTTCGACTAGAGTCAGGGGGATGTCATGTCCGAAGATGAACTGAGCTGGCGCTATTGGCACCTCGCCGCTCACATGTCGGAAGTGATAAAAGCCCACAAGTATCTGACAGACCAAGTCGGACCTGTGGGTACTGTAACGGTACGCTGGGATTCTGATATTCCTAATGGAACCAGAATTCCTACTGACATTTTCAGTCAGAGGCTCTTGGAATGTTTGAAAGAGTTTGAATTTGCATTTATCAAACTCAGATTGATTGACCCCCGGACGTTACAGGGGTTCATCGATTACTGCAAAAAAGAACGACGTCATGTCGTCAAAAAGTTGCAGCTCAATAATTTCAACCCAGGCACGCTCCTCTCGGAGTGTTTCGTAGAATGCACAATTCAAGTGGACGATTTTACGTTCAAGTATTGGAACAATGATTACTTGCCACACATGAGCATCAGTGTCATTGATTGAATTGTGCCAAAAAGGATCAAAAACCATGGCTTCGTATATCGTTGATTGCAAGAACGCTGAGACTGTTCGAAACAAAATGTTCGACCTTAAGGCGCTGTTGCTGCCACTGTGCCGCCTTGAGGAACAGAACGTGTTCTCTAAAGGACTCGGCTCTGCCAATCATGATGCAACTGTGTTCAGCACACGGGCGCAATATACACGCACGCATGATCGAGCCGGCGAGTGTGAGCTCGGTAAGCAATACTACGACATCTGTCAAGTTCTCATTGAGGCCTTTACGAAGTCGGTTTGGATTGAACCTGCACGTGTTGCAGCGCTGGATGTCTTCCATGATATCCACGGTGTAAGCGTTGTTAGTCAAAGAACCGAATGGCGTGCTGGACGTACATGTCGGCAGGACTTTAAGTTCCTGTGCGACTGGCGCGAAGAACTCGGCATTGACATGATTGTCAGAATCACTTTGAAGTTGACAGGTAATTCGAACCACGTCATGGCTGTGAACTACATTCGCGACAAGGCAAAAGCTACGGCATAAAGAGAGGAGGGTTTCCCCTCCTCTCTTTTATTTATTTCACAAAGGAGATCGATATGACAATTCTTAAAGAGATGTTCAGAATACAACATCGCAAATTACGCCAAGTCATTAGCAGTATGCTTGAAGACATTGTGACTGACGTCTTCAAGCAAGAAGCTCGTTCAATGGGCTGTGATAAGAACAGAAAGGCAAAACTACAGATCGTGCACAAACAAGTTTTTATAGCGGAGATGCGAGAAGACGCGATTCAGGATGTAACTAAATATTTGTTTACTTGTCATAACGACCTGCTTACTTGTCAAAATGAACAACGGGTGGGAGTGGTTTTATTTGAATCATTCCACAATTCATTAGGAATCCACGTAGAGAACGATAACGTTGCTACTGCGTGGTTCAATTACAACATATCTCCTGAATCGGAAGACATTCCGTTGTGGGAAGGTTGTTTCTACGACAAGAACACCAAGGCGGTCTTGTTGATATCAGGTCACTTCTCTGAAGCGCAGCGCAAGAGTTTTGGTAGTTACTTCTATATCAGCGTTGTCCGGTTATTGGATATGGCTGGTCCAGAACAGATTGTGGCGCAAAGATTACAAGGTGAGCACATTGATGCAATTGCTGAATATCAATTGCATCAGCTGCAGAAGTGGCTTGAGCTGTAATCTAGATTTGCACAGCCACATATCACAAACGTGGAATCGCTGGTTGTAATGCAAGTTTTTACGTGCAAGACGATCGTGTGAAGAAGATCACCTGATGGAATAGGCTCCGGCTTGGAGTAATTCATCAGTGGCCAAGAGTGATGCCTTAGGCACTATCATAGCGCGAAAGCGTAAACACATGATAGTTGAATGGGGCCGACGAAAGTTGGCTCTAGGGTGGGTTGTCAACCCATGCCGCATCAGGTTAGTTAAGGTGACATCTTAACTAGCAAGTTATCTGAAAGATAGCGCCATCGCGTGGAGATTAAGGGCGCCCCCGAAAGCGGGCTTAACAATCCCAAGATCTGTGAAGCGCGGAGGACTAGACGATGATAGCCCTTAGTCACCTGAAAGCATGATTGCCAGCAACACTGGCTCTTGTGGAGGGCGCTCAAACCAGGCTGTACGCAACGGCTTGGCGACTTGGATGGTGACCTAGGATTATCATTAAACAGTATAGAAGCGAATGCTCGACTCCTTTCGGGGAGTTGAGTGTTCGTTGTCTATGCTGTTCATACGTTGACGACGTGTGCTGGGCTACCCCCAGTATACGTCTTCAATGAAGGCGCACTAGACTCGCTGAAGTCATTGGTGCGCCGTTTTCTCACGTATTGTATTGTAGGAGTTTGTTCGGTTCGTACACGCAATACGGTAAGAGAAAAATGCTCAATCCAGATGGCGGAGCATTAAACTGAGGTGAGTTCTGGAGTAGCCTCAACAAGAGCGAAAGTCAGGTTCGGCGAATCTGATCTTACAATGAGCTGGGGAGCTGACCCAGTGCCTGATAGAAATGTCGGAGCAGACAGCATTGTGAGGAGTGTGGAAGGGGCGTGAGTTACGGTGGTTTTTTGGTTGACCACCCTAGCTCACCCACACTTAGGGTCAGCGATGACCCGGCTATCGGGAGTAGGAGGCTGGGCGCCTCCTACTCCCCTTATGCTGTCCCTTGAAAGATGGTAAAAAATACCAGCTTGTAAAGTCCTATGTCTGAGCGTGCTCAAAAAAGTATGCGAAAGGCAATGTAAAGAGAATTACGTCAGATACAGTAGTAAGTATTCGCACGTAAAAAGGGGATCAAAGTTTGTGAACAACCCACGAGCTTTGGTAAACAAGACGTATTTGTAATAGAACAACAAATACGATTTTAACGGAGTCACTAGAATGTACGATCTGAACACTCAAAGCGCAGCTGCTGTCATCGAAGCTGAAGCACAACAAGTTCCTACCCCGGAACTCATTGCGCCTCCAGCCGAAGCTGTCGCTGATGCATCCACCCAGCAAGCAAGCAACAGCGACGACGCGGTCGCTGACGCTGCCGACCCGGTGATTGAGCAACCCGAATCTCAGGCACCCACCAATCCGACCCACAAAGCTTTTACGTCTCATGAAAGCTTGAACCTTGTTGTCAATCGTCGTGCAAATAACGATGACACCTATGAGTTCTACATCGCTAATGAAGGCAGCGACTGGCTTCATAAACACGGCAACTTCACTTCCGGTTCCCCTATCGGTGTCGAAGAAACCAAAGCAGTGATCGAGCTGCTCGCCGAAGAAACGCACGAATTCCTCACCGTTCTTGACTCCGTCGGTGACAATACTGCGATTCGCGATGAAGGCGATATGAAGAACTTGGCCAAACTGCGCGACTACATCGCACAAGTTGGCGATGTGACAACGCTCCTGACCAAGGGCCTGCGTTACATCTCTGTCGGCAGCCGTTTGATCACGAATGCGAAGAAAGCGACCGGCCCCATTGTCAGTGGGCTGATCTCTATCTCGTATCAGATCGAAGGCGAAAAGGCGGTGATGAAGTATCGTCTGGTTGGACAGATGAGTGCTGAGTTGGTTCTCAAGCTGGCCGACATTGGCGGTCCGCTTGTTTACGACGTGGTGCCCGAACCTCAGCCTGAAACCAAGACCAAGACCAAACCTAAGGTTGAGGTCAAAGAAAAAGAAGTAAAGAAGAACAAGGCCGAAAAGCCTACCAATCAGTACGGCACTAACCATGACCGTGCGCCGCGTGATAACGCATACAGCCTTCACTCGCAAGTGTTGGATGCGATCGCGGTCGGAAATCGTGACACTCAGCGTCAGTTGCAAGAGATCGAAAGCCAAGGTGATCACAACGAAGGTCGTGTTGATCACCTGACTGAAATGATCGAAGCACTTGTCGTTGACAATCGCGAACTCCACCAGAAATTGGAAACCGTTCACAGTTTCAACCAAGCTGTGCAACGTGAAGTTCGTGAAACCCGCAAGGTTAACGCTGAACTCCTGGAAACGAACAAGAGTCTCACCAAGACTCTCGTCCTGATCCTGGACAAGCTGAACAAGTAATTCCCATCAGTACGTAATCCCCTGACAGTGCGAAAGCCTGTCAGGGGTGTTATTCTGTCTTTTATTTTTTGTTTATTTGACGGCATAAAGGGAGGACCGAAGTCCTCTCTTTATCACCGGTACAAACTGTCCAACGAGTAATTCGGGAACAGACCGAATGATTGGGAGTGAATTGACTTCAACTCCACTTCATGCAATCGTTCCGTCATGTCGTAAATGAACGACGTATGGCGATGGCGTGTATGAGAGATCACAGCCTGAACCCATAAGTGCATGGCGGCGTTCACAAGTACTGAGCGAGAGTTACTTGCCGTCTGCATCAGCTTGGTGTTTTCAGCCGCGTCAATAGCCTTGTAGAGCTGAACAGGCATTGCCACCATGTACTGCATATTGCGATCGTAAACATCGCTGACAGAAGCCGTGGTAGGACCCATGTCAAAAACGTAGTTGTTGCTCAACCATTGCATCAGGGCCTGCTCACCATTCACGTGTGAAGGAACGTTGAGTTTTTCCAAACGCTCTTGAATGCTCACGCCCAATGCAGTCAGCAAAGAGGTTGTGGTGATCAAGATGTCAGTGACACGCTTGCCAGTAGTGATGCCGTTATTGGACGTGTACATGTCTGCTTGAATGTTGCTAATGTACTTGGCTAGCAACATTGTCAGAAACACAGCACGGTCTGTGGGTGCCATACATGCCACATCGCGGCAGTACAGGCGATCATGGATCTCCTGGGCCTTTTGGAACGGGAGCAGCCAAGCCAAGTGGGATTGGTTAGGCTGAGGTTGTAAATCTTTAAACATGTGAAATCCTTTTTACATGCCTGAATGTAGCCGACCCGTAATTTCTCGGTGCAGGTCGGCAATCTTGAAACGATACGCTTCAGGGTTGAGATTCATTCCATCTTTACCCGCCCATTTGTGGACGACCCTGGAATCCTCCTGAAGCTTTGTCCACTTCGGATCGTACTTGTTAATCAAGCAGCCGTTACGCAGACGATACTCAACAAGAGCGAAGTGAGCTTGAACGTGTGAATGGAACTTGCTAAAACGGATGTTACCGTCATGCACGAAACGATACAGCCAGTACAGCGCTTCTTCCGTCTTGTTGAATGGACTGAAGTAACCAATGCCCTTGTTGTCTCGAACAGCTTCCCATGCCTTGAGCATTAGGTTCTTGACGTACTGCTCGCTTGGATGGAGTTGCGTCAACCCTTCCAGAATCAAGTAATAGCTTTCACACGCCATCACTTCGGCAGCCGCTCGTCGTTCGCCACTGAGCTTACCAATCGGTCCAATGACTTTCTTGATCTCTTTAATCAAGAAATCCATCTTCAGCTCACGAACATCTTCACAGACGCTTTGATTCTTAGAACCAATACGACTGGCCTTCACAATGTTCCGGCTATGATTGAACAACTGCAACTCAGAATCAAAAATCTTGATGATCTCTTGCTCAGTGCGAGACTTCCGTGGACTTTTCATCGCAGCTGTAACTTCGATAGATTGTGAAGTGCCCATTTTCGTACAATGAAGATTATTTTGGTTACATATGACTAAGGTGAGATAGGATTGGTTGTCCTGTCTCTGGGGTTCAGTAGTTTGGTTGCTGCTGACTCCCTCCTCCCTCAGCCCTCGACGAGTTTTTGCTCAAGAGGTCTTTTAGGTGATCAACATGTCAAGGAGCGGGTGCTCCTAGCGCATCGGGGTGTCCCGATGCGCCGACCTGTTGATCACCTCTTTTTTTTTTTGCATTAATCGATGGAAAAGTCCCAATGAGGTTTCTCATCCGGACTACCCATTGGCCCACCGCCTGGACGCTTGCGAGTCAGATCAACACCGTCAACGTCATGGATGATGTCGCCAACGTCTTCAAACTTCAACACGCAGAACTTGTGAGCTTCAGGCGTACGGTTGAAGCCACGGTGCTTACCGCGCTGTACTGTCAAGTAGGATGCACCATCGGCCTTCACGATGTGGATGTAGAGTTCCAGATCGATCTCTTGGTCAATGGTAGAACAGCTATCGTAGTAACCCTTGTTAGCCACGTCCTTGACGAAGTTCTCTTCGTTACCCATCCGTGTCAACTTCTTGGCTTCAGTCGACAACTGGTGAGGCGTGATGCAGGTGATCTTGCGAGGACCACAGAAGTTACGCATACGACGGAACATATCTCGGATGTCTGAACCAGTAGGACCGGTCACACGGCAACCTGTTGTAGGAACCATGGCCAGATAGTCCAATGCCAGAACATGGATCTCATAGCCCTGGGCTTCAAGTTCCAAGACCTTGTTTGTGATGTGTCGATACGTCCACTCGGACGGATTAACGTGCATCATCATGATCTCATAACCCGTTGCAGTCAGAGCGTTATAAACGTACTCTGTCATTTCCGCAGTCGGTGTACCCATCACGTCGGCCATCTGACGAGTTTTGTTCTCGTAGATGTTGCGATACATGTAAGTCATGTTGGTAGACAACGGATCTTCAAACGTGATCCGAAGCAACAACGGACGCTTCATTACGTTGATCATGTGCGGTGTGTTATACATCGCAATATGCTCGAACAGATTTATAGAGAAACCGGTCTTGAAGTTATGTTGCAAGGCCGCCACTGTGACGAACTCGCCGCGGCGCAGACCACCTTCAGTCATTCGGTTGACACCTTGCCAACCCAAACGAAGAATACCTTCAGAACTGTTCAGGGTCTTACCCTCTTCGATCATCTGGTTCATCTGTTCACGGTTGCCGAAGTCAACCGTACCAACAACACCAGGATCTTCCTTACTTGCACTGACGCTATAAGGCTCAAGCTTTTGAACGATGTCGGCAGCAAAGCTTTGCATATTGCCAACGGTATCGCGCTTGAACTTGAGCTGCATTCCTGCATCAAGAATCAGCTTACTGATCTTTTCTTCACGGACATGTTCGTTAACGTCAGCTTCCAGATTCAGACAAAAGCGTTTGAGCTCATCTTCTGACAACTGAGTTTCGATACCTTCACGAAACGTATGGTATAGAGTTTCGTCATGCCGTGTGGCGTGGTGAATCTTTTGTAGCAGTTCAACTGCAACGTATTGATGTGTAGGCGATTGTCCACACATCTCAAGACAAATCTGCTTGAGAGCCCCTAGGATCTCTCGTTCGGTGTCAATGGCACCAACACTTACGTCTGGGAGCGTTACGCCCTCCAAGAGTGTTTTAACCAGCGCCGCTGAGTTGTCAGCGTTGTTCGGAATTTGACTCTCACGAAACAACAGCGTAACACCCTTAATGAGAAGTATTTTTTTGTCCATTTGAGAGCGTCATTTTGTTTATTGTCATCGGGATTAAGAAAATGTCCCGGCTGTGAACATACTAATGCTTTGAAGTGGAAATTTCTACCACTGCTACAATGCCAACCTTATACCACGGGTATTCGTTATGGAAATGAAACTGCTTTTTCCGATGCGTCGGCGCATTTACGCCATCCCTTATTGGGTGGCAAGTACGATCCGTCGCAAGAACATGAAGATGTGTGATCTTCTGGATTACCAGAAGGCCAGCCAAGTTCTGTCTCAGAACGACCTGACGGATCTTTTGTGCATTCACAAATTGGGATTGGATCTCTTCCCTTCTCGTCAGCACAAGAGCGACAACATCTTTGGTAGTTGGTGGTTCACGGACAACAACACCCAAGAATCAATTGCAGTCACCAATACTTTGGAAAGCAAGTTGGCCTTGCAACCTGAAGCGTTTGATGAACTGAAAAGACGCCTATATTCTGAAGACGCATCAAGCCAAACGGATGTGTCTATCTCCAAGTCTGATCCTGCTCGCGGCTTTGAAGTCGTCGCATTGCGAGATCAAGCCGTCGGAGTGATTCTGTACAACACCATCGCCAAGGTGAGTGACGTGCGTGAATTAGAATATCAGCTGGTTCGCGAGATCGTGAAACAGCTATATGTTTATGAGCAACCAACGAAGGTCGCCGAGAGCTTCGTTTATGGCTTGTATCTTCGAACGCTTCTGCGCCGTAAGGTAGCGGTGGCCTAAACCAATTCCGATTGTCATTCTTTTCTCTTTCTTCTACGGAAAACCAAATCATGAAAAATGCAGTTCAACGTCTCCTGGCTGGTCGCATCCCGGCTACTGGTCTGTCTGGTCTCCTGAACGCTGTCAAGAACGAAGCGCAGTCCAACGGCGGCACCTCGTTGATCGCTGGCGTGCGCTCCGGCATCGCTCTGGAAAGCATGAACGACTCCGAACAAGAGTCCTTCGGCGGCGGCTTGGATCGTCTGCGTGTTGCTCTGGAAGGCTACGCCAACGACTCCGGCCTGGGCAAGCTGACTCCCGCTCGTCGTGACGCCGCTCTGGGCGCCGCCATGATCGCTCAAGCTGGCAAGAGCTACCTGGGTGGCAAGGCTCCGAGCCTGCCGCAAGATGGCAACAACGTGATGATCGCTGCTGCTGGCGGCGTCGAGCGCCTGGCTACCGCCATGGAAGCCTACGACGACGCATCGAACCGCAACATGTCTGCGTACACAGTGACGTACAACATGCAAGCGGCTCAGCAAGACAAGTTCGGCGAAGCCTTCTACCCCACCGTGGTGGTGACTCGTGACCAGGTCGGCTACTTGATCTCGATCCAACTGATCAGCGTCATGGACGAAGTGCGTCGCGCCACCTCCGGCGACGTGAACGACTTCAAGCGTCGCAACATCGTGTTCGCTCTGCGCGATCCCGACATCCTGCGCAACAACCAGACCACGATCATCCCGGTGTTCCGCAACGAAGCTGCCAACAAGTTCGTCGACAGCGCCATCATCCCGCACAGCACCGTGGACCAGAACGGCGAAGCCGTGGTCACCGGCGCTCTGAAGTTCGGCCAGCAGATGAGCCTGATCGGCCTGTCGCAAGTCGACTCGCTGGTGCAATCTGGCCTGATGGACTCGACCGACGCTGTGGACCGTGACGTGCACCTGGCCGGCGCCTACTTGCAACTGAAGGACGCAACTGGCGACGTGATCTACTTCCCGACCAAGGACCTGTTCACTTCGAACTTCGTCTACAACCCGCAAGGTTCGGAAAAGCGCGTCACCCTGAACTTCGAAAACAAGTCGGTGATGGTGACTTCGAGCACCCTGGCTATCGACGGCGCCAAGCCGGGCGAACTGGCTGGCGTGGTTCCCGGCGTGGAAGTGCGTCTGGGCTTCATGGTTTCGGGTTCGCTGGATCTGCAGACCGGCACCATGAATCTGTTGGCTGGTGAAGTGACCGTGACTTCGGTGACCCAGAACGGCGTGAAGTACGTTCCCGGTGCGTCCAATCCGGCTGGCATCCAGGCCATCTTCGCTGCCTTCGTCGACGCCAAGCTGATCGGCTACAACATCGACGCTCGTCGTACCAACAGCAACCGTCGTCAGCGTGGCGACCTGCTGGACATCACGGTGTACAACCAGTGCTACTCGGTGCCTCTGCTGTCGCCTATCACCGCTCCCCGTCCTCTGGGCCAAGGCGATGACACCGACACCAGCGACCTGAACGCTCTGATCACCACCACTCGCATCCGCGCCAGCAACGGCGCCGTGGACGAGCTGCTGCGCGTCAAGGACGTGCTGAGCCGCTACGTTGGTTCGCAAGGCCTGATCGGCGATACCCTGGACATCCTGGGCGTGTCGCGTCACTTGATCACTCCGTTCTACGAAGAGTTCGAGCTGGATCTGGGCACCATCGTCAACAACATCCAGTCGCACAACCTGGCTGAAGACATCCAGCAAGCCATCACCAACAAGATGCGCGAAATGTCGTATCGCATGGTGCGTGACTCCGGCTGGCGTCAAGCCGCTGCTGCTCTGAACGGCGGCAACGACGTGGACCCGATCGTCTTGGCCGGTACCGACCAAGTGACCGAAGGCTGGCTGATGGTCACTGGCGACATGCGCACTCTGGGTGAAGGCATGTCGTTGGAAGTGGTTTCCACTCCCAACAAGCTGATGAACGGCAAGATCGTGATGACTCTGAAGGCTCCCAATGCTTCGGAAGGCGTCCCGAACGTGCTGAACTTCGGCAACATGGCTTATCAGCCTGAGCTGGTGTTGGCTCTGCCGATCCACCGCAACGGTGCGAACAGCAAGGAACTGACCGTGCAACCGGCCTTCCGTCACATCACGAACATGCCTATCATGGCCGTGATCACGATCAAGGGCTGGGAAGATGTGATCGACAAGAAGGTCGCGATCCACAATCACGTCATCTAAGTAATCCAGCACAAGCCTTCGGGCTTGCTTGGGTGAACAGCATAAAAGGAGGCCTTCGGGCCTCCTTTTATTTTGTCTATTTATTCCGTCTAATCTGATTGAAGCCTAATTTGTTTCAGTTACATATCACGTACTTGTCATGCTTGTGCAAACTGCGCAAGATTCAATAATACGTTATAAGTGTTGAACCATGGAGCATCTTAATTGTAGCACTGTGGTTCCGATGGGGCCATCAGAAACTTATTTGTTAACCCAAGAACGCAATGTTCGTGGAATGAGTTCGGGTATAAATTTCCGTATGGACATGTATAACTCGATGAGCTTTGACGTTTATGTCGTTAATCGACAGAACATGAAGTTCAAGATTCCACGCACAGCTTTAGCGGCTAAGGGTAAGCTGGTATTCCTGAAAGGCTACGGGCTATCAGCACAAGCCCGGCATGATCTCAAACACATCGCGACCACCGACGACATTTCAAATAGCAAGGAGCTTTCACATCTTTTAGAAAAGTGGAGTAAAATACAAACTCCATCAGCCACAACCCACATGAGTTCGTTGGAACAATTCATGTACGCAATTGACGAAGAAACACTTCGAGCCAGAAAATGTTTCTACGTTAGAGACTTGGATATGGTCGTATGCTTGGAGGGCTACATCGACTCTCATCCATACTCTCATCAAGCACAATTAAAGAATAGACACAATGCGGTTAAGGGTGATTTAGTCGACGTAGCTGGTGGCGCACGTCGGTTTTTTACCTGGAGCGTGTTTATTATTGACAATGCCGGAAAGATAGGACAAAGATGGATAAACATTCATGGCAGTGTTTACCAGATAAAATCCAGTCTAGATCCGAACAGCACCGATGGGTTTTATGTCGTCAGAAATAAACCAGTTACCGACGCTCATGAACACTCGGTCCCCATCTCCGACTTTAAACAGACGGAAGAAGAGTTGGACTTCCCAATCTACAAAACGTATCAAGAAGCTTTAGCTGCCAACAACTCTGAGACGTTGGTGAAACTACAGACTGTTATCGAAGAACGAAGAATAAAAGAAATCGATCTAGAAAACAGACTGACTAAAGCCAAGCATGACACGGATAAGCTGCAAGATGATGTTCAGCAACAGATTCGAAAGAACGAAGAAGCTGAACGTAATCATGAGCGTGAAATGGAATCCATTCGGGAAACGATGCGACAGGAACAGGCGCAAAGTGAACTTGAGCGAGAGCGGTTCGAAAATGAGAAGATCAAATTCGAACACGAGAAGATCACTCAAGGACAGAAGAATGCTAACGAGACCATCAAGGTTGTTGGTGCCCTTCTGACCGGTATTATAGGTTTGCTTGTAATTGCAAGCAAATGGCTCAAGTAGATGACACAAAAGGGCGAAAATGGATAAAGAGATGTTCCGGTTGATGCAAGGCGTTACGCCAAAGCTCAATCCACAATTGGCCAACGGCCTGGCCACTGTGCAAATGCCTCATGTCGAAAAGTACATTGACGACGTGATTCGTGCAGCTTCGCGTGGTTCCCACGAAGGCCTGCATTATCTGGGTTGGGCGCGTTGCACCCCCTCGGAAGAATACGCTGTCAACATTCGTCGCCGAACCCCTACGCGACAACCACGCAAGAATCCGAAGAAGACTGTGGACATGGCTCGCACTGACGCGGTCATGATCAAGTTGTTCTTCCGCTTTCACGATGTGAAATTGGAACCTCGGTATGTTTACCTCCCCTTCGTGGGTGAAGCAGGTAGCATCACCATCAACGGTAGTGATTTCAATATCGCTCCTGTGCTAGCTGACCGCGTCATCTCCATCGGTACAGACAGTATCTTCGTTCGTTTGTTCTGCGATCGCATCACGTTCAAACGTGCTCCGACGCTGTTCACGAACAATGGAGTACGCGAAAACGTTCAGATGGTTCATTCCCTGATTCACCATGATCAAGGAACGGGCACTGACGATAAGCCGGCCATCAAAGCAGAAACCTGCATGGCGCATTACTTGTTCTGCAAGTACGGCTTCACTGAAACATTCAAGAAGTATTGCGGCTTTGTTCCGTTGGTGTCAAACTACTTCGACCCTGCTCAGTATCCTGAGTCGGATTGGATGATTTGCTCATCGATCGGAATGACTTCTCGCGCTGCTGGAAAGGTGTTTGGCGACCCAACCAAACAACAGGGGCTGAAGTTAGCAATCCCTGTCGGTCAGTACACGACCCTGGTTCGTGGATTGGTTGCCGGCTTCTTCTACGTTGCTGATCGTTTCCCATCCCACATCACGGCTGACCATCTGGACAGCACGCGTCAATGGATGACGGTGATGGCTTACATCTTGTTCTCGGCCAACAACGGCGTTGGTCGTCTGTACGACAAGATGAACAGTCACTTGAATTCGCTGGACGAGTATGTCGACATCATCACCAAGGCAAACTTGGCTGACATCGGCGTGAACGTGGATACGATCTACGACTTCTTCGCATACATCATCGAACGCTTCGATGAAGAGATCTTGAAAGGTAGCGACAAGGTCAGCACCATGTACGACAAGGAACTCAGTGTCCTGTACTACGTGATGTTCGATCTGATCAAGAACATTTTCAAGTTCAACTTCCAGTTGACTGCTGCGGCAAAGAAAAACACCAATGATCCCGACGGTACTCGTCGTGGTCTGACCGAACGTGATGTGAACGCGATGCTTGATCGGGCTTTCAATCCTCGACTCATTCACCGCATCGTCAAGAACCATGGCGAGATCACATCTACCGGTTACAGTGGTGATTGCAAGGCATTCAAGATTACCAGCCAGTTGGTTCTCCAGAAAGACTCTACCAAGGGTAAAGGAGGCCGTGGCGGTGGTCGTGGTTCGATTTCCGATCCTAGCCGTCAGCTTCACGTTTCCGTGGCTGAGGTTGGCTCTTACTCAGGCATGAGCAAGAGTGATCCGTCAGGTCGTAGCAAACTCAATCTGTGCGTGCAGCTCAATGACAAATTCGTCATCACCCGTGACGAAGAACTCAAGCCGTTGCTCGACCAAGTGCAAGAAATGATTACTACGCGTTAAACCAGGCGCGAAAAAAGGAAGCCATGTATCCCCAAATGATGCAACAACAATCGCAAGTTCAGCAGCAACCCCTGCAGGCTGATCCTACGACTCAGACTGTGCCCAACATCATGGTGCAGCCCGGTAATCCGCCGTTCGTTCCGAACATCCAGTGTCCGGGTGAATTGCAAAACTACTACGGCTACATCGTCACGTCCCTGATGTCGGAGCTGCAGAACAAGATGACGCTGAATTCGGCGCGCATGTATGCTTACAACTACATGGCGCCGAACAACTTCCAAACCAATGAGTTCGTTAATCTGTGTCAAGTGACCACGGATTACATTGACGCAGTGATGCGTACGAACCAAAACGTATCACTCGAGCAATGTTTGAACGACGTCATCCCTGATCTCGTTGGAAAATATTGCTTGGCGTTGACCTTGTACTTTCCAGATCTGTATCAGTTTCTGGATGCGAACACGGCCAACCACGTGAATCCCGCGATTGCTGGTATGCAGCAAATTGCTAACTTGATCACCCAGGTCAAGCAGCAACAGCAAATGGGCAATCGCGGTGTGCAGCAGCAATTTGTCAATGGACAAATGAGTGGTCGCGTTGCTACTGTTGGCATGGGCCAGCAGCGTCAACCTGTCCACGCGGCTGCATTGTCTGGCGCTGGTTCTGCAGCAAATCGTTTATTCGAGAACAATGCTGCACAAACAGTGCAAACGTCAGTCATGACGCCCGTCAACGATGGTCAAGTTTCTCGCTATGCTCGTCAAGCCCGTCAAAAGGCAGAAGAGCAGCAACTGGCGCGCAGCACTTATCAGGCCTCTTATCGAGTGCCGAGCACTGCACCGCAAGCTGGTGAGAAGACTACAGGCTTCCAACCAATCACCCGTGTTGCGAAACCATCGACGACGATGCCGTTGCCCAAACCGACCGTTCAAGAACAGGACGTGTCTCAACCATCCCAGGCGGAAGTCAAAGCCATCGCCACAAAGCCCATTGCCGTTCAAGCAGATGTTGAACTTGTCTGGCAACCGAGCGAAATTCAACCATACAAGCTTGTTTACGACTTCACGAAGTACAAGAGCAGCCTTGTGAAAGTTGGCGAAGACACTATTGCCGTTCTGAAACCACTTACCCCGGAGGAAAAAGACAACATGAACATCGACGAACACGCGTTAACCCGGCCACCCCTGCCACGGTATGACGCGACTGGCATTAATGCGGAACCCGAAGCAATCACGGACCGCACTGTTGAAGTCCCGACGTTTGATCTGGAATTCAACGATTCGTTCCTGCTGGAATTGTCCACTGGCATCACTTCGCAAATCACCGGGCTGCGTTACGCAATCAACAAGGCCAACCAATCTCGTTCGGCAGCCAAGTGCTACCCTGCGATCATGATTGAAGCGATCTCGGTGGAAGATAATGAAACCGCTGAACGCCACATGGCCGTCATCGAGCAACTCGCTGCTTGCGACACGTTCGAGAAAGCCGTTGCCATTCTCGACGGTATCCATGACACGCCTGCTGATCGCTTGTTCTTCAACCGTATCAATCGGTTGCTGACGCAAGAGCTCAACAACGTGCTGATCATGAACTTCGGCACCTTCTGGATGGATGACTTCTTCACTGACGTGATGGCCGTCCTGCCCGCAATCGCGAAGAAGCGTGGTCCGGCCGTCAGCCAAACCTTCATGGCCAAGCAACGTCGTTTCTTTACTGAGTTCGTGATGGACATCAGTCGTGAAACGCTGGATGAGCACACAGCCTTCCTGAATGAAGAATACATCGACAACAAGACGATGAATCCTCAAGGCTGGGTCGGTAGCTTCGTGAAGTTGCCTTGGGAAACCAGCTTCACTCACCTGAATCTGCCGAGCTACGAGTTGAACTTCAACTTGAAGCCTGGTGAAACCGGTGTGCTGGGTGAGCAAACAACTCCTGAGCTTTGGTCTCTTGCTGACCAGATCTTGAGCAATGAACGTTGTACCGATGGTCGTCGGCATTACATCGTCACTCAAGACGGCATTCAGTTGCTGCTGGCTCGCGGTTACATCAAGAGCGATGCGTACTTGATCCGCCGTGTGCGTGAAGTTGCGTAAGCAAAAGTAAGACGACATAGAGGCCAGTACCGGGTAACCGGTACTGGCCTTATGCAGCCTTTATTTTTTTGGCTTATTTCACTTCAACTCATCCTCAGGAGGAGTAGGAGTTTCATCATCAGGAGTTGGCTGATCATCCAAGCCCGGAGTTGCATTAGCATCTGGAGCTTCCGGTGTATTGTCACCTGGAGCACCACCCGCATCATCAAGCCCTGGCATGTCGAATTCACCGCCACCGCCCGTGTCACTACCAAAACCACCAGCATCACCACCAAATCCGCCACCTGAGCCGCCACCGAAGCCTCCACCGCCACCGGCGTCAAGACCGACGTCTCCAGCAACCTTGTTGACGGCTTCTTGCATGGGTTTCAAACCAGCGGTCAGACCAGCCAAGGACTTCATCAGAGATTCAATGTGCGTTTTCTGTTCATTCCAGAAATGAATACGCGGAACACCTTCAGAATCCTGAGCAGTCATTTCGGCCAGTTCAGGCATGACGCCGTTATCAGCAAACCACTTGCGAACGTAGTAAGCCTTAACAGACGCGCGAACCGAATCGATGACAGCAGTGATGTCGCCGGCAAGTTCTTGAGAGAAGAACTCTTTGTTCAGCCAAGCGTCAAGTGCTTGATCAAGCAGTTTGACGTAAGCTTCAAACGCAGCAGCCTGATTCTCAATGGTAACCGTATCAGGACGAGGCAATCCGACTTCCACGCCTTCCAGATACAGATCAACCAAATACTCCACCATGATCGATTTTTCAACCTTGGTGCGCAGATCAACGTCTTCGCCAAAGTTGAACTTCTCTTTGATCTGATTGGGAATATTGATCTTGTCGTAGTTATCCTCGATCAATTGCTCGATGTCGCGCATCATGCCTTCGCTTGCACGGATGTACTTAACGATGTGTTGCGTCAGCAACGGCGTGAAGCGATCTTGCAATTGCATCACGCGACGAGTCAGCAGAATGTTGTTCTGCGTCACCGTAGTTGCAAACTCACCGCTGAACGCTGTATCCACTGTTTCAGGATTCAGACCGTAAGCCATGATGGAGCGCTTACGCAAGCTTTCTTCCAAATCAGTATCCGGTTTCGGATAGTTAGAAGCACGCTCGCCAAACTCAACCTTCACGTCTGGCAAACCAGGGTGATCGCTGTAGGTGAACTGATAACCACCGCGCTGCAACTGATACACGATGTCAGCAGGCGAAGCTGTGTTCAACGGAAACGCTTGCTGGCGGCTGCGAACAACTTCGTTCATCATGATTTCCAAGGACTTCGTCGGATCTGGATCTTCCGGATCCAGCTTAAAGTCCACAGTCGTCATCCCGATCGAGTTACGGATGGCTGCCATGGTGTTGGCAAACATCAGTGTCGAGCGCAGTGCGTTGATGATCTTGGTGTCTGACAGAATAGAGCGACCAATACCGTCGGCATTGAAGCGGAAGGCAAAATAGGTCACCAGTTCTACGGGAACGAACAAGATCTGTGTGCGTTGTTGTTGCAGCGTACGTGCCAGCATGATCCGGTACACGTCGTCGTTAGTACCCAGAGCAACACCGTTGGTGTAAACACCGTTACGCAGGCGAGCCAACAAGTCAGCAGTGATCAAATCACCGTAAACGCGAGCGCTGTAATCCAAGTGCTCGGAGTTCGAGCAATCAAATCCGCCCATCATGCTCTTTGTACGAGCAATCACTTGAGACGGCAAAGAACTCGTACCGGTGTTCGTACCCATGCGACCAGCCAAATCCGAGTAGTAGTCTGAACGACTCTTAATCGAGATAGGGTGACCGGTGTTGTCCAGCAGAACGAAGTAACCTACGTGCTTCTCGGGCTGACCTGGAACGTGCACGGGAATCACTGACTCGGTAGGCAACTCCAGCACCAATGGATTACCGATGGTGGTACGTTCCAATTGTTGCTGCGTCTTCAAAGACGAAACGTTATCTGCCCTGGCATTGGAATTCTTGAACAATGCGGCCGACAGTTCACGATCAGTGAGCTTCTTCCGTGCAATATTCTTTTTGTCCTCGAAGTTCTTGTCAACCATACTTTCCATAGCGACACTGCCACGGTTACGGTTGTTACGAATTGCTTCGGAAACACGAATTGAACGAACAGCTGCGGCGGCACGAGGCGTCGACAGAACAGCGAAGTTGTCGGTCACGAACAAGAAATCGTTCTTCTCAACCGTCTTCTCTGTGCTGGTCGGCTGACCCTTGTCGTTGTAGGCTTTGAAGCTCTCGATAGAGATTTCACCATCAACGGTGGTCTGAACTGCCTTGCCAAAGCTTTCAAACTTAATGGCAGATTCCGCCTGAGCTTGAGTGCCGGATGCAGTAACCATGCCTGGTCCCAACAAGCCAATCCCTTTAGGACGACCGTTGTTATCGTAGACCTTGTGGAATCCTGTATTCAAAGATTCCATCGCCATTGCGAGAGGTGCGTGGCGGTTAATGAACTCATCCAGACTGTTTTCTGGAAGAACCATCCGAACGTGAGCGCCCTTGTCGAAAAGAGAATCACGTAGAATTTGTTCCAGATCGTTCTTTATTTTATAGGTTTGATCGAAATGGTTTCGCATGAGAGCCAAGATCTCCATGCTCAGCTGGTTCGGAAGGACACCTTCAGGGCCGGAGTAAAGTAACTCGACAGTCACCATATCTTTGGGAGACAGGATCGAGCTTACCAGAATTTGCGCAGACAACTCAATGTCCGGCAGAATCTGCATGACGCCTTCAGCGTCCTTGACTTCGTTCATCGTCCTTTCAGCTTGTTGCCGAAAGGCCATCGAATTTGGCTGCATCAACTCACGTTGACCGCCTTGGGTATACCTTGGCTGCTGATTATCGCTGCGCAGTTTGCTGATTGCAGCAGCCAATCCAGGATTGTTGCGAATGACGGATAGCACTGGGAATTTCTCCCCGCCATCCATTGCAACAACCTGCTTCAAAATTTCTGATTTTTTGCTCATGGCGCTTTACTCATCGTAGAGGCAAGGATTTATGGAAAACAACTACTACCAAATCTACATTGATTCGGTGATGCAGCTGGCCTCAAGTATGGTCATTAAGTCATCGGACACTGCGAATTTGATCAACACAGGACTCCGAATTGCTTACGGCGATAACGCCGTGGATCAGCATGATCCGACCACTTGGAAATATTACCTGAATATGATCGGTGAGTATCATCCCACCGATACACCGATCCAGGTGGTATCAGTCGATACGTTACAAACAATTGATTTTACCCGGCAAAACTTACAGTTTCACCGCGGTACAGCAAAGGCTTACGCGTACGGCTCAACGTACTACAAGGAACTGGTTAACCGGTATCCGAAACAAGAACAATTGATCTTGGGTATTTTGTATCCGGCGCCCGACATTCAAACCTGCGTCGATGCACGGGATGGTACGATCATGTCGTATCCGCCACAGTTCGTGGAGACATGGGAATACTCGTTGATCCCGAATATCCAGAAATGGATTTATGCGTACCTGACACGCTGGTATAACCGTCAGTACACGCTTACTGATGACTTGTACGCTGTCACGGTGCAAGCCATCATGTACATGAACTTGGTTCCGGCAATCATTACGGCTCGTCTGTCTATGACGAAGACGAATGAAGCCCACAGCTACCATGTTCGCCAGTATCTTGCAAGTAACGGAATGCTGGATGTCTACATCTCGTATCTGACTCGCAAGCAATCGCTGTTTCTCTACAGGAATATTGCTTACATTTATCGCAACAGCGGTAAGGCTGCGACATTCGATTGGTTGATGCAGCACATCATGACTGAGCGCGGCTTGCCGTTGGCTAAGTTTGAAATGCGACACGACTTGTCGGAACAGCCGGCTGAACTCAAGCCTACGTTGTCGTTTGAAAAGATCCCTTTGAACACTGGTTACAACTACGACCAAGTTGATCAGTACACGCTGGGGCAGGTCTTCAATAAAGAAGAACCACTGGCTCGTGACAATGCGAAGTATCGCGATGACGAAGAGGCTCGCGCTCTCCAAATCATGCAGTACTCGAAATCCAATCGCTTGAACACCAAGTTGCTGGAATCGACCATCATTGATTACACGGGTTCTGAGCACTACACGCTGGCTGATACTTTACTGTATCACTGGATTTCGCTCAGCTCAACTGGTCAGTATCGTTCGTACGTTCAGGTGACATCACCTGCTACGAATGAAACAATGAGCTTGACTGTCAAGGAAGCTTTCGAGTTCTATGTGTACGCAAGTTGCGCGATCATCGGGATTACGCTGACAAAGCTACCTGCTGTGATTGCTAAGCGCGTCATCCGCACACCTCGACCATCGATTGATGACTTGATGACTGCTGCTGACGTCAGAGTTGTTCCTCGCAGTTTTGCTGAAAGCATGATTGGCCTGTTGCCTGTTCCACAGACCATGATCAGTGTTGATAGCTTCTATCAGTACTGTGTAGCGTTGCATCGTGCTTCATTGTCGCAGTATTACACACTGTGTCAAGAAACTGCAATGGATGCATATGGTCAGAAATACGGCATCATCAATCGCTGCTGGTCTGACACCGGTGTGAAGACAGGGGATCAAGTTGATCAGTTTTACGCTGATTGGTTTACTCAGCGCAACATCCTGATCTCTGAATACACGAGAGCTGATCTGGCAACTATTGCTAACGATTTGCTCGCTGCAGCAACAGGTGTGGATTCTGCAGGCGCAATTACGCTGAAGGATATCCAAGCCGCGATGATTCGCCTCATGGGAGACTTGTCAAGCTACAGTGTTCAATACGTTGCGAAGATCAACAACGGTAAGGTCACTGATGCGAACACAGGCAGTATCCGTTACGACGATTTCACAGCCAAGGTTCACGGCAAGATCGTCTGTTCGATTCCTCCTTGTGTCGATAAGCTGATTCCTCATCTGAAATCAAGGATTGATTTTGATGTCTTTGATGATGACTGGATTGCGTCGGTAAAGACTTGGATGCGCATTGATGTCAAATCCACATCGTCCGTGACGTCAGCGCCGCATTCTGCTAGGCATCGTATCGCCATGCTTTCGACAACTGGGTACAAGTACGACTGGCCGGAGCTTCCTCCTAATCCAAGAAAGCTAACACCGGTTCTCGGTATGGATAAGTTCCTTTTGTTGCCCCTGGAAGATCAATTGAAGATCCCATCTTTCTGGCCAGAACAACAGGGATAATAAATACGCCCTTCAATTATTGTGACGCGTCTTTGAGTCCGTCAACGTGGACTCAAAGACGCCACGATATTCTTGCGAAAAAATCTGTCAAGGAAGAACATGGAAAACATCACTCGCACCGTCTACGCTGCGTCTATTCAGACAAATCTTTTTCTGAAGACGGCGCAAGCTTATCCGGACAACACAACACTGAACGAGAAGTTCGGTATCAACGCTCGAATTTTGCCGTCTACAACGGACACTCCGTCGCTGAACTGCTACGTGATCGGCAACCGCGGTCATCAGACTGTTGTTGGTGCCGAAGGTATCGCCAAGTCGGAACCTGTTCAACATCGCGCTACCGATGCGGCACTGTACGGCCACATCCCGTTTGTTCTGCGTCCCATGAACAACGACCTGTCGCAGACAGATCGTGCGAAGTACGCACTGCGTACTGAAGAAGTTCATGACGGCATTCGTTATGCGGCTTACTACGCTCGTCGTCTGGACAAGACCAACATGGTCACGCAGATGTTGATCAAGACCGTGACTAACGGTGTTGAAACAACGACTCCGTTTGTGCCCAACAGCTCCAACCTGAATCCAGTGCCTCCAGTGGTTTCGTCCACTGGTGTCAACACAACCGACGGCAGCTACGTTTCCGCCGTGGCGACGTTGACTATCGCAATCTCGGAAGCTGAAGCTGCTGAGTTGCTGAACGTGGCCAAGGTGCTGTACAAAGATGAAGGTTACGCCATCATCTCCGAAATCGGTCTGGTGACCAGCGTGGACAAGGTGGTCTCCGTCACTTCCACAGCTGGTAACTTCTCGATGAATGAAATCATCGTGGCTCAGATCGCTGCTTTCAGTCCAGCAATGATCCCTGTGAACTTCAATCCGTCTGGCGCCGACGTGGTGCTGAACGTGGGTTCCACAGAACCACTGCTGGCCTTGATGCATTAAATCTCAATGCATCTGATGCCGTACAATGCAGAGAGCATTGTCACGATCTTAGGTTTAGACCCAGGAACAAACAACCTGGGTCTAGCTTGGATTAGCTTTGACGCTGTTACTCTGCAAATCGTTCGTACGCAATCTCTTTTGCTCACAGCAGACAAAATGAGTCCCAGCCCTTGGTATGCTGAGATTCATTGCGATAGACATTCGCGCTTGAAGACGCTTCAACAGAACATTCTTCAAGTGCTGCATTACGTCAATCCAGTCTGTGTCGTTACTGAATCACCGTTCTTTAATGCGTTACGTCCAAACGCATATCAGGCGCTGATTGAGACAATCGAGATGATACGGCATGCTGTCAGTATGTTTGACGTTTACAAATCGTTGAACTACATTGATCCACCTAGCGTTAAAAGAGCTGTTGGTGGGGCCGGCAATGCTAAGAAGGAAGAGGTCCAACGTCGTGTTTTGATGATTGATGAACTCAATTATCAAGGCCAGACTCCATTGGGTTCACTGGATGAGCACTCTATCGATGCGATTGCAGTGGCTTACTCCAAACTGATTGAGTTTAGAAGGAACAGGCTATGAGCATTATCGATACCGTCTTGGCTCCTGTAAAGGCCAAGATGAATGTGATCAAATGGATACTCATTGGTGCCGGCGTCATTTCAGCACTCGTGCTTGGCGCTTACTTCTGGCACGACTACAAGCAAACTCAGGCGTCGTTGATAAAGGCAAATGCTGAACTTGTGACTCGCAGGGCAGAGAACAAGGATTTGCAAGTTACGATCGACAAGAAAGAAGCGTCTGACAACATCAATGAGAAGGTGCAGTTGAAGGTGATTCAAGAGATGGGGTCTGTGGAAAAAACCACAGGTCAAATCACAACTGAGCACCTGACCAAGCTCAAGGACATTGAAAAGAAATACGAACAGCTTCCGAAGACACCGGACAATGAAAAAGCAAAGATGGATGAAATTAGTGCAGATCGCCTGACCCGTTTATGGGAAGTGTACTGCATCGCTAATCCGTCTGAAGCCAGGTGTTCGCAACCGCACGTTGCAATGCCCATTGCCTCATCTGCTTCAAAGCCATAACAGTTCGAGGTACTTTTCATGCGTCCTCTCCTCTTCCTTTTTCTGGTTGCGTTCATTCTCTCAGGATGTACAACAACACAGCCAGAACCCGTAATCAAATACAAAACGATCGTCATTGCGCCTGAGGATAGTCTGTTGTTGGACTGCGATACAGAAGCTCCTCCGAATATTGATGATTATTTGAAGCTGCCCGAATGGACGCTGAAAGAAGGCGTTCTAATCGACATGAGCCAAAAGCAATTGGTGAATATCGCCAAATGCAATATCAGGCTCAAAAACTTGCGTTCTTGGAAAGCTGAACAACTCGAGCTTTACAAGGACAAGAAGAACTGATACGATCAGATCTGAAACAACTCTGGGAGAATACGATGAGTGATAAGGATACTGCAGAAAGCACCCTGGTTCCTCCAGTCGTGCCTGTAGCGCCCGCTGTGCCTATCGTGCCATCAACTCCCACGGTAGCAGATATTGGTAAGTACGAAGCAGAGAAAGCAGATCGCCAGTTGAAACACTGGGTGATTAAGGTCATCGTGAGTGTGGTGGCACTCATGTTCTCCGTTGCCTGCTCGGCCTTCATTTATATGTCCGTGGTGAAGGGGCCGAATAGTGGCGCTGACGCAAGTGTGATTAAGACGTTCCTGGATACTCTCCTGGAGATGTTCAAAATCATGAAAACCAGCTAGTTTTACTGGTTTAGAAATCCCTATACGACACTACCGAACGATGGTAGGTCGTGTGGGGGTTTTATTCCGTTTATCTTGTGTTGTAGTGCTAACCACTAACCCCTATTTTGGAGTAATCGTGAAACTCATTTTTGAAATGATCAAAAAGGCAAACGCTCAGATTGCCTTGGAACAAGATGTTCAAGACGGTAAGACGTTCAAAGAACATGAGCATGAGTTCTACGTCGAGATCGAAGACTTCGAACAGTTGAAGAATGCTGAATCAATGGATCTGCAAGAGCAATGGAACATCAAGATCGGCAAGAGTTCTAAGAATGCCGCTAAGGGTGCTTTGCGTATTCGCCAGATCGTCAAAGGCGATCCCAAGGCAGGTGCTGATCAAAGGCCTGAAGGCGAGCCTCAGTACGTCTTGAACACCAAGGTGGATCAAGGCGTTGGTCGTCGTCTGGAAGTGCCTGTTCCGACAACAGTTGATGCGTTCAATCTGTTCGCTATGCTGAGCGAGTCCGGCATGATCAAGCATCGCTATCACTTCCCTGTGGGCGACTTGGTCTTTGAAGTCGACATGTTCGTGAATCCAGAAGGCGGTTACCATCCGGTGGCCAAGATCGATCTGGAAGTCAAGAGCATGGATGCTGAGATTCCTGAATTGCCGATTCAAGTGAAGTCCTGCATCAAGGGCGACACCACGGATTCGAGTGAGCGCAAGAAGATCACGGAGTACTTCGACAAGTACTTCATCACGAAGAACAAGTTTGATGCTGACGCCGTGCTGGCATTGGAACACTTGTCTATTGCGCAAGAAGCTACAACAACAGTTACTTTTTCAACTGGTGAGAAACTTGGTTTTGGTTTCTTAGCTTTGATTGGAGTGGCTAACCTCTTCATGTGGGGTCACGACAAGTGGAAAGCCTACGTTAAGGACAAGAACAAGGATCTCGACATTTTCGACGAAGAAATTCACAAGGTCGTCAGGACGTTGAAGAATACCTTCTTGAACGATGCTTGGGTTTCTAAGCAGACCTTCAAGACAGGTGATATCGCTGGCACTGAGATTGCGAAGTGGCTTTCCGTAAATGGTAAGTTCAATCCCAATCCGATTGAAACTATCAACGACACACTCGCAATCATTGCGCGGACTGAAACTACGCTCTTCAATGCCTACGTTTCGTTTGTCAAGCAAGTTCAAACAATCGTAGCTCCGGTGGAAGCTTTGTGCCAGCGAACACCGCCTGAACCTAGCGGCAATGAAGCTTACACAGATTGGGCTGTGAAGTATCAGACGCTGGAAGCTGCTTCGTTGTTTGAGGATATGGAAAAGAAGCTGCGTGCTTTGCACCATCCTGCAGAAGCGTTGTGGAACAAATTGCCCAACAGCAAAAACATGGTAGGTGGTCTCGTCTACTCTGTGAATGACAAGTACGACGTGTGGGACGGAGATTATTACTTTAAGCTGGAAGCAAAGCCGCCTAAAGTTGATGCTCAAGTCCCAGCGCTCACAGCTGCTCAAGCCAAAGAAGTTGCAAAGCTGATCATTAAGTTTCTTGAAGTAACCATGTCTTCAGGAGGTGGTGTTTTCCATCCAGCCCAACAGCAAGTTACCTACTACCCGCGTCCTCAGGACGGTTGGCCTGAAACTAACAAGCAGTGTGCATCTCCCGACTATCTTTTTGCGCATGCTAAGATAGATTGCCCGATGTATGAGACAGCGCTTTTTAAAATCGGCACCCTCAGCGATCAGTACATAGATCCTATTTACGTTCTGGAATCTACATTCCGGTATGCGAGTAGTCAGGTCGCCGAGGCTTTGCTGATGTGGTTGCAGAAGTCAGTTGTTTCTAGTGCGGAGTAAGAAGTGACTAACATCATCATTCAACAAGCTCTGTTGCAACAGCAAATTGCAATGGAAAAAGTCATGGAGATGAAGGATCGAAATGATTCGATTGGTCGAAAAGTTTTGATCAAAATCCTCGGCATGGTTGCCTACATCCCCAAATTGACGTTTGATCAAGAAGACGTCGATATGAGGATCGTGGAGAAGATGTGCAAGCATCCTGAACTCCTCAAGGTAATCGACGACTGGATCTTCACTCCAGATCAAGATTTGGTTCCAAAACTGGAAGAAGCACGGCGTGTGTTTTCGGCAATTCAAAAACCGAAAATGCATCCGAAACTCTACCGTGGCTTCGATGTCAGCGAGATTGACGAAGACAACATGCTTACTGCGGATAAAACCTGGTACGGCAAACTCAACGTCAATGGTAAGCCTGGTGACAAGTTTACTCACGTCACTAAGCGAGCTTTGTCTTTCACACATCACGAAGGCACGGCATCCAGTTATGGCAAGATCATTGCTACTCTTGATCCGGCCAAATACAAGAACCGTCTTTTAGACATCAGTCTTGAGCTCTGTTACGCGTTGTACGAAGTTGATCCTAGTTACAAGGATAAAAAACCTCCGTACTACACGACGTATGGCGAGTACATCTTGATGCCGTCTAAAGAACCTATCGAGTTCGTCATTGATTCGATAGGTGGTAACAAAGCTGCGTAAGAATCAGTTAATAAAACGAGGGATCACTCCCTCGTTTTATGTTATCTAGTTCATACTACCTCTAAAACGCATTTAAACAGCCTACACGGCATTTAAACTTTACTTCCATGTCATTGGGTACGTTAATAAACAAATCGATTATAGACAGCATAAAGAGGTAGGGGTTACCTACCTCTTTATTAACTTCGCTTATTCCTTGCTATTGGTTGGACCAGCGTTATGAGTCCAGATGTAACGGCCTGGCGAATCGCCAGCAGCGTAACACTGATTATCACAGAAGATCGTTGCAACCATACCGCGGCCTGCATCACGGAGTTCAACAATCTCTTCCCAACGGAAGCCATTCTCATCTTGGACAGGCAAGCGCTTATTCAACACTTCTGTCGAATTGATGCACGAGCCATCTTCCAAGGTCAGCGGTGTGTTATCAGAGCAAGTCAACTCGATGCCAGACGCAGAAACCATCGTGAGAAGGTTTTGTTCAGAGACACGGTTGCTGATGACTTCACCAGCCATCACGCCATCGCGCGTAAGGTTCAGCAGTTCAAGCGAATGACCGGGACGCATGTCGCGAGCACGAACATCGAATGAATGGCCGGGCATGTAAGCGGATACAGAAACTGATCCACCACCGCCTCCGCCGCCACCGCCACCACTACTGCCAGTTCTCAACACTACAGCACCGAGGTACGCAGCGTTAGTTCCAGCGGGATTATCTGCAATGTTGACGTCTACTTGCAACGGCACGCCGCCGGTAAACTCCCAAGTTTGATCCGAACTAAGCGGAACATAGCCGCGAGGACCGCTGAGGTTACCGGCGAAAGCAGTTTCATAACCGGGCTGAGGCGTGACACGAACCCAGTACCGATCGCCAGGCATGCTCGACATTGGATTGCCGATGTACCAATTTTCAGGACACGTTTGGTAAGCTGGAATATCTACGGCAGTACCGTACATCGTAGCCGTGATGCCGCCGTTACGTTTCACGGTAAACGAATTGGTATTTGCACTGATATTCAAATACGGCCAAACCGGATTTACACCAGGCGAATAGACGGCACCTTCGTATGGAACAATTTTTGCCCACACGCAAGCAGGCGAGCGATCCCAACGAACTTGTGTGGTCAACCACGTAGAGTTTTCAGTCGTGTTTGCTTCAATACTGATAGCGCCATTGTTACCCCACCAGCCAGAGAAGCGAATCGGATCAGGAAACGTGTGGTTGTAGTACTGTTGCTCATAATCACCAGCACCATCGTAACGCAAGCCAATGACTACTTCGTTTGGATTGATGGGAGCGCCCAGACGATTGTCTGAACCATTCTCATCCCGCGTGACAGCTTGCTCGCCGACAGTTCGATTGCCAGGGAGAATGATGAGTTCATCCCAAACGCCATTGCCACCACCATCATTCATCGCCGTAAAGATTTCAGAGATTTTCTTGATGGAGCAGTTGTAAGTGGCGTAAGCCATCGCTATTTCCGAACCGGAGTTGTTCGTTTGGAAGTTATAGCGACCTGTCGCAATTGGCGTCATGTGCATTACTTCACCGACTGCATCACGGCCGCGAGCAGACAAGCTGGTGCCACCACTCATTGTGCTGGTGTAGGTTGTCCAACTACCGGTCAACATGAAAAATACAGTACACGTAGCACTATCTGGCAAGCCAGAGTTATTTTCATTGCTGAAGTTCTTGCGTTGCCACAACCAGCCGTTGCCTACGCGACCAGCATAACCAAAATCATTCCAATGACGCGTGCAGTCATCGTTCTGAGCATCAGTAGCTGGCGGGTTAGACGAATGGTTGTAAAGCGTGCGATGGAAGTAATCCTTGTACGGCCAGAACTGAGTAATGCTCAGCGACTTCTGTGCGCCAGGAAAAGAACCCAGGTTCACAGCGTAACTGCTGGAGATCAAACCACCAGGTGTCGGAATAGCAGCAGAGCCGCCTTTTGCACCCGAAGGTGTATATCCGCCACCGGCACGGTAAGCGCTCAGGTTTCGTGGAGGATTGGATCCGCCAAACTCAGCGATGACGTCGCTGAACTTGACGGGTAAGCTATTTGGGACAGTCAATTTAGTTCTCCTAAAGGAGTTGGCTTCATAATGAAGCAGCTCTCATAATACTCGCAGGTGGTGTTTGAAAGAACATAAAGAGGAGGGTCTTCCCCTCCTCTTTATTACGCCAAGTTACTTAGCGATCAGAGCTTGAACCAGCCTCTTGAGTTCGTCGATTTCCTTCTGCTGTTCAGCAACGGTGGACTTCAGATATTCGATGTCGACATCTTGTTCCTTCATTGCTTCGAGCATTGGAGCTTCCATCGAACCGTAGCTCACGGTCAGGATCTTGGAACCATCCGGCAACTCATCAGCAGTTTCAATCACAGCCACGCCGAACTCGACTTGACAGTCTTGAGCGATGAAACCCATGCCAGGCTTTCCGTTCTTGACGAACGTGCAGCCAGTCACAGTGCTGAACAAACGCTTACGCGCATTCTTGATCGGTTCGATCTCAGACTTGATACGACGGTCTGAAGTCGTGTACAGATCAGAAGCACGCAGAGCAACGCCATTGTAGCCGTCAACGAAACCAGCTTGCTGCATGTAAATGCCGCCAGAGTAAGTCTCGTTGTACCAGCCGGTGTTGCCCGTACTGCGCCACCAATTACCACGGTGTTCACCGTTGAACTGAACTGTCGAATTGAAGGTAACAGAGGAGTTGAAGTTTGTGGCACCGCTGACAGTACCGCCGTTGGCCAAGGACAAGCAAACACCGCCAACGTTAACGTCGGTCATGATGCGAGCCCATGGAGACCATGTGCCACCTGTATCGCGCATCGAGCGGATATAGTTCTCAGCATGAGCGCCAGTAGAGCCAGACCAACCCAACAACAGTTGACCGCAACCACCACCCGTCATCGACAAGATGGTACCGTACGCGGTGGGTTGACCACTGCTATACACGCTATACATAGTAGCACCAACGGGCGTCATTCCTGCGCCGTTACTGATAACGCCAAGGTTATTCAGAACGTTGGTGTAATTGGACGTGTTTGCAGTGTTAGCTGTGTTTGCACTAGAAGCACTGCCTGTGACATTGATAGGCCATGTCCCGCCAACGTTCGTACCGTCGCTATGAGCAACAGTTTTCCAGCCGTTGAATGAACCGCCACTGTCACCGTTGCGGGTGCGGTACGCCAAGCCTTGACCGCTGTACGCCGAATTCAACTGCAGGTTGTAGCCGCCGCCGTCGAAGCAAACCAACGGTCCGCTATACGGAGCGTTATAGGCGTACGTGAAACCAGAACGGCTTCCTGGCAATGCGTTAGCGTCCCAGCCAGGCGCGCCAACCCAGCCTTGATACCACGCAGGTGCAGCGAACGTATTGATGGCTTCACGAACACGCAAAGGCGTCATGTAGACCGTATTGCTAGAACCACCAACCGCGTCACCTTGTGAAGCAATTGTGTAATTCTCAACGTTGCCCAAACCAACTTGCCACTTGTTAGTAGCATGAGGATTGTCAGTACGTCCAGCGTGAGCGTTCACCAAAGCACCGGCTTGCACTCCGATTGCTTGCGCAACGCGAAGCGGTGTCATGAAGGTACCGTTGTCGGAACCAGCTTGCGCTTGGGCCTGCGACGCAGTCGGGAAGTTATCAACGTTGCCAAGTCCAACCTGAGCCTTTGTGGTCTGGTGAGGATTCGACAAGTTGTTAACGTGCGCACTGAAAGCATTACCAACCAAGGCAGCAATTTCTTCAGCAGTACGAACAGGTGTCATGTAGACGCTATTCGACACACCTGCTTGAGCTTCAGGCGTTGTTGCAATGCCGAAGTTCTGCACATTACCTAGACCAACGTGGGCCTTGGTTGTTTGGTGCGGATTATTGCGATCGTTGACGTGTGTGTTCAGCAACGCACCGGCCTGTGTCGTGATAGCTTGCGCTGTCAAGAACGGCGTCATGTACTTGACAGTGCTTGTACCGGCTTGTGCTTCAGCAGTGGTTGCAATATCGAAGTTGTTGACACTACCCAAGCCAACTTGAGCTTTGGTAGTCTGGTGAGGATTGTTGACGTTGGAAATGTGCGTGTTCAACGGCACAACTGCTTGCAGAGCAATTGCTTGCGCTGTCCGCAGCGGCGTCATGAACAAGTTGTTCAATGTGCCAGCTTCTGCTTGGGCTTGTGTGGCCGTCAAGAAGTTGTCAACGTTACCCAAGCCAACTTGAGCCTTCGTTGTTTGATGCGGGTTTGCCAGATCAGCCTTGTGAGCATTGATGTTGGCTTCAACCTGCGTGATGCGTTGATTCACCAGAGTGAAAGTGCTATCGATGTAACGATAGATCTCATCGTGGGAAGCAGAGTCACCGATCAGAATAGCGCTACGCAAACGCTCGATCGCTGTGACCACATACTCGAAACCGTAGATGTCACCAGCATCGTGGAAGTGAGCTGCTGCGGTGAAGACATCAGGCTTGCTGATGATGTCACCCCAGTTGACAGGACGGTTATCGAAAGCTGCACTGTTGAGCATGTCAACAATGGCTTGGGAATTCAGACTGTATTGACCACCAACTGTTTGGTATTCAATTTCAATCCTGCTGGAAACAGCAGTGTCCTTGATCAAGATGATGCCGCAAATTTCCTTACCGAACATACCGGTAGGAACGGTGTCCAATTCAGTCGCAACATATTGCTGCGGCGTACGCAGAGTCAACCCGGTTGTCAGATCACGAACAACCAAAGACTCTGTAAAGAAAGGACCATAGTTCGGCGCGATGGCTCGCACCTGGCGATTGACAAGATCGTGAGGTTCACCGACAATCTTGTTGTCGGGACTCACACCGGTCTTATCCAGCGGATATCGAATTGGAACTGGTACTGGCATGACAAATATCCATTGTTGGATAAGGAAGGGGGAGGAGCTACCTCCCCCTAACCTTACAGATTGTTGATAGCGGCCGTCAAGGCTTGCAGACCTGTTGCCACGTCTGTCGTGAGGGTATTGAGTTGACCCTGCAACAGAGCGAGTTGTGTTTGCAAGGTATTGACTTGTGCCTGCAGTGCCTGATTCGACGAAGACTTCGTCATCATCGTTGGCGTTGGTGGATTCTGATAACCCAAGTGGACAATCGAAACACCGCCACCGCCTTTATTCAGCTGCACGATGGACAACGGATTGTTGCTGGTACCCATGCGAGCGTAAACGGTCGCAATGTTGGTAGCAGAGTCATACGTAAAACCAAACTCAGGCGCGCCAGTATCAGGTTCCGGTGACTCAGGTGTCAGCGAGTAGTTCACATAGCCGTTTGCAGGAATGTCGCGGATGGACAAAGACAAACGATAGCTTGGTGACTTCAACGCTGTCGGAGATTCACCGCCAGAGATCAACCAAATCAAATCCGGTGTGGCATTAGGAATGCCGTTCGCAGAATTGGTGATTGGTCCCACGGTACCCAAACGTGCCCAGGTATAACCAGTGGTGTTCGCCGCGTCCGCAGGTTTCGAATCCAAGAAGCCGCCATTCACAGAGCTCTGTGTCAGCAAGTTCTGCAAATCCGTAACGGAATAACCACCAAGCTTGCCGGAGTTGGTAGCCGTATCGTTGACACCCAGCTTCGCGAGCAGCAGTTGATCGGTTTGCGCAGTGGTGTACGAACCAACCTGAGCTGCCGTAACACTGTGAGGATTGTCCGTGCGGTTTGCGTGCACGTTGACCAATGCTGGCACTTGGGACAGGATTGCGTCCTTGACACGCGCCGGCGTCATGTAGGTTGCGCTATCTGTACCAGTTTGAGCTTGCAACAATGATGCGATCGGGAAGTTCTGGACGTTGCCCAAACCAACCTGAATCGCCGTCACTGCGTGAGGGTTATCCTGACGCGTACCGTGAGCATTAACGTTGTTCTGAGCGATCAACGTTGCTGTTTGAGGTGTGACGTACTTGACATTACTCGTACCTGCATTGGCTTCGGCGGCAGAAGCAATGTCAAAGTTCTGGACGTTACCCAGACCCACTTGCTCTTTCGTTGTTGCATGCGGATTATTCGTATCCGACAAGTGCCCGCCGAGGTTGGCATTCAAAAGCAAGGAACCACCGCGAGGTGTCAAATACACCGTGCTCGACAAACCAGCTGCTGCTTCTGGATCAGAAGCAATCGCATAGTTCTGCACTTGACCCAAGCCGACATCAGTCTTTGTCGTGTTGTGAGGATTCGACAACGCAACGTGATCAGCAAAAGCCGTTCCAACCTGGAAAGTAATGGCATCAGTCGTGCGGGCAGGCGACATGAAACGATCAATAGCTGTACCAGCCGTAGCTTCAGCATTGGTCGCCATCATGAAGTTAGGTACGTTTTCCAAGCCAACTTGAGCAGCAGTCACTCCGTGAGGGTTTGCTGCATTCAAGTGATTCAAGAAGTCGTTACCGACATAGAACGAAATGGCTTGCGACACACGTTGCGGCGTCATGAATTTGGTAGCGACGGTATTGTTCGTTGCTTCAGCTTGTGTAGCTGTTGCAAAGTTATCCACGCTACCCAGGCCCACCTGTGATTTGTTCACAGCGTGAGGGTTCATGAAGTCGCTCAAATGCTGCTGCAAGTCAACGTTCGCCAGGAACGAAATGGCTTGCTTGACACGCAGTGGCGTCATGTACGACGCATTGTCCGTACCGTCTTGTGCCTGTTGCGACGTAGCTGGCGGGAAGTTCGCCACGTTGAACAACTGCATTTGATCCTTGGTGGTCGCATGCGGGTTCATCGTGTTGGCTGTGTGCGCATTCAGCGCAGCAGTCACAACAGCCACCACTTGAGCCGTCAAAGCCGGCGACATGAACGTGGTGGTGGAAATACCGGCCAGTGCTTCTGTACCGGTTGCCATGGCGTAGTTGGGAACGTTACCCAGACCCACTTGAGCTTTGGTCGTACCGTGCGGGTTGTTCTGATCATTCAAGTGAGCTTGAAGATTAGAAGAACCCAAAGCCAGAATGGCGGCCGCCGTTGTTGCTGGCGTCATGTAGGTCGTAGTGTTCACACCAGCTTGCGCTTGAGGTGTGGTCGCAATCGGGAAGTTCTGGACATTCCCGAGACCTATTTGAGCAGCAGTCGTTTCGTGAGGATTGGACTTGTTCGAAACGTGCTCTTGCAAACCACCGCCAGTGCTGGCAGAAATAGCAGCGCGAACGTTGTCGATGGATGCAACCATCTCCTTGGCACCCACCATGTCGACCAGATTCCACTCGTGGTCAATGACAGGGAAGTCAATGGGTCGAGCGACAACCATCTCCCAACTTGTGTTGCGAGGGTTGTACATCTTGTTAGCGAGCAACTCAGCAATCTGAGATGTGCTCAGCGTCCAATTACCACCAACAGTCTGATAACTGATGCGAATAACACCGGCCAAGTCTGTATCCAGGAACTGGATGGAACCATACAAGGGCTTGGCGCAGGCTTTGGAGGCTTGAATGAACTGATAGCCGAGGTAGTAATCGACGCCCTCCACCAGAGTCCGAGAAGAACCATCTGGATTGTTGAAAGCAAGCGTCAGACCAGCGGCAAAGAACGGCGCCCACTTCGGAACAATGTAATGGTAATCTTGGAAGTTGACCGAGGTAATCGGTTGTTGTTCGTTGATTACCTTGTTCAGCGGGTTCTGGCCCGTCGGGTCAAATTCGTAAGTGATATTTGGGTTAGGCATCTGGCACCTCTAGAGATTAGACTTGCGTCTGAATACCGTAAAACTAAGCAAAAAAGTGCCCAGTCGTGGGTTATGTTGCGGTGATCCTAAAGATGACCGATCACATTATTTGAAGAGCATCGTCGACCATATATAGCGATCGTGTCAAAACTTCCTTGAGGAAATGAAAAAATGTATCAACTCGTCTCCGCAATTGCCAGGTCAAACAAAGCTGGCTCGCGCTGGGTGAGTCTGGACATTGGCTCCAAACTCATGGGTGACTTGTTCAGTCAGTACGAAAAAGTCTACGCGGTGTTGACTAATCCGTTCTACGCCGGACAAAGAACCCTGGATCTGAGCGACATTGAGTCGCTCAAGCCAAGCCCTACTCGCACCTTCAACGATTTCTTAACGGACATTGGGACACAAAGTTTGCCTGTGGCGAACTATACCTATTCCGTTACGACTAAGCACGCCGGTTACTCGGACGGATTCAAAGCCAACTACAAGATCCAGCCAATTTCTCCGTTGGGACACATTGGTTCCAATATTGCACCAGGCGATCGTGATTGGCTATCTATCACTCGCGCTCAAACCGACATGGATTTGTTCTTCAAGAACTGCCTGGTTACGGTGAATGGTTTCATTCATCGCACTGATTGTGACGGTGAGCGGATCTACGTGATCGATGGGATGAAGTCATGCCGACAGTCTGGCATGAATACGCTAGGCATCACTAGCTTTTTGAATGTGGGCGAGCTGGAGTTCGTCAACATTACTCCGAGCATGATTTACAAGCAAGATCCAAGCGTGCCTTATAAGAGCCGCATGTTTGTCGACGGGTTGATTCCTCGGCCAGGTAAAACTCCAATGCTGGTATTGGGCGGTTATTTGCATGTGTTGGATCAAAACACCTTCTCTCAAGTGGGTGATCAGACCTACTGCATCGATTTCCAAAACTTCCCATTGCGAGAGCGTTACTTTGATTCGGTTGGAATGATCGATCTGAAGCCTCTTGGTCTGGATCATCAGCCAGCGAATGCTATGCGTACAGACGCTGCAGAATTGGAAAGTGATGCAGTGTTGGTTAAATACGCTACCCTTTCGCAGTCGTTCCTTGTCTTTGTTGACAACGCACATATCTTCGTTGAACGTCAAGCACTTGCTCAAACACGAATTCACAATACTTACACAAGTTACGTGAAGCCACGTTGGCCTTTGATCGTACAAGCAGGTAAGTTCAGCGACTACTGGTCTGTCTACGAGGACAAGCAGTGGGCTATCACCAACAAAGATGCTCGTCGTAATAACTACGACTTCAACACGACGCTCGAGGAAAACATCGTTTGTATCGATGAATCTCGAACACCGTGGAATCGGACGACGCTCTCCCTTGCCCATTTCTTGAAGATCGGCACGGATCAACTGGTTAAAACTGGAGCGTAAGCATGCACTTACATTGTAACGGATGTGTGATCATCGATGAGAACGACATCGGTAAGACCAACATCGAACTGCTGACCGATCTGATCTACGAGACCAACAAGCTTCGTATTCCTGAAGACAAGATCAAGTATGGTCTTCCGACGGAATTGGATACGAGGCCTGACAATCTGTACGATCACAATACGTTCGTGCCTTTCAAGATTGATGCGGACTACAACTACCATTTGGCCAGCATGACTGGCTTCGTGTATCGTCGTCGGTCATTTGCTGAATACTTCGAGGATGTTGAATTACCTCCTCTGAATATCACCAAGTTCCCGTTCATGATGGTGGAGATGCTCCCGCAGATCAACCCGCATCTTCCGTTTCCTCTGCGGCCGGAAGACATTGTTGATTACGAGTTCAGCGATCCAGACGCGGTTCAGTTCGTACTGCGTGCTAATCCAAATTCCTATATTTGGACTGGCGATGTTGCTGTCGGGTACAACCCTCCAGATCCCAACTTCTTCAAGTTGGTTCCAAAGCCATTCTTGCCCGGCTTCCTGCAATACGGCGGCGTGTAAGACAGCGCATAAATGGAAGTGGGGTTTCCCACTTCCATTTATTACGCGAAATCCTTTGGATCACGTTAATGCAGGATGAAAACACATGCCCAATATTCCTACCGACCAGCTTGATGCTGGCGATGCAACGCCTAAGCTTGTACGTGCATCTTTGAAAGATATCGTTGTAGCGATCAATCGAATCTCATACACGTTCAAGACCCCTGACCTTCTGATTGCGCCTGATGCGCTTCAACTCGAAGCCGATGGAAATCTATCCCTCGGTAATGTGCCACTGGCTTACAGCGCCGTCGGACGCAACATCCGTGTCTCTAACACCAGTGCCACTGGCGACAATAGCAGTAACTCCAGCGTTTTGATTGAGAGCACATCCGGTGCAGCTTTTCTCAATTTTACAACAGCCAGTGCTCTGAGTGGTATCAACTTCTGGGACGGGTCGAATACGATCACACCTTCTGTTCAACAGTCGTGGTATCAACCACAAGGTCTGTGGCGTCTTAAGGTACTGAATGCCAGTACTCAGCGAACAGCCTTGAAGATCAATACCACGGGTCAAGTAGGTTTGGGTGAGAACAGCATTCTCCAAGCTAACTTGAATATCGGTGAAGTTGGATCTTCGACTATCAATGAAATCTACGTTGCTTCAAACACAACGAACTTCGAGGGTGCTTTCCTCGGCGCTTTCAATGCTGCCAGCGGCGCTAAACTGGAGCTGAACTCGCAAGCCAATGCGACAAACGTTTCGTCCTGGAGAATCTCTCACGATCTAAACGTAGGCGGTCAAGGTCGTTTGTCGTTTTCTTTTGCAGCCGCTGCAACTGCGCGCAACAACTTGACTTATAACGAGTTGTTCTCTCTGTCGAATGCAGGGATGACATTTGGTGGTAAATCGAGATCGGTTGGTGGCGCTACTCGTCTTGTGCATATTGAGAATGCTAACAATCAAGCTTCATTGGCGATTGTTCGTAACTCTGATGACATACATGCCGCAGTGTTGGCGCTAGGTAAGAGTAGGGGAACAGGTATTGGTTCTAATATTCTTCTTCAAGATCAGGATATCGTTGGTGCGATTCAGTTCTGCGCTGGTAATGGTACGGACTTAAACACTAATCTTGCTGGGATTGAGGCCAGAGCTTCAGGTGTTCAAACCTCTACTTCAACACCAGGTGAATTGATTTTCTCCACGGCCAAAGTGAACTCTGTGCAATATGTGCCGGCGGTACGCATTACCAATCAGCAAAACGTATTGATTGGCACAGCTAGTGATTCAGCGCGCTTGACCATGGTTGGCGGTAACACGTATCCGTCTGGCGAAGGTGTGATCTACTTGCAATCCAATACTCCATCGACTGTACCTGCATTGGTTTTTGGATCATCAGGCGGTACGATCTCTATCTCAGGGGGCGCGGCACAAGCTGCCGGTGGAGCGCGTGGTGGGCAGATTGATTTTGTCGGCGGTGGTTCAGCAGTTAATCCAGGAAAGTTGATCTTCAGAGCAGGTACAAACGCAGACGGTCTTCCTTCGGCCGTTGGCGCTTGTCTGATTCCTGGTGGAATGTTCGGTATCAACACGGTAAATCCTACTCATCGCGTTCACGCTATTGGCAATGACGGCGAGCGCATTCGCGTCATGATGGATGCGTTTGGCGAATACGGTGGTTTCACTGGCCGGCGCGCTAACGGTACGTTTGCTGTTCCTACCAAGATTCTGGCGACTAACGCGCTTGCTTTCTTCAATGTTCACGGTTACACTGGAACACAATACGTAGCTGCGGGACAAATTACAATACAGGCTGAACAGGATTGGACGGATACAAACACTCCGTCTTCGATTATTCTGGCTCCAGGTGCTACTGGGTCAGCTGGACAGAATAGTCGTTTCATTGTAAAGTCCAACGGTAATACCGGTGTGAATGCAATGAATCCAGTCTCGGTATTCAACGTTACACACAGCACAGTTCCTGCTGGTGTTGGATTTGAAGTAGATCCTGACCCCGTTGTGGATTTCATCCAGATGCGTTCGTACAACCGAACGACCGGTCAGTATCGCGGATGGGCAGAGGCCGCCAATAGTTTCCAGTGGGGTAGTACAACCACTGGTTCTACAACAGTCGGTGCTAATCTCGTGTCTACGAGAATGGCGTTGACTAATGCTGGTAATCTATCCATTGGACCTAATGCTCACTTGTATGTTCACGGTGAAAGTACTGGCGCAACGATGACTGACGGTCAAGTCATCATTTCCACGACGTCCTCTGTTTCAGCGATGACGACTGCTTTGTGCATCACCACAGCTGAGAAGTACGCTGGTCTGAAGATCAAGGTCGGTCCGGTCACGACTCAGAATGGCGGTGCCGACTACTTCGACATCACGACTCGTCCTGGATTTAGTGGTGTTGGCTCTAACAACGATTACACGATGATTCGGATGGAGAGCGCGCTCTCTAAGACAAATCCGGATATGTACTTGCAGACATCTGGAGCAGGCGGCCGTGTAATCGTAGGTGGTGATACTGCGGTATCCAGTGCTCGTTTGAATGTCATTGGAATGAGTGGTGGTTCCAATCTGGCGTGGTTTAGCGGTAATACAACTGCTAACTCTAATGCAGATGTGATCATTTCCAGAACTGGTGCTGGTAGTTTCGGCATCGGTCAGGGTGCGAACATTCAGCTTGGGAATGCCACTAATGCAACTAATCTGCTGTTGCAAGAAAACAGCGGGGGGTTGCAGGTCGTAAGTTATAAGAACAGTAACTGGAACGAATGCCTTTGGATATCGCCCAATGCTTGCACAATCTTCGGTGGACACGTCACTAATTCTGGTGATTACGTCGACCGCGTTCAAGCAATAGGTAGTACCTCCAATGGAACTGACTATTGTTTCTACGCGCAAGCAAAGACTACTTCGCAAGCATACGGTTTGCGCTTGGTCAGTACCACGACAGGTAATCTGGCAGGCTCCATTACGTTCACCGGTTCCAGTGCATCGTTCAATACAACGTCCGATAAGCGGGCGAAGGAAAACATCATCGACTCACCTCGGGCACAAGACATCTTGCGCTCTATCGTTGTTCGATCGTTTAACTTCAAGAACGGTGGGGAACATTGCACGTTTGGTTTCATTGCGCAAGAACTGGTTGGTTCTACGCCGTGGGCTGTTCATGTGGGTTCTCCAGACTACACTGAGTTTGACGGCATCACCGGCATGTGGGGAGTTGATAACTCCAAACTTGTTCCCCTGATCGTTAAGTCTCAGCAAGAGTTGATGGATGAACTACAAGAAACAAAACGTCAGTTATCAGACACGCAGTCTGAATTGCTATCGATGAAACAAACGATGGAGAGAATCCTTCAACGTTTGAGCGATCTCGATAACAAGGCATAAACGCAGAGAGACCCGCATGGGTCTCTCTGCTTATGTCGTCCTTATTTTACGGGAATGATGTGTACTCTGGCTTTTTCAAAAGAGGTGTTTCCATGTCTACTGTATCCGACGCATTCGGCGGTTTGCAAACCGCTTTGGTTGCAAAGCTCACGCAAATGCAGAGCAAAGATTTCTTCATCCAGGATCCTGTTGATCCTACTTCCATCAAAACTATCAAGAACGTCAAGGTGATCGGTACAGTTACCGCACGTGGCGACTTGTTGGGTAATGAGGACATCACCTAATAAGGTCTCACCATGACTCAAAACGCTGTACCGGACACTTCGGCCGGCGACCCAACTCCGGAACTGACGGAGTCGTCTTTGATCAAAGCGGTGACGCTTTTGAATAAGTACGGCTTCAACATCGAAGTTCCAAATGCAGGGACGGCTGGTCCCATCAATGTCAAGCGCGCACTTAACGTTTCTGGTTCGGTGATTATTCCTGCAAGTTCAGGCATGGTTCTGAACGTGAGTCAGAGCGTACTGCGCGCAACCATCCTCCAGCAAACAGTTGGTACGGATGATGAACGAACTTACCTGCTGAACAACGCATCTCCTCCAGCGGGTGCTTTCAGCAACGACATGCTGTATGACAAGACAGGTGCTGGCGCATCATTCTACATGCAGCGAGCTGGCGCACACACGTTTGCCACAGCCCCTATCGGGACTGCGGACCAAGTTGCAACCTTCACGTCTCGTGTCAAAATTGACCTTAACGGTTTGACTGTTTTGTCTGGCGCTGTAGCTATTCAAAACTCTCAGTCTGTTGCAGCAGCTTTTGTGTCTGGAAGCAGCAGTGGCAATATGGCAGCGTTCGCAATTGCTGGTATTTCTACCGCTGGAGAATACATCACCGGTAGTGCTGCTGCCGATACTGCTGTTCGTGCCAACCAAGGAAACTTGGTGCTGGGCGCTTACGCTGGTAACACCACTATCGGCACCGCAACGAAAACTCTTGCACGGTTCAATACCGATGGCACTGTGGTTATTCCTGGCGTTAACAATGCATCCGTCATCAACGGCGGATTCTCTGTTGGCGGCGGTGTAACTGCAACTGTTGGAACTGGCTCTAACGGTGCTCAGACTTCCAAGGGCTTCTGGATATTTCCCGTCAACAATCCGGTCTTTACCGGCAGCGGGATGCAGTTGAATGCTCAGAACGGTTTGGATTTCTGGACAGGTAATGCAAACACGACGGCCTGGATTCGTCCTTTGCAACTGCAAACCAACGGCAAAGTGTTGATAGGAGGTGTGCAAGCGGCCACGGCTATTGGTGATCTCCACATCAACTACGTTGGTGAAGATACCAGTGGTTCGCTGTCCTTGACTGGTCAGAGTGGTCCATCGTCTATCGCGATGGGTAATCGCGATTCGTTGGGCACAGCAGGTCCGGCTGTCATTGCCAGCTCCAATCGTCAGATTCAAATCGGTGTTGGTGACAGTTACGCTTTGCGTGGTGGAGGCAACTTTACGCAGCACGCTGTGTTTTCTGGTGGTAGTTTCGGTATCGGGATTACCAATCCAGAAACCGTGGACAAGTTGGTTGTTGACATCAAAGGCCCTACAGTCGTCACGCAATTGTTCCGTACGCTGACATCACAGATGTCTGGAAATACCGCAGGTAATCTTGCTGGCGGGTACGGGATGCAGTGGGGTAATGTCTACATTGGTAATCGTGCCGTACATGGCGGTGACGGTAACAATGCAGGTATGGCCATTATGGTGGCTAAGGGCGGCAACAGCGTTGAAGGCGTAAGAGTTGATCTGAACTCGAACTTGACTGTTCGAGGTGATACGGTTTTCCTTGGCACCGGTACGGTCAACATCCTTGGTTGTGATGCCGGCAACAACTTGTTTGTTCGCGGTACAAATGTGGTGTTGCAAAATCCTGGAGGTAACGCCAACTATCTGCAGGCCAATTCGACTCTGATTACGACGTATGTTCCTGTTCAAGCAAACAGTCATCTGACTGTGGCTGGTGTATTGACTACGGGTAGACAGGTTGAGCAAACACTCGATAAGGTAGCCGGCAGTGGCGTGGTGGTTTATGACTTCAACACCATCTCCACTTGGGTCACAACGAACCCGTCTGGTAACTTCACGCCGAACTTCACAAACGTTCCAGTAACCACTGGTCAAATTGTGACGCTCACTTTGATTGTGCAACAAGGCGCAACGGGATACATTCCTAATGCAGTTCAGATTAACGGCACAGCAGTGACTGTTAAATGGGCTGGCGGGATGTTGCCAATTGCGACTCCGAGCAACGTTGATGTGTTTGTGTTCTCTTTGGTTCGTACCACGTCCAATACGTGGATTGTTCTGGCTAGCGCAACTCCGTACGTGTAATCATGCGTATCGGTTCTATCGCTAACAGACACAGGCGTGGTCCCGTTCCCACTGGTGTGAGTCCTTACACCGCTGGGCGCGGAGCCATGGAAGTTTGCATGATGGGCTATCGCAAAACGGATGGCATCTATTACGTCAAAGGCACTGCCAGAGACGGAACGACACAAGCCTATTGCGATATGACTACTGACGGTGGCGGCTGGATGCTCGTTGCTCGGACTGATCCGCGCAGTGATCCCAATACCACACCTTGGGGTTGGTACGCTTATGAAACTGGCACACTAACCGGTTTCACACAAGCGTACTCTATTGGCTGGCGGCATTGGCATGATGCTGGACACAAGTTCACAGAGTTCCTAGTCGGAAATCGAAAGAATGTCAATACCAACGAGTGGGGGCCTTTCATCTATAAACGATTCGGCATCTACACGGCGCTTGGAGCTAACGGTTACGACACGTTGTTCAATTCAAACGCAACGCCTTGGCTTTCTTCAGCCACGATGAAAGCCACATTGAGCATTTACAACGTATCCGGTCTACCGTGGATGCAAGGATACGTTGGAGCGATGCAAGATGTTAGTTACATGAACTACTTCATGCGTGACGTTGTGAACGGCAACGGCTCTCTTGGATACGGACTTCATGCTAACGGCATGGCGACGACTTACATCAATAGCGATACGCATTGGGAGGGCGCCGGTCCTTGGGTATTCGATACTTTTGATCAAAGTACCGGAGAATTCAAGCAAACGGACGGCGCCAGCACTAAATACGGCGGTACGCTGCACGCCATGATCATGGTCAGAAACTCTGCTTCAGGTTACTGACGGCATAGAGCCAGTGACGGTTGTCCGTCACTGGCCTTTATGCTGCTTTATTGAATAACGACGTGTTCGTTATCGCTCTCCATCTGAAGTGTTTGATTCTTCGTCAGGATACAACGCTGCGCACCGGGGAATGCGCCGTGTTGTTCTTCGTAATGACTCACCAAGAACAACTGTGAGAACGAGAGCTGTTCCAAGATCGCTTTGATGGCGCTCACTGCGGCTGTACGATGTTCCTTATCAAAGCTTGCTGAAAATTCATCAAGACTCAAAGGTGCATCATTCAATCCGTAGTAACTGGTAGCCACAATACGGAAAGCCATGTCTACGACTTCACGCTGGCCTACTGATGCAAGCTTGACATCTGGGACAATGTTTTCTTCACTGCTGACAAGAAGAGGGAACTTGTAATCCAGCTCAGCAGTATCGCCGTCGCCAACACTACAGTCCTGAACTTCAAGACGATAGGTCCAGATCTTGCGAATGACGATGTTCATCTTTCGCACAAAGCTGCGAATGAATCCCAAGAGTCCTTCAGCAATCAATCCGTCTGTTGGGGACAATTCGTTCATCACCAAACGAGCGACGGTTTCCTGCTCTTCCAAGAAACCAACTTGTTTAGCAATGTCGTCCACAATGCCTTGCTGCATGCGGAAGTCGCTGAGCAAGGATTGACGCTTAGCCAATTCGATCTGAAGCTCTCGCAAGCAATCGTTGATAATGTCATTACGAATCGTAACAATCATCTCATCGGTCGCTGCTTTCAAACGAAGAGAATACTGGCGCACCTTCTCTTCATTAGCGAGAAACTCTGTGGTCTTAGACAACCACAACTGATCTTGCTGAATGCCGTTCTGAGTCCGAGTTAATTGATTCGTCAATGAACCCAGATTGTTCTCTACTTCTTCCAGCTTTTCAGTCACAGCCGCCATAGAACTGTCACTCGTTTTCAAAGCCAGATCAAGTAGGTCAGTAATGCGATCAATTTCTTTATCCACCTCAACTGCTTGACAACTCAGTTCGATATCTCGTTGGAGTTGCTCCAGCTTGATTGCTGCTTGTCGAGGGTAAGTATGGATAATGTCATTGTCACGCAGGTGAGACCAGAAAGGCTCTAGTACTGGCGTGGCGCGCACCATGCGCATGTAGTCTCTCATCGAGACGCCGTACTGTTCATTCCTGCGAACGTTGTCTTCAGCTTCAGTCAGAACCAACTTGTGAGCTTGCTTTTGATTGTCGAGTTTATCGATCAATTGCAAGACCATGTCGTGTGCAGACTTGCTGTACCCCGGATGCCATCTGTGCGTGCACTTAGGACATTGAGTCTCATCTCCCTTGAGCAGATTTTCCATGTGGAACTTCTGATGCCCAAGTTGTTCAAGCTGGGTATCGATCTTGATGACAGCTTGCTTAACGTCATCAACCTTTTGTCGCCATTCTTGCAACTTCAGTTGACTGAGTCCTCGCTCACTATTCTCAGGGAATTCCACCAGCACAATCTGGAGATTGTCTAAAATGGCGTTTAAGGCCGTTTTAGCAGTTTCAGCACCCGAGAACTCAAGACCTAGTTTTCTCGTGCTTAAGAGCCCGTTACGCCTGTCCTTGAGCTCTTTGATCTGTGTCCTCAAACTCTCGGCGCTTGAATTGCCTGTTTTCAAGAACACTTCGTGGCTTTTCTTCAATTCCACGTGCTCTCTCGTAGCAATCTCGATACGTGTATTGAGACTAGCGACTTCTTGACGACTGATGTCGATCTGGCTCTTGATCTCTTCTGGTGTGAAGGCGCGCTCATTCGGGAATTTGAACGACAGCACTTTGTTGGAAGCACGAATCAATTCAATCTCAATGTTCTCGCGTTCGTCTTCGATCTCGCGTTGAGTTCTTGAGTTAGATACACGGTTCCGATACAAGACATCGATCTCTGCAATCAAAGCAGTGATTTCATTTTCGATGGCTTGAATGGATTCGGGACTAACAAGCTTTGATGTCTCTGACACCAAACGCTTCTTAGCCATCTTCAAAGCACCGGTTGTATCACGCAGGTATTCTTTGGATTTAGCAAAGACTCTGAGCGCGTAATCGTAGTCGTTATCACAAAGCTCAGTGAGGATCTCTCGCTTACGAGAAGGACTCATTGTGCTGAATCGTTCAACGCCTGTGCAGACGTCGTGTGATTCTTGTGTGATACCGAAAGTGGACTTAACTAATTCTTTCTGCACTGAAGCAGTTCCACCATCATTGAGCTCTTCATCATTCTTAATGAAGGAGTGCTTCTGGTTCGAAGCAAAATTACTGGTTAAAATATAATTATCACCAGCTTGCTCAATGATTATGATTTTTGAACCATCTTTGGTGTAGTTCGCCGGTATGGCTGGCAACGGTGTAAGTTCGGCAATCAGTGACGATTTGCCACTACCGTTCGCACCTAGGATCAGTTGAACACGTGCTGTAGGTTTAAGCTTGAAATGCTTGATGCCGTTGAGCGCCATTCGTCTGAATCCGTTCAGCTCAATGGAAACAATTCGCATTGGATCTCCTGGATTCTTTACAGATCATTAAGAGATCTCATGATTTTTTACAGAAAGTAGGGCCATGTCTAATCTTCGTCGTTATAGCTTGGGCATTGTTGCCGCCAACAAAGCTCTGGATTCTGATTTGATTGAAGTCGTTCCGATCGAGGAGATGAACTTCGTAGATGGGCAACTGTCTGATAACGTCAAGCAATACGAGGCGTCTGGTACAGACTCACAAGGTCAAGCCTATCAGCATTCCTTGGATACCACGATCAGTGTGCTTGCTAAATGGATCCCGGACGGCATTAGCAACCGTGCCACGCCTCCCGACGTTCGTCGTGGTGAGCGTATTCAAATCTGGCAGTATGGTGATCAGGACAAGTACTACTGGTCAACTCTGTTTTACGAAGCAGATCTTCGCAAGTTGGAGACTGTGATTTACTCGTACTCAAACACACGGGACGAGACTAAAAAGTCTACGCCTGACACGACTTACTACATGGAAGTCAGCACGCATCGTAAACACATTACGGTACACACATCGAAGTCCGATGGTGAGCCATTTGTGTACGACATTCAGCTTGACACGGCGAACGGTAACTTGTTGATCAAGGATGATATTGGCAACTACATTCAACTCGATTCCAAGAACGTTCGTATTGAGTTGAAGAATGCGGATGGTTCATGGATTGACATGAATCGTAAGGTGATCAATATCACTGCACCTGATACGATCAACATGAAGGCTGGCAACTTTATCAACCTCTCTGCTGGTAAAGACATCAATCACAAAGCTGGTGGCTCTATCAATAGTGACGCAGGATCTTCTATCAACGACAAGACGACAGCTATCACAACCAAAGCTTCGACGACTACGAATACTGTCCCAACGACTTTGTTCACTGGTAAGACAACCATCCAAGGTGGTATGGCTGTCAGCGGTGGTTCTGGTGGCGCAACAGCTACCGTGTCGGGTTCCATGACTGTAACTGGCGGTGACGTTACGGTTGACGGCACCGGCGTGAAGTCGCACCATCATCAAGCTCAAGGCGCTAATTCGCCGACATCTTCTGCAAAACCTTAAGCACGACATAAAGGACGGGATTACACCCGTCCTTTATTACGTTCGTTTTAGTGACGGGCGTTATTCCAAGTCAGAGCTGGCAGCTCAGTAGCCAGCTCTTCAAACGAAGCAGGCATAGGTCTTGTACCCGCCAGAACGCTGTTCATCTGTCCTGTCAGGATTGTCCACCATTGACTTCTCAGCTCAATGCCGCGTGTAGCTTCTGCGACATAGTCTGGATTGATGTCATTGATGTACGTGCACAAAGACAAGATGTTGTCGTAACCACGAGTCTGTGCAAACTCATCCAGACGTTTGGATGCTTCCTTTTTGAACTCATCGATGACTTGCCCGCCTTTACGCATGGCCATTTGATAGAGCTCTTGCTGGGTAAGCGCGACGATAATCTTTGATCGCGCCACACTACCGTCAATGTACGGCGCAGCGTCCTCAAGTCTGTGAGTGGCCGGATTGTGGATCAGTTCGTTGTTGATCAAGAAGATTCCTTCTTGCTGCATGAAATCCGAATCCGGGCCTTCCTCAGTGAATGAGGTATTCGGATAGAACGTAGCGAGGTCAGAAATAGTCACTACGCCATCAATCAGTTTTGCGACTTGCATTGTTGATATTCCCTCAGAGTTACATAAAATCGATAACATAAAAGGAGGGGTTTTATCCCCTCCTTTTATTACTTCACTTCACATGCTCACAGAGCAGCGATGATGAATGCGAGCAATTCGTCGTAGTTCACGCCGTATTGATCAACACCATCAACATCAGTCAGGCTGAGCATCGCGTAGTCGTGAGCATCCAGACCTTCATCTGCGAATGCCTTGACCACTGCTTGCGCAATGATGCCAACGTGCCACTTGGCCTTCGCGCCTTGAGCCGCAACTTCCGACTTCAGACGATACTTCTTCAGCAACTGCTTGAGTTGCTGGGCCACGCGCACTTCAGCATCTTCCAGATCGAAGATGTCGGTCTTCAGACGCTCATCCGAGACGCTGACGGTACCGGCTGTTGTGAACAGGGCACCGAAGTAGCCGTTGTTCCAGCGGAAGGTCGTAGCGCCGAAGTCCTGCGTCGCATCAGCACCAGGACGAACCGTACCGTTGAACTGAGTGACCAGTCGAACAGTATTGTTAGTCGCGATAGTGACACCCGCGTTGGATGTGTTACGCGAAGACAGCACCAGAGTACCGTTGGAGCTGGCACCTGTGACGCCGGACACCAGAGTACTGGAAGTACCACCCCAAGCCACAAATGCATCTTGCACCGAAGTCACTGCTGCATTCAGGTAACCGAGCTGCAGAGCGCCAGAGGCGCCAGCGACTTCCATTGCAGTCACAGACGAGCATGTGATGCCAGCAGAGAATGTCATCTGACCTGCATACGTGCTCGACCATGTCGGAGCAACGCCAGCGCCGCCAGACATCAGGACTTGACCAGCTGTGCCAGCAACGCCATTCAGCTGCAGACCACCAGTGCCAACAGCCAAATTGATGGCGGTGCCATACAACTTGAACATCGACGGCACTGCTGCGCCGTTACGCACCACTTCGAACGCGTAGTTGTTCGATGCGAAGTTGTTGGCCCACAGACGCAGACGAACAACGCCGTCATTGTCGTGCACAAGCGATGTCACTTCCGCATCGGTTGCACAGCTGGTATTCACCAACTGAAGAGCAGGAGCGTTAGTGCGCAAACCAGCGTAGACGCCCGAGGTCAGAACTGTCGCGTAGTTGCCAGTGGCAGCCAAGACAGCTGGAGCAGGAGCAGCCCACGTAGGGGCGGCGCTAGGACCATTGGAAGTCAACACTTGACCAGCTGTGCCGGCAGAGCCGTTCAGCTGCAGACCACCAGTGCCAACAGCCAAATTCATGGCTGTAGAAGTCAAGGTGATCGTTGCGGCAGTTGCGCCGTTGCGCGATGCGGTGAAGAACAGATTTTGCGAAGCCAAGCCGTCCGGCAAGAACGACATGCCGAAAGCACCAGTAGTGGAGTCCAGATAAATCTGGGCACTCTTAGCATTCGCGCCTGCGCCAGACGCAGTCATCGTGATCAACGGATAACCGATGGTACCGGCAAACACACCGCTTGTGCTGGACGAACGAGCGCTCGGTGCAGCAGTGCCGTTCAACGATGTGCTCGACGTAGCCACAGCCGCTGCCCAGGTACCGTCGCCACGGAGGTAGGTACTGTTATCGGCAGTACCTGTACCCAGGCGAGCAGTTGCCACCGTGCCAGAAGCCAGGTTCGAAGCATTCAGTGCAGTCAAGCCAGTACCAACACCAGTGTGTGTACCTGCAAACGACGTGCCAGTCACAGCAGCGTTCAGCGTGATGGCTGTGCCTGTGAGCGTGATGTTCGTAGCTGTATTACCAGAACGAGCAACCTGCAACCAGACTGTTTGACTATCGTACGTGTCGTTGACAAAGCTAGCTTGGAAGCCGCCTGAATGTCCAGCCAAAATTGACAGTTTGTTACCAGCAGTGGCTCCAGATGCCGAGAACACAATGCGTGACTCAGCGCCGGCTGCGCCAGCAAAAACACCTGTCGTCGTAGTCGATGGTGTGAAGGTACCCGTGCCGTTCAAAGCCGTAACGCTGGCGGACGTCCAGATAGGAGCAGCGCTGGCGCCTTGCGAAGTCAACACTTGACCAGCTGTACCGGCAGAGCCGTTCAGCTGCAGACCCGTAGACAAACCTGCCAGATTGACAGAATTCGCATCCAGCTTGACAGCAGACGCAACGTTCGAACCACTGACACGCTGTGCCGACAGCCATGCCGTTGCTGTATTCCACAAGTCATTTGTGAAATTGAACCGCAACAAGCCGCCGGATGTCTGGTCAATAACGGATGTCTTGGTGTTGGCAGCCGCTGTGGAGTTGGTGAACCAGAACGTCGGCTGACCGCCAACAGACGATGCGTACACGCCCGTCGTACCAGAAGTACCGCTAGGTGCAGGCGATGTCGCTGTAGCGCTCAACGACGTAGATGCGCCAGCCGAAACTGCCGCCCACGTGCCGTCACCACGCAAGTACGTCGATGCGTCAGCTGTACCGGAACCCAGACGAGCGGTGGCCATGACGCCTGTGCTGAAGTTCGAAGCATTCAGCGCAGTCAAGCCAGCGCCAGAACCTGCAAACGACGTACCGGTCACCGCACCGTTCAATGTGATCGCTGCCGCATTGAACTGCATGGTATTTGCTGCGACGGCATTGCGACCGATAGTGATATAAGCGCTATACGAGCCACCCTGCAACGCGTCGTTGTAACCGCCGAGTTCAAAACCACCACCGCTACTTGCGCTGAATTGCCAAACTTTTTCGTTCAACGGCGCGTTAGGCGCAGTCAAACCAATGCAAGGAATCTGATAAGTTCCGTCATTCGAAGTACCGGCAGTCACCGCAGCAGTCGCGATGTTGAAGCCACGAGGACCGGTGGCGTTCAAGGTGTCAACAGCAGGCGACGTCCAGGTCGGTGCAGAGCCCGAGCCGCTCGATGTCAACACTTGACCAGCTGTGCCGTAGTTAGCGCCAGACAAACCCCACGCGCCATTGCCAGCAATGAACAGGCGAGCCGTGTTGTTTGTCGCAACGCTGACGCCGGCTGTGCCGGAATCAGAACGCGATGCCAGCAGAACAGAGCCATTGGCACCGGACACATTCAGCGTTGCTGCCGCGCCCATCCAGGTCAGGAAGCCATCCGATGTTCCGCTGATCGCAGAATTCAGATAACCGATACGGAAGCTACCGCCCAACGAATTCGAGGGTACCAAGGATGTTTGATCAACCTGGATACCGCCGGAAGCAGCGAAGATTCGACCAGGCGTGGCACCGTTACCACCAAAGCCACCAACTCCGAGGTTGCCGGTTGTTGTGATGACAGAAGAAGTCATCACAATCTCGCCGCCAGTACCGGTTGTCAGATTGATGTCACCACCAACACCGGAACCTGCTTTCGTTCCGGTTTGCAGCGTGATGCTGCCCGACGACTGATTCGTACCCGTACCAGTCCAACCACCAGTAGCAATCGTGATAGCGCCAGAAACAGCAGGTGTTCCCGAATTACCACTGGTCGCACCGGTGCCGATGATCACTTCGCCCGAGCCGTAGCCAGAACCAGTCTGACCCGATTTCAAGGTCACGTTACCGGAACCAAGTGAACCGGTACCGCCGGAAGTAATCGTGACTGCACCAGTCAGGCCGTTGGCCGACGAACCGGAGCCGATAGTGACGTCAGCACTGGTGTTGGCACCAATCTGGTTACCAGTAGTCAGTGTGACAGAGCTGGTGCCGGCAGCTGGAAGAATGCTCCCAGCTTCAACGGAGCCGCCTGCACTGATAGCGTCCCAAGTACCGTCGCCACGGAGGTAGGTACTGGCACTTGCGGTACCGCTACCCAATCGCGCAACAGGCACTGTGCCAGAAGCGAGGTTCGAAGCGTTCAGCGCTGTCAGAGCCGTGCCCACGCCGGCGAAAGAATTGGCGCTAAGAACGCCGTTCACCACCATCGAGTTCACATTGAACGTAGCGATGTTAGGAACTGCGCCGGTGCGATCCAGCGAGAAGAACGTGGGATTGCTGTTGAGAGCGTCGTTGTACAGATTGATCTGGAAAACACCATCAGCGCGCTGGGCGAACTGAATAGCCTTTTCGTTGGAACCTGCGCCAGCGTTGACCAGATACATCTCACCAACACCGGCCGTAACACCAGCGTAAACGCCGGACACCGAAGTAGAAGGCGAAACAGTGCCAGTGCCAGACAAGCTATTGCTCGAGCCGCCACCACCGCCGGTGGGAGCGTCTTTCCAAGTGCCGTCACCAAACAGGACCTTAGTCGCATTTGCAGTGCCGGTACCCAGTTGAGCAACGGAGACTTGACCACTGACGTTCAAAGCAGCAGGCGTGAAACCCAAAGCTGCGGTGATTTCGTTCAGCGTGTGCTGGTGGCCAACCTTGGACAAAGCAAAGCCGCCAGCGGTCACGCCGTCATGGACGTGGATTGTTTTTGCGTCAGTGTTGACGACGATGGAGCCAGCAGGACCAACGTAAGACGCGACGGTAGAAGCGCCGCCGCGGGGAGGGATCAATGGGGTATGCATCTCGTTTTCTTTCCTGCTCAGAAGGTGTTAGAGAGTACCGTAGTCCATATGGCCTTCAGCATTCAAGACTGGAACTTGATTGCCGTTGACCTTGAGCCCAGTTTGATCTGCAGTGACCAAGCCATTCGAGATATTCAACGAATTGGCGGTGACAGACTGCGTGACCACTGTAGGCGCAAATGCTGCGGTATTGAAGAAGGCGACAGCGCGGCCAGCGACAGGTTCAGTGAACGTGATGTGGAAGCTATTGTCGGTGACTTGTTGGATGCTGGAAGGCATCACCAGGTTGTTGTCGGGGCCGTAGACGCCGAGAACGAAGTCCTGGGTATTCATACCGTGCTGGACGGTCCAGTCCTGGGAGGCCAGGGCTTGGGTATGAGTGTGGGTGTTTTTCTTGGTGTTGAGTGGGAACCAGGTCAGAGACCCAGCGACCATCGTGTAGACCCAGAGAACCCCGTTGATGAGGACCTGCTCATTACGACGAGGGGTAGCCGGAAAATCCGACAGCTCCTTACCGTGGATGAGGGAGCCACGCAGCTCCATGTCTGTGTAATTGCGAACGATTGATGCTGACAAGATGCACTCCTGGATAGTTACACGCCTTCGAACCGAGCAAGGCCTTTTACAACTCTGACGCTTGTTCTAAGAATCACCTGTTGGTCATTAACGAACTGAACTTGTTGTTCTTCAGTCAGTGTATGACGTATTGCGCGAAACTTAGCCAAGTTCATCCGACACCGTGCCAACCAGGCTTGCAGTTGCTGAGGGTGCGGTTGACTCATTTTTTATTCTCCTGTCTTATTAGCTTTTCCAGCCTGTTGCTGTACTGTTCAAGGAACAAAATGTTCTTGTCCAGTATCCAGTACTCATTTGGACCATAAACCAATTGGTCTTTAGTCATGGTCATCAAGTCTTCGATGTTTGCGTCAAGCATTGCCAACGCGTCGTCCACAGACTGTAGTTCTTGAACGTTAAAGGATGCGAGAGGACGAATTGGCATAATAAGAAAAAGCTAAAAAGAAGGGAAAGGGAGAACTCCTTTACTAGCGAGTTCTCCCAGCCGATTAGGCCAAAGCGTCCAGAGCCTGGATCGCGACCTTCACGATGCGCGCTTCGGTCAGCGTGATGGTGATGGCGTTGGCGCTGGTTTCTTCCACGGCGACGATGTCGTTGCGGAACAGACCATCATCACCCTTGGTCAACACTTGCACAGCGGCGAAGCCGGTGTTCAGGTTGTGGTTGATGACGTGCGTCAAAGCAGCAGCAGCAGCCGTGTAGGTGAAGCGCTGAGCGTTGATGGCATCCTTCAGGGCGCCAGTACCAGTGCCGGCGGCAGCTGCAACTTGGTTGATGGCCGAGACCAGGTCGGTCTTGGCGGATGTGGTCAGGCTGGAGAGGTTACCCACCTTGCCAGACAACACACCTTCAGCAGCAGTCGCGCGGCTGACTTCAGCAGCCAGGTCAGTCGTCAGGACACCTTCAGCAGCAGCGGCGCGAGCAGCTTCAGCGGTCAGGTCCGTACGCAGGCCGGCTTCAATGCCTTCGGCACGGGTCTTTTCCGTAGCGATGGCAGTAGTCAGGACACCTTCAGCGGCCGTGGCACGGGTGACTTCAGCAGTCACCTTGCCATCGATCACGCCTTCGGCAGCAGTTGCACGAGCAACTTCAGCAGCCAAGTCGGTGGTCAGCACGCCTTCGGCGGCAGTCGCACGAGCGGTCTCGGCAGTCAGGTCAGTGCGCAGACCAGCCTCGACGCCTTCAGCGCGAGTCTTTTCGGTTGCGACAGCAGTCGTGAGCACGCCTTCGGCTGCGGTTGCGCGAACAACTTCAGCATCCAGAGCGGACTGCAGACCGGCTTCAATGCCTTCGGCACGGGTCTTCTCGGTGGCAATCTTGCCGTCCAGCACGCCTTCGGCGGTCGTGGCGCGGCTGACTTCGCTGGCCAGGCCAGTAGTCAGAGTTGCTTCGACACCTTCAGCACGCGACTTTTCGGTCGCGATGGCGGCGGTCAGAACGTTCTCGGCACCAGTGGCACGAGTAACTTCGGCGGCGACCTTGCCGTCGATGACGCCTTCGGCAGCGGTGGCGCGGGTGATTTCGGCAGCGAGGCCGGATTCAGCAGCGGAGACACGACCCTTGAAGGCAGCGTCGATGTCAACGGTGAAGCCGGTGTCGG